ATTTGAATTTGAGCCTCAAATTTACGACATATTTAACTTAATAGTTTATGACGTAAATAGGTCACAAAATGTAGGCTCAACATAAATAAATGGATTTTAGGTCACAACTATAATAAATAATAATGTCCCTCAGGTCACAAAAAGGGATAAAAAGCCCTCAGATTCTACGGCACAAGTCCCACCTGGACCAAAAGACCCCTCCAAAACGACCCCGCCAAGACCCCTCTAAAAGTCCTCGTCACAATCCCCACATGAACTTGCGTCATCCGACTCACTTTCATGACGTATTCCAGACCCCCCAATACCCCCTCCTGAGGCCTCCGCCAAATCGCCCACGCAGCCCACCTCGCGGACCTTCGCACGGATCAACGGATACATCTTCGTCATAACTACGTCATACTCCCCATATAGCTTCTGACGCAGTTCTGTAACATCTTTGCCGGCAGCTATCTCCCTATTTAAATGCCTTTTGTCTTTTATGAATCCACGCTTCGCTTCAAACCGTGTTACAACCATGTGACAACCAACGCACAGGAGTTGACACTTTGCTATTTCTTCTTTAATAGCCTCCGCAGAACAGCCTGACTCTATCATCATGCCAACTGATCCCACTTTAGAAAACATATTTATGTGATCAAGATGAAAACTACCTACCTTCGTATCACAGAAAGTACATCCGCGACTATATACTTCTCTGATGTATTCTTCAAGCTCTGTTGATATATTGCTTCTCTCGCGTTGATGACACGCACCACATAGTGTATGACCTCTCCAGCTCTTCACATTCTTTGCAAATCCATGCCGATGGCATGTATGACATGTGTAGGTGCTACGTATTCCAGCAAGAATCTCTTCATCCGTTTTCATCACATATTTCTTCTTACGATGCTTCGCTTGAGGTGTTGCTTTCTTCTCCATCTCGGTGAGTAGCATATCTATCGTCACATCGCCGCTCACGAAGTCGTCAAGAGTCAGAATGAATCCCTCCACACATTTCTTCCTGGGCATTTATACAAAATAGAATGATACGCCACACCGCCTGTCATTTTTACTCTCCACCGACCTTGCCCCGCTTCATATGATGACGACACTTCAGCTCTCCATCTGCTACAGGTTTCCCACATGGCACACCGGTCGCTTTCAGTATGGAAATACAACCATCTCCCGTCTCATGGACAATCGCATCGCCACCACGAAAGTTACTGATCTTACTCAGGATACCAAGCTTCATCGTACGCAGCGTCTCAATCATCTTCTGATGTGTCTTCACCATGCCATCCACCTCCTTCAATGATCCGCAGATCTCGTCCAACAGCTCTTCGGTTCTTTCAACATCAATAGATGACGCCTCTTGTGTCTCGTTGACAGCAGACATCAACGCATGGACTCCCCAACATAGAATCGTTGCTTGTTGTTCTTGTGGGATATCCAGGAATGAGAGATACAGAATAGGTTTCCCCTTGTCGGTTGTCTTGATCTGAAACTGTTTTATCTTACAGATAGGTGACACGAGTGATATCATCATTCCAGCATGTGCCTCATCATCGCCATCCACGTCGGCGATCAGCTTATTGATTTCATCTGTGTTGACTGGACGCTTGTACTTCTTGGAATCAATCAGAATCTTGATATGGCGGCCACTTGGCATCATCACCGATAGATGAAAGTCCGCAGCATGACTCACACCACTCATGTTCTTGGCATCGGAATACATGAACTCAGGTAACACGACAGTCTCTATCATCTCCCACACAGTTGCTTCACCGGCCTTGCCGATGGCGTGACTACTCTTGGTACTTGCCGCTGTCAGTTCGGCCAACTGTTTATCACGGGCTTCAAGCTTCTCTTCAAGGAGACTAACAGTTGTTGTCACTACCCCCATCATCTCTTCACGAGCGGCGAGCTTGGCAACCGTCTCACGGAGCTCACCAATCTCGCCGAGCTTTTGAATCTCAAAGTCTTTACGGAACCCTTCAAGGCGCTCGGCGACACGACGGTCGGTCTCCACATCGGCCGCCTCTTGGAGCTGCTTGTTGGCCTCTTCAAGGGTGGCGATACGAATAGACATCACTTGGGCGGATCCGAGACGTTCACTGAGCTGGGCCAGCAGCTCAGCTGCGCCGAGCTTGCGGCCCTCCTCGCGGTGCTGTTCGGCCTTGGTGGCTTCATCGGCGGTGAGACTGGTCTCCCATGCTGTGCGAAGGTCTCCGTGGAGGGAGTCATAGAACTCCGTGGCAAGACGAATGAGGGAGATCTGTATAGGGGGAGGGAGGTTAACGAAGGTGGTCGGTAAGTCGGCTGTGGGAAAACTAACATTGGCCATGGTTACGGTCTGTGAGATACTAACACTGGGTGGTCTGTGCCCCTCGTCATCTTTGCTTTCTCATGGATACTAACACCTCGTCCTCTCCCTCCTCTCTCTTTTTGGGGTTTTTGGGGTCTTGGAGGGGTCGCGAGACGCGGCCACGTCTCGCTTCGCGAGATCGCGGACTTTTCGGGTCGTTAGAGCGGCAAATGAAAATTTTGTTAAAAGGAGGAGAGGTCCATGAAGAAAACTTTTTGTCCAAGGGGTTGGGAGTTCGTGAATATTTTTTGGCCCATTGGATCTGCGAATTGTCTATCTGGATAGTAAATGTGTAACTGCGGAAAGATACGAGTTGTTGCTTTATCACAGAGAAGAAGAGGAGATTTGTCATATTTTGCGCATTTTTGTAGCCGCACCCCCCCCCAGGGGGCATACAGAGAACAAAAATAGAGATATATTAGATCAACGGGCATTATAGGCATCACGGTTCTTCTCTTAATATTTCTTAACCCTACACCTTCGGAACCCAGATTAATACCTCCGTATTCTCTGTTTTGGCATCGGTCTTCGTGGCCGTTGTGCTGGACGCTGCTGCGTTACCGATCTTACACATGATGTTTCTCCTGTAGGCGATCCGTTGAACTTCCGTGGCGGGCCAGCGGGCGCGGAGCGCCTCCTCCAGATCCTTCAGCGGAATCAGACTCTCATCATTGTAACTGATCACCACGGCTTTCACAGGGAGACGTGTCACGAGCTCTAGGAAGGCTGCCATAGCCGTTCGCTTAGAGTTCCAGGGACTTGACATGCTGCTGTCGTAGCTGTCGGACCCACTCACACGATCTATTCGCCGATTCGTCTTCAATCCCACCACCGGCTTGTCCCATCGGGTGATGCTGTCCCAGATGTGATAGTATGTCGCATAGGAATGTGCCGAATAGGGCGGGTCCAGATAGGCCACGTCGGCTTCCTCATAGGGTGCCGTTAGACAATCTCCCACATAATGGGCTTGTGCTGCAGCGGCGGTTGCAGGATAGGCAAGATCCCGCAACTCCAGCGGAGTCAGGGCACGGGCGGCCCAGGTCTTCAGATAGGCCTGTTGCACACCCACGGAACTATCCACCTTGTCAAGAGCGACAATCAGCGCGGCGATCAGAATCATGGCTTCATGGTGTGTGATCCGACCAGTGGATTCCCAGGATGCGATGGCGTCGCGCATGGCATCCGCCTGTTGGCCATTGACACGTGTCCACATTTGGATCCGTACGGTGGGATCCACAGAGGCTGTCGCCTCACAGTAGGTGCCGGTGATCCAGCCGGGGGTCGGGGTAAGGGTGCGGAGTTCCTCTATCAGTGCGGGGATCCGTGCGCCGGATTCGGGAGTGCGACTCAAGAAGGCATGGGCATAGGCCTCCGATGCCCATGACAGATCCGATGATTGAACGGTCCAGCCGTGGGTGCGAAAAGCCTGCGCGACACGGGTCGTTCCTGTGAAGACATCTATGAACCGCCCCTTCGCGGGATGCCGTTCTTGAATGAACTGGAGAATGTCGGGCAGAAGTGCCAGTTTGCTACCGATATATTTTACGCCGATGGTTGTTGTCATTGCTGTTGCGTTGGAACAAAATAAAAGGGGGTCACCTTTTATGAACTAGTAAGGACAGGGATGACCGCGCGGTCGACCCAATCACAGAGAGCCGCGACGGGGCGGTCGGGAGTCCACAGGAGGAGATGATCCTTTGCAAAGTCAAAGGTGCCCTTGATCTCCCGAATGTATTTGGGATTCGTAACCATCGGCCCACTGAAGAGATAGCCTAGCGGGTGGTAGGTCGCACCGAGCTTCAGCTGGACTGCGGCGATGATCGACGGGGTGGCCCACTTGGCCGCGCGTTCATGCGCATTCCCTGCGTCTGCCTGTTGCTTGCATTCTATGAAATATTTGCGGCCCGTGGCGATGTGCGTGATGCCGATATCCGGCACACATCCCTGCTTGGCCCGTTTGGGGTGACCGTTCTCTAGTTTCAGGAAGCCGTCGGCGAACCAGATGTCGCCGTTCTTGGGTTCGGCGGGCTTGGCGAAGCTCTCATCCCCGCGATGGAGGGCCATCTCCAGGTACAACTGGTCGAAGTCGGATGGATGTTTTGTGACCTTGAACTCACCTGGGTGTGTGGCTTCCAGGTGGGCCGCGATCGTCTCAAAGACAATCACCTCCAGTTCGGCACCGGCTTCATTGGCGCGACCCTGCCAGTTGTCTCTCAGAGATAGGTAGTGGGATGTCATTGAGTTTATTTGAGAGTTTGTCTTGTGTCTCTGTGGTGTGTGGTGGGGGGGCCGCGGGTTGGTCAACTTTTTTGCTGGGGTTTTAAACCGGCGGATTCACGCGCGGTAGTCTGGGCACCTTCAGGCGTTCTACAGTGATTGTGACTGTTTCTGCTTGGAGGGGTCGCGAGTTCGCGGAATTTTCGGGTGGTTAGAGCGGGAAATGAAAATTTTGTTGAAAGGAGGAGAGGTCCATGAAGAAAACTTTTTTGTCCAAGGGGTTGCCGGTTCGTAGAATTTTTGGGTTGTGACGTAGATCCAGGAAACGGGGGATGGGGGAGAGGGGAGAGACGTGTTAGTATCGGCGAGGGAGGGAAAGGAAGTCTGTAAAATAGGCTCATGGAAGACTAACACCTTATCCGAAGGGTTTCTCCACTGTTAATATAGATGCGACTGACTCGCAAACATAGACACATTGATCGTGATCTACGAACAACATGGATTGCCTTCCGCGCCAAACACGGTCTCTCATCAGATGTTCTACAATGGCGACAACGTGGTGGTGGAACTGTTGTATCTCAAGAAGGGTACCGTTATTATGTGCGGGAATCTATTGAAGGCGATACAGTTGAAATACGGGGAGGAGGGGTTCCTAACAAAACCTACTGTTTGTTATTGATGATTGAACCCGATAAAACGGCGGAACTACATGATTTGCGAAGGGGAGCTAACTGTTCATTGGATGGACCTTCCGCACCTACGGGAAATATGGTGATGTTGGCGGCTCGGTTAGCAAAGGAACGTGGCGCAAATACACTATTCATTCAAGATATGGCACGCGTGCCAATCTCTCCAGGTAGCAATATGAAGTTTCGTCTGGCAGATGTTAGTCTACTAACAACCGGCCAGTCATGGTATCATCAGTTTCTACCATTAACATCCAAAGACGATGCTGCTCTAGCACGATGGCGTGTTATCATCGCAAACAATACATGGGATTCTGTTTATACATGTATGTTATCCAAATATAAGACAGTTGTAGTGCCGCCAGGTGTCACGGATGATATTGATACATCGGCAAGTGGGTCTGCTATGATAGTCCTAACACGGATTAAACAGAAGCAAACTGATTTCTTTGCTGTATATGAGGCCGAGTTGATTCCATGTAGTGGTGTTGGTTCTATTTATGGGTGGACATGGACGTGTGATCTTCGTGGAAACTAACACCTCGTCATCCTCTCCCACTTCGCTCTTTTTTTTGGGATTTTTGGAGTTATGGAGAGGGGGGGGGAGGAGGAGAGTGACGTGTTAGTATCGGCCCTGCGGGCCTCCGAACGATTTTAGCGGTTTTGAGCGGCAAATGAAAATTTTGTTGAAAGGAGGAGAGGTCCATGAAGAAAACTTTTTTGTCCAAGGGGTTGCCGGTTCGTAGAATTTTTGGGTTGTGACGTAGCGAATCAAAAATCTCTGTAGAATGTAAATGTGTAACTGTGGAAAGAATCGTATTGTTGCTCCTGCTGGTGGTAGATCTGTCCCCGTGGCGACTGGAGGGGCGAGGGTATCTGTGGCGCCTGCGCCTGCGGCTAGTCGCCAGGTGGTCAGTGCGCCACCCGCAGCAGCGTCAGTCTCTACACGGACTGTTCGTCGTCTGCCGCGCACGGTGGTAAAGAGTGGTGCGGCTCCCGCGGCAGTTGTTGGAACGAAGACTATTCCAACGGATCTTGCTCAGGTGATGAGGATGGCAACGGTGCCGTCGGCTCCACCAGCCGTACCTGTAGTGACAGTTGCTAGGGCAACACAGATGGCGACCCCTGTTAGTAAACCTCCCGTGCCACAGAAGGCTATTGTAGCTGTTAGGACTCTCCCTCCGAGAAGACACAAGCAGATCCTACCACCTACACGCAGAAACCAGATTGTGCGTCCTCCTGTTGTAGCTCCTGTTGCGGAGGATGATGGTATTATTGATCCAGTAATTTGGGGGCCGTCTCTATGGAAGGTGCTTCACACCATGGCTGTCAAGGCAGCAGGAGATGAGTCATGGCCGGCAGTGTTAGATGCTCTGCGGGCAGCGCTACCGTGTCCGGAATGTTCTTACCATTATAATGCGTGGGGGAAGCGATTCCCTGTTACGAGGAGTATTGACATCGGTGAGTGGCTACTGAATCTCCATAATGATGTGAATCGTCGTACTCGTCGCCAGCCATGGACGGCTGCCATGATTAGTGATACATATTCCAAGGTAACATCACTGGATGCGGCAATGGCGATGTTGAATGGGAAACTGGGGGAGTCTGCGTATAAGTTGCTTGCCGCGATGGTTGCCCGTGTCATGACGGTGGTGGCGGCTCCTACGCTTGAAGTGACGGAGCTCCCTGAGGTGCCTGCCGTGGTTGCTCCTGCCGTTGTTGAGGTGTCTGTCCCTGCCGTTGAGGAGACTAACACTGATGTGTCTGTCCCTGTTACCGTTGAAGAGGTGGCTGTCGTTGAGGAGACTAACACGGATGTGTCTGCCCCTGTTGAGGCGCCTGCTGTTGTTGCGGAGATTCCTGAGGTGTCTGCCCCTGTTGTTGAGGTGGTGGCTCCTGCCGTTGAGGAGGTGGCTCCTGTCGTTGAAGAGACTAACACGGATGTGTCTGCCCCTGTTACCGTTGAAGAGGTGGCTGCCGTTGAGGAGACTAACACAGATGTGTCTGTCGCTGTTGTTGAGGAGGTGGCTCCTGTCGTTGAGGAGGTGGCTGTCCCTGCTGAAGAGGTGGCTCCTGTCGTTGAAGAGACTAACACGGATGTGTCTGTCGCTGCTGCTATGGATTAAGTGTGTTGGAATAACTAACAGTATCGGGATATGACGTATCATGATACTGTAAGGGGTTTGAGAGGTGTGAGAGTTGAGAGAGTGGGCTGCTTACTTACGGCGAGTGGAGCGGCTAGTGGAGCGGCGAGCGGAGCGACGAGAGACGCGGCGGGAGACGCGGCGGGAGCGACGAGAGGGACGAGAGGCGCGGCGAGAGCGACGCGCACCACCCTTCATAAGACCAGCAGGAGCAGCAGCAGCAGAAGCACCAGAAGAACCCGCAGCAGCCATGTTATACTATTGACGCAGAATATTATGAGGACGGATGCCCTGTCAGTGTCAACAGCGAATCACGGATTGCGTCATAGAGTGCCAGGTTGCGGACCTCCAACACTTCCACCGAGAACGAGAACTGCGACGAACACAGATCCATTATTTGTCCATAGGCATCCATCACCTGAATGTGGAGACGTGACAGATCTGTTGGGGCAGTGAAGACAAACTCCTTGATATGCTGGCCGGCATAGTCATCAAAAATCACCGCGTTCTTCGGTTCACGGAGTACCACCTTGGCCAACGCGGTAAACTCATTCCGCTGGCGACGCTCGGGGAGGAACGTGGAGTCATAGACACTCACTGTCTGATTGACACCCGCATAGTCATTGACACGCAGAAACAGGTAATGATCCCCACTGAAGTTGGCACAGGCGTCGGAGGTGACAGTGTAGGTGTCAGTAGGTACGGTAGATGTCAGGGTGCTCGCATGGAGTCCGCGGGTGAAGCCCAGATAGTAGCCGAGACCATAGTCAAAGGGACGATCCCAACCGGTGGTGTTGGCCGAACAGCTGGCTATTGCGGCGGCAGTGGAGGAGGGAGTGGCGGCTGTCGTGATGGTGTCTATGGCGAACGCCTGGGCTGCCGTGAAAATGAAGGAGGCTGTGGAAGAGTTGTAAGTCACAGCCATGCCCGAAATGTCTATGCCACTGAAAGCCGACGTCAGGAGAGCCACCATCTCGTCGGGTGTATAGTTACCATCGGGGATTGTGATGGAAGCCGATGTGGCGGGTAGTCCACCATAGGTGAATGTCAGGGTGACATTCTTGCGCTTCTGGGTGAAGAACAGGTAGTTGTTCGGTATCTCAATGGAGGTGATACGAACACGTAGGACATTCTTGATGGGCGCGAGCAACGAAAAATAGTAGTCTGAGGGGGCTGTTATCTGCGGAGTGTCACGGAAACGGGAGTCCACGTTGACGATGTGGCGCACTACGTCTGTGGCACGGACATTGAAGGGGATGGAGGTGATTCCCTCACGGGCGGATCTGGAGGCACTTGGATATGCTGAGGGGGCAGGATACATCTCTCTAACACGGGGATGGGTATTGCTAGGTGTGGGTCAACCGAGCAATGATAACATGTTCCTCCATGGTTGGACTGATGATATAGGTCCAGTGGTCGCGAAACACCTGTGTTGTTTCCTGTGCTGGAAGAATCTCTCCGTTGATGATGGCACGGAGATTGTTGGTGGCTTCTATGTTTCGGAAGAGGGCGATGGATTCTGGATGGCTAAACAGTATGTCTGCGGCTCTCTCGGTGCCGGTACGGGTGATGTGGACTCCGTGGCTACCGAGAGCACGGAGCGTGTCGGCAATGAAAGTGGCGATTGTATTGGAAGGAATGTTAGGCTCTGGGTAGTGGGAAGTGGGGCCATCACAGGCTACATCCACGAGGTGGAGCATATAGTCGGTTAGGACGGACATCGTGCGTGTTAGTTATTGGATGTAGGGTTTTAGGTCACCTTTATAAGGAGGAACGAGGCGAACGAGGAGGAGAGGAGAGGGGCTTAAAGAAGAGAAGAACGACAAACCGGACATAGACTAACACGAGGTGTCAGTTCCGTGCCGAAGACGTGGCCGCATGGTGTGATGACTGCGGTGGCTGCTGTTATTGGTTCCATGGTGATGGGGCAGGTGGTGGCGGCGGCTATGGCGGCGTCTATGACGAGACGCTGGATGTGGAGAGGAAAAGGAAGCCGACCACTTGACGCGACTGGTGCGACAGCAGCAGTCGCAGAAAGGTCAGGCTGACGGACTGGCCGACCACTTGACGCGACTGGTGCGACAGCAGCAGTCGCAGAAAGGTCAGGCTGACGGACTGGCCGACCACTTGGCTCACGGGATGCTGGTGGTGCTGACGGGGCAGGTAAAGGAAGCCGACTACTTGACGCAGGAGCAGAAAGGTCAGGCTGACGGGCGGGTAAAGGAAGCCGACTACTTGACGCAGGAGCAGAAAGGTCAGGCTGACGTCTTGGTGTTGGTGCTAATGGGGCGGCTGGTAGGCGGACTAACATTGGCCGATCAAACTCATCCCAGTGTTGTGGATGGAGCTCCCTGCGGTCGCTCCTGCGCCAGATGTCAAAGGGGACGATCTCGGTGTCGGCTAGACCGAAGGTCACCTCGTCGTAGGAGATCCATGGATGAGGAGGCAGACCACTTGGAGGGCTACTGGACAGTGTCTGGAACTCCCAATCGTTCCGCTCACCGTGTGAGTCAACTGACACCAGGATGTTAGGCCAGTTGCCAGGTCGGTAGATGTGTAGGACTCCGAGGCGCCAGAGAGTGTGGGCTGTTATGTCTGGTTCATTGTCTGTTAGGAGGAGAAACTCCTCTGTGGTGTCATCGTAAATGGCTGTCTTGATGCTCATGGTATGACTATGGGTATGGGGGGGGTGACAGTAGGGTGACTCAAACTTATGGCAGGACTTAGTCTTTGAAACAGCCTGTTTCACAAACTTGACGGTGAGTGGTTGGTGAGTGGGTGGCCAATACGATGACAACCGTTTATGATACTAACACGATGGATCTTGATATCTTTCCTGTCATTACTTCTGTTGTTGCCGCAACCGATTCCAATATGATGGAATCTGTAACCGAACAACTGGTCTGCCCAGACGCACCACGGAAGAGGGCGCGGTCGCCATCGGAGGCGGCCGAGTTTGAAGCCTATGACGCAGTCGTGCGGCAACTCGCCGATGAACTAACAGTGCGTCTGGATACTCTGCCTCCTCTGGATGGATTGATGTCGGCCTCTGGTCTACAGCGCCAACAGGCGGTTGATCCCAATGCCGTGCGGATCCATTCGCCAATTGTGATGGATAGTCCGGCCACACTGTATATTTCCCCTGGGGAGCGACAGGTGTCGGAAGAGCTGGAACTGGCCGATAGGGCGACTTCTCCTTTGAAACGCCGAGAGACTGACATTGAGGGTGACTTGCCTGCTGCTGCTGCTGCTGCTGCTGCTGCTTCTTCGGTGGAACTTAACACACCTGAGCTGCCTGCGACCGTTGAGTCTGATACTGAGTCGGATGATGGGGCGGAGACTGAGGAAGTGTCAGATGATGATGCGGATGATGAGGGGGGTGATGAGGCAGAGGCAGAGGAAGAGGCAGAGGCAGAGGAAGAGGAAGAGGAAGTGGCAGAGGCAGAGCCCATTGAACATGATGTGGGAGAGGCCGATACTAACACCAATGGGATCTATCTGACTTTCCATCACCAAAAGGGTACGGGTCAGCTGGCGATGCGGCTGGAGGCACCGGTCTGGATGGTGGGGATGCTGTTGGCAGTGGTGACGGCGTATATGTGGTTGGTGGTCTTCTTGATCAAGCGATGATGGGAATGTTAGTATGTCTGTATAACCAAAAACCAAAAAGATCTTTTTGGTTCTTGGTTTTTTCTGTTTCTGTTTCTGGTTTTTTTGGTTATTGGAGAGAGGGGGAGAGGAACTGTTAGACCACGCCGCTCAGCATCTCCACGGTGTGGGAGATTGCGACCTTCTGCCGGTTGTAGGCGTCCGTCAGAGTGACCAGATGCGCACGCAGACGTGCGTTCTCGGCGGCAAGATCCTCTGGGCTCTCACTGTCTGTGGGGGCAAACAGCGACGGATGAATATCAATAGCTGGATGGCTCACGGTGGAGATGCGATCGCGCATCTTGGGAGTGATTGCGGGAATGGGTTCGCCTGCTCCAGCCACCTCCTTGCGAGGGCGACCTGGGGCTCTCTTGGGCTTGGCGGCCTCCTCTTCCTCCTTGGCGGCCTTATCGGCCTCCCTCTTGGCAGCCTTGGCGGCCTTATCGGCATCCTTCTTGGCTGCGGCCTCTGCTGCCTTCTCTGCCTTCGCGGCAGCCTTGGCAGCCTTCTTGGTCGCCTTCTCGGCATCCGCGGCAGCCTTGTCGGCCTCCTTCTTGGCGGCCTTCTCGGCCTTATCCTCTGCGGCTTTGCGCATCTTCTCTGCGACAGAAGCGATGGCAATGATCCTCTTCTTCTCCAGATCGGCTGCCTTGGAGCTGCTGCTGGTGACAGAGTGCTTGTCCCCAACGCTTGAGAAACTGGAAGTGCTTGCGACGCTCATCTTCTTGTTGACTGACACCGGTCTTAGGGTGTTAGTTAGTGGGGATGTTTCTGTGGTATGCTTGTATTGACTTGCTACCTGTTGGGTGGTGTAGTGGAGGGGTGAGGGGTTTCACTTTTTTTGTAGGGGTAAGGCGGCTTAGGTTAGGCTGGGGTGACTGACACCTCCCTCCATGTCTGTTTCTTGAATACTAACACCTCCCTCTCTGTCCTCCTTGTTGGTTGTCGCTTTGTCGTCGGATTTGACGGATCTGCCGATCCTGTCAATCCTCCTTGCCGCTCTATCGTCGGATTTGACGGATCTGCCGATCCTGTCAATCCTCCTTGTTGGTCGTCGCTACGCTCCTTACCAAAAGGACCGAAGTCCCTTTGGATTTTTCTTTTTGTTTTTTTTGAGACAGACAGGATTAGGGCAGATCAGGGCCGTGAGAAGAGTGATACCACGGCTCTACAGTCGTGAGATGCCAGCACACCCAAGGGTTCGGCGACGGGCTCCGTAGCCGGTAGGTGATGTCCCAGTAGCGGCCGTCCAGCGAGCGGTAGATGAGCTTCATGGTAGAACCCCGCCCGAAATACCAGAAGCCGGTACCAGGAACAGCTCCGCTGCGGACCATCTCATCCTGTCCCTCCGCCTGTTGGTGGCCATTGGGACTGTGGCTGAGGGGAATGCTGTCCATGGGATTGTAGCGCTGGACAGCGGCTTCCCACAGAGCAGGATCCGTGAGACTGTCACCATCTGGACTCTCTGCCGTATTCTCAGCAGCAGCACCTGCTCCTCCAACAGCTGCTGGCGCAGGCGCAGGCGCACGAGGTGCTAGGACGCGAATAACTGACACTGTCATGTTGTCTCCTGGCGCACCGAGACGCTCCAGTGTCTTGGCCTTGCCGAGAGCCAGGAGCGCAGCAGCAGTGGCCTCTGCGTCTCCGCGGTTCTCTCCCTGCCAGATGACCTCCGCGACCTCCGCGTAGTGGAGGATGTCCCAGAAGCCGTCACTCGCGTTGACGACGACCCGCTCACGAGGGCCAGCGTCCGTGGGTGCGAGAGCCGGCAGATCCTGACAGTGCGGCTCTGTGATGACTCCCGCCAACAGCTGGATGTTGAAGTCACCGAGAGCACGGGTCATTGCGAGTCCCTCTGAGTCGTCAGAGGTGCGAAGGTAGGAGGCCCAGCTCTCGCGGACATCGCTGAATGAGAACGGACCCAGCGGATTCTTCTCGTAGTCGCTGCCGTCGGCCGTCTTGGTCCAGACAGGGCGATCAGAGGATGCTCCCATGATGAACATCGCACCTGGATTGAGGGCGCGGATGCGGTCAAACTCTGTACGGGAGGTGGGTGTGTGGTCGCCTGTGAGACTGACACCTTCTGCCGCATCATGTTCCGTGAAGACGTGGATGTTAGAGTCGCCGACGTGCGCGGCAGCCACCTGTCCGTCGGGGCCGACCAGGGCGATGGAGAGTGTGGTGCCGCCGCGAATCGGCATTCCACGCGAGCCGTAGAAGCCCTTTTTGTAGATGCCCTTGCCGAACGTCATGTGCGCCACGCCGGTGGCCGTCAGATGGGCCAGGAGCTGGGTGCGGATGTGTTCGTCAATGAGCGAGAACGTGGCGGCATTCAGAGGTGCCTGAGGATGGACAGTGATCCAGTCCACGGCCCACTGGGCCACGCGGGCACCATGCGGACCGTGACCGTCTGCCACTGCCGATAGGATGGATCCATCGGGCAATGTCAGAATGACAGAGCGATCCTGTTGCTCGGCGGAGCCGCCGATGTCTGTTGCTGATGAGGCGGACATGATTGTTGGGGGACTAACACTGATCTTAGGGTGTTAGAAGCTGAATGGTTGTGTTTGGTGGGCAGAGGGTTCGTTACTTAACTACTTTCTGTTGCGCCTATTGGGAAGGTAGTGGGTGACTGGTGGGCTTCAATTTTTTAAAACAACTGTTGGGGTAACTGACACTGGGTGTTAGTCTCCCTCTGTCCTGTTCCTGTGCTGAGGCGCGGCCAGCGCCCACCTGCGGCGGACGCTGAAAGGTCATGGCCCATCTTGCTGCGCAAGACGGTTAGCCTGCCCTTCCAGCACCTTCTGTGCTGGAAGGTCATGTGGTAGGTGGCTCTGCTGAGGCTGTCTGTAACCAAAAAGAAGGTGGGGTGGCCACCCTCTTGTTGGTTTTCTTTGGTTTTTGGTTGGTTGATTGTCTAGATGGACATCACGGCTGCGACGGCTGCCAGCTTGGTCTCAAGAACTGTCGCGCGAAGAGTGGCTGCGTCGCGTTCTGCGGTTAGAGTTGCGATGGTGGCGTCTCGTGGGTCAACAGCCGGTGCTGGTGCTGGTGCGGGTACCTCTTCAACTGACAGAGTTGGTGCTGGTGCTGGTGCTACAGCTTCTTCAACTGACAGAGTCGGTACTATGCCAGCACGGATGGCTTCAGCAAGTTTTTGGCGAGCTCTCCAGTATAAAGTGGCTGCTTCCTCGCCGATCCACACTGGAGTTTCATGGCCATCATCCAGAAGTCCATTTGCCCAGTCGGTTCCTGCGGTGTGTTGGTATTTTGACACCGTCTCTGTTACCAGACCACACCACCCCTTTTTGAGAACATCGTCAGGTATCTCGCTGGGTTCACAGTATGCAGCAAACCTGACCCTGCGATCCTGGCATTTGGTACAGAGATCGTTGTCGCCTGACACCTTCTTGCCACACTGCCGTTCGTGATAGACTGCTGGATACCAACATGTGTCGCCGTTGCCTCCTTTAGGCCCCATGGCCCGTCCCAAACATTTGGAGTGGTCAATGTCTGAAGGCTTCAGACGGTAGGTTGCGACACTGGGTGTCTTGCTCATTTTCGGTTGTCTCTGGACACGATCTTAGGTGTCAGAGAGTTGCGATTGGATGGGGATTGATGTTGAGTTCGTTCTTCGCCACGGGGTAGTTTTGCCATGGCTGTGATTACTGTCATTTTTTTCACATGGTGGGGCTGGGGGCAACTAACACTGGGGCCTCTCCTGTTCGTCTTCCCTCTGTCTGTTCTTGAGCGGTGGAGTGAAACCAAAAAGAAGATGGGAATGCCACCCTCTTTTTGTTTTTCGTTTTTGTTTTTGGAGTTTTGCGTCTTTTTCGGGTTTTTTGGGTTTTACGGGGAGAGAGCGGCGGCGACGGCCAGCTGAGCACAGAAAGCTTCTACGATGGCCATCTTAGCACGGAGCGCGGCGATCTCGGTGTCTTTGGCTACGATAGCGGCGGCCTGTTCGGCGATAACAGCGTGGAGTGCCTCGGACTCCTCGTCTTCCACTACAAGGTGTGCCTCGTCCTCGGCAGAACTGACACTCGCTGATCCAGCGCCTCCAGAGGCAGCAGGAGAGGCGGCTGTTGGATAGTGTACGGAGAACACCGGTTTCTCGGTGACAGCTGGGTCCATCAGCTTGCGGATCAGCTCGCAGAGCTTCTCCTTCTTGTCGTAGCCGTTGACGCGGTCGGCGCCAGGCGCCTTCCGTGGCGTACGGAGGTAACAGACCATGTCGCGGAGCTGCTGTGACGTGATCTGGTTGTCGGTAGACAGACGCTCAATGTTCAGCGGTACGGCACCGGCCAGGAAGCGACGGATCTCCACATCGGCCACGAGACGACGCTCAGGGGCGCGCTCCTCCATGCGGCGGGTCTTGGGCTTCTCGTCACCGACCCACTTGGTCTTGGTATGGAACCAAGTGCTGCCGGCGATGTGGCTGTCTGCGGGGATGTCTCCCGTGACACGACCATGCCAGTTCAGCTTGGCAGTTCCCTTGGCCTCGCGCCGCAGGCATGTCTCGCAGAGGTCAGAGCCAGCCGTTGGCTTGCTCTTGCACTGGAAGGCCGCGTAGACGACCCATGACCAGCGGCGGTCACCGTGGTCATCGTCTGTGCGACGTCCCACACACCGCGTGGCGTCCACGGCGGTGGGATGGTAGGCAGCCAGCGGAGGCTGCTCCTCGTAACGATGGAAGGCAGGAAGTGTTGCTGCCATCTTGATCAGAAACTAACACGGGTCTTGTGTGTTAGATGCGGATTGGGTTGGGTTGGGGTGTAAGGTTCGTTCTTTACTACTATTCATCACCACGGGGTAGTTTTGCCACGGTGGGGGTTATTTCACTTTTTTTGCCATAGGAGGGGTGCTTCAGTGAAAACTAGGTAGGGGGGCGAGGTGTCAGATGCCTGCTGGATACTAACACTGGGTGTGTTAGTCTCCCTCTCAGTTTCTAGGGTCGTCGCTTCGCTCCTTGTCGGACTGCTTGACGCCCTGCGGGCCTGTCAGCAGTCCTTACCAAAAAGAGGTTCGGCGTGGGTGGCCACCTAGCTCTTCTGGTTTCTTTTTCGTTTTTTTGTCTTTTTCTGGTTTTCTGGTTTTCTCTCTCGTAGATAATGGACATACATGGAATGTAATAAATGGAATGTACAGACTTAAATCGCATCAACTTCCAGGTCTCCATCATCCTCATCATCGGAATCCTTCTCCGCAACAGCGGCGGCATCTCCGCGGATACAGGAGCGATGGCGATCGGCCGCTCCGCTGCGGTCAAACTCCCATCCGATCGCGCCGACCGCTTCCTCCATCCCCTGGGTAAAGAACCCAGCAGGATACATCGCGCCAACGCGCACAAACTCAGCTTCCAGCTCCTTCACCAGTGCGATGGGAATCTTGCCGGCCGCATGGGCATCCCGCACGACGATGAGATCGCCTGCGAGCATGTAGTTCTCACGGTCTCCCTTGTTGGCAGCGCGTCCCTTTCCCTTGATGGAAGCGGCGATGCCAAGATTGACGGTGCGTCCGTCATGGAGTTGGACGTCAAGATGACTACATCCAGTCATCTTGGTCACCCGTGCGAGACGGAGGCCCTCCCGTTCAACGGCGACCTCCATCTCTTTGTAGTCACGGACTCCCTCCACTAGTGTGAGGAAGTCGTTGACCGCTTTCGCGTTCTTCTGACGCGCTTTCAGAGCGGCTTTTCCCATCGCGCGCCCACCCGCGCCACGTTTGGATTCGCCTCCCTCTGGTGCTGCTGTGGCAGCAGAACGGCGGGGTCCGGCGCCTGCGGCACCGGAATCCCCGCCACTCTTCTCTTTCGTATGATGAGGCATCTTGGCTCTCGTCTACGATTCGTTGGTTTGGGGGGTCCGTTCTTCACGGAAGTCTGATACAACGGAAAACTTGTTTCTCGTTGCTCAGATGGTGTAAGGTTCGTTCTTTACTACTTGTCATCACCACTTGTTAGGGTAGAGGCCCCCCTCCACCTTTCAACTTTTCTAAACACGGAGTCGGCTGGAAGTGGTTGTCGTCCTCCTTACCAAAAGGACTTAGCCTTCTAGTTTTTTGTTTTTTCTGTTTCTTTCTGTTTCTGTGTTTTTTGGGAAGGAATGTTAGATACGGCGGATCACGAGTTCTGGTGTCCAGGTCTCGCCAGGATGCATGTGGAGGCAATGAGAGCGCTTGACACCAGTGGGATCCGAGGCGCCACAGTCGGCTCGGAACTTACACTCCTCGTTGATGCGAGGAATTGTGTCTCCGTGGACGTAGGGGCAGCTTCCGCCTGTCGCCGAACAGGCGTGTCCCTCGCGACAGAAGCGCGGAATCGTCACGGCTCTCTTTGCCTTAGGAGCACGGTGATGGTGATGGTGGTGATGGTGGTGGTGCTCCTCCGCCTCCATGGTGGCCGGATTCCAGCGAAGAGCAGGAGCGTTGTCTTGCCACGTGCGGACACCGGCGCGATCGTAGCGATCCACGTACCATCCCACGGAGAAGAGCCATCCCATCAACGCGTGGTAGTCCGAGTCTGACATCGCACGCGTGTCGTAGGTCTCGGACCAATACTCCGCCAGGTTGGTAGAGAACGGCTGTCCCCAGATCTCCTCCTCCTTCGCACGGAGGGGGGCACGCGGGTTGGCCCAGAGCTCCCGCAGGGGCTCATCGTCGTCCTCCAGAGCAGGAGCAGGAGGAGGAGGCAGCCGCCGAGGAGACAGGGACAGAGCCACAGCAGCTGGATCAGCGGCTGTTAGCATGTCACCCCACTGGATCTCGCCACGGTCCATGGCGAGAAAGACGGGGTCTGTCCAGAAGTCTGCTGCTACTGCTACTGCTACTGCTACTGGAGGAGCAACAGGAGGAGCAACAGGAGGAGCAACAGGATCCGTGTCAGAATCCGTGTCAGTATCCGCAAGAGCGGCCCACTTCCCTTTAGGGATGCTACCGCCCCTCTTTCCTACGTCACCGACAGTAGGGAGAGGAGCGGCAGCCTTGGCAGGAGCTTTGCGTTTTGCGAGCATTTCTATTGTTCTGGTCTGGACACTATCTTTTGTGTCTAGAGAGATCGGATGCTTGCTTGGGGGGATGTGGGGTTCGTTCTTAACTACTATTCATCATCGCAGATGAGCGGCGACCTCGGCCGCTCAGCCGTCAATTTTTTTCACACAGGAGAGATACATTCTGTCTCCAACAAAAAAACAAAAAGAGCTTGGAAGCCCTCTTTGTTTTTCTCTTTTTGTTTTTCTCTTTTGTCTCTTTTTCTAGTTTTCTGGTTTTCTGTCAGACTAACACCTTTCCTGTCCATTTACTCCTCGTCCTCCTCCTCGGCGTCCTTGTCTATCGTCTCGTCGGATGTGAGACGTCCCACGTACTCGCCGGCCTCTTCGGAGTCCTCGTCATACTTGTAGACGTTCTTGCCGTTGACCCAGTAGATGGTCCCATCAATGAGCGACATCTCTCCCTTCGCCTCCGCCGCGGCTGCGGCAGAGTCCGCCTTTGCGGGAGCGGGGGACGGCGCAGCAGCGCCGGCACCTCCCACAGCCTTCTTGACCACGGGAGTTGCCGCCTTCTTGGGAGCAGGCGCCTTCTTGGCCTTGGGCTCCTTCTCCTTCTCGGCGGCCTTGGCGGCCTTCTCGGCCTCCTTCTCGGCAGCCTTCTCGGCCTTCTCGGCCTCCTTCTTGGCTGCCTTCTCCGCCTTCTCGGCCTCCTTCTTGGCCGCCTTCTCGGCCTTCTCGGCCTCCTTCTTGGCTGCCTTGGAGACCTTCTCCGCCTCCTTGGTAGCCTTCGCGGCCTCCTTCTCGGCGGCCTTGGAGACCTTGGAGGAAGCCGCGCTTTCCGAGGCAGAGGCCTCGGAGCCAGAGTCAGAAGAGGTCGCAGCAGCAGCACCCTCCCCCATCCACTTGGGCTTCCGCGCCTCGGCCCACTCCGTGTCCAGCATGTGGACACCGGCGTGAGGATCCTCCGTCACACGTCCGTTCCAGTCGTTCTTGGACTTGGGGTCCTCGGCGAACTTCTCAAGACGGTTCTGGCAGACCTTGCAGAGGTCGCAGTCATCCTCATTGGCCTTTCCGCACTGGAACTCGCGGTAAACCGCGGGAGCCCAGCGCTTGTCCTTGCCGCCCTTGAGGATACGTCCCACGCAGACAGCATGGTCAATGTCCTCCTCCTTGATCCGGTAAGAATCGGCGCTAGGAGCACCATCCTCATCCGGCTCAGGGAGCGGGGCGGCCGCGGCGGCCTTCCGTGCTGCGGGCACGGACGTTTTCTTGGCTACTGCCGTTCCTACCTTCTTGGCAGGGACGGCTGGTACGCCCAGGAGACCGAGCATCTCGGTCCGCTGTTCCTCCGTTGCGGCACGGAGGGTAGCCAGCATGTGCTCCATCGTCCGATCTGCGCCAACCTCCTCGTCACCGAAGGGATTGGGCGCAGATGCTGCGGAAGCGGTTGCCAGGATTGTGCTCATCTTGTTCTTTTGTTGAGCTGGGGGTCCGTTCTTTACGGATGTCTGATTCAACGGGAGTCTTGTCTCGTTGTCAGATGGTGGGAGGTTCGTTCTTTACTACTATTCATCACCACAGACCAGGCAACCAGGCCGCCTCCACCTTTCAACTTTTTAAAACTCGGAGTCTGACTTGGCAAAGGTCAAGACGACGGGCAAGGAGCCTGTGGGCCAGGGGGACTAACACTCCCTCCCCTGTTACCCCTGCGGATAGGCACGCGGACACGCTCGCTGGCGCTCGCGAGCGCGTAGGCACGCAAAAAGGCGCACGCGCCAGCGGGATGCTCTTTTTGTCAACTTTTTTCATCAGAGGGAGCCTGGGATGGACTAACAGGGGGGAGGGGTGTCAATCCACCTGCTTGGTCCCTGTCAACTTTTCCTGACGGAGCCTATGCGGACCACCATCCGCTGTGGCGGATGGGTCACGCATAGGCAACTGCGCAGCTCGCTGCGCTGGAGCCTTTTGGCAGGACTAACACTCCCCCTCCATCCCGTCCCTGTCAACCTTTTCCCACGCTGAAAAGTGAAGGAAAGGGCTTCTTTCAACTTTTTTACACAGGAAAGGAGGGGTGGAACCCAAAGGTCTCCGCGGCCTCTTTCAACTTTTCTGTTCTAGGCTTGTGCGGCCCTCCCTAGCCAAAAAAGTTGAAAGGGGGAGGGGGCCAGGTTAGCTTACTGTGGGGTGACATCAGGGATCCTGGCTCAGTGTACGCTGAGCAATATCAGCTATCCCTGCGGACGCAGTTAAGAGACTGCGACGGAGTGCTGCGGTAAGCACGGAACGTTTGAAAAGTACAACGGACGTGTGGGAGGGGGCAGTGCTAAGGTGGGATTCCAGGGTTCTCGGCGCAAGCCGAGGGATGCCTGGACGGACGTGACAAGGGTGGGTCGCGACGGAGTGCTGCGGGTGGAGGCAGCCTCAAAAACAAGCAACGGTAGGGTGACAAGAGGCGCAAGCCTCTTTTTGGTAAGGAGCGGAGCGACGACTGGAGCGGAGCGACGACTGGAGCGGAGCGACGACTGGAGCGGAGCGACGACTGGAGCGGAGCGACCAAAGGGCGGGTGCGTGTGGGCGACTCCTTAACCAAAAAAGTTGAAAGGGGGAGGGGGCCAGGTAGCCTACTAATAGGGTGGTATCATAGGCGGACGCGGTTAAGAGACTGCGACAGCCGTGTGCGAGGAGGGGCACACGGATAATGTGGGATTTCCAGGGTTCTTGGCGCAAGCTGAGGGATGCCTGGACGGGCGCGGTTAAGAGACTGCGACGGAGTGCTGCGGGGAGGGGGCAGCTTCAGACAAACAAGCAACAGGGAAGGAAGAAGGGAGACGGTCAAACTAGGGATTATTTATTGTGGAGCAACCCACTGACAACGGGCGAGGAGGGGCCGTGTCTGAAGAGCTGTCAGCAGCAGGAGGGAAGAATTTCAACGGGTAGGGCGACAAGAAGCTACAATGCTTCTTTTTGATAAAGGAGCCGAATATCAGAAGACCTACTGTTCTAAGCACGCACCCTCCGTGTTTAGAAAAGTTGACAGGGGTAGAGGCCAGGTTAGCTTACTATTAATGCGAGCGCTCACCAAGGGAAACCAAGGTGTAGTGGCGCGCCGATGGGTTCCCGCGACCATCGGTGATGGCTTGTCCAGCGTTGATTGGCAGGGGCGTCCGAAAGGATGGCATGGGAAGGTTAGCGACGGTGCCGGCAGCCGTTTGCGATATCCCTAAGTCCGGAATACTCATGGGGGAGTGTTCAAGGTTGTCTCCCACAAACACGCGCGAGGAGGGGGCGGTGTTCTAGGGTTCTGGGTTACCCAGGACTGGAGGGTAGGTTTGGTTTTTGGTAAGGAGCGAAGCGACGACTGGTCAGATTGACCACTTGGAGTGAGGCTTGCCGAACGGAAAGGTCAAATCTGACGACTAGACGGATTGACAGGAGCAGTCCACGATACTAACACTGTCCCTCATCCTCTCCCTTTCCCCTGTCTTTTTGGTTCGGTCTTTTTGGTTCGCCTGTCTATCGGTCTTTTTGGCCTATCGTAGAAGAGACGGGTGCCGCTCGCTGCGCTCGCCGGCATACGGCGCAAAAAATGAGGCGCAAGGGTGGGGGTCATGGTGGCACCCAGGGCACGCCAGAAACAAACAAGACTGTCTCTGTATCCCTTTTCCACATCAAGATGAACTCACTCATTGGAACCATCGCCGACAAATGGTCGGCTTGGGTAAGCCCCCTGCTTAGGGAGCGAACTCTCATGGCCATCGCGGCTGCCATCGTGACAACCGGCTCTGTCAAACCACCTGTCAAGAACATGCTGTCTATTATCCCTGATCCATATTCCGAGATGGAGAAGGGTCACGTGCTAGAGTGGTGGCCCTCCCAGCAGAGCTGAGAGGTTCTGCCCCCATCCTGCTACGCAGGACAGGGGGGTGTTGGTCGCTGACAGATGAATAACATGGCGCCAAAAACTAACACCGTCTCCCCCGTGTTAGTTTTTGGTAAAGACGACGACCAACAGGGTCCGTCAACCTACCTACCACATAGGGTTGTGGTTGGAAAGAAGGACAAGGAGTCTGAGGTGTTAGTCTGTAAGGTATTGGGCCCGCAAAGGTTGAAGCACGTGGCTTTGGTTAGTTGGTTGGTGTTAGTTCCGATTATCTGACACAAGACCGTCTTGACATCTCTGAACTTCTATTATGACTAACACTGCCACTTCCATTCCTTCTTTTCTGCCGACTAAGGTTGGAGATGAGTCGCTCCGCGTCCCACGGGAGGGGATTGAGTATCTGTCCCACCAGGAGGAGGGTGTCCGCTGGATGCTGGGGCGGGAGGATGCTGGGGCCGCCATCTGTCGTGGAGGCATTCTGGCTGATGACATGGGACTCGGCAAGACATTCCAGACCATTGGTCTCATCAAGAATACTGTTGGGGGAGCTGACGGTGTACGAACACTCATTGTCTGTCCTCCTGCTCTGATGGCCGGTTGGACGGAGGAGCTCCGCGCCTGTGGGTTCTTCGTGTCTTTCCTCAAGAGCGTCACCAAGTGGCTGGGGGATGCCGAGAAACCCGCTGGGGCTGGTCCCACTGTCTGGCTCACCACCTATCCCAAGGCAGACTCTTACCGCAAGTGCCGTCTCGGATCTCTGCGGGGAGAGGCCAAATACTTCTGGGATCGGATCGTTCTGGATGAGGGACACGCCATCCGCAATGGCAAGGCCTGTTCCCGCTGGTGGGCTGCTCTGGCATTCGCCAAGTATGCCGAGCGCCGGTGGATTCTGTCTGCCACGCCCGTACAGAACGGAGTGCGCGACTGGGAGAATCTCTGTATGTTCCTTCATTGCCGTGGCGTGAAGAGAGGCAACTATATGGAGGTCGGTGCGGCCATCATGCTCCGTCGCACCATGGCGGAGCTTAGGGGGGTCATTGCTGAACTACCTCCACCTCCCCGTTTCATCACCCATGATCTGTCCATTCCTGAGGGCGGTCAAGAGGAACGTCTGTTTCGCGCGCTCTGTGATCAGTTACAGAGTGCTGTGGAGTCCAAGGCCATGTCCGCTCTCATCAAGTTGGAACTCTACATGCGGATACAACAGTTTCTCGTACATCCGCAGATCTACATTGAGGCCATGCGGAACAAGTTCAAGGGCGCCTATCCGCGCCCTGATTGGACCGGATCGGCCACCAAATGGTCGGCCGCCATGGAGCAACTGGAGATATCCGTACAGGACAAGGTGCCCACCATTGTCTTCTGTAACTTCCGCACTGAGATGGACAAGGTTGCCGCTGCTGCTCTGTCCATGGGAGCCAAGGTGTGGTCTGTCCGTGGCGGAATGACCACTGAGGCTGTTGGACAGGCCGTCAATGAGGCACGGGCTGCTGCTGAGGCCACTGGAGAGAAAGAGCCAGTTGTGTTTGTCTGTCAGATCGTCTCTGGCGGTGTCGGACTTAACTTACAGTTCTGTCAGCGCATTCTGTTTCTGTCCCAACACTGGAATCCCGCTGTTGTTCATCAGGCCGTTGGACGGGCTGTCCGCATCCGACAGAAGGCCGTGGTGGATGTACACATGTTCCGTGTCGTGGATGACGTCATGGATAATCTGGATCGTCGCATGGTTCAGATTCATCTACGCAAGATCGCAGCTGCCAAGGAGGTATGTTTGTCGCTCTATGAGGGCTATGCGCCTCTGCGGGAGGAAGCGTTCGGCGTCCCTCTGGAAGAGGGCGCCATAACCGACCACGGAGTGGGAGGTTTCGGCGTCCCTCTGGAAGAGGGCGCCATAACCGACCGCGTAGCGGGAGGGTTCGGCGTCCCTCTGGAAGAGGGCGCCATAACCGACCACGGAGTGGGAGGTTTCCCTGTTTCTAGGACAGACATGGTTGAAGCGGAAATTGTGGATAAGGACGCTCTGTCAGATGCTGAGGAAGATCCTGTCTCACCTGTTTAACTAACATACTAACATACCTGCGCCACTCTTGCCCCTATAAAATTGAAAGCCTTTTGGTGCTAGGGGTGGTTCTTGTTAGGTAGCAGAAGCAAGTAGTTAAGAACGAACACTCTGCCCTTTGGACATCGTGTAACCCGCTCCTGTTTTAAACAGCCACGGAACACTCTGCCCTCCCCCCAACCAACAGACATAAAAGACAATGTCTGTTTCTACTCATCGCTTCTCCAGAGAGACGGCCGCTACGGAGGCCGCCTCTCTGGCTGTTAAGAAGGCCACTGAGGCCTGGCGCATCGTCTATGATGGAGGTGCTGGAGACAATGACGCCGCTACGGTCGCGTGGACGGCCGTTGAAGAGGCCGAGTCCGTATGGAAGGATGCTGCTTGGGAAGAGAGTAATGTTCTTCAAGGAGCGTTCGGCCTTGAGAACATTGAGCGTGGTCTCTCTCTGTCGGATTACCAGATGGCGTTACCGCGCTACATTGAGACACACCGTCTCATGGTGCGGCTCGTGGGACTCCTTCGCGAACGCGGCAACACGGAAGCGTCCATTCGGATATGTGCAGACCGTGCGTTGTCCATTGAAAAGGATATTGGTCTCATGCGGTCCTTTGTGGAGGCGCATCGTGAGGAGGCGGTCGCTGAGGAGGAGCTTGCGGCTCTCCGCGCTGCTGAAGATCCGCTCCTTGGATGGGAAGCGCGAGTTGCGGCCGCTGGCCGTTCCGCTATTGCGCGGGAAACCATCATTGCCAGTCCACTCTATTCTATCGCTAGCCCACTCTATTCTAGCTAATGTTATCTTGCTTATGTCTGTTTCTGTGTCTGTTACATTTTTTGCTGAGGAACATGACACAAAAGAAACAAAAACAGTTTGTCTGTTCTTGCTTTTTTCTTGTTTTCTTGGGTTTTCTTGGGTTTTCTTGGTCGGACCTTAGTAGCAGCTTAGAATGTGTCGTCGCGCGAGCCACGCAGCAGAACGCATGTCCGCATAGTATGCGGGAGCGGCGAGTCGGAGGGGATTGAACCACTTTCCCACTTTGTGAGCCACGTACGGCCTCCTCATCAGACTCTCCATCATGCCTGGTTGTTTGACCAAGTTCAGAGCAGTGACGATGTCCTCCAACGGATCTATGCGCTCATCCGCCAGAAGGAGAGACGCTGTGTCCGTTTGTTCAATGCGGAGCGCTTCCTTCAAATCGCTCTGCTTCGGAGTTACACGAGAATCCCTCAGAAGGATCTGTGCTATTTCATACTTTCCACGCGTCACCGCCATTGTGATGGCGATATTGTTGTTCGCACCTGGATCCGCACGGGGATCCGCCATCACAAGATTGAACATCCGCATTCCCACACACACGGCCGTTCCGACAGCAGTACTCACTGCCGCGGCACGAGCACGGTTGATCTCCGCGTCACGAGCACGGATGAACTCTGCTCCATGAACACTCATCTTCTCATCAATCGTGCTCGTTACGAGAGGTTCTGACAGAAACACTTCCACCGTTTCCTCGCGACCCCAAGCTGTCGCTGTCGCCAGTCCCCGTTTGAAAGCTGTGATCGGATCTATCCGATGGTCTTTCAGGAGAGTGCGGACTACATCATGACAGCCGGAAATCTCTGAGGCCTCCATGAACACATTCGTGATGTGTTCCGCTGTCGCGGTTGAGAGGGTCAGATAGATCCGTCCGTCCTCGCAGGAGCGGATGAAGGGGATGATCCCCCAAGCTCCTAATCTCATATTGAGTTGAGTAGAGAGTGTTACTGTCTTATGTTACACTCTTCACTATTTCAATCTGTTTCTGTTGCTAGGTTCTGCAGGTCGTTCTCTCTTAGATACTTGATTACTGCTTCCCTGAGGCTAACTGTAGAGTGGGGCGGTGACCTTTCACTTTTTTTATTTACGGACATTACGGCGGTTCGTTTGATGCTGGTGGTGCTGGGTTCTATAACAGGAGAGCTGAGCTGAGAAGAGAGAAGAGAGGAGATATGCGATAAGGAGAGAAGGATGGATTAGATGATATTATCCGTGTGTTACCGGTGTTTGAAAAAGTGAAGGTATTTTGGTGCTGCTGGTATTCTTGTTAGGTTAAGAACAAACACAAACACAGACATAAAAGACCATGTCTGTTTCTTGGAACGTGATTACTTACGCAATCCAGTCAGAACTGGAGATCTGGAAACGTGCCTTCATAGAGCGCTGGGCCACACAGCCACCAGAGTTCTTCCTTTACGCTGGTGCCGGCGCGAAGGACATGTATGTCCTGGATATCGGTGAGCTCACCAATCCCATCCGTCGCTCTTTCTTTGACGCACTCCTCCGCAGTGCCAGCCTGGATGATCTGGAAGCACTCCAGTATGCTCTTGGTCCAGTGGGAAGCGGGAACTATACCGGCTACCTCCATTTCTTCCAGGAGGAGCTGCTGGAAGCGGCAAAGAAGGCCGATGATGAGGGAATGTACTTCTCATGGGACATCCCCCGCTGGTTCCGCTTCAAGGGATGGCGCCTCGGCGATAAGTGGAACTGCGAGAAGTGAAACTGCTAGACTAGACACAAAAAACAAAACATTGGGTTGTTCTGTTTTGTTTTTTTTGTGGAAGACTAACACTGTGATCTTCCCTCACATCTTGATCATCCTGTTGCTACCCGTCTGGAACCAGATCGGCATCTCAGGGTCAGTGAGAGGGATCCAGCTGCGAGAGTTGCGGCGACTCATGATCATGTTCTCTTCCGTATTGTAGTAAATACCAACTAGACAGCCATTTGGCAGCAGGGTGAAGAAGTGAGTATTTTTATCTTTGTAGATCCTCTCGCTGCCCTTGCCAGATGCCAAGATCTCTGCGAGCTTCGCCTCTGCGACGACTACCTGCGCATCGGCATAAGTGCCATATACAGGAGAGGGATATCTAATGGCCGCTGCCTTACACACCTTAAGCCTCTCACGTGCTTGTGACTCAAGGGTGACATTGCCAGAATTGTTCATACGCCGCATACGGGTTCCACAGACAGCACGAGCGCGTTCCAAGAACCGTGCAAGCACTGGATTTGTGGTGGCATGGCGATCCGCCGAAGAGCGACCAGACTCCGTGATGACTGCCACTCCACCCTCAGGCAGGGTAGCCTTCCAGGCATCCAAGGAGGGCCAGTAGATGCGGGCGTCTGCGGCATTGAAGATAGTCTTGTCACCGCGACGCACTTCCATGACCCTCCCGTCCTTGAGCAGAATCACGCTGCTCTTGAAATCGCCGATCTTACAGCTGAACTTGGTCATCTTCGTCGTTGTTGTGTGTGTGTTAGATGTCTTAATCTGTTACGTCACTACTAACACCTAGTCTGGCTAGGTGTTGCTTCAACTTTTTGAAGCTGTTATGACTCTTGTAGCACAGTGATCATGCTAGAGCATGAGAACAAGCGACTTAGGGATGTAGCACAGTGATCATGCTAGAGCATGAGAACAAGCGACTTAGGGATGTAGCACAGTGATCATGCTAGAGCATGAGAACAAGCGACGTAGGGATGTAGCGGCACCGTATAAAACCGCGGCTAACAGGAAGGAGAACACGATGAGCGAGGGAGCCAAGATAGAACTCGTCAGTCGCGGAGCCAAAGATGCCTTCTTTACAAACGCGGAAGCACGGCGCACGTGGTTCGGTGCTCCATATGAGCGGCGGAGCCCCAGCACCCATGAGATCCGTCTTGTCTACCCAGAGGCCGGCGCACGATTCGGGCATTGGGTAGACATTGAACTGCCTAACAGTGGCGATATTCTGATGAGTGCGGTTATTCGTATTCAGATGCCGACATGGCTGCCCCCAGAAGTTGCCGCACTCAACAAAACAGACATAATCACGGTGGAGAGTGAGACGTGGCCAGGCGAGTTTATTAGATATGGATGGACAAACGGCATTACTAACTATCTGGTTCAGAGGTGGGCTCTCTTTGCGGATAATGTCATGATTGTAGATGGCTGGGGTGATTTCAACTCCTGGTTTCCTGATATGGAGACCACACAACTTCACGCCCCGCTGATCCACGCATCCACCGGCACGCATAATGGTACAGATTACAATATCCAGCAAAATGCGGTGCTGCCAGAGCTCGTGTTTCGTGTGCCGATCATTGGGTGTCAAGGGGTAGCAGATGTTGGTCTTCCTATGTGTGCGCTTCACCGCTATCAGCGTCTATATCTCCGCCTGTGGCTGAATGATAAGACACAGCTGGTAGAATCTGGACAATACCTTGGCCCACCAGAACCTGCCGATACTGGTATCTTTTTGTCGCGATATGAACCGTGTCCTGCTCCATGGGGTGGGCGTCGTATCAAGATTAATGATGTCCTGTCAGAATATGTAACTCTCAAAGACTATGAGGTGGGTCAGCCATATCTGTATGCGCGCTATGCGATGCTTAACTTGGATGATGAGACCCGTGCGGCAATGCGTGCTACTCCACAGGCGATTACATTCCGTCAAGAGCTCCGTCAGGATTTTACAGTTGAAGATAAGGACTGGAACCCGACTACAGAATTCAAACAGATATTAGATATCCATGGGCTCTTCCAGGCGCTGTTTATTGGGATTATCGGTAACGCACGAATGAAACAGAACAAATACCGTGATCTCAATCCACCTGGTGTTCCGCCAGCAGCAGTCTACAATGAGGCCACACGACGGGACTGGCTGCTCAATCTGAATCTCCGTGTTAATGGTATTGATCGGATTTATAACTGGCCACCGAAGAAGTTTCAGGAACTCGCGAATAATACACAGCTGCTCCGTGATGTAGAAACTCAACTGTATTCTTTAATATTTGGTATTAATCCTGACTCTGTGCCTGCGGGCCCCTGTAATCTGTCACGAACTCAAAAAGTACTGCTCTGTATGCAGCTTGATGATGTATTACAGGATCCCATGTCAGACTCACGCCAGGCGTTTGCTTCAGTGTTAGGTCTCTCGTGGAACGCGCTGATGATTCGTGATGGGCGATGTGAGCTCATGTATTCCGAATAATCTCGCAGAGATTATTACGGTATTGCTAGCGAATATGCTAATATTCACTTGTTCCGAATAATCTCGCAGAGATTATTACGGTATTGCTAGCGAATATGCTAATATTCACTTGTTCCGAATAATCTCGCAGAGATTGTTTGGAACATTCGGATTATGAAGCTATAAGGGCACCCTTGAGACCTTCAAAGTTCTGATTTAAAAATCCATTAACGGCATCGCTCTCCCACGTCATAAGTATGAGACCGATGAAACTGACAACCACACCGAGCATCTTGATGGGCGAGATCTTTTCGGCAAATACCAACAGACCAATAATGGTTACTGTTAGATCACTTGATAGATCCCACACGAGATTCATGATGGTGAGTGTCTCTTTACGAAGAGCTGTTAGTAGGATTGAAGGTGCCGCAGCATACATAAGTGTAGGGATAATCATCCATGCGGGATCCCATCCAGTACTAACACCCTTCACGATAGGTAGCGCGGTCGCATCCAGGAGACCGAAGCCAAGACCATAGGCCAGTGTGCGCCAGTTGAGCATCTCTCTGATCTTGGGTGACCAAAATAAGGTTCTGGGAGCACAATGCTCTTTTTATTTTTTTTGTTTAGTGGTGGTCACCAGAGGGTCATCGGATCTGGTTGACGTGGCAAGCGCATGTCAGAACGTCGGATCGTCGGATCGTCGGAGTTTCTTGACGCGACAAGCGCATGTCAGAAACTCCTTTACCAGTTGCTCTTATCACCAGCACGGCGACTAACAGCCAGATGTGCGTTGAACTCTCCCGCAGCACGAGCACCCGCCCCAGCCTCACGGACATCATCCATCTCCTCCTCTTCCTCATACTCTGGCGCAGCAGCAGCAGCAGCACCACCATCATCCTCCTCAGGAGGCTCATGCTCATCAAACCCATCGTCATAACAGTGAGTTGTGATCTTTGCTAGACGCCGACGGTGAGCTGCGCGCTCCTCTGCCTCCAGTCGCGCGGAGCAACTTGCGTGGTATTCAGCCCGAGCAAGTTCCTCCTCCTCCGCTTCACGTGCTGCGCCCAGAATAGCACCACGCTCGCTCGCAGCACGGAAGTCTAGTATGTGCTTAGGGGCAGGGGCGGTTTGAATAGCAGGTGCCGCTGAGACTGATCGGCGAAGATCTCCTCCTGCTCCGCCAAGAGAAGGATACTCATCCGCATTGCCAAAGTCCATCATCCGCTTACGTTTAGTCTCTGCCTCAATTCGCTCGCGCTCCTCCTTGCGCTTCTGTGCAGCATCACTCTCTGCGCGTCGGCGTTGCTCCTCCAGTCGGCTGTTTTGCTTGTCACCGCCACCGAATGCTGCGGGCATAGGCCGTCCACTGCCTCCGCCGCCGCTTCGCTCACCTCCGCTTCGCTCACCGCTTCGCTCACCGCTTCGCTGTCCCCAACCATCCATGGAAGTCCGGGTCACCGGTGCTCCACCCTCTGGTGCTGCTACTGCTGAGCGTGCGCGCCAACCGCCACCACCACCACTGCTCGTCCAACTGTTCGTCTTGTTCTCAGTGCTCATCTTCGTCGTTAGTAGTATTTGTCTTGATTGCTTTGCTACTACACACCAGTCAACCTGCCACCAGCCACCAATCAACTTTTTGGGGCAACCCCTGTGTGCCTAAAGCCTCCCTCAGACACAAGAACCAAAAATGTCCGATCTTGATGTATCACTTTCGCAGTTTCTCTGTGGACGCTACAATCGCATTTCTCTCCGTGAAACATTAGACGGTCTCCTGATTTCCGACACCCTGTCCATGACGCCCATTGAATTTCAGGAGGGGCTCCGCCAGCAGGACCAACATATCGGTCGCTGTTTCTGGCGCAACGTGATCGCACCCCTGCGTGAGGCCTATAATGCGTACAATGCGCTCGCCCGTGAGCGTGCTCTTGTTACCACCGCCACCGAGCGTCTCCGCACCTTGATTGAGTCTCACAAGCGCAGCGCTGCCACAGCAACAGTAATAGGATCACAGAATCCCGGCTCTGTGTAAGTATCACGGACAAACACTGTGGCTGGATCAGTTGGCGCCAACTCAGCACAGCCGCGGCCATGGCTCTTCTCTTGATCTGCTATGGACCACTCATCAGGGATATCATCTGGAAAGTGCGTAGCATAGAAGGCTTCCAGCATGTCATCATTCGGAAATATCGCATTTTCTGTATCAGGATTGATCGTCATTCCTGCTAGAGTAACAGCTGAACGCCAGAACCGACACGCCTGCGGTAAGAGTGACAGCGGAATACGACAATCGTCAATGTTTGTGTAGATGGCAGACAGTCCGCCTCGTGTCGTGCCAGCATGGAGAGCGGCTGACGGAATGGCGAGAGCACGACCCGCACGGCAGCCCGTTACGCGATCCCAGGCGGCCCACTGCGCTTCTGCTGCTGCGAGGGTGGTTGTGTCTACAATAATGGGCTGCTCCTGCTCTTGCGACCCTGTATAGCGTGCCAAGAATAGAACTGTGGCTGTCTGGTGAAGTAGCTGACATGTCGGATGCGCAGAGGCCATCTCGCGGAAGGCGACAACTATAGGACGATGTGCTGTAGTCATACTGGCAATCGCATCCCAGATGGTATCCGCGCACAGAAGCGGTTGCGCCCACTGTAGATACCATATGGCCGCAGCGTAGCTGGATGTGCGGATCGCACCCTCAAAGGCGAGCCACCAGGAACCGGCCGTGGGTATGTCAGTCTCTCCTGTTTCAGCGGCAGCCCTGGCAAACGCATTGGCACGGAGATGACGGGCTTCCTGTTGGCGCTTTGTTACGGTGAGCGGATTGCCTGGAGGCGGGATGGCAGCATTGGCTGTCACATTGAGCAGATCAATGGGTGGTGCCGAGCGTGCGGCCACGCAGGCAGCAACTACACGGAGCACGGTGGCAGGAGAGAGATCTAGTGTTAGTATGTAGTGGTCATGTGGTGCTCCCCATCTTAGCCATGTGGTGCGGAGAATCTGGAGAGCTAGTGGTGCTTCATCCGACACAACGAGTTCGTGGGTCCAGAAGAGTGCGGCGGTCGTATCGCCGGTCCGAAGGCTTAACTGCAGAGCAGCTACGACTTCGTCGGATTCATAGAGGTGACGTGTCAGAGGCATCGTGCGGGGGCATGTTAGGCAACCACATGAGGCATCAAATTTTTGGATTTGGATTTGGTCAAGTCGGATTTGTTGACATTTACGTTCCACAATCGGTCACAACCAAGTCGGATTTGTTGACATTTACGTTCCGCAAAGCTTCACTCCAATCGGTCACAACCAAGTCGGATTTGTTGACATTTACGTTCCGCAAAGCTTCACTCCAATCGGTCACAACCAAGTCGGATTTGTTGACATTTACGTTCCGCAAAGCTTCACTACAATCGGTCACAACCAAGTCGGATTTGTTGACATTTACGTTCCGCAAAGCTTCACTACAATCGGTCACAAATCCTTTAAGTCGCTATTATTGACTTGTTACACTCTGTTCCACAATGTCATAATAGCTTTAACCAGTGCGGACAACCACCACACCCAGGCCATCCGCACCCCAGACCTTCACGAAGGTTTGGGCGCAACGGTCAGCAGCGGCGCACACACCCTCCGTCTCAATACCATCAATAGCCTGGACCTGACGGAACACAGCCAGGTGCGCGTGATCTGCAGGGTCATAGATAGTGATCTGGCGACCCAGATCCTTGTAGAGAGCACCATTACTACCCGATATGTCTGTAAAGATCGCGTAACCAGTAACAGCAACCTCTTCAACCTCCGCGACAGTCGCAACACTGGTCAATGTGAGGAACGCACCAGGAGCAAGAGTGAAAGCGCTCACCTGATCGGCATCACCCGCAATAACAGCATTACCACCTGTGGAGGCAGCCACCATGAGATACTTCGCACGGACAGGGATCTGCGAGAAGGTGCGGAGAACGGAAGACATTTATACTTATGTCCAGGAAAATAATTTGGGCGAGGAGGCGTGTCCAGGGACTTCTAAATCGGTGATGCCACTATCTTTGCTAGATCCTGACACAATCGGCTCAGACGTGCGGCACGGTCTTGCTCCCAATATGATTTCTTAAACGGAAACCCTCCCACCGGCTTCCACCCTCCTGCCACTGGCATCAGGAGCTTGTTGTTATCTGCCAAATGTGCGATGAGTTCTGAAACTGTCTTGGGCGAACATAGAGCACCTCCACCAACTGACACTGGTATGAAGCCCAAATCAACACGTACCGATTCTGGTGTGTATTCCACTCCATACGGCGTCACACGGCCCTTTGTAGTATCCACATACATAACAGACGCATATTCTGGCCCACTGCGCTGGTCACTCGCAATATAGAGCTGCCATGACGGTGGTGGCGGCTGGCGACGACGTCCAGGGATCTTATAACTCGGCTCGCGGCGCCGCATAGCATTGCGGAGCGCCTTGAAGTCGTCCAGGGTCATGTGTGTGCTTTCATCGGCAGGAAGAGTTGCGACTTTGCCAACACGGTGAGCGACGGCCACATGTGTGTGGAGCGCAGGACCAAGAGTACATTGTCCATCGTGTGTGCGTAAGAGATCCTGGAGTGTATCCAGTTTCGCGGCGGCAAATATGGTTCCAGATAGAGGATCGCGGGCATTCTCACAGTTCATAGTAGCCCACTCCAAGATGGCGGTGCGATCACCAATTGGCGCAGTGGCGGCAGAACCAACAGGGAGCTTTGGCGGTGACTCGGAATATGTGCGAGTTGCTTCACGGGACGCACCCCGAGATGCAGCACGGGTTGCCACACGAATAGCAGGATATACCGGTGGTGGTGCCGCAGCCATAACTGGATTAAGCCGCTTGTAAGTCCGTCCTGTCATCTTGATACAACGCTGCGAACGCGGATTACGCACTGTGCCGGGTGGACACGGCATAGAACCAGTTAGTTCTGGCACGGCTGCCGCACGGCGTGGCGCTGCAGCAGCAGCAGCTGCTGCTGGTTTTGCTACAGGCGCAAACAGTGCGCCCAGTGCCGGCATGGCGGCTCCTCTCCCCCATCCGCTTCGCTCACCCGCACCAAACGCTCCAGCGAGCGAACCATAATTTGGCGGGGGAGCACGACGGGGAGCACGCAATGTTAGTCTCCGCATATTCGGTGCTCTGGCAACACTATAACCAACATCCAACTCACCTATATCTCCGCGACGCACCAGATCGCGCGCCACACGACCACTGGCCTTTACGCATCGCAAAGAGCGTGGATTCAAAATCATTCCTGGTGGACATGACATATCACTCTGTTTGTTGCTGGCGATTTTTCTGTTGATAAAGTAGATTAATGCCGGTTAGCACGTGGAAAATGCCAAGGCGTTACAGTCGCCGTTATTGTCGCACTACTCCGTGTCGGCGGATGGGCTTTACACAGCGCTCATCTTGTCGCCCATACAAAAATTGTTTTAAGAGGAAAACACAACGTCGTATCACACGACTTATCGTTCTAGATCCACTTGATCGGTTCAATGCCATGAGCAACGAGAGCGGCATTTGTCTTGCTAAATGGCTGTGAACCGAAGAAGCCCGTATGCGCAGACAAGGGACTCGGATGTGGGGCTATCAAGAGTGTATGTCCCTTGGCCGCCAGACTTGCGGCGACTGCAGCATTCAGCAACTTCTTCTGAGCGGGACGTCCCCACGCGATTACTATAACATGTGGTGACGTATCAAGAACACGTGTTAGCAGCTGCGCTGTCAAGTGCTCCCACCCTAGACCCGCATGGCTCTGCGGAGACCCGATTGCCACTGTCAACACATCATTGAGTAGCAGCACTCCCTGTTCGGCCCAGGCAGTCAGACATCCACTCGTGGGTGGGCTGGCAACTCCCAAGTCGCTGACAAGCTCCTTGTAGATATTCTGGAGAGAGGGCGGGAGTTTCGTAACGGCAGGACGAACACTAAACGCGAGTCCATGTGCCATGCCAGGAGTGTGGTACGGATCCTGACCCAGAATCACCACGCGGACTTTTGCCGGATCAGGGCAGGCACGGAGTGCCGCAAACACATCATCTGCCTGAGGCGCTGTCTGAGTCGTCAGGGCGATCAGTGCCTTTCGGAGAGAAATACCCGCGGCAGAAGCCATGTAGGGATCTAACACCGTGCGCCACGCAGGACTAACACCCTCCATGCTCCATGGCTCTGGCGTGGCGGGGTCGCCTTCTTCTTCGGTCCCTGCTCCTGCTCCTGCTCCTGCTCCTGCTGCTCCTGCTTCAGCAATCGGATCAGAAGCGGCTGTTTCTGCTATAGATCCGCGCAGCCGCTCATAGAACGCCTTCACAGTAGGGTGACAGCGCACCTTCCGTGGGTCCAGCTTCCAGATGTAGAGACCATCCAGAGAACGAACACGGGAGAGTGCCACATATGCCTGCCCGAACTCAAATGTCCGACTGCCAATATCAACGAGCGCCGTGTCCAGCGTGGCACCCTGACTCTTGTGGATCGTAATGGCATAGGCCACTCGTAGCGGAAGCTGACGGCGACCGATACCAGCATAATCTGGATCAGGCAGCCACCACTCAGCGGGATCAACGAGAACCAACCCACTCTTGAACTGGACAATCGGCAGACCACCGTCGCTGAATGACGTCACCACACCACGGGATCCGTTGACGAGCCCCGCCTCTTGATCCTTGTTAATGAGGAGCATGACCTGGGCACCAATACAGAGTGTTAGTTCTGCGTCATAGGGCGCATCGGTGTCAAAGCGGGTCAGAGCGATATCTAGGCCCTCCGGCCTCAGTACGTGGCCGTCCTTGTATGTGGTTTGGACCGCAAACACGTGCCGCTCTCCATCCAGTAGCGCCATATTCTGCTCATTGATGGAGTTGACCTCCGCATTGCGACTGAAGATCAGTGTTGGGCGAATATCATTCTCCTGCCAGGGCAGACCCATCCGCCGTGTCAGTAGATCAATGGACTCCTCGCTGAGCTCACCGAACCGTGCCTCATTCAGAAGGCGCTGAAACACGGGGTCGCTCTGTCGCTGGATCTGGACAAGCTCGTGGCACTCATCTACCAGTTCATTCCATAGCGGCATCTCAAAGACGAACTTTGGACTTGCACTCGTACTGCTCTTGTCATCATCGGATGAGGATGTGCTTGCTGCTCCTGCACCACCAATCGCAGGCAAGGCTACAGTGGGGAAGGCGAGTCCACGTTGTACCGGTGGCAACTGACAGAAGTCGCCGGCTAGTAGCAGCTGGAGACCACCAAATCGCACAGCAGGACGACGCCGAACACGCCGTGCCACGAGATCCAGCTTCTCCAAGAAGTCGGGCGTCATCATGGAGATCTCGTCAATAATGAGGAGCTGGGTGTCTAGCCAGCGTGCTGCCGCACGCTTGTTCTTAAGAACCGCAGCAGCCAGTTCATGGGGTGCCTCACGTGCGAGACCAACACCGGCCCAACTGTGAAGCGTCTTGGCATGTGCGGCACGGAGTGAAGGGCCTGTTCCTGTTTTGCTGGCTGTAACAGCGGGGTTCAACAGCAGCGCAGCACAGCCGGTCATAGCGGTGACCGCATGGCGGATTCCTGCCGCAGTAGCCCACTCAGTAATGGCGCGGATGGTGTGGCTCTTACCCGTTCCACCTGCACCTGTTAGAAATACATTCTTGCCGGCCTTAACAGCGCGGAGAACCGCCGTTTGTTCTTTATTTAACGAGACGGGCATCGTATTTAGCTGCGGTGGTGCCAGCATAGTACGGGCATCAACTTTGTCCAACCTTCTGAGTTTGCGACTTTTTGGCGGAACTGCGTAGCATTTGCGTTTAAATTTGACGCAGGGGGGTGTTGCTGGGGTCGCCAGGGCACGATGGCCAAAGAAAATCCCCGAACTGAGTATCTGATGTCTGCTACCTCAGATTCTACGGAAACTGTCACAAACCCAATAGACGTAGCACAACTCCATGCGGCCGCCGTCACAAAGCGTCTCAAACACGACGCCGAGGAGCCCATGCTGATTGCCAATCCGCATCGCCACGTCATCTTTCCCATACAACATGAGGATTTGTGGCGCAAATACAAGGATCATGTGTCAGTTTTCTGGCGCCCCGAGGAGCTGGATCTATCCAAAGACATGAAGGACTGGGTAACTCTTAACACGGACGAACAGCACTTCATCAAACGTGTACTCGGCTTCTTCGCGGGGTCCGATGGCATTGTCATTGAGAATCTGATGAAGCGGTTCACCACGGAGGTCCAAGTGCCAGAGGCGATCTACTTCTATGCGGTTCAGGGCATGATGGAAACGGTCCACGGGGAGACGTATTCGCTGCTTATTGATACTTACATTGAGGACCGCACCGAGAAGCTGGACATTCTGCGCTCTATTCAGACGATTCCGTGTATCCAGAAGAAGGCGGCGTGGGCGCTCCAGTGGATGGAGTCGGATGAGGCGGACTTTGCCACACGGCTGATGGCGTTTGCGGCGGTGGAGGGTATCTTCTTCAGCGGGGCGTTCTGCGCAATCTTCTGGCTCAAACAGCGGGGTCTCATGCCTGGTCTGACCGCCTCTAATGAGTTTATCGCGCGTGACGAGGGGCTTCACACGGATTTCGCTTGCCTGCTGTATTCCAAGTGTCGCCACAAGCTGTCCAAGACGAAGGCGCACAAGCTGATCCGTGAGGCGGTCAAGATTGAGAAGGAGTTCATTATGGAGGCGCTGCCGTGTTCGCTGATCGGCATGAGTGGCGCACGGATGGGCGAGTATATTGAGTTCGTCGCGGATCGTCTGTTGGTTTCTCTGGGCTATCCCAAAGTGTGGGATGCGGTCAATCCATTTCCGTGGATGGAGCGTATCTCGCTGGAGGGCAAGGACAACTTCTTTGAGAAGCGAGTGACCAACTATGCGCTGGCGGGTGTGGGGCAGGATGCTTCTAAGATGTCATTCGCACTGGATGAGGAATTCTAGGCAAGCCTAGAATTCTAAACCTGTTCGCTCTTGCGAGCTCTCAGGAAGAGTTCTGAGTACGCGGAATCCAAGCATCATAGTCAAAGTCATCTTCACGTGGCCAGCCCGTTACGGCATAGCCGTCCACAAAGTAGGTGTGGCTGCCACCAATAACCAGATTGTAGAGCTGCGTCTCAGGTGGCATATCATAGATTTCAAGTGTTTCCACCATGCGAGAGCCTTCAATTGTTTTGAGTTTCTGACCAGTTGTCAGTGTCTCAATACGACCAGGATTCAGACCATGGAGCATACGCTTCTCAATCTTACCTTCAGCATTGATAACATCATGCTCTCTGCCATATGTTGCGCCAATCACTGTGGCAGGATGAGCACAGAAGAACCGCTTATCTGGCGAGATATGCGGGTGATGGCTGCTGGTAGAATGTTCGTTATTGATGCGACACATTCTAGCAGTTCCAAGCAGCGGGCGATGAAGAGCTAACACTGTATTAGTCTCTCCAAATGCGCCTATAACATAATCGCCGACCGCAATGTCTTCAATCGGCTTCTCTGTGCCATCAGATAGAGATACGAGTGAACCTGCGAGAAAACAAGGGGCAAAACCAATCCCTGTAGTAGATGAAGAACCACATGTATTTGTCCCTGTTATTGTAATATTAAATAGCTCATAATTGTTAAATATGATATATAGCCTAACAGATGTTGGACCAGTTGGTTCAAATATGTATTGATTGGGATAAGTTGTTGTATAGGAATATGATATAGCACCGACAAATGGATTCCATGATATATCAAAATATGTATCATATATACCTAGATATGATGGAAATATACCTTGAAGTTCAGATATACTAATGCTACTTGCGATTGGTGCGCTGCAACTACAGCACGGAATAGTGTATGTTCCTCCCTCAGCCGGCTGGACAACTACACGCATCTGGCCCATGCGGCGTACTACACGGGTGGATTCATCAAAGATAAACCGCCCAGCTTCAGGAGCAGTCGGGTTGTTAGCACGGAATGCGGCCAGTGTGCGCGAACGCAGACGCTGGGTGCGGCCTTCATAACTGTTATCGGCGTTAGACATGATGTTCTACTCTGGAGATCTACTTTTGGAGAATGGGATTGGATCTGCTATGTTTGCTTTATTTCTTTATGGCGGCAAACTTTTCCATAAGGGTTGACATATGTGTAGGAGTCTTGGCTGATCTACCACCAGGATCACCTACAATAAATACCGGACCAGTTGAGCTACTACAACTGTTAGATGCTGTTAAAGTTACTGAATAAGTCACAATATTAAATGATAACGGATAGAATATTATCACACCGCCGCCTGGTAAAGGTCCATCAGGCATCACACCCAAATCAGTAAATTCTGTTGGCACTATATCACCAGTATTATCACGGACTGTAATTGTTTGGCTTGTGCTATTACAGTATGGAGGATAGATTAACCCGTAGAAACTATCTAATCCGTAGTCACCAGGGATAGGAGGAAGTGGTGTTGGTGTGCCATACCATCCATTAATTTCATTTTGGAAATCATCGTAGCTACTTATTGGTATGGATCCACCAAAGGGTGTATTTTCAAAAACAGTAGAAACAGGACACACCGGCTGACAAGCCTGACATCCCGTCTCAATCAGTCGTGTAATAATTGCCGACTGCGGAGGGCGACCGGCCACACACAGCGGTGTTCCTGCCAGAATCCGCGCCTTCTTGTATCGCATGTAGTCGGTTGCTGATGCGAACTGCTTCTTTCCCGTTGTAACCTGGTGTTGGTAGACAAGAGCGTCGCCGAGCACATTGGTGCGCATGCTGCTGCTGAGCTGGCTCTCGGGCTTGGGTATTACGGGGGCTCCTGCTCCGCCCTGACAAGCGCCGCCGCACATTCCTTGATATGTTGACATGTTCCTACCGTTGGGCACCGCAAAAAAAGTGAAGGTGGCGGGCTGGTTAGTTGTGGGCTGGTACGACTGATCTGCCATACTATCTGAACGACTAACAAGATGACGCAACTATATATGATCCTCACTGCTATCGGCCGTGAGCGCGGCCAGCCGTGCGCCGTGTTCTTTGATCCGTTCGCTGCCAAGCGGGCATTTGAGGAGATTGATGGCATGTCCTCGCACTTTACACCGACGTATACGGCATTTCTGGTGGCATATGAGCTCCAAAAGAATGGGCAACTTGTGGAGCTGGAGGAGCTCGGGCGCAAATGACGGGCTCCTCAGTCGCCATTGACTGCTCTATGTCGCGCTGCTCATGACGCAAGGTCATGGCTCCTTTACCAAAAACTAACACCGTCCTTCCTCCTCTCCTCCTCAGTCCTACCTCATTTTGCTACGCTGGCAGAGACAGAGGTAGAGACAGAGGCAGAGACAGTGACAGTAACATTCCTGCTGCTGCCATGTCAGCACGAATGGAGTGTCCGCGCCAGGTAGACTGTATCTGCGTGGCGATCAGTGTTAGACCTTCGGGAGGCTCGTCTGCTGCTTCTGCCGGCTTCCACTGCTCTGGTGCCACTGTCTCGCGCCAGTGACGGATCCATGTGCCATCTGGCACACGGAACCATACTGCTTCAAGATCCTCTGCTTCTCCATCGCCGCTGCCATCATCGGTGTTATCATCGTCTTCTTCGCCTTCGCCTTCACTGTCTTCCGCCATCGGGACATTGTCCAACTCACCCGCCTCATGGCGGCAATACGGACAGCTGCTCGGACCATCCTGTCCCTGAAACCAGCGGACTATACACAGCATGTGATACTCGTGTCCGCAGGCCAAGACCGTCTTGCCAGTCTCGGCGGTGATGTTATCAAAGCAGATTGCGCACTCTGTCATGATGAGTGTTCTTTGGATTTGGATTTGGATTTGCCTACAGGGTTAACTGGGCAGGGCAGGCAGCCGTTCAAGTTTTTCACTTACCAAAACTAACAGTTGGGCTGCTGCTCTATTTCATCTTGGGATTAACGGCATGCTGTATCTTGAGGCGGAGTAGATCTACCGCCGTACGATGGGTTTTCATTACCTGCGGAAACTCGCGAACGACAATCTCAAGTAGAGAGCGCCGGTGTTCCAGCAGCTGTTGTTGCCAGACAAGAAGATCAGACACTTGTGGTCTCTTGGATGGTGGGGGCATCGTGTATGGTGACTGCTGTATGGGCGGCTGTGTGAGCGCTCATTTTTGCCGACATTACGGCAGTCCAGTCAGGATGGAGCTGGAGTGTTGGTTTCTTGGCGGGATCGGTCCAGAGTAGCCGACCAATCTCCGTGGGATCAGTGAGATCATATGTATATGCGATTGATGTGGTCGGATCAATCAGATATACAATCCCCTGAACATCTAACTTGTAGAACGTTCTGGTAGCAGGTGCAGCAGTAGCAGTCATCGTACGCGCCGTGTTGGCTAAGCCCTGTGGGCCAGTCACCTTTAGGCAATATCTGTTAGAACCGGTAGAGCAGCTTCGGATTGAACACAATCACCAGTGTCACTGCGAGCAGGATACCCCAATAGAGTCGCTGACGCTCGGCGCGGCTCAGATTCTCGGTCACCGTATCAGCGAGTCCCCATACGGCAATCCAGGCCATGAAGATAACAAACACCATGCCCAAAGTTGCCACTGTAGAGCGCATCTAAATGGCGGGCAGATTTAGCAAGAGATCAAGAGAGATGTCAGGTACAGCTGTCAATTTCGGCCCCTCCAGCAGGGCTGGCGGGTTCATAAATGACAGCACAGCTGTCAATTTCGTATTTATCCGCCACGCGCAAGCCACCCACAATGTTGCCGCAGAGACACATGGTCCGATTGTCTACAGTGATCCTGCGTTTCGCAATGCCCCGTTAACTGATGAGGGGCACCTACAGACTACGCGTGTGCGTCGTGAACGCGGCTCTGAGTTCTTGGAAACCAGTGGTGCGATAGTCTACTGCTCTCCGCTGCGCCGATGCCAACAAACACTTCTGGGTGTTATTCCTGATTCCGCTGCGTGGCCGGTGCGTCTAGACGATCGTCTCATGGAACCGCAATCGCATGTCTGTAATCACCGACCTGAACGGGGTGAGTTGGCTCCATTGTGTCCGTCTGCCTGGAATCTAGATGGTGTTGCGGAGGTGAATCCCAAGGACGCACCGGAGTCAATCGTCGCCCGCATTCGTGCGTTCACTGCCGATGTGCTCGCACGTCATCCGGGACAGCGCGTGTTAGTTGTCTCACACTTTACATGGATCAGCAACTGGTTCCGCATATTCAAGAAGGAAGTGGTGGAACCGGCGAATTGTTCTATCAGGTCGGCAACGCTGCCGGTGCCCCCAAAAACTTGATTAAGCAGCAGGCTGATTGACGGCACCTTGTACTAACATAATGAATGCTGTCACTGGCTCTGGCTGTGCCACATGTAAATCATGGCTCGGATTGAGCCGTATCCACACAGAGAAAGAACTGAGTGGATCAGGAGGTGTTTGTCCTGTTCGGGCATCATCATGGTGCTCCCAATGCGGATGTTACGGACATCGGTCTTCCGAATGCTGTGAAGACATCATGTGGGATCGCCCACGGACTCTGGAGGAACTCATTCCGGTTGATGTGCGGGATCGGTATGATATTGACACGGAAACGATGATTATGTGGACGAAGCCGACGCTGTATGATGCGGAACGAGAAATAGCGGAAGGTAACACGATTATGATCCGGTATCGCGATGGACAAAAAGATAGCAAGATCCGCGAATATATGAAACAAAACAAGATTGTGACGGTTCACAAGATGGATGGCAACATTCAGAAGCTGCGCACCTGGGCTGTGTCACAGGGAAAAAAGGTTCGTCTAGTTCAGGAGTAATGACAGAGTTAGAGGATGCGGCAAAATTTTTAGAACAGTTCGGCGGGAGTGATGATCCACCATATGTATCTGGCTCTTCAGTTTTTGGTAAGGGCGACCGTGTAACAGATCAGTATGGTGTTCATATTACTGAAAGGGGGCAGCAGTTAGCCCCATCGGATCTTGGTGGTGTTCAGAGTGGTGGGGGTCGCCGTAGACTGAGCCGTAACCGTAAGACTCGTAACCGTAAGACTCGTAACCGTAAGACTCGTAATCGTAAGACTCATCGCAGTGGTCGCCGCCCACGATTCACTCTCAATCTCCGTGCCCAGATCCGGCTCAAACATTAGGATCACAACTCAATCAGATCCACCTTTCCAACATGAATCTTACAGTATCCCTTCTCTCCAGCCTTAGCATTCTTACACTGACTGCTATCTGTTAGTTTCCACTGACAGCGCGTATCATCGGGTGCTGCGCCGGGACGACGTCCGCGGTTGTCTTTTTGATGAGGTGCTCCCGCACCTCCAGTTGCTCCAGTTGCTCCAGTCGCAGGAGCAGGAGTAGATGCCAACATAACTAACACCTGCTCCCGACCAATGAGCTTGATCGCTGTCTCAATATGAAAACGAGCGAGCTCTTCTGAGGTTGACATCCTAATGTGATGTATTGGAGGATTTCTGTTTAGGTTCGCTTGTTGCGTAAGCACACCAGCATGTAGACAACCGATACTGAGCCAATCAGCAACCACCACTCACGGGGGAGTCCAGCTGGGCCGCTGACAAAGGGGTCCGAGTGGGGAGTGTTAGATACAGGTGGGGGAGGCGGCGGTATTGAACACTCTCCCGCGCATCCATGCTTTCTAGGAATCTCAGGCACGGTGGGTTTGTAAGTGGCGGCACGTTGCCGCTGCGAATCGTGCATGGAGGAGATCTGATCACGACGTGTTTGATCCATGTGGGTCTCTAACAGTGGATACGATCTGATGCCTACTCCGCGGTCATCGGTCTTAAAGAAATGTCGCCACCACTTCCTAGAATAATGGACTCTGCCATCAAGAAGATTGCCGACAAGAAACAGACACCCGAGGAAGCCGCTGCTGTAGATGCTTCTGTGCGCGCCTCCAAGCGCTCCGTGGGTGTGCGCCAGATGGTAACCGAGATCAAGGCGTCCCAGGCACGGGGCCTGGCACCTCATGAGATTCAAGTGGAGCTGGCTCACTGGGAGACGGAGTATCCCCGACTGTTTGCGATGGTGAATGGCGGCGAATACTCAGAGGCAATGCTGAACGCCATGCTAACTCAGTTGGAGGCCGTGGAAGTGGGGCGGATGACAACGCACGATGCATCGGTGGCAGTCGGGACGGTGCTGGTGAACTCATACGTGCGGCCACAGCTGGGAATGGAGCCAGTGCCTCTTCCAGGTTCAAAGAAACCAGCTGCTCCAAAGTGAGACCTACATACTGACGATTTTCCGGCACGCGATGACGGACACACCATTCTCTACTACTCTGGATGTTCCGGTAAAGTAGATCCTGGATTTGCGTCTTTTGGGGCGTACGAATCAGACCGAGTGTCAGTTCAATGTTGGCGAACTGATGATGCTCCACCTCCTCCTGGAAGGCTTGAACTTGTGCGACCCACTTAGCCGTCCACGGAGACACCGCGAATATATGATTCCAACCATGGGGCGCATCCGTGCGTGTCAGTGTGTTAAGAGTGACAATAACCCATTTGGGGACTGTGGGCAGGAGGCCGCTGCCAACCCAGTAGCGTTCCGAGTTGGCAGGGCGACTCGTGTGTGGCTTCACGATCGCCGTGCGCTCAAAGCAACCACCTACCATCCACAGAAGTTCCAACGTGGCAATATGCTTTGTGTCAAACACCTTGAGGATCATCGTCCCACCAGGTGCCAGTGTCTGGAGACCGGCCAGTGCTTCTGCGGCGAGTAACCGATGAACCGTGTTTTCTTGGCCGTTGTAGTCACTGCTGAAATCAAAGCCACCGTCTGCCGTATACAATAGTGCTTTCCTACCTGTTGCTGATGCTGTTGCTGATGCTGTCGCTGTCGCTGACGCTGATGCTGTCGCTGTTGCTGTCGCAGCAAGCCACGCAGCAGCCTGTGCTGCGAAAGCAGCCTGATTCGCGAGACTGTAGAGATTACCGGTACCATCCGCGCCATACGTCACATGGATGTCAGGATATTCTGTCAAGAATGCGGCGGATTTTCGCCAGCCGGGTACCGCACGCTCAGTAGAGCGCAGTGTCATCGCCAACATCCGTGTATGTCGCCCCGTGCGATGTTGAACCGCCTCCAGAAATCCACCGGGTCCTTCAGCACCGTGCGTTGAACCGAACGGCTGACCACGTGTTAGTAGTTCATCCATGCCGAGGAGATCCCACAGCTCAATCATCTTGAAATATGATCGTGATAGTGGAATAATGCCCGCAACCGACCGGTGCATCCGCCGCTGGAGTGACAGAAAAATGTATTCAAACGGATTTGTGATCTTCTTGGCATCATCCCAATAGCCGATTTCGGTCACACCGTCAATCTCATTTTTGAGAGCAGTGAGACTCTCATGGAGTGGAGTATGAATGGCGATAACACCGGTGCCAAGCTGAATATGCTGCTCAGGACTGGTGGCGGGTAGCGCAACCGGTTCTAACCAGTGAACTGTGTTATCCATAAGATGTTTAGGGGCCGGTGTGTTTAGGCTGTCTTTTCCAACTCAATGACATACACTAGTAGTTATTAAAGTTGACATTGCGGCCTACCTGATGCTGTAGGTAAATCACGATGTCTATGATAAAGAAGTCTCATTCATTGGCTATGGCTCGCCATGGTAATAAATCTACCATTTTTCCATTACGGACAGCAGAAGGCACTGTCATAGATCATATGCCAGCACAACTTCTTGTATCTGGCCATGATGCGTTCCATCCAGATGTAATAGTTCAGACAACTAGTTCTGAACTGAATCACATGTTACAAACAACTAGCAAAGAAGAAGCTAAACTTCTATTTCCACTGGTATGGTCAGCAATCAAAAATGTTGAGCCGTCTATCCTACATGGTCGTGGAGGAAAAGCCTGGTCAAACTTCTGTTCTGATATTATTCTTTACTATGTCTGTCGGTATCAACTATTTGGAACACTGATACCAACAGTTGATACATAAATTTGTTAAAGTATATTATTTTTGATCAAGCTGGCGGATTATTCATCCACCAAGGAGATTTCAGCGTGCGAAACACGCCTTAATCAAGCTTGGTTGACTACTCGTCAACCAACGAGATTTCGGCGTGCGAAACACGCCTTAATCAAGCTTGGTTGACTACTCGTCAACCAGCGAGATTTCCAACTCAGGCAGCTCATCAGGCACCATGCTGGTGGGATCCATTGGTGGCAACGCGGCAGGGATACGCAGATCCTGCTGGCGGCAGCCAGCCTGCTCGGGTGCCTCCAGCATAGCATCCACCTGCATCTGGGTGAGTGCCGGTGCGCGCTCAATGGTGCGCTTGGGTGGCGGTGCCGACGCGATCAGCTCTTTCAGTGCTGCCTCATCCAGCAAGATGTGACTGAAGCTCGTGCCACCACGGATCGGCTGACCCGTCATGATGTTAGCCGACACACCCGTCACTGGATCCACATCACCGAACAGTGCCGCGCGCAGAATAATATCCTGTGTCTGCTCAAACGACGCCTTGGCCAGCGGGCCAATCTTCGCCTTCTTGTTAACACCGATACGATCCGCCGACATCAGGCGCCCACGGTTCGTCAGTGAGTCACACAGAATTGCGACGTGTCGGTAGTTCACTGGAGCCGCCTGTTCAAACAGCGTGAATACCTCACGGAACAGCAGCTGCCGTGCGGCCTCAATGCCCAGATTCTCATAGATATCGTGGATGTGGTTGCTAATGAGCTTCGTGCCATCCACATCAGGATGGATCAACACATCCACGAAGTTGGTGCCGAATGTGTCAAGAACAAACTGCTCCGCCGCCTCATATTTGTTGTCATTATCCGGATTCTTCTCATAAATCTCGTTGGTCATCTTGCGGAAACTGACAGAGCGGAGACCAGGCACGCCACGTACCAGCGTCTGGGTCAGCAGCTTGTTCTGGAGCGCCTTGATAGCACCGAGATCATTCAGCGGATTCTCCTCCTCGCTGTGATTCAGACGGATACGGAAGACCATGCGGCTGGCATTGTGATCCGTGTAAGCGACTGACAGATCCGACTGGACGCCGCGCAATACATAGTTGATGTCCTCCATGGTGATGTTCTTGTTAAACATGCGCTCACGATCCAGCTCCAGGCGCAGAATCCACGGGCTGTTCGGTTCTTCCTCAGCCTCATCCGCCTCAAACGCGGCGAAGAAGCTCAGCCACTCGCTGTCGTCCGTAATCAGACTCGCGCTGTCACGGGGATCATAGTAGATGCGACTGACAGTCACCAGATCCTTGAGCGTCGTGAACTCCAGCTCCTGGGCAAGGCGACGGGCATCCTCCTTGCTCTTGCGCAGATCAGGGCGCAGGAAGATAGTCAGCGACGTGGCCTTGGGATTCTGGGTCACCTTCAGCAACTCTTTCAAACGGGGCACACCACGGGTCATGCCGGACTTGGCTGCAACTCCTGCAAGATGAAACGTATTTAGGGTATTATGGACGAAGATGTTGTCATCCACAAGGAAGCTATCATTTCCAGGAATTGTGAAATCATACACTAGCTCGTGGGGATCCGACATAGTTTCTAGTTCAGTAATCTCATCCCAGATAATGTCGCTTTTTACGGCAGATTCAAGGATTGCCAGATTGACTAACACCTTCTCTCGCACCTCTTCGCCCACATGAATAGTCATCATCTCGCGGAATTCACGGATGTAAGTCTCTAGTGTGCGGCGACCGATTGCTGTCTTGGGTTTTACACGATGGCTACCATAGCAGCCGTAGAGGCGGCTCTGACCAGGCATCTTGAGCAGAAGACCGGTCTCGGCAATAACGTCGCCGAGTTCAGGGATCATGTCAATCTCCTCCTTGAGACTCATTGCGCCCTCGCGATGATTGTATGCGACGATTTCGGCGAGACCCGCTGCCTTCTCAGGCAGGTAGAATCCAACCTCCTTCTGGAACTGATCCGCATGCTTGCGAATCACATTTAGCGTGTGCATGACTGCGCCCGGAATCCGCACAGACCGCTCCTCCTTGATGGAGGCAAACACACCCACCACTGCGAGCAGACGACCCATGTCACGGATGAGCGACTTGCTGCGGCTGCCGACACGGATCTGCTGACGGGCGGCGTTCACGTTGCCATCACCATCAAAGTAGCCAGACAGCACGCCGGCGATGAACTCGCGATTCGCGTGGAAGACTGGTGCAGCCAGCGTCTTATCAAAGGAACCGGTGTTGCCGAGTGCCATCAGCGTCTGCTTGAGCTTGGCATCATGGATGTTTGTATCCTTACTGGGACCGAACTGACCCGTGTAGTGACGAACACTGATCTCCCATCCGTGCGCAGCGGCCAGGGCACGGATACGCTCTTCCACAACAGGATGAATCTTACAGATCTTGACAGTATTGCCACTGAAGGATCCGTCTGCGAGATAGATACCCATGAGCCAACCGAACTCCTTGGTCAGCTCGTAACCGTTGTAACTGGTTAGCGCATCAGGGGCCTCGGGCATACGATACGCGACTGGAATGCGGTGACCAACACGGAGGTCAGATCCCTTAATCTCCTCCAGACCACACGTCGTGCGGCGTAGGAAAGAGTGGCTCAGGGTGGCCGTTGTCGTGCGCCCAGACTTGGTGGTGACCTTGACGAGACCACCATTCGCGGGATGGCGGCTCACTTGAGAGATCGGCTTCCAGGACGTCTTCTCATCATCACTGACACCCATGATTGCCCATGTCGCCGGTGGCAGATCCAGCGCCTCACTATCACCATCACCACGCAGAATAGCACTCTTCTCTGTAGCACCATCCATGATCCGATCAATAAAGTGGCCAACTGGACCCACATATAGCTCATCTGGATTTTTAAGATTTTTTACTGAAATCCATGTCTCTTTGTGACTGGACATTTGAGTTGTTGTCTCACCGATAGACTGTGCTGCGATGATCCCCACCATCTCGCCGGGGACCGCCCACGACCGCAGATGTTTGACAATAATCTGTTCCGCAAGCCAGTCAAACGCGGCACGGGTGAAGCCGAGAGCCTGGATATCACGTGGATTCATGTGATAGCGCAGCAGCGCGGCCCACAGACGGTTGTCGGCACGGGTGCGCTCCAGAATGCGATCCACCGTGTCAAGAACATGGGCGCCAGTGACAGGTGTGCCCTGGCCCACGGTCAGATTCATCTGCTTGACCGCCGTGGCGATCAGACGCGGCAGATGGACCGCGGACTGGACGGTCTTGTCCACACGGCCACCCCAGACATTAGTCACGAGCATATCGCGATCGGCAAACACCTTGGACAGGTGCGCCTGCGACTTGTCGGCACCCACATCCTCTACCGTGAACTTGGCGCGAATCTCGGTGTCAGACATCTCAGCCAGACGGATCGGCTGGTTCTCAATCTTCGTGGCGTTCGTGCCGTCGTCGCCGTAAGCGAACTGGACGAGGATGCCACCCGCATCACGCACCGTGCCATCGTGATATGTGATCATGTCTTCCATGGTTTTCACCAGCTGGCGATACATGTATCCGGAATCGGCGGTTTTCACTGCAGTATCAATCAGACCCTCACGTCCAGTCATGGCGTGAAAGAAAAACTCGGCCGGATTCAGGCCCTTGACGAAGGACGACTCAATGAAGCCGCGCGCCTCCGCACCGTCATCGTAGCGCTTGAAGTGGGGCAGAGTGCGGTCCTGGAAGCCGTAGGCGATGCGCTTGCCCTCAATGGACTGCTGGCCGAGAGTGGCAATCATCTGCGCAATATTAACATCAGAGCCCTTGGAGCCGCACTTGACCATGTTCACCATGCGATTGTTGGCAGCGAGCGACTTCAGACCGGTCTTGCCCGCGGCACCGACCACCTTGTCCAGTGTCTGGAACACCTTGCCCTCAAACTCCTCCTGATTCGTGCGACCAGATGTGTTGTCAAACAGACCCATGTGAACCTGGAGCTGGAGCGACTCAATCTTCTTCTTGAGCTCACCCATCTCGGCGGAGATGGTGCTGAGCGTCTCGCTGTCGGCCACAATATCGCTCAGACCCACGGAGAAGCCCGAGTTCTGAAGATAGGTGGCGACTACGGCCTGGAGACTGTCCAAGAAGTCCACTGTCATCTCGGGACTGAAGTCGTTATACAGAATGTGGATTAGCGCCTTGTCAAACACATCGCCATCTAGGATACCCTGTTTGATATCGCCATTGTTGATGATCACGTAGTTGGGATCACTGCGCCCCTTGGTATCATCCCACATCTTGTTGCCCATTGCGAGATAGACAGCCGGCAGCAGCGCACTCACCACCTGCTGACCCGACCACAGCGGCACAGGATCGCGCTTGACGGGCTCGGGCATGCGACCGTCCCAGCGCTTGCTGTGGACGAGCAGATTCATGAACTCGCGGCGGCTGAAGAACTCCGTGGGGCGTGTCAGACGATTAACACCCACGAGTGTATCCTGGACCACGCTGATAAGCGGCTTGCCCAGCTTGGGACTGATCATCTGCTTGGGCACCGCCGCGATCTCGCGGAGCTCGGTGGCCGCCTCCACAGACTGCGGGACGTGCATGTTCATCTCGTCACCGTCAAAGTCAGCGTTGTAGGGCTTCGTGACGGAAACGTTCAGACGGAACGTGGAATACGGCAACACACGAACACGATGACACATCATGGACATGCGGTGGAGCGAGGGCTGTCGGTTGAACAGCACGGGATCGCCGTCCAGCAGATGCCGGTTCACCACGTCGCCCTCAAAGAGCTGGATGGTCTTGGTGTTGACGTGTTTGAGACTGATCATGCGCCCGCCGCTCTCATCACCTGTGGTTGCGCTACCAGAACGTTGGATAGACTTGGCACCAGGATACTTGTCAGGGCCGTTCTGAACCAGCGCATAGAGGCGATCAATGTTGAAGGCGGTGACACGCTCAGGGAATGTCAGATTCATCGCCACCTTCATGGGTACACCGAGCTCCTCCACCGAGATGTTGGGATCCGGTGTAATGACAGAACGCGCGGAGAACTCCACGCGCTTGCCCTGAAGATTGTTACGGATGCGACCCTCCTTAGTGCCCAGACGCTGCGACAGGGATTTGAGCGGCCGACCCGAACGCTGTGCGGACTGCGCCATACCCGGCAGCTCATTGTCCACGAGGGTGGCAATGTGCCACTGGAGCAGCAGCGTATACTCGTCAATCGCCTTCTTCTTCGCGCCCTTAGCGATCTTGTCGTTCAGCTGGATGTTAGTTTTGATAATGTCAATCAGCTTCTGTGTGAGATCGTCCTCAGAACGCTGGTTGTTATCCTGGAGCACCGAGGGGCGCACCTGCGGAGGTGGGATCGGTAACACGGAGCACATCAGCCAGTCAGGGCGGCACCACAAGCGGCTGAATCCAAGAAAATCCACATCCTCGTCGCTGATACGGCGCAGCAGGCGATAGACATACTCCGGCTCCAGAAAACGACGCAGCTTGCCGTCACCACCCTCGGCCGCGCCACCCTCGGCGACCAGATCCTTCCACTCAGCCACGATGCGGCAGAAATCCTCATCGTGGTAGCGGTGAGGCTGACGTGCGCCGCACCCATCCTCTGTCTTCTCGCCGCACCGGGTGACATCCTGGCAGGTGAGTAACACAGCCTTCCAGCGGTTCTCCCCCTTGGTGCGACGCAGAGCACGGGCGGTGTCCTTGTTAACGAGGAGTTTGCCGCACTTGATACAGACACACCTCAAGATCTTAAGAATGATCTTGTAGAACTGAATGTAGTAAACAGGGCGGGCGAGAGCGTAATGGCCGAAGTGACCAGGACACTGGTGGTTGTTCAGACCACAGGAGCGGCACAGTTTGCCGTTTTCTAGCACGCCCATGCGTGGATCCGCGAGGCCCCCGATTTTGCCATCTTGCGTGCTGTGACTGGTCACCTCCACGACTGATCGTCTTTTGATCTCGTCGGGGCTAAATACGCCAAACTGGATGCCCACAATGGACTCCGTCTCTGAGCTATGGGATAAAATCGGCATATCTGTCTTCTGTAAGGGTTTTTTAGGCGGGGGTGGCAAGGGGGTCAACTTTGGCGCGCTTCCTTTTAAGCAGCCAACAAGTTTGACGGCCGCCTAAACACGTGAATAGGTGCCCCCGTACGATGAGTCTGCGTGTAGTTATGGGCCCCATGTTTGCCGGCAAGACCTCTGAAATTCAGGGTGTCGTCCGCCGTAATCAGTGTCTTGGTCGTGCCGTGTTGGTTCTAACAGCCGACATTGATAATCGCTACCAGTCGGATGTGGCTGCGATTATTAATCATGATCGCACGGCAATTCCAGCTCGTGCGGTTCCTGTGGGAGAACTCGCCACGGTGCTGGCATGGCCCGAGTTCGCGGCAGCTTCGGCCATTGTAATTGACGAGGCACAGTTCTTCCGTGGCTGTCTCGTGGAGTTTGTCAAGTCGGCTGTGGATGGGCATGGAAAGCATGTTACAGTGGTTGGACTAGATGGTGATGCGGAGCGCCGGCCGTTTGGTGATGTTCTGACACTCGTGCCGCTCGCCGATTCTGTGGTGAAACTGACAGCTCTGTGTCGGTATTGTGGCGATGGCACTCCGGCAATCTTTACGCGGGCACGCGCTACGCGCTCTGCGGATGAGCAAGTGGCTGTAGGCGGTGCGGATATGTATGAGCCGGTCTGTCGGCGGCACTTTGGGCCTCACTAAAAATCTTGGCCCAGATGTAGAAACATGTTTGAACTTACTACTATCGGTATTTTGCTAGCGGGTGCGCATCTGGCGGCAGTCTATGTTGGTACGGATGTTCTTCAGTTGGAGTATCTCCAGCTCATGGCACTAACAGTTGGTTTCGCACTGGTTGTGTCTATAGTGACACGCGCCTCAACGCCTAACTGGAAACCGAAGATTGAGGCGGCACTGAAGGCAGAGGCGAAGGCGGGCGATGCGTTCCTGGACGTGGGAGGTATGTTCCTGGCATTCATTGCGGGTGGTATTGGATCGGCCGCGCTCCTGTATCGCCGCTACGGTGCGGTTGGCTGGCTGGGTATTGTGGGGAGTAGCGCGATGGTGAACTGGCTGGTTTAAGTGTGAGGCTATCACGATCCTATCGTGATCCGTTTTTGATCTGAACCTTAGCAATACCCTTCAGATATGCCATGCGCGATGCGCTGTCAGGAAAAGTCCACGGGCGATTTGCGGCGAGTGCTGCGCGCCGTGCCTTAACGAGCTCAATGCCGCCACGAGAACCAGTCAGATCACTGTCAGTCTTGATAGGGGCAGCTGTATTTGTAGCATCCATATTCTACTTATAGACTGAGAAGAAAAATAGGGGGGAGAAGGAGGGACATAAGGCGCCAGTCCTGTTAGATGAGGAAGGATGTCTAGCGACCGAGACCAAATCACAGAAGTGAGTGAATCCGATGCGTCCACGACGTATCCGATTGAGCGGCGAGTTTGGGAGGGGCGCACGGCGTTCCAGGATGTGGCGATTGTTGACAGCGCGACATATGGGCGGATGTTATTTCTGGATGGCGAGCTCCAGAGCGCCTCAGCAGACGAAAAGATCTACCACTCATCTCTGGTTCATCCTGTAATGGGACGGCTGGAGAATCCTTTAGAGGCACGAGTGCTTGTTGTGGGTGGCGGGGAAGGAGCCACTGTGCGCGAAGTGCTTCGCTGGAAGCCGGCGTGGGTAGATTGGGTGGATATTGATGGGGAACTTGTGACAATCTGTGAAAGATATCTGTGTTGGGCAGCGGATGTGCGCGACCATCCACGAGTGCGCTATGCGGCAACAGACATCCGCGATTGGTTTGCTGCCGTAAGTGGACTAGCTTCTTCTGAAGCGTCACACTCAGGTAACACTGCTGTAGGGGGACGAGGACCAGGGTCAGGGCCACCTTCTGCGATCTCAGACATATTAGATGTAGGCAACGCCATCTACGATGTGATCATTCTAGATCTGCCGGATCCAGATGGTGACACGGGTTATCTGTATAGTCCCGACTTCTGGCGCGATGTTCAGAAATTCCTGAAGGTGGATGGTCTGTTTGTAACGCATGTGGGGCCCGTGCGGCCGTTTGGCGGTCTGGGGGAAGGAGCGCGACGGGTGTTGGAGACCACGAAGGAGGCCGGCCTGAAACTAACACGGGATGGATTCTATCATATCGGCATTCCGAGTTTTCAGGGTGAGTGGGGATTCTGGATGGGTTGTGCGGATGGCGAGACACCTGACACACGGGTGACTGTGCTGGCCGATGAGGTGGTGGCGGATGCGGCGCAGCTGGCAGCATGGCAGCGTCCTTCGGGCATCTGGCAGCGGGAGATGGGGCGGCTATTTTGACCGAGATCCAAACAGATAGCTGTAGAGTCCACTGAACTGGAATAACATATGGAAGATGCCGAACTTGGCGCCGAGCAGCAGAAACTCCAGATTGAGTTGAGAGATATTGAAATTACCATCATCACGGAAGTCCTGCATGACATAGATGACCGAAGCCGGCACAAACCCAACCACGAGTGTTTCTATTAGAAACAGCCATGGATGAGCACGCGGAAACACCGTGTCCTGGACGATGATACTAACATAGCCGAAGAACACGATTGCTCCGATAATGACGGCGAGTACAATGTTTGTGAGCAGGACACCTGTGCTGAATCCGCCGATGGTGAATTGAAAGGGAATGCGCGTGGGGAGCGCGAAACGACCGAACACGAGGGACAGGAGTCCGCCGAGCGCAAGACCAAGAGCAGCAGCCACGATGAACGTGTAAGTATCTGGCAGGACAGCTTTGGTTGGCATCGGTCTACTACTTGGGCGTTTTTTTGCGTAGGATATCTATAACAAAGTTGAGTGTGGGGCACGGGTATAATAGGTGTGACTATACGATGGATCTTACAAAGAAAACACTCAAGGAACTCGTCACACTCTGTAAGGAGAAAGGGGTAAAAGGCTATAGTGGAAAGAAAAAGGAAGAGGTGCTGACGCTGCTTGCTACTGCTAGCAGTAGTGAAGATGTCATTACGCATGTAGATGAAGACGTAGAAGTAGGCGGAGAACTACGTCAAGAGATTCTCCAAGGCGATGTCATGGCGTTTCTACCAACCCTTGAGACCGGATCCGCCCAAATCGTGATTGCGGATCCGCCTTATAATATCGGTAAGGACTTTGGCAATGACAGTGACAAACAGCCAATGGATGAATATCTGAAATGGTGCGATCTGTGGATAGCCGAGTGTCTCCGTGTCCTCAAGCCCAACGGAACCATGTTTGTCTATGGGTTCAGCGAGATTCTTGCTCTAATACTAACACGGGTTCCTGTCTCCGTCCATCGCCGATGGCTCATCTGGCACTATACCAATAAAAACGTGGCATCTCTCAACTTCTGGCAGAGATCTCACGAGAGTATTCTGGTGCTGTGGAAGGCGGATAAGGTGTTCCATCGCGATGATGTCCGTGAGGCCTATACAGAGGGATTCTTGACTGGCGCAGCGGGGCGCGAACGCACTGCGACGGTGGGCCGCTTCTCAAAGGGTGACAAGAAAACGACGTATGTGGCGCATCCAGGCGGTGCTCTGCCGCGTGATGTCATCAAAATTCCCGCACTTGCCGGCGGCGCAGGAATGAAAGAACGGGTTGCGCATCCTACACAAAAACCGCTGGCACTCTGTGAGAAGCTGCTCAAGTCATGTCGGCAACCGGCGAAGGAGGGATTTGTGCTTGTTCCGTTCGCGGGATCTGGTAGTGAGTGTCTGGCCGCCAAGCGTCTGGGTCTTCCATTTGTGGGAATTGAGCTGAATCCAGAATATGTGACACTTATTAATGGGCGGCTCACGGAGACGCCATAACTGCTAACAGATCAGCGTTGGATGTGATGGGTGTCAGTGAGTCCTTGACACTGGAATAGTTGAACCACATGCCCTCGGAACTGTCGCCGGCTTTGTTGCCCTGATTGGTGATCTTTTTGGCAGCGACGAGTGCGTTAAACGTGGGGCGAGTCATTGTCCAGAAGTAAACATCTGTGTAACCAATGCCGCATAGGAGGAGGACTGTCCACTTGTGTTTGGGCTCCACATGCTGCCACTTGAAGTCGTCTTCGCCCCAGTGGCCCGATGATTTTTGTTCCACATAGACATCGGGGTGGCCGACAACCGTGTGATCGTAGCCGGTTTCCTCTTTGCCGGATTTGCGCTTCTGGAGTGCCTTGAAGCGATGGCGCGCGAAAGCTTCTAGAGTAACACCCATCTTGGGTCCGCCTCCGATTGCGATGAACTTGGTGATCTTGGGAGGTGCTTCGTGTGCGAGATAGCGTTCTAGCTGTGTTAGTGTCTTCTTTTTTGTGTCGCAGATTGTCCAGAATGATTCAATGTCGTCAACTACTGAGTCCATGTCTGTAATGGACTCAGTAGCGGGTGGCTTTACATGGATGGTTTCCATGAGTGCTTCCAGCTTAGTCTTGTTAAGCTTGGAATAGCCACGGACTCCCGCGGCTTTCAGGATAGCAATCAGGTCGGATTTTGTGGGCATCGTGTTATATTATTGAGGCAGTACAATGATTCATCAACTTTTTACTCTTGAAACTTGTGACGGGGCATTAGGGCGCGCCAGTCGGCATCTACGAGATAGTAGACATTTGTGTAACCGAGCTGTTGAGCAATCCGCGCAGCGGCGGCGGCACGGTGGCCAGTGCGGCAGTAGAACAGGATACCGATGCTGTGATCTGCGACTTGAGAGGGGAGGGAGCGTGTTAGTTCCTGTATGGGTATGTGTCGGGCATTGGGATAGTGACCGGCAGTCCATTCGGCATCGGTGCGGACATCTATGACAACTGACACCTGGCTGGACTTGATCGCAGCGCGAGCGGCGCGGCCGGTGAGGTCAGTTGGGGGGCGCTGGTCCCAGATAAACCAGATGGCGAGGACTGCGGTCAGCGTGAGCAAAAAGATTCCCGACCAAGCCCAGGGAGAGAGTGACGGCATCCTTCTACTTGGGGTAGATGGTTTGGCTGGATGATCTCTGCTGCCCACTTACAGGTCCTATAGTACAGTGGTAGTACACAAGATTCTGACTCTTGAGACCCTGGTCCGATTCCAGGTAGGACCATTTTCGCCTTGTTGGTTATTACTAACGAGGCCCTGCCTTGTTGGCTCGGTGAGGATTGTAAGATCCGAGTCGGTTGCTAATGAGGCCCTGCCTCATTGGCTCAGTAGTAGAGCGTCTGTCTTGTAAAGCGATAACGTTTATGGTAACAGAAGGTCCGCAGTGCGATTCTGCGATGAGGCAATTACTCGGCTTGGTTCAATGCTAAGGCGAGCAAAACTCGACTTAGCTCAGTGGTAGAGCAAGGGATTGTAGTTTCCGATTAAACTAAGTAAAACTCCCTGGGTCGCTAGTTCAATTCTGGCAGTTGAGATCCCTTTTAATCCCTTACAGGTCTTAAAACGAATCACAAAAGACGTTTCAAACATCTTTCAGATCTTTGAAACATCACAGTAAACGAGACCCCTTTTAATCCCTTACAGGTCTTAAAACGAATCACAAAAGACATTTTTAGCATCTTTCAGATCTTTGAAACATCACAGTAAACGAGACCCCTTTTAATCCCTTACAGGTCTTAAAACGAATCACAAAAGACATTTTTAGCATCTTACAGATACTAAAAAACGTCAGAACAAGTAAGAACTAAAATATAAATCTCAAACAAAAGATGCCAAAAATTAAGAAAGTTAGGCGTACTCGTAAGAGATGCAATAAGCAACGTGGTGGGGCCCGGTATGAAGATAAACCAGAAAGGATAAATCATTCCGATTATACAAGAAATGCTGATGAAGAACAATATTACTATAGCTCTGAATGCTATCATTATAAATTATCCAAAGAAGATGGGGACCGTCATAAAGCAGAAGCAGAAGAAAGAGTAGCGCGCACTGCAGCTGCTAGTGCGGCAAGACAGCGTTCTATTGAATCAGATCCTACAATTGTAGTTACTCAAGCTGAATATAAACATTTAACTCCTGCTCAGCTTGCTCTTGGTTGGGAGCCAACAGAGGTGCGAACGGGGATGGCAAAATATGAAACACATTATAAACGCGCCACACCAGAAGATGCGAGACGTAGATTAGAATCTACATTAGAGTGGCAAATCAATAATAATCCTATGGTAAAGCTTACAGAAGAGCAGTATCTTGGACTAACTCCTGCTCAGCATGCTCTTGGTTGGATAAAGACATCTATACAAACTGGAATAGGCGCACATGAATCTAGTTATCGTCGTCGCACAGCTGCTGATGATAGGCTTAACTATGAAAAAACAATAGATTATAAGCTTACATTGCCACATATTTTTTTAGAAAAACGTGAATATGATAGCTTAACTCCTGCTCAGAAAGAACTATTTAACTGGCGTAAAGAATCTGTACAAAGTAGTTATGATGTGTCTGAAGATATGTGGAAAGGAACTAAAAAATAAGCAATATATTCTAACACAATGCCGGTAGCACATCCGTTACCGGTATCGGCAAAATACCTAGATAGCGTTGCGGTGTCCAACTGTAAGTCGGGCACAACTGAATATGTAGATAGCGTCCACGCTTGTAGCGGAGATATTCCGGCTGATCGGCAAACACATACCACAGGCTCGGATCCTGAATGATAGATGTTGGTGCCTGCCAGCCTGTTCCACTCAAACTAACACGGGTGGCTGCGTCTTGTGATTCCACCTGTTCAAAAAGATTCCATGCCGCTCGTGCCTCGCGGAGGTCAGCGCCACTGAATCGGTGTCGGTATTGTGAAGCGGGGAACGCCTGGGCCGGCCAGATTGTGGAAGGTGGTCCAGCATAGAGGTTACAGGCTGCGGCTGCGGACATTCACTCTGTTAATACCCGTGGTTCTGACAGAGAGAATGAGTGCGGCGGATGGTGATTGTTCTGGTTCTGGATCTGTATCTGAATCTGTTAAGCCTTGGTTCTGCTACATGCTTGAGGCAATAGATGGACGTCGGGCTAAAACATATGTGGGTGCCACTATAGATCCCGCACGGCGTCTGCGGCAACACAATGGAGAGTTGGCGGGTGGAGCACGGGCAACATCAGGACGGCGCTGGGCACGGCGGTTTCTGGTCGGCGGATTTACCGAAGAGCGGGCAGCTCTGCGCTTTGAGTGGCGCTGGAAGTATCTGACACGGCAAGCCCCTGGCGACTCCTGGATGGAGCGGCGACAGCACGCACTGTCACTTCTGTTGGCCGACTTTCCGTTTGCTGTGGTACTGGAGGGAGGAGATGGGTAGTGAAGATGGGTGTTAGTATAAATAGGGAATGTATATGTCCCCGCAATATGAACGAGACAATCCTACAATCATTTCCATACACGGCCATCTCAGTATCAATCCTCGCCCGATTTATTTTCCTGTATTTGCTATACAAAAATAAGAGCACAAACAGTTATTCCCTTACATTTTGTATCATGAATATTGGCGCATCATCGCTGTGGATAGCTTACAGTATCTATAAGTCTGACACTGCCATGATCTATCGCAGCGCCACAGAGATCGGACTGTTATCAGTGTCGTCTTTGTATATCATTATTAATAAGATCAACAATCGGCGACAGATTCTGCCAATGTCTTAGACGGGGGAATCCTTTGCCTCTCCTGTTGCTGCTGCTGCGGATCCAAGTGACCCCTCCGTAATCGTCGCGGCATGGGCGTTCTCAATCACCGTGAATAAACGCTGACGGACCACCACGAGCACATCGCCGCAAATATACAGCGATGCGATGAGCGGTATCAGAGCAGCCAATACTCTGCCAAAGAGCTGGAACGGCAGAAACGACCACCCATAGATCAACACCATAAGAATGGACACAAGCGACCAATGTGCTAGCGAGTTATACACAAAGACAGATACGGAAAGTAGATTCGGATAAAGGCGCCACATACACAAGATCGCAAGAATCCACGAACCGCATATAAGGCCGAGGAGTAAGTAGATGAATCCGCTGATGTACGGTAATCGTGTTAGATCCGTAGTGCTCCACCCAATCATTATGTATAGAGGAATACCTACAAACACCGTTGAGACAATGCTGTTTGAAGATAATAGTGTCGTAAAGGACTTGTAGAAGGCTCTTAGCCCCTTACAGTGATCACGGGCTGTCATGGTGAATGTGCTGTGAATGGTTATTGGGCGGGGGCTGCCGCCGATGTCAAATTTTTGGGTGATGTGGCTTGTGAGATTCTTGTATCAAAAAATGCGAATTTTTGGCACAAGAGTGTATGTGGGGATTGTGATGTAGAAAATGTAAAAATATATCTCTTAATTCGAGTAAGCCAATCCGCCCATGCCCGACATGATGCGCAGCACGTTGTAGTTAACGGCGTAGATGCGGACCAGCGCGGAGGACTGTGTGTAGCTGCCATCCGCATTTGCGACCAGATCACCGTCAATGCGAGTCTTGAAGGTATCAGGGGTCAGGGTCAGGTTCAGCACGGCATTGTCAATGCGAGAGAAGTTGCAGCTGCCAGAGGGCTGGTGGTCCTCAGGGCGAATGGCGAAGCTGTAGACGTTAACACCCACACCAGGAGAGTTAGTGTGGTGCTGGAAGGGCTGGACCATGTTGAAATACCTGCCCTCACGCTCGCTGAACCGATCATGGCCGTTCAGCTGGATCTTGGCCACGGAGGTAGGGTTGTTCAGCTCGGCATCCGAGTAGCGCCAAGGCTCATTGGTCTGCGAGGCGCAGTCCAGATAGCTGGGGTTCTGGACAACCCAGACGAGCTCCTTGACGGGGTGGTTGAAGTCCAGCTTGATCTTGTTGGAGCTGGATGTGACGGACTCCTCACCAGTGTACTGGAGCTGCTCAATGAGATACTCGTGGGCCACCTGGGCGAAGCGGCGACGCTCCTCCGTGTCTAGGTAGATGTAGTCAACATAGAGGGAGGCAGATACCAGGCCCTTGGAGTTGATCGTATTCAGGAGAGAAGAGATCTGAGAGCTGGTGCCCACTGCGTTTACGAGGTACTTCAGCTCGTTGAACTCCAGATTGATCTTGACCTCGTGATACTGGAGGGCGATCAGGGGGAGCGCAAGCCCGTAGTGACGGTTGAACCAGAATTCAAAGGGGATGTAGAGAGTATGCTCAGGGATACAGTCAAGTTCTCCACCTACAGGGTCAATTGTTGTGTTTGTGCAGAGGGCACGAGTGCCATACAGAATATAGTCAACAAAACCAACATCAGGGTTGTACTTCTGGCAATTGATCACATTCTCACCAGAGGCATCAGGGCAGCCATCACCGCACACATTAGCACTATTACTGATAGTCAGACCGCCATACTGAGACACCATCTCGGTGTAGTTGATGGCCTTGCCGCAAGGCAGAGTCAGCTCATTCCAGATGTGGAGCCAGTCACCATAGTGCTTGTCAATCAGCTGACCGCCGATCTCAATCTCCACATTCTTGATCAGATACTGACCAACATACGGCACCCAGGAGAACTGGGTAACACCAGCAAGAGTCAGGTCCGCACCGCTGACAGCCGGCAGAGTAGTCTGGAGGTACATCTTGGAGATCAGATCACCGTTGCGCGCAATTGTGCACGTCACGCGCTTGCCGAAGCTGGCCACACCGTTGAAGGTCTGCTCAATGGACTCCATAGAGAAGTTAGAGTGGCGGCGGTAAAGCTGCTTGAAGAAGGTAACCTGAGGGTTAGCCGTCAGGTAAACGTCCTGAGCGCCATAAGCGACGAGCTGCATCAAACCACCACCGGACATGTTATATTTTAGCCGGAGAAATTAATTGTGAGCGCAAAAATATGTGGAAGACTAACACTCTCTCTCTGCGTTTAGATTTATTACATTGTTATGTCTCTCATTTCTTTTTGGAAGCCTTCATATTGGATTTGAAGTGGGTTTTACAGAGGTGTTTGGTGGCCGACAGGTCTGCTGCTGATGCTGTGGCAGAGGGATGCTTACATGGTGTGCCTGCTAGAGTTGTGGCTTCGCACTTGTAAACGTAGCCGTGACCGCGGCGGATCTTGTTGGCGTGCCAAGCGGCAGAGGAGGCGTCAAAGAAGGCGGCTGTGAATTCCATTGTTGTTTGTTCTTGGAGTGACATCGTGCTTAGGTTGGTGGTGCTAGCAAAGGTGAGTGTCAGTTTTTCATGGGGCATAGTGCCAGCACGATGGCGGCTGAAATGGACCCCCTCCTTGGTATGGAACCTATGACACGTGATCAGATGTTAGGAATGTGTGAAGCAGTGATTGAACAAAAGAAACGAGAAACGGCTAGCCGAATTATTCGTGAAATCTACCAAGGTGCGCGGATTGCGGCATCAAATGGTGAAAAGAAGTATACACGCATCCAACAGTGGGTGATTGATCGCGCTACAACTGTAGCAGGGCAGCAGAATATAACATTTGACTCTGTGCGTGAGTATATTATGGCGGAGTTACATCGGCTCTTTCCTGGTTGTAAAGTGGAATATGTAGAACGTCGTCCTGATGATATCTTTGGACCACTTGACCGGCGCAGACGTCCTGCTACCTCTCCACATTCTGATGGTATTGACCGTGCTATTATTGTAGACTGGTCATAAATGTATATCTTAAATTTTGGTTGTCGGGTCTCAGAGACGCAACAACCAGAATGTTTTGGATTTTATATGGGAAGTATGATATAGAAAATGTACAAATATATCTCTTAATTCGAGTAAGCCAAGCCGCCCATGCCCGACATGATGCGGAGCACGTTGTAGTTCACGGCGTAGATGCGGACCTTGGCCGTCTTGTTGGTGCCGACCGTGTTGTTGGACAGCGTGAGGATCAGCGTGGCATTGTCAATACGAGACATGTTGCAGCTGCCAGAGGGCTGGTGGTCCTCGGGGTTCAGGGCAAACGAGTAGACGTTGATACCGACCGCGGGGATGTTGGTGTGGTGCTGGAAGGGCTGGACCAAGTTGAAGTACTTGCCCTCACGCTCAGAGAACCGATCGTGGCCGTTGAGCTGGATCTTGCCAACAACCGTAGGGTTCTTGCCGGCGAGGCCCTCAACCGTCGTGATGGAGTAACCAGACTCCAGGGCGGCGCGGTCAAAGTAGTCCGAGTAGTTGAAGGGCTGCTGTCCCTTCCAGACATCCATGGTGCCGTCGCAGGCCACGAACGCGTCGCGCTGGACAACCCAGATGAGCTCCTTAACGGGGTGGTTGAAGGACATCTTGATCTTGTTGGCCGAGGAGGTGACCGACTCATCACCCGTGAACTGGAGCTGCTCAATCAGGTACTCGTGGGCGACCTGGGCGAAGCGGCGGCGCTCCTCCGTGTCAAGGTAGATGTAGTCAACATACAGCGAGGCAGACACCAGGCCAGCCGCGTTAACGCGGTCCTTAATGGCCGGCACATTGCTCCAGCACAGGTTGCGGAGCTCGTTGAACTCAAGGTTCAGCTTGACCTCGTGGTACTGGAGGGCAATCAGAGGGAGAGCCAGACCGGCGTGTCTGTTGAACCAGAACTGGAGAGGAACATACAGCGTGTATTCAGGCGCGCAGCTGCGGCCCTCGGGGCTGGCGTGGGGCTCACCACCCAGGCAGTCATCATCGCAGCCACCATCAGGGCCGACCTGCGTGAGCGTGTTGACGAGCTCGGGCACGTTGCCCACCATCTCGGCGTAACCGGCCTGCTTGCCGGCAGGGCGCGTCAGCTCGTTCCAGATGTGGAGCCAGTCACCATAGTGCTTATCAATGCGCTGCCCACCGATCTCAATCTCAACGTTGCGGATCAGGTTGTGGCCAACCCAGTTGAGCCAGCGGAACTGCGCACCAGAGCCATCATCCTCATCCAGAGCAACCTGGGGGAGAGTGGCCTGGAGGTAGACACGGTAGATCAGATCACCGTTACGGGAGATCGTGCAGGTCACACGCTTACCGAAGTTGGCCACACCGTTGAAGGTCTGCTCAATGGACTCCATAGAGAAGTTAGAGTGGCGGCGGTAAAGCTGCTTGAAAAAGGTAACCTGAGGGTTAGCCGTAAGATAGACATCCTGAGCGCCATAGGCGACGAGCTGCATTAAACCACCACCGGACATTTCTTATACTCCAGGATCCGAAATTATTTTGGGGATCCTGGGAGGATCACTGGAAGATCACCGGGGAGTAAACCTGAACTAGACCCTGAACTAGACCCTGAACTACGAGTGTGTCGGGGCTAAAGCCTTCTTGGGACGAACACCGTCAGATACATATGTCCAGGTCACTAGATGCGGTGCTTGTGAGGGATGTAGTTATGGAGCCGCGGATCGCTTTATCCAAGGCGACCACACTTGAGGCGCACCACCAGCAGAAGATGCGCGAATTTACGGATGAACACGCATCTGTTGGGGAACTGAAAGCAGAGTTGGCTAAAGCAGAGGCACGGCTGGATGAGGTGGCGCTGTTTAGCGATGAATGGCGACAAGTGTCAGATATCATAACAGCCATTAATAAGCAAATTATAGATCTTGACAGTGACAGGCGACGCTTGGACTATTTTTTGGATGTGGGCGATATGTTATTTCAATATTATGATGCGCAGAATGCGTTGGCTAAGGGTGAGTCCAAGCCAAAATCGTCCGTGCCGATGCGAATGCCGGCCAACTCTGTTTTGAGCTATTTCACGGCTGCTGCTGCCCCCGCACCGGCGCCTACTTCTGAAAGTGTAGCAGTTGCTAGTGCTCCTCCTAGAAAACTAGCAGCAAGCGAGATTGATTCCAGCGAGGGCTTCAATCGTGATAAAATCTTGGAGAAATATCTGGCTATGGTGGAACCGTCTGCTATCAAGAGCGGTATCATGCCTGGCAGTGGAATGGAACCTGGATGGGGATGCTGTCCCACATGCGATATAGAAATGACGTTTTATCAGAATGAAGCGTTGTTGGGATGTCCTACCTGCGGCTATGAAGAGTTCATTCTGGTGGATTCCGAAAAGCCGAGCTACAAGGATCCACCCCGTGAGATCACATATTTCGCTTACAAAAAATCCAATCACTTCAATGAGTGGTTGGCACAGTTTCAGGCCAAGGAGAATACTGACATTCCGGCCGATGTTATTGAGGCGGTGGTGTCAGAGCTGCGAAAAGAGCGCATTAGTGATCCGAAACGTGTAAAGAAGGAGAAGATCCGTGAGATTTTACAGAAACTCAAACTGTCAAAGATGTATGACCATGTTCAGCAGATCAAGAATCGGATTCAGCAGCAGATGACACATCTGACGTTATCCAAGGAGATGGAGGAGAAACTACAACACATGTTCAAGGAGATCCAGCCGGCATTCATCAAATATTGTCCGAAGGGTCGGTCCAACTTCTTGTCGTATCCGTATGTGCTTTACAAGCTCTGTCAACTCCTGGAGATGGATGAGTTTCTGCCGTGTTTTCAGCTGCTCAAATCCCGTGAGAAGCTGTACCAACAGGATCAGGTGTGGCAGAAGATATGTGAGGAGCTGGGGTGGCAGTTCATCCGGAGTATTTAAGTTTTCTATATCCTCGTATCAATATGTATAATCCAATAACTGAATATATGCCTCCTCGTATTCTATCAACATAAGATCGTATCTGACGTATAATCCACGCGATCATTCTGCTTTATGTGTGCGGGTCGCTTTATGTGTGCGGTTGTTTTCCACCTAAAGAGTCTATGAATAAAATGGGGAGACGGTCTGTCAGCCTATCTCACCCCGGCCCAGGGGGCTGCCTGGTCGCAAGGCCTACCAGGTCCTTTAACTCAGTGTGGAGGCGCAAGCCGACGTGCTCTGTTGAAGGGCCACCTCTGGTCCTTTAACTCAGTCCGAGAGCGCAAGCGATTGGACTCTGTTGAAGGACCAACGGGTCCTTTAACTCAGTTGGTAGAGTGTCACTCTTATAGCTTATTGCTATGCATGTGAGGTGAATGTCGTGGGTTCAATCCCCACAAGGACCAATTTGACCCTCTTGGCGCAGTTGGAAGCGCGTCCGCCTTCTAAGCGAAAAGCGAATAAAGCGGAAAGTCGCTGGTTCAAGCCCAGCAGCGGGTGTCTATTCAACGGTGTTATCTGTTGAATAGATCCCATATAAACATAACAACTAACACAGAGACTCACAATGGTTGTTATTGCCTCATTTGATCTTGGTATCAAGAATCTGAGTTACTGTGTGGCCGAGTTTGACACCAGCGGTGCTCTAGTTGCGGTGCGGCGGTGGGCGAATCTGAATCTGCTGGCGGATGGCGCGGAATCACAGAGTCAGACACGATGCGGTAAGTGTGCGGGACCGGCGTCTTGGTCTGACCACCCTACTGGAGTGGTCACGGGCTCTTCAGGAGCGGTCACATTATGGTGTAAAAAGTGTGTCAAGAAAGGCGCGGCCGGCACAAAGATCCCTCTAGAACTAACAGCGAAGGCTCCCAAACTCGCCGACTGGCGTGCGTGGGCTCCTGAGGGCCTAGGAATCACCGAGACCGAAGCCAAGCGACTGACCAAGACGGTGCTAGAAGAGCGCGCATCCGCGATCCGTCTAATGCCTTACAAGGCACCGAAAGCCAAGGGTGTAACACTCCAGACACTCCTCGCCGCGATGGAGACATGTCTGACCACAGAACTAACACACCTGGCCACTGCCTCGCGTATTCGTCTTGAGAACCAGCCCGCCGAGTTCGCGCCGCACATGAAATCCATTCAGATTATGCTGTTCACACTGATTGATCATCGTCTGCGCACCGAACATGGGTGGACAGGAACAATGGAGTTTGCGAGTGCCGGTGTCAAGACGAAGGGGACGGATGCCGGTACGGGCAAAGACGCAAAGCGGTCACGAAAACTGGCGGGTATTCAGCGAGTGACGGACATTCTGAAGGCGGCAGGAGCAGCGGGTGCTGCGCATCTGACATGGTGGTCCGCCCAGGCCAAACAGGACGACTTGGCGGATGCGCTTCTCATGTGCTGCGATGCAGTAGCCTAAAGGTGTCTGCCTCTTGGCTCTGCCAAGATGTGTATTATCGCAGACGAGGTCCGGCGAGTAGCGGGAACGAAGCTGTTTGTTATGCCGAGCGCGGATGGACGGCGCCAGATCACCGTATATTCTAATAAGGTTGATACACCTGGTTCCAATGTTATGTGTCTGCCTGTTCCCAATCCGAGCACTATCTCGTTTGAGACAGTGTATAAGGAACTTTTTGACGATTGCGCTCGGTCATTTTCATATCCTGTGTTACGTTCTCTTTATGCGAGTCTTGGCACGGAATCACCGTCATTATATCTGCCTGTTCAAAGTCACGGATCATACAAAGTAGTGTTGGCTCCTACGCTGGATGATCTGGATCGCGTGCCACCTGGGTTTCTGACATTGTCCGATGATGTCAAGCGCTATCTGCGTGCCAACTATTCTGGGCGAGCGGCACCATTCGGTGTGCTGCTGTGTAAGCTACGTGCCGGCGCGATAGACTATGAGCCGTTTGCCTATTCGCATGCGATGCTTTTATCTGGAGAGCTGTTTATTCCTACGCGGCATTATCATGGCGGTAGCCACTCTTATGATCTAGTGTCGGATAGTGACGCTGATGATTGGGATCACGAAGTCTATACGATACTAACACCGACGGAGATTGCTCACACCAAGTCAGGGCGTATTCCTATGGCAACTAACAGAGTAGATTGGGGCCAGATGCCTGTGGCCTATCGCCACGGCTGCCGATTTCCCATGTGCCTCTTTGAGCGGATTGGACGTGGTCCCAATGAAGATCTGATGTTTCTCCTTGCTGCTCCTACGGTTGGTATCCCTCGTAGCGTTCAGACTACGAGTTAAAGGTCTTCTCCTAAGGCAACGATATGAGCATCCATTTTGCTGAAGCAGGGGGTTCCAAGCCATCCTCCGCCGATCTGGCAGCTTTCGCGAATCGCGCCAGAGAGATTGATGTTGGTGGCGGCCTTGATGATATTGTAGAGCTCGGCGATGATCTCGGAATCGGTCTCCTGGCGAATCAGAGCAAGGTGGCTGCCTCTCCGAAGGCGGGGCCCCGACAGTTTAGCTTCTCATCTGGTGGTTCTGGCGGCATGTCAGAAGTCCCGAACATCCATATCCGTCCCGTGGAGGACTTGGACGGTGTGGTGAATTTGGATATGGGACCCGGCACTTCCGACATCCGCATTAATCGTGCCGGTGACTCTGAGCCTGCTCCATTTGTGATTAATACTAATGGAAGTGGCGGAGGGGGTGTGATGGAGGGGAGTGGGGGAGGAGGAGAGGGGGCTGGGATGAGTCCTGAGGAGGAAACTCGCAAGAAGCAGGAGTATCTGACGAAGCTGCGACGTCTAGAGAATGATGGTCTCCGTGGGCAGCGCATGACGATGCAGAACTCTCTGACGGAGATCAAGGCCGAGTATGATAGTCTTACGGACAGCAAGAGTCTGGAGGCGTCTATTCGTTTCCAGCGTAATGCGCTCATGACGTTTGTGTCAGGCGTGGAGATGGTGAATGACAAGTTCGGTAACAAGCTGCCGGTGAGACCACGCCTGAAGGGCTGGTCTGAGTCGGTCCACACGAACATTGGTGACTTTGACGATATCTTTGAGGAGCTCTATGACTTGTATAAGGACAAGGCGAAGGTACATCCGCTGATGCGTCTCGTGGGCACGCTGGGTGTGTCGGCCACTATGTATCACTTGACGAACTCTATGGCAGAACGTTCGGGCATCCCTGGTATGTCGGATTTGATGAATGAGGATCCGGATCTTCAGCGTCTGATTGCGCAGAAGATGGCGGCCAAGATGGGTGGACTCGGTCAGTTTATGAATGTGGCGAGTGGATTTGGTGAGCGAAGCGGGTACCCTGGTGGTGGCCCTTCACCGATGAATGGAGGAGATGAACGAAGTGGCCCTGCGCCAATGAGTATGGGTGCTCCTCCACCATCGCCTCCTCGTAACGGAGCCAGTGGACGCGGACCCTTTAATACTGCTAGCGGAGCAGGCGGAGAAGGCGGTGGCCGTATCCGCCGCGAGATGCGCGGACCCGTCGGTGTGGACGACATCCTTAAAGCGTTTGAGACTGAGCGCCTCATGCAGACAGCCGGTGGCCCATCAATCTCTGCCTCCCACGCCGGAGTTTTCGCACCTAATGGCGCAGCTCCGCCATCAGCGAGTGGAGTGTCAATTCTGCGTGACGGAGTTGGCGGCATGAGTGATCCTATGGCGGAGTTTCTCGGTGATGATGCGGGTAGTTTCATGAGCGGTAGCACCATGAACACCGAGCGCCGTCGTGGCCGCAAGCGTGCGGGTGCGACTCCTGTCGGTGCCACACTGGATCTCAATGTCTAATATTATATGCGGATACTCAAATATGTTATATCATAAAAAAAATATAACGTATTAGAATAATGAACGCAAGCGAACTGACACAGCGGCGGCGGCTCTGTGTTATTAAGCGGTCTCGTGAATGTACGCCAAAAGAGAGGCAAGACCTTCCAACATATGAATATCTGATGGAATTACATGAAGAAGGTATTTGTACTACTGAGAATAGATCTCGTAACCTTTTGTCTCACCAGAAGATGCCCAAGGCCGCAGCAGATACCAGCTAGAGTTCTCATTCAGCAGATAGTGGAGCAGCGTGAGCACCACGAGTGTTAACCAGAAGGCGACAACCAAGTTGCGCGTTCCGATGAACATGATGGCAAACAGCAGCAGCGGACGGAACACAATGTTTTGGAGGAATGCTTCTTGGACAGGTGTGACTGACATCACCATGAATCGGCCGCCGAGATTGAGCAGAATATACGCGAGTCCGAGCATATACGGGTTCATGTTAATGTCATGAATGGATGCTAGAACACGATCTGATATTGATTCTGGCTGCGCAACTGCCTCTTTGGCTTCAATCTTCTTTGCCGGCATGGTTCTCTATTCACATCCAAGGATTTTGAGAAGGAGTCCGCTGTGTGGAGGTTGCTGAGGAGGAAATCCAGGCAATCCAAACGAGACCTGCGATGATACCCCATCCCGGGTTCCAATCCGCTGTAAGTAGCACTATGATCGCGCCAAGCAACTGAAAGAGCGGCTGTTGGCCAATGGGTGTCATTCTCTTACTAACACTGGCTGTTTCATTCCCGCCCCAGATCCTCATCGTGTTCCGAAATGTTGTGACCCGTCAATGTGCGCTCCTGAATCACAAGCGGGGCACCGTCTGGCTCGTCATGCCACGGAGTAGCATCATGTTCAGACACCATATCCACATTCAGTCGGCCATCCTCTGTGCGCTCTTGGATCACCTTCGGTTTCTCCCGCATGGCCACCTCTTGGAACCACCGCTGGCTCTTTGCGGGAACGTGATCACGAATGAGTGTTGATGCCGTGCTAGAATATCCTTCTGTTAGCATGGTGTGGTGACTCTGATAGATCATAATGGCAGCCAGAAAAATAGCCATCGCAATACCTAACACCGGCTTCATTGTCCATATCCATACCGTCGCGGCACCAAACAGCACGGCTCCTAGCGGGGCGCGAATAGCATGACGGAATGTGGCCGGTACCTGGTGCGGCAACACGGCGAGTATCACGAGACCAACACTCACCAGCCACGATGGATCCACGGGAATCCAGTGTAGACGATGGAACTGCGGGGGTGGCGCTTGCATGATTCTCTTCTGATGGAGACAGCGGGTTTATCCTACGCGTGTCGGATTCGCCCAGCCCTGGAGTAACGGCTTAGACATGAAATTCTGCTTCAGCTGAACCTCTTCCTCACCTTCCTTGAATACAAACCGGAATCCAAAATCCCGCACGAGAGCTAACACTACGTCATTGGTCTGATCATCTGCCATACCACTCGTCACAGCGGGATAGTTTCGCTGTAAGAATGCCAGAATACGCGCCTCCGCCGTTACAGCTTCTTCTATAGCCGGCACGGGCTCATTCTGAGTCGGATCCAATGGGGCAAGCCACGCGGGCCAGTTGGCGACGAAATCATCATATGTGAGATTGTCGCGAAAATCGGGGCGATCAAACAGACGATCCCTCAGATCAGCGAGAATACGCAGGCCATCGGTACCCTGTTTCCGGATGTCCGCATCGGCAAATACGAGCAGCGACTTGTAGAAGTCTTTAACCTCGCTGGTTGTGGGGGCCGCATCTAGCGCACGTGTGGTCACCTGCTGCAGCGATATCCCGGCAATGCTGCCGAGCGGGTCTACGAAGTGTTCTATGCTAGAGAGCCCCCTGGTGATGCCTCTACGTCTCTGCTGATTGTGATTGACCAACAGCAGCGCGCCGCAGAAGAGTGCGACTATGATTACAAGGATCCAAAGAATCATGTCAACTAACGTGGACATCCCCATTACTGTTCGCGGCGATTTCACGGCAAGGAAAGAACATCGGCAACCATTAGGGGATAAATGAGCTTCTGTTCACTTGAGGAAGCATTTGCAGGGCCGTCCATGGGGTCCAGTGGTGGTAAAAAGAAGACAAAACATCGTGGCAAAGAAGGATTTGTGCCGGGCCCACTGTCAGGCAGTCCAGATCCTGATCGTCCATCAGTAGTACCTCCGCCACCAGCCAATGATGTGCTGACCGGCCCGCCCATGGATCGTGCCGTTGCCCAGATGGAGAGCGGATCAGCTGTAAAACTAGATGATCTGTTCCCATTGCCCGGTGAAACCGGTAGTCTCAATGAGTGGGAAAAGGCGTTTACACTTGACGGCTCTCAGGTGCCGTCTCTGCGCCCAAACGGTGCGGCGGCGATCGCTGGTGGACCAACACTCTGGCGACAGGCAGCGGCTCTAGTGCCCCGCGCTACGGCACCATTAGCGGCCGCCGGTGGATCGTCTATGACGGAGTCTATGTCTGCTCTGCCTGGGCAAAATGATGTTACAACTCGCCTTGAGACACTAACACGCCAGCTGGAGTCGCTCACCACGCCGTCGCCGATGCAGGGCACTGCGGAACTCTTCCTGTTTGTTGCTATTGGCCTGCTGCTGCTTCTTGCTATTGATACTCTGCTGCGCTTTGCGGTGTCTGTGGCTAGTGCTGCTGGTTCTGGTTCTAAGAAGATGATTGGTGGCCGTCGTTGGACTGGTCGCACAAGATTTTATTAAATAAATGTTACAGTTTTATCAGCTGTGGCACGCCTTGGTGGCCCTGATCCTGATCCTGATCCAGATCCAGCTAACATCCCCGCCACACCATCTGCGGTAGCAGGACGATACGATGCCGCCTTCTTCTTCTCTGGCGCACGGACTGCTGGACCGCCTACTCCACCTCTTGCTGTTGTCGCGGCAGCAGTGCTCGCTGCCAACATCGCCTGCCGGATTGGCGATTCTTCCTGATAATACTTGACCGACTGTTCCTTCCAACTAATGAGCAGTCGGTTTGGCGATACATACATGACACTGAACCCTGAAGATCGTAGATGCCACGCCATGTAGAGAATACAGTCTTTCACATCAAACCGTGGACAGCCCGGTTGCCACTCGGGCACGTCAAAACTCGTCATCTGGGGGGAGCCCGGCAGTGTTGATGTGCTCTTGATTTTCATGTGAACCGTGCTCAAGATCCGATTGTAGACATCCAGGCGAATCGCATCTAGGCGCGACTGCTCTTCAAAGAGTGATGACGGTGATAACTGCGGTGGTGCGGAACCTGACATTCCCCTTGCTATTTCAAGAGGGAATGTCGGCTGAGACAGAACACAGCAATGTTGATGCGGAGTGGATGCCTAGCGGGATAGCATTCGGCTCCGGCGGAGTGCGCACCATGTGTCAGCTCGGTGTCTATACCGCGCTATATGAAGCAGGACTAACAGCGCGTGTCATGAACTGGTATGGCTGTTCGGGCGGAGCGGTCAATGCGTTCTTTGCGGCACTCGGTGTTAGTGCTAGCTGGGTGCGTGACTGTATTGGACTTCTTGATCTCCATCTAGCCGGCAAAGTCACAGAGGAACTGGTGTTAGACTATATGAATACGTGGGGCGTTAATTCCGGTGAAACTCTGATTGCGTTTCTGGGTCGCATTGCCAATACATGGGAACCTGGCGCGAGTGTCTGGACATTTGCTGATCTCGCTCGTGAACGACCGGGGACATGTCTTCATATCATCGCGACCAATATATCGCGAGGGCAACTTGTAACGTTCAATGTGACTAACACACCGGATGTTCGTGTCCTTGATGCCGTGCGCGCATCATCGGCGATTCCGCTATTCTTTACACCGTGGATCTCTGCGTCCGGTGAGTATTTCTGTGATGGTGCGCTGCTTGAATCGTATCCGTGGTCGTGTGTTGCCGATAAGGATCACACACTGGTAATCCTGAATTCTGACACCGAGATCCGTCAGTTTCGCGATGACCATGTTCGTGCGGCGCCGACCGGACTCGGCGAATATATGGTCCAGATTTTCAATACGGTGCGGCGTGGCTATATGACGTCATCAACACCGCCCAGACACTGGATCGCTGTTAATAATCGGGTTGTATCTCTCGTTGATTTTGGGATTACACGAGAGCAGCGGGAGGCGCTGTTTGCGGAGGGAGAGGTGGCGGGGCGTGCCTGGATCGCCTTTAAGAGGTCTCGTTCTGCCACTAGGCAGTCTCGTCTTGGGATCGCAGAGCAGCAGGACATGGTTGCCACTAGGCAGTCTCATTCTGAAGCCAAGACAAAAAGTCCCCATGCTTGCGACCTCCCGAATACTTCTGCTTCTGGCCGTCCTTTACCAGATGGAACGTCGGATAGCCATCAATCTGGAAGCCTGCTGCTTCACTCTTCTGCTTCTCGGGATTCACATATACCACGTTCACGCGATCGCCGATGGTCTCTTTGAGCTTCTCAAACTCCGGCTTGGCCGACACACAGTGCGGGCACCAGTCTACACCGAACATGAAGAAGGTGGGCTTTCTGCTTTCAAACCCTTCGGTGGTGTATACACCACCATAGGCTAAGCCTCCATTCATGCCGTTGGCATGATTAGAGGCGAACCCTTCATAGCCAAAGAGGTGACGAGTGCCACCAGGGCCGAGTAGATGCTGCTGTTGGGTGCCGCCGGGTCCGAGCCGTCTGACGCTGGGCCGCCACGAGACAAACAACAGGGCGAACACGTAGAGCAGGATCAGACCGGCAACTAGGATCCAATAGGGCTGAAGGTCTGCCATTCTATCTGCGGCATGGGATTTTAAGCCACCGTGACCTTAGAATCTTAATGAACTACCAGATCGTTTGGGAGGGGTGCCTACAGTCAGTGTCTGTTCCTATTGAACTAGAAACAGAGATTGACCGATGGACATATGTGTTGGCGTTTGTGGCCGGTGGAGGCAGTGTAGAGGGAGCGATGCGCCGTGTACTGACACGACAGTTTCCTGGTCTTGGCTGGTCTCCTACTGGGATAAAGCCAAAGCCAAAGCCACGCGGTATTGATGCCGTTCTGTATGGATCACCTAATCGCGTCGGCGGCTCAAAATCCTTTTCCGACGGATCAAAATCCTTTTCTGGCGGATCGCACGACACGTCTTCCCCCGTCGCGCCTTTCCACAACCACTCTCAAATGCCCCCACGGTCTGTCGCATATCCGAGAGAGAGGCATGCGGCGTCGGACAGCGCAGCGCACCACAAACACCGCTCTCCACTTCCCACATCCACTGGATCACAGCCTTACGGCCACGGGCGAGGGGCACCGCACCGGCCTTCTTCTGTGCGGCCCCCCAGGCCTGCTGCCACCCCTCACACGGGAGGATGGATGGGAAGAGCTCCCACCACGTCTTCATCAGTGGCAGTCGCTCCTCTCGCGTCATGAGATTGTAACGGTTACGCTGACTCGGTGTTAGTTCCTTTTGATCGGCCACAGTGAGCTCGTCAGGAAGATCTGGCATCGGTGTCGGAACATAGTCAGAGCCAGGTGTCGTAAACGCGACAGATGTCAAGAAGTCCCAGCCGAGGAGTGGTGTTGTGCCGCAGAGACCCTTGTAGAGTTCCGCATAATGAGCACGCACATCGGGCCATTCAGGATCCGGCTCTGTAACGAGGCCCTGTCCTCTCAACTTGCCGTTCACACGATTGTGAATCTCGTATGCCCAAAAGCCAAAACGCTCTTGGTCGTGAAGGATATCCATTGTTAGTGGCATCGCCTTGTAATAGTCCGTGAGCGAAGCACGGCAATATTTACATGGTAAGACATACGGCAGTAGTGCGAACCAGGCTGACACTGCTCGTCCATGTTCATCGTCACGGATGGGATTGGTGGCTACGAGATGTATCAGCTTCCAGCCCGACGGGCCCCAAAAACGGGTATCCATCTCCTTATTTGTTACGCGGATTTTTAGAGATCAGTGACCTCAAGTGTTGGTTTCTCTAGCGCTTTTCTAACGGCTTGGGCTATGAGCTCTTCAAGACTGGGGGGAGCAGGGGCGGGAGTAGGAGCAGGAGCAGGAGTAGGAGTAGGGGTAGGAGTAGGAGTAGGAGTAGGAGTAGGAGTAGGAGTAGGGGCAGCTACAGTGCTCGTAAATGCTTTTATAGCAACCATCTGGTCAGTGTAACGTATTGTTATATCAGCAAGAGCTGTCTGTGTATATGTTAATTCTAGCCGCAGAGCTTCAATCTCGGATTTAAGTGCCGCCTCATTATTGGCTGCTTTCTGTTGGTTAGTTTCTGCTATTTTAGCAAATCCTTGGACACTTTTAACAGCACCTAGTTGAGAGGCCTTTAGCGCATCACGAAGTTCTGTTATCCGTTGATTGGCTCCAGCAAGCTTCTCTTCCAGGGAAGGAGTAGTTGCTACTGATGGTTTATCTACTACAGGTAGAAGCTTGCGATATTGTTCTGCATGAAACTGTAATAGAGCACTGGCGTTATTAACTGAGTCTAGTTTCTTACAGAAGTCAATAGCGCAATTGGGGAGCTGTGGTAACGCCAATAGTGGAGCCGCATCATAATCTAATATCCATGATGACATATTTGCTGATGTAGCAATATAGATCTGCCCATAGTTATCAATTAAATGAAGTTTATATGAATAATTCGTATTATTTCCCATAGGGCTTAATGGGCCATTACACACTCTTCCATAGCTAACAGTTGTTATTACCTCTGGAATATAATGGACAATCCATCTCCATTCAGGATGGATATCGGTTGCTGGTACAGGTGCAGGAGTTGTTGCTGGTGCGCAAGGTGGGCGTTTTGTAATAAGAGGCTGACAGGGGCCTGATCCTGCTGCTTTCACTTTATTATAGAAATGACTCAGCGCATCCACAACATTGATTTTACCATAGCCCATCGTGTAATCTTCAGAAGAAAGAGTTGCCATTTTCGTCGTCGTTGTCGTCGTCACAGGTAGCCTAACACCTGACCCGCCACTCATCAACTTTTATTGCGCTATATACAGAGGATGGCTGCCAGGAGAACTGACACAGAAGAATATATAATCGCCGTCCGCTCCTACGGGCGCGCACACATCTTTCCACTCAAAACGTATCGCATGCTGGCTCATAATGGACTAACAGATCGTCTCTACATCTTTGTTGCGAACGCTGCCGAAAAACGGCTCTACGAAGAGGCACTGCGCGGGCTCCCGTATCGCGCCATTATTGTGGGCGAACTCGGTGGTGCCAATGCCATTCGCGCCATCTGTCGGTATTTTCCCAAGCGACAGCGCATTGTCTTCATGGACGACGATCTGGACCGGTTCTTTGACTTCTCCCGTGTCGGCAAGTTCCGTGCGGATTCTACCGAGTTGGCGCGCTATCTGGAAGACGGCTTTGAGACCATTGATCGCCATGAATGCGGCGCCTTTACATGTAGCTTCATGAGCAACAAGATGTGGCTGGCCGATAAGCCGTTCAAGGAGTTCCGTCCTTTTACACTGGCCGGTAACTTCTTCGGCACACGCAATGATCCCGACATGATTACCACAGAATACTCACACGGCGATGATCTTGTGCGTTCAGTTCGTTACCTGGAGAAATACGGAGGCGTGTTAGTTTACTGGTGGGCGGGCTTTGCCACGCGATATGGCAAGGAAGAGGGAGGGCTCCAGGCTTCGGGTGACCGTGGTGCTGGCGGTGCTGCTGCTGAAGCGGCCAATACTCTTAAACGTACGGGCAACATCTCATGGGCCGAGTATCGTGGGGATCCGCTACTCCAGGCCTATGCGTATCCGCCAGCACAGGAACTCTATAATCCATTTGTGTCTATGAAAATGAAAGCGTTGCCGGCGGTGCGGAAGGCGATGCGCGAACGCGGCACTCTCCGTGATGGAATCAAGTGGGAGGGATGGTTCGGTAAGCGTGGGGAACTGTTACGTCTTGAGTAATAACAGAAATTGAAAGAGACATATCTAACACTCCATGGGTGTGTAAGATGTGTATATTGTGAGTGGTATGGGAAAGGGGCATTTAACTAAGGGGGTCTGAGAAGGCGGTCCCTGCCCCCTACATAGGGCTGATAGTGGACAGCAGCGGGCGCACGAGCCACGGCTCTTCAGGCTCATATCTCGCCTTACAAGAGACCTTCGGTTCAGGGCAGCGGGGGGGCTCCACAGCAGCGCAGGGCGGGCATGTTGTCTGAGGCGGGCACTCCAAAACAGGGCAGCGGGGGCGGGGGCAGGGCGGGCAGTCGCCGATCTTACAGGGCTTGTTACAGGTGGAGATACAAGGCGGGCATGGAGGCACGGCGGATTTCAGAATATACTTGGACATGTCGGGCGGCGCAGGGCACTCCGTTTTGAGTATATATCGCGACAGATCGGGTTGGGGTGGGCAAGGAGGCACACTGGACTTCAGCACATACTTGGACCAGTCCACCTGCGGGCAGCGGTTGCGATCGTCGGGGTTGTTATTGTCGTTTCTAGCAGGGCAGCCACCATCGCACTTGCCGCATCCACTCTTACAGCAATCATCGCGAGGCCGACGGCACGTGGTGCATGTGCTCTGCGTGACATCCATGAAGCCCTCTAGCGCAGTGCCACTGCGACACAGGAGGAAGCCAAGCACCAGCCCAATAACTAACACACCTACGTAGTTCAGTAGATCTTTCATTACTCTAACGCCTGATGCTATTTTTGGCAGCTTGCGGCTCTACTTTGAGGAGCGGGTCCACTTACAAACGGCTGAGTGAGTGGTGTCGGGAAGAAGTAGACGTAAAGTGAAAAGGCGTAGAGTGTGCCGAAGATCATGATCCAAAGCATCCAGTTGCGGGCGAGAGCTTCAAGTGTGGCTGTGCTAATCTCAGAAAGCTTATCCATCTTGATGGGTGCTGCGACTTTCGCTTACACAGGTTCTCGTCCTTATACAGGCCGTAAAGGACAGCCAAACTGTGCCGGACTGACAGATGGCACCGAGTAGTGGAGACGATCACATACTATGTTAATGGCCGACTCCGCCTCTAAATCAGTGGCAATCGGCTTATTGGGTGGCGGACAGCCAAGTGCCTCCGCATCACGTGGAAACGCCTCATGAATCTGGTAACAGAGACGATTCGCACGTTTCTGGAGATCCTTGGGATCATATCCCAACATGTTACTAGTAGCAAGACCGGCAGTTGGATGTGTCTGTGGCTGTGCGACTGACGCACCCACAGGAGAGAGCCGATGTGTCAGTTCCGCAGTGGCCGACCGTGCGGCTTCCACCACAACCGGTGTTGGACCACTCTGAAGCTGTCGCAGAAGGGCGGCGATCTCGCGCTTCAATTCCTGTTCCGCCGGGTTGTAGCTCACAGTCAGACGCCACTGAATATCACGGAGTTGGCTGATTACATCCACCGGGTTTGACGCATTGGATGTCGGCATCTGGTCGGGGCGCGGCTCCAGTGCGAACAGTGTTGGCAGCGGCTGGTCGGGTCGCAGCGACTGCTGGAGGAACAAGCGGGCATGACCAACACGGATTGGTGGTGGCCCCGCATATGTGGGACCGGTGACGGCTGGGTGACTTGCGTCAATTTTCTGACTAGAAAACTGACGTTCCGCAGCAATGAGATCCTGCTGAATGAGTTCCAGCTGCTGAAGACGAACACGCTCCAATGGATTCGGCTGTGTGTGACCCTTGAGCTCGTTAAGTGCCGCATCAAACAGCGCACGGAACTCGGCATATTGCCCCACTGTCAAGAAAGCGTCCGCTGGCACATGTGATGCGAAACTGTGAATCGCCTCCAGGTTCGGTGCGAGCCTGCCCCATCCCGCATTTTCGCGGCGGAGATCCGCGGTCTCCTGGGCCACCTGTTTGTAAGTGCTCGTGATCATATCATTGACCAGCTGACCACGAACATTAGCCAGACGCGCTTGAAGAATCACACGGCGCTGGAGCTGCTCGGATGTCAGGCTGCCGGGATGGTCGGATTCACGCTGTGTTGCGGCAAATAACCAGGTGCTAATCTTGCTGTCCAGTTCATAGAGATCTTTGCGCTCTGCCATGCTCTCACGAGGGGCAGTCATTGCGCCGGGTATCGCATTGGGACGGTTCTGTGATATGGGAATGTTAGTTGTAGAGGGCACGGCGACTGGTGCGCGATTCAGATCGGCAGGAACACGCCAGTTCTGTGTGGCACGCTCGCCCTCTGCGCCATAGGGGCGACCTGCGACAGGCGGTTGAATAGGAATGGGATTACTGTTTTCAAAAGCTTCAGTACGGAAGGCTTCAGTTGAGTGGCTCTGATAGTATAACAGTGCTGCCACCATGAATAGTAGAATGGCACCAATAAGTGGACCCATGTCTTCCTCTACTGTGGGATCATAAATCAAGACGACATTGATTGATGATACCAATCAGATCATAAATGTCTTACGGTAAAGTACAGTTCCAGCATGGCACTTCATCAAGTCTAACATACTGAGACATGTCGGGACACTTGGGGCACTTCTGCTTCTTGGAAGGCTTCCTCTTTGGTCTATAATCATCATCATCGTCATCATTCTGAGACGCCGCGGCAATCACCTCCTGCTCACGCTTCAGTGGATCCACCTGTGGCGGTGCGGTCCCATTCATTGTGGCCACAATATTTGGCGTGTTCAACAGATTGGCCAGCGCCGGTGACATTTCCACTACTGCCACTTCCATAACAGGGTCAGACGGCGGATTGCTGAAGTGTTCAGCAGTCTTGCGTGCCATGAGCCCACCCAGCCCCACCAAGATTATCAATAAAAGTGACAGCAGTATTACACTCATTATTTACCTATGATAGGTAAGGAAAATGAAACGCACTTGGATTAACGACGGTCTTGTTGAAGTGGGGCTGGATGAAGCCGGGCGCGGCTCCCTCTGGGGGCGACTCTATGTCGGTGCCGTAATCATGTCACCGGAAGACGAGGCATACTTTGATAACGGTGTTACTCTCCGTCAAATCACCGACAGCAAGAAACTAACACCTCGTCGTCGTGCCGTCTTGGCCGACTTCATCCACGAGAATGCGATTGAGGCGGTGGCCACATGGTCCGAGCCGGCAGAGATTGATGCGATCAACATTCTCCAGGCCGATATGGCGGCGATGCATCGGGCACTCGCGTCCTTTACCACGCCGTTCCAGCGCATCCTCGTAGACGGTGACTACTGGCAGCCGTGGACCGACCCCACCTCTGGGTTGCTCGGTGAACCGGTGCCGGCGGTCACAATCGTAAAGGGAGATGCGACGTGTTTGTCTATTGCGGCGGCATCCATCGTGGCCAAGGAGGCACATGATGCGTGGGTGCGGGCGGAGGTGGCCGCGCGACCAGAACTGGATGAGAAGTATGCGCTCAGTCGCGGAATGGGTTACGGAACAGCGGCGCATATGGAGGGACTTAAAGCCCATGGTGCGGATGTGCTTCATCGGCGGTCGTTTGCGCCGGTGCGGTCTGTTCTGCCGGTTCTGCCTGTTCTTCCAACAAAGACTGTTAAGCCTCTCTTCAGGAAGTAATCAAAAAGTGACTACCCTATTTTGGTTGCACGTCACCTATATCAAACACAACGATGAGTTTCCGCACAGCATCTCTTTCTCTCCATACGAAGTTGACCAAAGAGGTTCGCCAGGCAGAGGGCATCTTCTTTACACCAGCCGCTATCCGTGCGCGACTGTTGGAGCTCGTGGCTTCCGCAGGAGTGTCCGCACCAGCAACAGTGCTTGAACCCTCCTTTGGATCCGGTGAGTTCATCTTTGATCTACTGGAACGCTTTCCCACCGCCAAGATTCATGGTGTGGAGCTCAATCGCACAGCCTTTCTGGAAACTGCCGCTGCTGTATCTGGACTAGGCAGTGAGACAGCAGGACAGGTTGTGTTGACAAACACCGACTTTCTCAAGTACACAGGTAGTGCTGGAACTACGGATCTCATTGTAGGTAATCCACCCTACTTTGTCACCAAACAGAAAGATGCGCGATGTATGACGGGGCGCGGCAACATATTTGTCCAGTTTATCTACAAGTGTTTGACAGAGCACTTGAAAGAGGGTGGTCTGCTCGCCTTTGTGTTGCCCACATCATTCTACAACTGCTGCTACTATGATCCGTGCCGGCGCTACATTGCGGCAAACACTACGATTCTGGCAGTGGAAGAAGTAGAGGCCGCTGACTTCTATGACACGGCCCAGAAGACGATGCTGTTTGTTGTGCGGCGCTCTGCCCCTCTTCCTGCGACAGAGCCACCATTCATACTAACAGCGGCTGGTTCCACTTATATTAATCCGCATTCTGCCGTTCTGGCGGCGGCCCGTGCGGAGGCCGGTGCTACGATTGCTGGGCTCGGCTGTGCGGTCAAGACAGGCGAAGTGGTGTGGAATGAACACAAGGATAAACTGACAGCGGATCCATCGGGTTCCAACACGGTGTTGGTCCTCTATAGCAACAACATCAAGGGTGGAACACTCCAGGTGGGCGATCCAGGTAAGGGTAAGCAGCAGTATATCCGCAACTTTGAATGTGCGAGCGGGCCAATAACGGGGCCGGCAATTCTTGTGTCACGGGGCTATGGAAATACAACTTACAAAATGAACTTTGTTATGGTGCCGGCGGGAATGCGTTTCTATGGGGAGAATCATGTGAATGTTATCACTGGACCTACAGCAGGCATTGAGCGGATTGCGGCTTCACTGGCAGATGCGCGCTCCACAGAGTTTATTCGGTGGTTTGTTGGAAATGGAGCTCTATCCAAAACGGAGCTGGAGTCGGTATTGCCAATATGGTAAGCAACTAGAGACCCGCAAGTCCAATCTGCCATGCTGGATATAACACACCCTTGTGATTCTTCCAGCGTAACAGAAGCTTTAGCGTATGTGTAGCCGTGGCAAATACAATAGTGTTTCCGTTGCGTACACCACGGAACTCTACAGGTGTCAGATTCTCGGTAGTCAAGTGAGCCACATGGAATTTTGACATATCCCACAGTAGAAATGCCTTGTTATTCTGTTTTGCTACCAGGAGATCGGTCAAATGTGTTAGATCGCACTTGTCCGCAAGAGCTTCCATGTATGTTTGTATGGACTTGTTTACTACCGTTGCTTTTGCCTTCTTGGCAGTATCCTCACGATCATAGAGACAGCGAAAGAATGGATGCGTGTCATAGTTGGCAGAGTGAACGTTCTTGAGATATGTGTCGCGATCTGGAGGTGACACTGTGATCCCAGTGTCAGTAGCGCAGTATTCCGACAGATAGTTGTCGTAGTAGAATTCGGCATAGTTCTTGGGAAAGCGCAGATCTTTGGACGCGAGACTCAGAAATTGAGGCTGCCCTTCAATGGTGGAAGCACCATGTTTGAACTCGGCTTTCTGTGAGTGGGTAACTGTGCCGTCGCTGGCCATATAGTCCAGCTGGAAGTCATAGTTCTTGGAGCGTCCACCGGCGGATGTAACTTTGACAGTGGCAAATGTGGTTGGACAGAGTGAGTTGATAGTCGTCTGCCAGGCACCGTGGAGGAGCCGATGTTTCTCGGTGGCATCTTCTGGTAGCGTTGAGTTATAGAGGGTAGTTAGAAACGCTTCTCGGCGCTTATTAGCAGCATCATTTCCAGCCTTTGAGGACTTGACAAAGAAGTCTGCGTAAGGTGTGGTCATTAGTTTGGGGGGATCAGTTGTTATGATTCTGAGTGCGGAACGCACCGCAGATAGTTGTTCAGCGGTAGCATGGCGGAGAGCCGCTAGGAGAGATTCTATAATGAGAGATGACATGATGTTTGTTGGTCTTACTTGGCAACTAACATCAAGGCATGTGTGTTTCACTTTTATGAGGGGGGGGGTGGTGGGGGCTTTTTCTGTCTAGAAAAAACGGAACCTCACATTTCTGGAGGAAATGTTAGTTAACGCTTCTTCCTTTAGAAGAAGCGGAAACCGACGGTACGGTAGTGCCGTCTGTTATCGTTTTTTCTGTCTAGAAAAAACGGAACCTTACATTTCTGGAGGAAATGTTAGTTAACGCTTCTTCCTTTAGAAGAAGCGGAACCCGCCCTGCTGCTGCTTCTGCTTCTGCTGCTGCTTCTGCTTCTGCGACTGCTTCTGCTTGCGGCTCTGCTTCTGCTGCTGCTTCTGCTGCTGCTTCTGCTGCTGCTTCTGCTGGCGGCGCGTGGCGCGACGGGACTTGCGGTGGCTCTTGCGGTGCGACTTGCGGTGGCTCTTGCGGGCGGCACGGTGGCTCTTGCGAGAGTGAGACTTGACCATTTTATATTAAGTCCACAGATTTTTACTGGGGCCCAGGGGTAAGCAAAAGTGACCGCAGCGGGGCTTAAACACCCCAGGCCGGGCACGATGACTGCGCTAACAACCCCCCTCCGCATTCTGCTTCTAGATACTGAAACCAATGGTCTCCCCAAGAATCGCTTTGCTCCCATTAGTGAAGCCGGGGCCTGGCCCGCCATTCTCCAGCTCAGCTGGGCCGAATTCACCATTACCGGAAACACCATGGTCGCCGGGCCCACTCGCGATATCGGGATTGCCTTACACCCATCCATCGCCTGGAATGCCGACGCCGCCAAGATCCACAAGATCACCGAAACCGAAGCACGCCAGGGACTCCCCGCACAGGAGGCACTCTTCGCACTCGGAGCCGTTCTTCAAACAGTTAATGTTGTCGTGGCTCACAATCTCGCATTTGATAAACCGGTGATTCGTGCTGCTGCCTATGCCGAATGGCTGCGTGGTGGTCCTACCGAACTCCGTGAGATCTGGCCGCGTGATCTCCGTGAGTTCTGTACGATGAACGCCACGCGCGATATTGTACGCATTCCCAGCCCCTACTACGGAGCACCGGGGTTAGATAATCCCACAGGAAGGTTCAAAGCACCCCGCCTTAATGAGCTCTACACCTGGCTCTACGGCCATGTTTATGACATCTCTGGCGCCGTGCTACATTCAAGTAGTTCTGACACGCACTGTCTGGGTCAGTGTATGTCAGAGTTACTGCGTCGGGGCCTCATTGTTGCGGAGGGTGGGACTGTTACGACTGTCAAAGTTTCAGAGACCGCGACTTTGACTTCTGTGACCTCTTCCTAGTCGGACGGACAATCGCCTCAGATGTGCCGACAACCTGTAGCGCATCCACCAACTCCGCGCGCTTCTCGCGCACACGCTCACGATGCGCCTTTTTGAGTTCGGGCATTGTCGGCTGATAACCAACACACTCCAGCGGAAACACATCATGTGCCGGGAGACCTTCTGCTACGGCATCACGACGACGTGCGGATTCCATCTCAATCAGCTCCTGTATAACACACAGTAGACGCACTGGCAGATAGTCATCCAGCTCTGCGAAATACATGGCGTAATACATCTGAATCAGCAGATCAATGGATCCAAGACGATAACCCGCCGGCTCCGTCAGTGTTTTATAGCTGTGGCACGACACGGTTTCAAACACCACTGCTACGAGATTCTTAGCCTTGTAGAGTTCCGTGCGGGCAGGAAGCAGCTCGCCTTGTGCCTCATATTTCTTGATCTTGAGAGCGCCGCCAACTGTGCGCATATGTTCCACTAGATCCTCTAGTGCGGAGGGAGTGATCATTGTAATCACCACTTCATCTGGGCGTGGTTCTGTGTCAGGCCCCAACAGATAGGCTGCTCCACTCAGAAAGATAGCACCCGCCGCGATACCGGCACCCACCAGACGGTCGTGGAGTACTTTTTCCAAAGCCACCGCTTTCTTTTTGGTTGCAGGTGCTGCCAGGTCACCCAAAGGATCCGCCACACATCGTCCCGCACGCAGCGGGTGTTCGGCATTCAATAACAGCAGACGCTCATACACCTTCTCCCAGCGACTCACCATGCCGGCGGGACGACTCAGTTCCAGATACATGTTCATGCGCAGATAGTTCTCACTCGCATAGCGGATGCCATCAATAATAACAGCGTCACTCTCAATGCGTCCATAGTATTCGGGAGGCATGTATGTAATATCGGCCGCCGCACGGAAGTTCACAAAGATCTTGTAGGTGCCTTCGTGGATACCGAACTTGGCCTCCACATCAATGAATCCTTCATGCCGGAAAGTGACAATCAGATCGGCACAATCCTGGAGAGGATCAGGTGTTAAGAAATCGTAGTCGGGCAGATTCAGACGTGGATCATAGAACTTGTTGGCAGGTGACATGTGGGCGTTGATGGCGGCGCCACCGTAGACTACTCGGCCCTTATCGCGTAGAAATCGTTCCATGATATCTACAATCTTTCGTGACTCGGTGTCTTCAGCGGCAAAGCGCTCCTGATATTCAGCTGCCTCTTGTGCGGCGGCGTGGACGAGCTCTACAAGTTGAGGGATACTCATCTCTCCTAGTTATACATAAGCTAGATTAAACAGAGTTATGTTTATACATATCATCCCACTTATTTTCACCGAGATATATGTAGCCATTTGCGGTTAGTAGTTCTCTAATGTGTGACCTTCTTGGTTCAACATAGTTATGTTCAACATCAACTAGCCCAAATGTATACTTACTAAAGTTAAACACACGCAATATCTCATATTCACTGCCTTCGGTATCAATTGACAAATAGTCTATATGGTTAGGCGCGCTATATTTATCTAACAGATCTGTTAATGTAGTTGTCTCCACATTAATTGTAGTTTTATTGGCATTAACAGTTGCCATATGACAATCAATGTGTGAACTAATTCCTGAGAGTAGATCCGCACTATTAGCTATATCAAACTGAACAACTTCTCCGCTTGTATTATATACCGCATTATTTGAGCATATAGAATGCGGGCGATTTTTGATAAGTTTTTCAAAGTTATACGGGATTGGTTCAACACAAATACCTTTCCACCTATATGTTTTTTCTAGAATATATGTGTTAGAAAGATTAACACCATCGGAAGCACCTATCTCCACAAAAAAACCTTCTTTTTTGTGTTTATAGAACTTTAGCACATTTAAGTCTTGACCTAGTTGTGACGTTGACATCTTTATCTATTATACTGATAATAGATACAGTGTTTATATCGCAGTGTCGGTTATAAGAAAATCGCTTACGCTTCCTTTTTGGCCCTCCACTCGCAGTGTCGGTTATAAGAAAATTGCTCACGCGCCTTTCTTAAAACTATACTTCCCAAACAGCGCCGGATCAAACACTGCTCCCAACACCGAGTCCGTTTTATCCTGTGAAAAGTAGTTGACCGCCACAAACTGTGCGCCAACCTGCCGTGCTTTCTGGAAGACGCTCTTACCAATCTGTTTATCATTATATGCCGTCGTACCACCCACCGTCGGCTGGACCACACAGAATCCTGCCTGCGCCGGTGTTTGTGCCGGTCCACCTGTAGCACACGATGACTTCGTGGCCGATGCGATGGCATCCAAGTTGCCCAATCCAAAGAACACCGAGTTCGGCGAAGATTCTAACACATTCGTCACCTCCGCCATTGCTGTAGACGCAAACTGTGTGGCAAAGCTGTCCCATGTGTTCGTATTCGGCAGAGAGTTGTAGCCGCTCTGGATGTCGGGGCTCACAATCACAAAGCCGCGACCCATAAAGTCGCTGACCTTGGAACTACACAGCACACCCTGATTCTTCATGGCATCCCACTGTGTTTCCATGCGGTGGCTACCGAGTGCCGACTTCACAGCGGCACCCAGATAGTTCAGATAGTCGGTTGTCATCGCACCATGGAGACGCAGAATCAAGAAGAACGGATCATTGGTCTGCGCGTTAGGTGCCATCGCACCGAATGCCGTAGTACATGCCATGTTGATCATATCTGTCGCCGGCACCTTGTTCCGTGTTAGGGTCTGCCAGTTACTGTATTGACCAACACCCTTATCTAGCCCGTGCCCGCGCCACCAGCCAATGGTGCCCCACTCATTTGTGTCTTTCATGGTACACACCACCGGTATGGCGGAATTCGCGGGATCTGGCCAGATGTCAAAAATCACGGCACGAGCACCGGCCTCAATCTGTAGGCGCACAGCCTCGGGGTCCACATGACCATTCCAGGGATGTAGTAGGTCGGTCTCCTCCGTAAAGATACCGCCATAGTTCGCCGTGGCAACTGACAGCTGGGTTATAGGAGTATCCATTGTAATGCCACTCGTACCAGTATTAATCAGATCTGTAAGTGATCCGCGCGTGTTCTGATCAGCATCATAGTCGTGAGTGGTGGTCCAACCTTTGAGAGCACCTGGAGTTACACGTGTGTTGCCTAATAGACCACTCCAAACACCAATAATCACAATAGCAATGCCGGCAAATATACAGATTACGACTGTCTTTGTAAATTGGTTTGTCTGAAATACTTCAATGAAATTCTCAACAAAATTTGGCATCTCTACCCTCTACCGCTTATTGGGTTTTTGATTGTTAGAGAGTGAGCGTAAGAAGCGAGCGGATTGCGGAGGCTGACAGCACCGTTGCTCCAAGTTCCTTTGCCTTGGAGAGCTTGGTGGAAGTGGGTTCAGGACCATCGGGATACACAACATGTGTGGTCTTCTTGCTCACCGTGTCAGCCATCGTGTGACCCGCAGCCTCCAGCTGGGTAGTGAGCGCTTTGTCGCGGAATCCCGTAAGCACAACGATCATCTTGGGTCCTGTTGGGACAGGAGTAGTCGCTTCGCTTACTCCTGCTCCTCCTACTGCTGTTGAAGTGCCTATGTGTGACCCTTTCGCATCCGCTCCAGGTAGTCCACATACGGCTGGTCCAATGTTACTATTTGCGGCACGCCACGCCAGATAAGCCGGAACCGCTTCACAGATCTCATCAATAGTCTTGGCACTCAGGCCCGCAGGCCGATCCGCCTTGAATGCGGCCGGTGACCAGGTGGCCGGTGTTGGATTCAGAGCCAGCAGCGGCTTCAGCTTCGTATGACCAACACCCCGCGGCATCACACAGCTGGCGCACAGGAAGTTGAGCTCCGTCCATACCGGCTGCTTAGCACGCAGCCCCGTCCAGATCCGCTCGGCCCCCTTCGTCTTGACACCCTCCACGCGTGCGGCCAGTTCCGCCTGACTGGCGGCATAGATGGCACCTACCGTGTGGAATCCCGCCGTATACAGTTTTGCGACTATGCCGCTACCTACATTCTCGGCACCGAGCTCACCTAGCGCATGGGAGAGCTGGATACATGCGGACTCGGTGGTCTCTGTGCCTGCTGGCAGACAGATGTGGACTGCACTCTCAGCGCCCGTCGCTCCGCTTATCCAATCATAAGCCGCCGGCATCGCAGGTCCATCGGGCGCTGCGGCATGAACTGCAATAATCTGCGGAATAACATCACCCGCCCTCCTCACCTCAATCTCCGCACCAGGACCAATACCATTATCGTAAATCCAGCGTCCATGGAGACCCGTGGCGGCACCAATGTTCGCGCCTGCTAGTGTCACCGTATTAAACAGCACACGGGGAATCAGATAACCGGAAGCACTAACATTCCACTCTACTGTGCGCACCGTGGTCCTCGCCGTCTGTGCGGTCACGCGGGTCTTCCATGCCACACGATCCGCCGGATTCACAGATGCGCCGTTACGCACCTCGGGCTTCCAGCCAGCAGGACGCGCGATGTTCGGTGCCACAACAACACCATCCAGCTGGAACGGACACGCCTTCTCAAAGGCGGTAAACAGTTCGGACAAGCGTGCGGGTGTCATGTCCTTGGGGTCCAGACGCATTGCGGTAGCCGTCTTGAAACCGGCGGCGCGGAGCTGCGCGTAGGACTCGGTGGGTGTTAGATCAGGGCGGCTCTCCAAACTATAAGCAACGAACTGAATCTCGCCAAACAGTGCGGCATCCACCTCGTCCAACTTGCGATTCAGCGCACCAGCCACGATGTTGCGGGCGATCTTGCCCTCTGGAATAGCGGCACTGTCCATGCGCATTATGAGTTCGCCACGAACCGCCATTGGCAACAATGCGGGAGCGGCAGACGATGCGGCTCCGCCGCTGAGTCCTCCTCTGATAGCAAGAGGCGGACCGCCAGTAGGAACAGCCAGTCCTTTGAAGTGCGGCACGAAGGCGCTGATATCGCGACCGAGCATGCCGTCACCTCGCGTGAAGAGCTTACCCGCAGCAGGCAGCCACAGAGCCGAACAGCCATCCAGCTTCACACTGGCGTGATAGGAAGCTGCAGGAAAGCGTGCCGTCCACTTCTCTAGGCTACCATCCGCCGGTTTAATCTTGTTGAGTGAGGGAAGGGGCACAGGGAGGGGCACCTCATCTCCTGTAACCACAGGCGCACCCACAGCCGTCAGAAACGGATGGGTCGGCGCAGCGGCGCGGAGTGTATCTACACCGGTGTCAAACTCATCGTCTGACATCAGGATAGGGAGCCCATTGTGATAGGCGTGGCTAGCAGCCTGGAGGCGCGCAGCGAGAGCAGAAATCTGGGCGGTGTTCATCTTGTCTTGAATAGTTGTTGGTGTCTTGTACCTTACACTGGTCACTTTTGGGCAGCAGGTCATCAACTTTTGCTTACATATCATCGTCCCCCAGACCCATCATCGCCATGATCTTAGCATCGGCTTCCGCCATTTTGGCATCCGTCCGTGCCATGCGTTCCTTCTTTTCATCTACCGGTTTCGCTGGTGCTTTTGTGGATCCTGCTCCACCTACAGCGGACCCCATAATAGCCGCATCGGAACCAGCAAGCTCCGCCGCGATCTCCTTGTAAGGCAAATCAATATCCGTGTAGTGCATTGACACTGCCGATGCTTCCCATAGTGATTCCGGTTGTGGCAAACACGACGCACGGATCTGGAGAATCCACGCCAGCAGCATCCGCATGCGATCTGCAGCTGTCCACCGCTTGTAATGGAGCCGAAATGCCTCTGCGACCGCCGTATGCATGGTGGGCCAGCCACGATGGAGTGCTGTGCCCTTACTCAGAAAGAGTGCCCGTCCAATCTCCAACCAAAACCAAAGTGGACACGAGCGCTGTTTGACTGTAAGAGCCGCGGGCCCTCGCTCCGCGCATTTGTGATCTTTCAGAGTCGTCGGCATCATAGTCCATGCCACGGCTGACAGTGCCACACGGAGATCGCCCCGCTCCAGCGCATTGATCCACCGCCCCGCCATCAGACGAAACTCCAGCGCATCTTCACCCCGTTGCCAAACACGCATCACGACCGGTCCGTCCGCCTCCGCCGGCACCGGTGCCGACTGGAGCATACTAACATCGTAGATCACCAGCTCTTTGGTGGGCCAGACAACCGGTGTCTGTCGTGGAAGACCGAGGAGACGCGCCACTGTCTCAGCGGCTTCTGCCCGAATCTGCGGATCATTGCGGAATCCCTCCCAGTCGCCGCCCCATGCGTGGGCGGATTCGGCCACTTTTGCCCAGGATTGGCGAAGCAGAATCGGCACGGTCGGTGAAGCGCCACCCGCTGCTGCCGCCCACGCGAGCCAACAGGAAGACCACAGAGAACCAACAGCACCGGGTGTCACTACGAACTCTGCCATCCAGCGGTGCGCGGCGCGATGCTCACGACGGTCAATTGTATCGCGGAGTGCCCGTCGCACGTCCGCCAGATCATAGCCACACAGTGTCTGTTGTTTGCCTGCGGCCATCACTTCTGTCTCTGAGGTAGAGTTGCGCTGCGCGGTTTCTTACGCTACATCAGAGGAAATGGATATCGGCACTGTTTGGCCGCTGATTCTGAGCGTTCTAGTTACACTGATGTGTCTGTTCTACGTGTGGGAACTCCTGCGGTCTCATAAGCGGCGCTACCACATTGATCTAACAGGCGTAGAACTTGTAAAAGGTGGAGCCGAAGGATTTACAGGTGACACTAAGGCCATACCCGTCATGGATATCCGCACGGATGGCGACTGTTACGATGCCTTCTATGCGAAAGTCTATGATGCGCTGGTCCAGCCACAGGCACGCGCAGCTATGGAGGTTAAGCTACCAATAGAATGGATGGTGGACAAACATGGGCGTGAGGTGTCCAAACTCCGTGTTGCCGATATCGGTTGCGGCAGCGGACTCCATGTGGAACTGATGGCGCGGGAGGGTGTCCACTCCGTAATCGGCTACGATCAGTCCAAGGCGATGATTGAACAGGCCAAGAAGCTGTATCCAGATCGCGAATTTGTGGTCGGTGACGCTGCCGTTGCCACGATGGCTGCTGCGGATCAGTTTGATCTGGTGATGCTCAACTACTTCACTGTCTATCTGGTGCCCGATCGCTTACAACTCCTTCGCAATATCTATTTGTGGCTCGCACCCGGTGGATGCTTCACCTGTCACATTGTCAACAAACACAAGTTTGATCCCGTGCTGGAATCGGCGTCGCCGTTCGTGGGCTTCTCCGTCCAGAAATACGCCGATGATCGTGTGACCAAGAGTGAGGTGTTCTTTGACGAGTTTGAATACACGGGGGATTTTCAACTCCACGGTTCGCGCGGCACCTATGTGGAGGAGTTTCTGTTCAAAAACGGCAAGAGCCGCCGTCACGAACAGCAGGTGTGGATGCCCAACATAGATGTCATCGTCAAAGAGATCACCGATGTGGGGTTCAAGTTGTCGCACCATACGGATCTAACACCGATTGGCTACGAATACATGTATTTGTTCTTTTTTCAGAAGTAAAGTATGTATAGAATGCGTTGTTTATTATATATCAATTATTCTATACTATTAGAATGGCTGATAATTTGGGTACCATGCTGGCAGGTGTTAAATTTAAGAAAATGGATTCATACAAGGCGCGATTGCTGGAGGGCTCCTATGATACCAACAGAGAGCTTGCTATCAGTGATTTAGATACTGTTCTAAAATATCGCAGACGTCTATCAAAGTTAAAAGACACAGTTCCCCCTAAGGCTTATGAAGATATAGACACTATTGCTAGACTGATTGAGCGTGCTATTGGAACTCGCACAAATACTGCTGCTGCCATACCTGAACTGGCTCCTGCTCGGAATAATTCGGCAATAGTGGCTACTGCTGCTGCCATACCTGAACTGGCTCCTGCTCGGAATAATTTGGCTGCTACTATGGCTGCTTCGGCGGCAGCTGCTCCTCTCCCTTTAGCTACTGAAGAACGACGCGAAGTTGCAGCCACTGCTGCGGTTGGTCTTACAGCTGCTGTTAATCTTGGATCAGGGCTTGCTCCAGTTGAAGAAAATAGGCCGGCAGAACCCGAAGTAACTCCAGAGCAACAGTATGTAGAAAGGATTCAATTACTTGACTTGAAACTCGCCGAATGTACACGCGAATGTAAGGCACTTTCAGATGAAAAAAGGGCATTAGAAGAGTTTAACCGACGTTCAGAAATCGCCGGTATCTCGCTGCCCGCGAGCAGCAAACTATTTGATTTGCTAAGAGATCGCATTTTAGATCCAGCAGAAGATTGGGCTACACGCCTTGAAACATTGATCAATATTCCGCACTCAACTTCTGGTGCTGCTTATCTACGCGGTGGAGATTATTTTGAGGCCTTGTTTCAAATCGCAATTGCAATCGGTGAATTACCCACATTTCGTGATAAATTTGTTAGATTTCATGATATAGCAGGTTACAAGGTAATGCGAGAATTTAAAAATTATCTCTACGTAAAGGATGTTAAAAATTCTGGAGGGGGTGAACAGGGTATTTCAGATATCACATTTGAACTGTCAAATACACCTGAATTTACATGGAAACCTTCTTCATCATACAAATGCGGTGTCTCGCCTAAAGAAGATGGTATCACAGCCAATCCATTTTATTTTATAAGCGTTAAAGGGTTTAAGAAGGAGAAAAGCCCAGCAAAGGAATATGATATTCCATTACTCAATTTACAACTGAGTGTATTTCCTGAAATAGAACATAAACATATCATCGTATGTGTCAGAAATAAGGCAAAACTTCTTGAAAAACTGTCCAGAACAAAAATGGATATGTTGAAACATAGTATAAATAAGGTTATTGGATACGATGATTTAATAGAAACGTTTACGGCCCTTCGCTTAAAAATATTTACAAAACTTGGTACTGATAAACCTACACCTGACACAGTTGATGAACTGCTGCGAAAACTCTATCCTGAAAATAGGGTGGTAAAACCCATGCTATCACTGTACTTTCATCAGGAATTAGTTGTTAATTCAGTCATGGAGCAGATTAGCATAGGAGGGCGTAGAGATGCTCCCCATTATTTGTGCATTGGTGTGTTACCTCGTGGTGGTAAATCGTTCATTGCTGGTGGTATTATTAATAAACACAAACTACACCTGGAATCTCTAACATCATCAGCATCCGCATCCGCAGCTGCAGCCCCAAGACCAGTAGGATACAATGTGCTATTTTTAACATCTGCTGTGAACGAAACGCGCTCACAGTTTAGAGAAGATTTAATTAGTAAGTTTTCAGAATTTTCCGATTTTAAGTTTATTGATCTTGTTGATGCCCATAGAGAAGAAGAAGGGGAGAATAACTTCTACTTTATAAGCAGACAGCTCTCTACATCGCCCGCTGCACTTGTAGCAGAAGAAGAGGGTCCAGAAGTGTCACTGTTAAATGAGAAACGTGCAGAGCCTAATATTTTAGCAACACTTGAAAGGAAACTTGGCCGTCTTCCACGGTTTGATATATGTTTCTTTGATGAAGCTCACATTGGCATAGCAGCAGAGTCGGTGCGCAAGAACTTTGATACTATATTTTCTTCTCTTCCAGGGATTGGGATTCCCATAATATTAATGACAGCCACCTATAAACGACCTTCTGCTGTGCTGCGGTCTAATTCAGACCTCTTTGTGTGGGACCTCCAAGATATTAAAGATATGAAATCTCTGCCGGTACTTGGCCTGGAAGATTTTATTCGTTCAAGTCCAGATGTATTGGCTCGGTATCCTCACGCTGTGGACTTGTTACAAAGACGAGTTTCCATGGGAGAATCACTAGAACAACTAGCAAAACCCTACGTGCAATTCGCAAATCCCAATTTTATCTCACTCACTTTTGCACCATCAGACATTCAAAAGATGATAGAAAGAGGCGCGGGTTATAATTACATGAACGCATTTGAGATTAATCAGAATGAGGCTCTGTTAAGTAATAAAGATGAATATGACAATTGGTGGAGTTTACTGCGAAATCGTGAAGATTCAAATAATTTATTACAGTTTTTGACGCCTGAATTGGAGACAGATGATACCATATTTACAGGTGAAAGTCGTCATTTTCGTGCGCTAAATCAGATATTTAGAATTGCGCAAAAGAACAGTTCACGTCCTATACAAGGAAGACCTTTTTCTATTCTTATGTTTTTGCCGTTTAGACAGGCGGAGAAAGATGGCAGCAAAGGTCCAATTCGTATTGGAGAACTCTGCCGCATATGGGCATCCTTTATGCGAACAAAGCGTTATTGGAGAGAAAATTTTGTATTTCTTACATTGAGTTCCTATGGTAAACATACCTCTACCAGACCAACGATAGAGCAGGCCGTTGAGAAGGGTATTGTTCATAGAGATGATTATAAAAAAGATCTCAAAGATTTGATTCGTGAGACAGAAAAGGAAGCTCTAAAAAAGGATAAAGGGCTAGTAATTCTCTCAGGCGATGTGGCTAAAATGGGTATTTCGTTACCGTGTGTTGATGTGGTGTTTATGATGGGCAATAATCCAGATGCGGATGATATTATTCAGAAAATGTATAGGGCTCTTACGGATGATCCGCCTCAAAAGAAGGATGGATTTATAGTAGATTTGAACCTGAAGCGAATCGTTTCGGCTATGTTTGATTATGATTTACAGAAAGATAAGCTAAGAACGAGTGTTGTACAATTGCCCTCCATTGAAGATCGTGCGATGCGCTTATTTAATCTATGTGACTGGGGCCAGGATAGTTTTATTGAAGACACTGCTGGGATTACATTTGATGATGTTATGAAAGCAATAAAAGACCGAATTGTAACATCACTGCGCAACAAAGTGATGGAGGATAATACTGATAAAAAAATACAAGATAAACAAGAAAATGTATTTTTGGAAATAGATGGTTTCATTGAAGAGATTCAGAGAACATTAGGGGGGACTATAAAGGCGAAAGGACGCAGAGGAGTAACCGAAAAATTATTGACTAGAGGTACCACCATACCTGGAAGAGCAGCAGGAGGTGCTGGTGCGGGGCCTACTGAAGAGGTAGGCGAAGGTGGTGAAGCAGCATCAGGGGAGGGAGATGGAGCGGCACCTGTATCTGCTCCTCCTCCGCCTATGCTTGACCCTAAAGAAGCACAAAAGAGAATGTTTGAAATTATCCAAACGTTTATTAACACACTTGTGATTCGTTCTGCGGAGTCTTGGTCAAGCTCTAGTATGAACCTAGCAGCTCTTATGGAACTATATTGGAAGAATAAAGCAACTAGCTTAGCAGAACCTGAATGTGAGTGTAAGGGTTCATCAGAATGTAAGACCATTCATAAAAATATATATGAACAAGTATTTTGTGAACTGAAAGCGTTTGCGTATGAGATCATTGAAACATCACGATCTACTCTTTTGAAACCACAGTACACTAGTGCGCCCGTGTTTAATCCTAATAAACATAGAAAAATTATAGCGTATGCTGAGGATATTTTGAGAACACCCCTAATTGAATGGAATATCTACATAGAAAAGTTACTAAAGGATTTACAAGCACAAGTAGGTGGTCGTCGTTATCGTGTCACTCGCCGTAGAAAAACAAATGGGATAAGTAAAGGGAATGGCGTCCGAAAAACGTTACAACAACGTTCTAGACATAATTGATAAGCGATTGATCCCAAACGAAGCCGCAAAGAAAGCCCGTGGAGAAGTATTTACACCTCTAAAACTTGTTCGCGAAATGCTGTTTGGACTGCGTAAGTCTGCATTAGCTGCAGGAAGAACAGAGGTATGGGGGGTTGATGCCACTGGGCGATGCGTTGATGATGATGGGGCAGACCGTGTAGGCGGTATTCCTCTAGAAGTATGGAGAGACCACACTAAAAAATGGCTTGACCCCGCGAATGGTATAGGTAATTTCCCGGTTGTTACGTTCTATATGTTAGATTATCAACTTGGCGAACACGGGCCTGTAGAGCTGCGTGGCGATTCAAACAAGGGAAGGCGCAGGAAACATATTGTAGAAAATATGCTGTACATGATTGAAATTAACAAGGGAAATGTCAACACATCACGAAAGATTTTTGAGCAGATGGTTCCTGGGGCGACAGCCAATATCTGCTGTGCGGATACGCTGAGTATGACTGACGCAAAGTTAATGGAAGTATTTGGCGTGAATCGGTTTGACGTTGTGATGGGGAATCCGCCGTTTAATGAAGGTGGGACTAAAACTTCAGGCCAAAAGGCATTTTATAAAAAATTTATGATACGTGGATTTGAGATATTATCACCGAATGGGTTTTTAGTATTTATACATCCCCCCAACTACCATAGGATAGATAAAGATGAGCCGTCAAAAGGGATTATAGTAAAACAATTATTTAATGAGTATAATTTATTATTTTTACGTATAATAGCAGATACAAAAACACATTTTGATGTTCAAATAGCTATAGATTATTATATACTGCAAAAAAAAGCTAATACTAAAGAAGCAATTATTTTAGATAAACATAATATATTAACATCAGGTATAGATATTTCTATATTTGAAACTGTGCCAAACTTTGGATTTGGTATTATTAAAAAATTAGAAAATATGCAAGAAACATACGGTAAATTTAATGCGCACGTGGGAAGAGATTCTAGTCATGATCAGCGTAGAATAATTAAAGGTGAATATAAAATTATTCATTATATTAATGATGATGGTATGCGAGTATTTTTATCCAACAAAGAACACTCTCATCAAAATACACCAAAAGTTATAATAAACGGGCTAGGAGTGCCCTATGTTTTAGATGATTCAGAAGGTAAGTATGGTGTAAGTGAAGGACCCTTTTATGTTTTAGCACCTAGCAAAAAAGAAAAAATATTTTTATTATCTAAACTATTTCAATATTTAAATTGGGCATATAGAATTCAAGGTAATAAAAATGATATGTTTTTATTTGATATTATGCCAGACTTGAATGAATTTGAGTTTGATAGCATTGAAACTATGTTTGTGGCACTAGGATTAAATAAAACAGATATTAAAGAAATTGACAAAATTAAAGTTCCAATATTTGTACATAAAGAAAAAATAGAAGTAGCTGGCGAGGGGAAAGCACCACGTGCTAAAACTGAAAAAAAGAAAACAATAACAACATCAAAAGGTGGCGCAAGGCGTAGTAAATATGGCCGGACTCGTAAGAACCGCAAGACCAGCCACTGAGCAGTTGGTGGGCCTGCTATCAGCTCATACATCCTTTTTCCAGAAGTAAAGTAAAGCTAGAACCGCTCCACCTTATCGGCCACCGCCTTGGTCAGTTGTTTCTCTAAATGTGCGAGCCCGTGGGACTTAAAGTCAAACGTGCAGGCATGTTCCTCGGGTGCGCGATGTAGAGCACAGAATCGCGTCTTACAACGGCACTCAAAGTCTGTTAGGGCGAGCTTCTTGCGGCAGCCACCACATCTATTAGGATTGGTTGGTTTGGTGTCTGAAGCAGAAGAAGCAGCCAGATTCATCATAGTGGGCTCAGAATGAGCAAGAGTAGATCCAACATTGGGTGTTTGTGACTTGAACATCGTGCTGTCCATTGCACTGCCTTTACTAAAGTGCGTCAAATTTGGCACACCCATTATGGTCGCACAGGACAGGGTTATGATATGGAATGATCCATGGATTGATGTGGCAACTTCGTCACCTGAGGAAGGAGTTGCTCCTTTCAACACTACACTACCTCCTCCAAGACCTTTACTCCCTCCTGATCTCCGCTTTGACTGCTGTCTGGCATCCAGCCTTTCTGATTCAGAGCTGTCAGTGTGGCGCAACCTTGTAGGAACACGCTGGCCTCTCTCAGGTCTGCGTGATCGCTTGGAGGACGCATGGATAGCACGGATCCATGTTGCGGAACAAGTCGTGAGCACCTGTGTTCTCCGTAAGAGCAAGGACCCAACATGGATCCTGGAGACACTTGTAGCAAAACCAACAGGGCACGGCTATGCTACGGCACTCGTACGGTCTGTGATGACGTGGATTTACGATAGAGAAGGACCTTTCGTGTTAGCTTACACATGGGAACTCTCACTCGCTCAACTAGTATGGACGAAGTGGCGAGGATGGCTCAAGTCGGCAGCGTCTGTGGAATACGGGTGGATCTGGACTGCGCCTGGTGAGTGCCAGTTCTGTGGTACTAACACGGCCCATGCTGTTGGTCCCGCCGAGCTGCGTGTTATTGGAGATCAAGTAATCATGTCTGACTCCGGATTGGGAGACGGACTTGGCTACGTATTGGGTATTTCTGAAGAAGCAAAAACTATAGATTGGGCTGCTATTGCGAAGGCCGGTGGATGGCGGGCACTCTGGTATCGCGGTCTTTGTCCTCCTGCACCAGCTGCCGGTTGGTCGTGGACCGGTGAGTTCGTAGTGGTCGGACTGCTCAACTATGATGGAAGGGGCGGGATACCAACACGATGGATCACTGCTGAGATTGCGCCTAGCTCACTGCGTGAGCAGGCTTAATCAAGCTGGGTGGTCACCCAGCGAAATAGCACCTAGCTCCTGCTAAATCTATAGCGCCTTAATCGTCTCCACATAGATCCGCTCAATGTTGAGGTAGAAGTCCGCAATGAGTTTGCGAGCCTGTGTGGCCTTTTCATCCACATACACCTTGGACGATTTCACGGTGCCACCAAACACATCAGGATGGAGCCGCACTACCTCTGTCCTCTTGGCCGGATCCGCAATCACCACAATGAGCGAGTTCAGAATGCCCCACACCGCCGCCACATGCGCCGTATACGCCGCCTGAATCTTATCCAACGCACCCTGAATCGGTGTGAATGGAACAGACCCAGCTCGTCCCTCCGCGCACACCTTGAGCTTGTCCACATCCGTCACGCGCAGCTGATCCAGAAAGTAGGAAGTAGGAGTGGCCCGTGTTAGTTTCATGCCGGCACTCGCATACAGTCGCTCCAGCTCATTGATGAACTCGCGCCATTCCGGTTTCAGAATGGAATCCGCCACACGAGCCTCCTTAGACAGCTTTGTCCAATCGGTGATACTCAGAAACTGGAGCGTGGCCCACGGATAGATGCGACTCAGATTTGTGTCAGTTGTAGAAGTGCCCACCCAATATGGATCACGGCAAACATTGGTCTGAATCGTGCGATCAGCGTTGACCTTCGTAGACAGCGTTACCGCGCGAGTGGCAGCCGGACTGCTCTGACGCACCATCAGATCACGGAACAACTTGAGTGTATCCACAATGGTTTTGGTGGCACCCAGCGGAATATCATACTGGATACCCCCTGGTCCATCGGCCGGACGCAGCGCAATAGATGGCGCTAAGCCGCCAGGTGCATAACCAGGAGCACGTGGCGGAGCAAACGACATTGGCTGATAGGGTGCCGGTGCCATACCATACGCACCCGCTCCAACTGGTTGAGGAGGAGCACCCCAAGTAGGATATCCATACGGGCCAGGCGCATAGGCACCGGCTCCTCCTGGTCCAGGTACGTAACCAGCATGGTAGCCGGGCACACGCTCCGTCAGAAATCGTGCTAGCGCCGTCAGAATCAACTGGGGATTCTTGGTGCGACGATACTGATTAAACACCTCATTGGCCTCATTCAGCTGCGTGCGCGTGTCATGGAGCTCACCCGTGTAGCCCTGTGTGCGACGGAACAGAAATTCCCAGATCTGAAACGGATCAATTGAGCCACGCACATTGGAAGATGCGAGTGTCTGAAACACGTCTTCATAGAGCACACCCACCATCCAGGCGAGGCCCGAATTATCCGAAATACGGAATGGCAGAATGGACTTGGTGGTACCAGGTATTGTAATCTGAATCGGCTTGATGAAGTTGATCTTCAGTGTGCCCACGGGCATCGGTGGACTGCCACCTGTAGCGGAGAGTGCGGCCGGATGCATACCGTCCTGGGTGACGCCAAACACCAACTGGAAGGTCGGGCGCGATGTGCCGGTGGCACGGCGATTCATGAGCTCAATCGGTCGGCCAATAATCTCCGTGCCGCTGGGAATCGCGCGCATGTAGCCGTTTGTGGCGAGCCAGTCTACAACTTCTGACAAGGCGCCACCTCGCTGCCCCCCACCTTGCATCGGACGCTGAGAGGGGCCAACCGCCGCCGCCACGGCCGCCTCACGCGACGGCTGCCACGCCACCTGGATTGATGCGAGCGACGCCACCACCGTCGCAATGGCCGTGATCATCGTTGTGGCGATCTGTGAACAGATCTCCTTGCGTGTCTCGGCTTTCTCTATCGCGCGGCGGGGATTCTGATAGGCAACTAACATTGGCACTCCAGAGATATCTGCGACGAACGGCAGCAGCTGCTTCTCAATATCCTTTTTCAAAAAGACGGCGTAGTCGCCGCAGACACCTGGACGGGCGAGATTGTTAACATCATAGATATCTGGCGTGCTCAAAATACGGGCCGCCACTACTGACAGCTTATCCAAGTCTCGCGAGAGTGTGCCCGAAATAGGAAACGGGTTATCCAAAGTAGTTGTGCCACCACGACTTGCTGCGGCTCCCATTACTATAGAGCGCGGATTTAGTCGGCCAACAGTCGTTCGCGCCACGGCCCCATACGCTTCAGACACTTCTGGATGGTCACGGCACTGACACTACAGACACGTGCGATCTCGGCTTGATCAACACCGAGTTTGAGTTCGGCACAGCAGAAGGAGATGACACTGGCCGTTAGCGAGGGCGGTGTATTCTCGGGGACGACACCGAGATCATCCACACGGGCACACACATGACGCACCATCCGTTCCAACACAGGGCCCGTGCTACGAGCGACACTCAGATTCGTGAGAAATGGCAGAATGAAGTCTTCATATGACGTGGTGCGTGCTACGGAGGTGGCCATGGCGGCAGCATGACGCTGACGCGCACGGGCACGAATCACTTCGGCGGTTTCTTCTATAGGTGCCCCTCCTGCTGCTGAGGCAGTTCCAGAGGCTGGAGACGCATAGGTGTCCGTCGCCTGCGCACTACTCCGAATGGCTAACAGATGCTGAAACTGTTTGATTCCCTTGGTCACACATCGCAACGGAATGTTAAACATCTCGGCGACATCTTTTGGCAGACGCGCAGTACCCTGCCGCTTGAGTGCCTCCCACAGACATGCCGCCAACATCGCATCGCGCTGTTCCTGACCACGACAGATCGCCGTTGCTGTCAGTTGGGCGTAGAGCTCCTTGGCTTCTTCCACTATGGCGGTACTAACACCGGCGTTACTCGCTCGCACCTGTAGACCTTCAAACACACCCCACAGTGTCCGTTCACGATACGGCATCAGATTCCACATGTGATAGCGCTTCAGACGGCGCATGACCGCCGAGCCGCCGCCGCGCAGATTGATTACCGTACCGAGACTACTTTCAGGCATGAGGTGATTTATAGGGAAACTACAGCGGCTCGGATCGCCGGCACTACCGGCACCACCACCCTCGTTGGCGAACCATCGGTATTCCGCACCGAGCTCTAGCGGAATATCCACAATGGTGCCGCAACGAGCGCACACCACCTCGGATCCTGTGTCATCCACAGCTGCGTTGTCTTCACACGTAGGACAGGTGTAGGTTGATGCCGGTAAAGTATCTTTGAAGGCATCAAGATCATCATAGTAGCTTGTTGCGATTACCTCTGGTATGCTCTTTTTCTTATGGAGCATCGGCCAGAGATCACTAGACGTGTCAGTCATTCTCTACAGGGGGGGGGTCAGGCCATCAAGGGCTCGTCATTTTTGGGCCTGCTCAGTAGGGATGTCTGTTGCTGCGCTGCCAAGTCTCGGCCCACCGCCAGCAGTTCAAGACGATTACGGGTTCTTCGGACCCAACTACTCATTTGCCGACAATATCTTATTGCCAGGTCAGATCGGCGTGCGCAACGAGTCCAGTGTCGGTGCTATCATTGATGCGGTGGGCGGTGTTAATCACTATTTGGATGTGATTGCCTTCGGTGGCCCCACTTTCTTTGACCAACACGCTCCGTCTCCACTCGGTATTCGCTACTTTATGAACACGCAGCAGCGGTGCTCCAACGGTGCCACCGCCTCGGACTATTTTGATGGTGTGACCAAAGGCGATATTCTCGGCGACCATGTGGCGGCTGCGCTCGCATCCACAGGTCTGCCAGGTCTCAAGGGTCTCGCACCCGGTATGTTGGAAAACGCACGTGATGCGCTGGATCCACGCCCTATTATTTCAGCTGTAGAAGGCTCTGGCTATCCCGTGTGTCAGCAGGTTCAGTGCCCCGTCGGTGATGTGACGGGTAATATTCAGAACTCTTTTGATGCGACCGCACCCTACATCATTGATCCTGTCCAATATGTCAATGGGATACCAACACAGAAACGCTGGGTCCAGGCGCTGGATTCAACAGGGTGGCCCGTAACGATATCTAAGGATGAATTCGCCGCGGCACCAAAGTGTTATAACGCAAACGGAGTCTATATTCAGCCGGCGGCAGCAGGGTGTGAATCAACAGAACCAACACCGATCTCTCAGGTTGGTACAGGACGGTTTGGGATGTGCACCGTGATTCAGCAGGCACAGATGCCGCCTACGGTGGCTGCTGCTACTTCTACAGGAGAAGGCTTCGTGGGAGACCTACCAGATGAGACGATCTCATTCGGTGCTGCCATTGCGGTGGCGGCACTGGGTGGTGTTGTGTTGTGGGCACTTTCTCGGTCTAAATGATTATATCTCTTTCTTACCAACTAAATAGAGCAAATGACACCTCTTCAAATATTCCATATATTATTAGCCTTATTACCGTGGCTGATAGCATTATTTGTGCGCAGCCCTACTATTTTACTAGCTGCTATTGCCATCCAGATGCTTGTTATAATACAATGGGTTGTAATAGGACATTGTATTCTAAATCCAATAGAAAACAATGGCTCAAAAAATTCGCATGTGACAGAATCACTTGCTGAATGGATTCAACTCCCTATAGAAGAAGTTAATAAGGGTATTGCTCTTATTCAAACAGCAGCACCGAGCTTCTTACAGTTTAGTCGGCTCGCAAGATCATTAGGGATCTAAACCACGCTTCTCTTTTTCATCTGATTATACACAGTCACCGCCAGCAGACCCGCCGCCACCTGCGCCACAATGTAGAGCACCGCACTATCCATGGCAATGCCACGATTGTAGAGCGTCATCGCCGTAACCGCAGGATTGAAGTGGCCACCCGAGATGGCACCGCCCAGGAGGATCAACACTGCCAGAGTGCCACCAATCGCCCACGCGTTACCGGTAGCCACAATCACACTCAGAAAGATAAACGTGCCGAGAAACTCTACGAGGATGGCCAACACGTTCATTCCTGTATACTCTAGGCGGGCAAAATTTGATCAGGGGGGCCCTGAAACCTCGGGTGTCAGTAAGATGGCTCAACTAGTTATAACACTTCCCAACGGACAACTCTTCCATGTTCTTAACATAGACGAGTTGTTCAATCAGCATTTATACGGAAAGACACATCTAACACCGGCGGAACTTGCGGCCTACACTACGTTATTGACAGAGTCGCTGGCCCACTATCATGTTGAGCGCCCCACATTCCCACTTGCCACTCTGCTACAACTAACAGAACTCGGCACCTATTGGCTGGATCTGGTTCACGACGCAGCGCGGCTCTATGCTGCCAACCAATACGATGAATTTGAGGCAACATTTGATGAGGTAATCACCGCCGTTCAGATTGACATGGAAGAGGATCATCGCATCCCCTATAACAAACACCGGCACTACGATACTCTTCTGTCATTCAAGGCCGATTATGACGGGCGGATCTACTGTCACGGCTCTGCGGCAACATCTAGTATCAGCCCGAGCTACTACAACTATCTAGCTGCGTCTCTGGATACATTACAAAAAGCAGTTGCGGCTGGATGCGCAGCGCGTCTACAGGAGTGATGAGGATGGGACTGTTAGTTTTTGGTTTGGATGTGGGTTTGGTTTCAGCGACCACCCGCACCACCATCCGCGAGTTGCCGCAGTCGCGTCTCGGGCAGAATGCGACTGGAGATGTTCATTGACTCCAGCTCCTGTAAGAACAGCTTGTAAGCATACGGAATACGGATCTGGCTGAACTCGGTAGTGTTGCCACAGCCCGTACACTTCCAGACATTCCGCACCTTGTTGGCCACCGCGATCAGACCACATCCTTTACAGACATGGACTTCAAAGTTGTCGCTCACCTCCAACATGCGCTCCTTGAGGAACGACGACGCGCCGTGTGCCACCATACAGTCACGCTCCATCTCGCCGAAGCGGAGACCGCCCTCGCGGGCGCGACCCTCGGCCGGCTGGCGGGTCAGCATCACCAGCGGACCCTTCGCACGGCTGTGTAATTTATCATTCACCATGTGCTTCAGACGCTGATAGAAGATCGGGCCCATGAAGATGGACGTGGGCATCTGTTTGCCCGTGTAGCCGCAATACATTACCTCGTTACTGTGGGGCTCTACTCCGTGCTCTTGAAGCAGTGTGCCGAGCTTGTCAATCGTCATCTCGGGATTGAACGGAGTGGCATCACCCAGGAAACCAAGCTCACATCCCGCACGGCCAAGAAGGGTTTCCATCAAGTGTGCGATCGTCATGCGACTGGGAATGCAATTGCTAACTACAGCACCATTTGCGATGAACAGATGGGTCCGGCTGACTCCAATGTCAAACACTGGTGCCTCTCCCGCATCTTCGCGCTTCATAAGTCCAATGCTATATGTTGGTAGATCCATCACATCACGCTTCACCGCATAGTCTGTCTTGCTGAACCAGGCGGTGGCACCCATACGTTCCGCAAAGGCAGCGGCAGATGGCATGAAAGAGTAGTCAAATACGCCAAGTTCCGTAGAACGACCAGGCTTGCGGCGATTACCAATCAGAGTGGATGTCAGAAGTGAGTAGTAGTCATTCAACGGCTTCTCTGCTCCATACAGTTCCTTGACACGTTCAAGTGCTACACGATAGGAAGACACCTCCAGCATAGAGGTATTTACCGTAGTCATTGCCGCATCATGCTGACGGCGCACCTGCACACAGAATCCCTCATATGCGGCCGCTGCCTCCAGACGCAGCTGCTTCTCTACACAGTGACGGAAGCCAATCTGTTCAAGAAACTGCTGGTTAGACTCTACATGGAGCTCCACAGAGATACGAGGGTTGTCCTGATACGTTTCTGTCTCCATGTGGCATACACGGGTGCGGGTTATCTTAGCAGACACACCAACACGTGCCACGAGATCTACAAACTCATTCATCCGCGCCTCAAGCGAGTCCTGAAACTCACTACAGATGGCCTGTGAGAATCCTACACGGCTGAACTGGTTGCCACTCAGATAGGGTGACCAGCCATCGCCACCAAAGCAGCCCGCGAGGAACTCACGGATCACCGAAGTGGGGCACTCCTCCTCAAAGAGAAATGCGGGATAGGAGGCAGGCTGTGTAGTGCGTCGCCCAACTGTCATGCCCTCCAGCTCTGCGAGGCCACGGGCGAACGGATTAGGGAGATAGATTGTGTAAGTCTTGCTACCATTCGTGGAAGACTCACAGTCTGCGATCTTTGGCGTCTTCCCAGTCACTGCCACGATGTCGGCCATGATGCTGGTGGCATCCAGAAGGCTGCCCATGTAGAGCACTGCTTTGTATTCTCCGCGAGACTCACTGAGAGACAGACATCCATCTGTATGTAGGTAACCTAGGATGCGCGCAAAGGCTAGCGCACGCTCACGACTAATCGTGGTATCCATAGTGAAGGAGTAGAAGTCACCCAGGTCCAGAGACCATGCCGCCTCATTAGGACAGACACGATCCTCTGTGCCACGCAGACCCATAATCAGCTGGTCATCATAGGTGATCTCTGCCGCCTCTTTCCAGATAGGCGCGATGCTTCCAGTGCTGCGGACCTTGAACTTGTGGTCAGGCGTACAGCGAATCTGGCGACCATCCTCTAGTGTCAGACAGACAGTGGGTTTAGTGCCACGATCTGTTCGCCCCAGCGAGAATGATTCATAGACGCGTTCCGTGTCAGGATCCCAGCTCCACACTTTCTCCAGACCCTCAGGATCAAAGGAGTCAATGCGGCGAGCAAGACCACTGGGTTCAGACACCAACGTCTCACCCACGAAGCAATGAGGATTGATAATAATATCAGGAATAATCCCATTGGCCGTCTGGGGCATGTCCTCAGGCTCCAGAATCATACCACACGTGCCCTTCTGACCGTGGCGCGACGCGAACTTGTCACCGATCACCGGTGTCCGCTCCTCACGCACACGGATCTTGACGAAGCTGTAGCCCTCACCGTTGCGACCACGATAGATGCGGTCCACATAGCCCGTCTCATTCGTGCGCAGCTGTTTGCTGGAATCGCGGAAGCACTTGCCACCCGCCGCTTTCACCGCCGCCGCCGCAGCCACAGATGACATGGCCTGGAGACTCGCATGGTTGATACCCGCCTGTGCCGCACCATCCGCACCACGCAGACGGATCGGAGCCACCTTGCCGATCAACACATCGTCGTGCGTGACATAGGTGTTCTCAGGCACAATACCATCGGGGCCGAGCTTGTCGTAACAGGCGCGCTTCATCTGACGTGTCACCAGCGGATCAGGGCGGCAGAATCGCTCCTCCTCGCCACTCGCCTGATTCTTCTTCTCCTCGTCCTTGTAGGTCCGGTAGAACTCGCTGCGGAAGAGGCCACGATCCAGCGACGCACGGTTGATCATCACAGAATCCTCCTGATTGTAACCGCCATACGTCATGATCGCCACCACGATGTTAAACCCAGAGGGCATGGTTTGGGCGCGGTAGAACTTGGTCATGTAGGGACTCGCCAGCGGCATGCTGGAATACCAGAGCAGATTGGCCATCGTGTCAAGCCGCTCGCGGTAGTTCAGAGCATAGACACCCATCGCCTGTTTGCCCATCGCCGATTGGTAGGCATTACGGGGACTCTGGTTGTGATCCGGAAATGGAATGTTGGATGCCATGGTGCCAAGGATCAAACACGGATGGATCTCCACGTGTGAGTGATCCGCAGTGAGACTCGCCGTGTCCATCGCGATGTAGAAGTTCTCCGTTTCGGTGGGATCCACATATTCAATCAGACTGTGATCTGTGGGAGAGGTCCATCGCAGCACATCCGTCCAGTTGTTAGTGGTCGGAGCAGCGGTAGCGCTACAGGTCAGCCAGGCCGGCCACGACTCTTTGGGTAGATCAACGAGCTCACGCATCGCCGCCGCATTCAAGATTGGACGCATCAGACGACCGCCCTCTGTGTTGATCCAGATCTCACGGCGCGCGATCCTGTAAGTGATACCCGTGTGGATGTGAATACGCCCCGAACGCTTGGCCGCACGCAGACGCTCCACGGCAACCAAGGAGCCCGCGGCGTCCACCGGCAGCACACCGATCCACGCACCGTTGATGAGCACTCGCGTGAACTGGAAGAGCTGGGCACGTGTCACATCAATGAGATTGCGCATGCCAATCACGTCATACAGAAACGCCACGATCGGCTCGGGACTGAACGGAAGTGACACTAGCGCCGTACTACCCAGATTCTTGACTACACCAACAGCGTGGCCCTCAGGTGTCTCGGCGGGACAGATGAATCCCCACTGTGTGTTGTGGAGCTTGCGGGGTGCCAACAGCTTGCCGGTCTTTTCAATCGGTGTGGAGACACGCCGCAGATGACTGAGGCCTGACAGATACGTCAGACGATTCATCACCTGACTGATGCCCTGTTTGATTCCCATCTTGCCACCGTTGAAGTTGCCGGTGGCCAGCGAGGACTTCATGCCGATCGTCACGATGGTGGATTTCAGAATCTTGTAGATGTTGCTCGGATTGATAATGTCCTCAATCTTCCCGCTGGACTTCCAGAAACCGTTGTGGATCTCCTTGGTGATGCTGGTCTTCATATCCTTGACGACCTTCGTGCCGAACAGATAGCGGAACAGATTGCCCATCAGGTTGCCGGGCAGCTCCACCTTCTTATTCGGATAAGCGTCGCGATCATCATGGGGGATCGCACCCGTGAAGACGTCCAGCACCTTCTTGGTGATGAACGCAATGTAGCACGCCTTCTCGTAGAGCATGTCGCTACCGCCGATGTGGGGCAGACACTCTTCGGCCAGAATATCACAGACCGTGGCCGTGCGAGGGGGTTTAGCGCTCTGAAGGGTGTTGGCCGCATAAGACTCACGGGATCCACCACCGCTGCCGATGTTGGCCGCAAGCCACTCATGCGCCGCCGCCTGCGTGGTGATGCCCGCTGCTGCCTCAATACACTCCTTGAAGACCATCATGTAGGGATTCTCCGTGGTACCACAGATCAACTCAATGATGTCGCGGTCGCTGCCGAGACCGAGGGCACGCAAGAGGACGAACAGCGGAATCTCCGCCTTGATGCGCGGACACGTCACAATGATGTGTTCGGGAGCGATGGAACCCTTCGCCTGTTGGACAATCTTGACCGACAGTGACTTAGGTGCGCCCTCATTATCAGGGCCGATGGACTTGATGTCAATCACCTCCACCTCCTTGCCGCGTGCCTTGCTGTTGCGGAATACGAATGGAATGTTCTCGGACATGCGCTCCTGGCTGATCACCACCCGCTCGCCGCCCTGGATAATGAAGTAGCCACCCACGTCGGCCTCGCACTCACCGAGTTCACGGGGCGTCTTCTCGGGCGTGTCGTAGAGCAGACAGTAGTTGCTACCAACCATGATGGGAATGCGACCGACGTGAACGTGGGGCAGTGTCCGCCGCTTGACAACAGTGTCGTATTCTACCGCAGGAGCTTCTGTGCCAGCAGCGGCTGTCATGGCGGATGACGCCTTCGGCACGCGCATCGTGTAGGTCGCGATAATATCCGTATAGACCGGTGCGGCATATGTCATATTCCGCAGACGCGCATCGTTCGGATACATGGGTGTCACGGCACCATTGTTCTCAAAGATGGTAGGTTTGCGGATCTGAACATTGGCAAACTCCATACAAACCTCAACCTCGCGGGGTGGAGGTGCGCCGGCTTCTGGTGCGGCGGCCGTCAAGAGTGGCCCTCCCGGCTTGGTGGAGTTCACGGGGGTGGGGCCATCCTCGGCTCCTTCAACACTGACACGGATGGCTGTGCCGGCTGTTCCTGCGGCAGCACGGGTTGTGCCTGTGAGGCTCAGATCTGGCGAACCTGTGACACGGATTGGACAGGATCGCAGGATCGTCTGTGATACCTCCACAGACATGAAATGGTTAAAAGAGGCGATCTGATGATCTACGATTTGGCGCCCATTATTCTGGGCAAAGTAGAGTTCAAGCAGATTGCGGTACATCGTTGGCGTCGTCATTGCTGTGGTAACTGGGTGGCTGGCGCTACTTTCACCTTTGCCGTTTGACATCCCTAAGTATTCTTAGGGGGAGTGTTTAGGCTGTTGCGCTATAAATCGCCGCCCTGTAAGTAGGGGAATGACAGGGACAGAGGCAGCACCAGCACCGTCTGCCGAGTTCAAGGAAATTCAGATGGAAGTGCGTCAGGAGGGAGGCGGCACACGTCGTCGTCGTCGCGCACGTCGTTCCAAGACACAGCGGGGCGGCGGCGAGGATGGAGCAGAGCCAAGGATGCATGAGGTGTCAGTTGAGAAAGCCTCCTCAATAGCGCCGGCACCCGTGATTGTCTCCGCGCCTGCGCCAGTGATTGTCTCTGCGCCAGCAGCGCAGACCGGTGGTGCCACCGTAGCCAAACAGCTCGCCTCTAAACCCGCTATTAAACCAACACCAACACCAAAAGTGGCACCCACCTCCATTATAGTGCTCGCCCCCGCCAAGAAGAAGGCCAAGATTATGTTGGTCTCCAAGAAGGGTCCAGTCACAACAATAATGCCCCCCAAAACATTCAAGGCTAAGCGTATTCGTGTTACGATTGATAACACCGCACGTACTCTGAAGAGACGTCGCCAGGTGCTCCGTAGCGTGGATTCGCTGACAGATGAACAGCTCCGCGAGCAAGCCGTTAAGTTCGGGCTCTCACGCACAGATTCTGTAAAGAAGGTTCCCGCAGGTCTTCTGCGCAAAATGCTTAAGGACTACTATGCCATGCGGAAGGGATTTCTCTAGGCGCTCATCTCTTCTGCCTCTTCTGCTGTTAGACACCAACACAGAATACGCCTGGGATGCCATGATGCGGCGATGAGATCCTCCTTAAAGATATAGTTGCGAGCTGCTGCTGTGGCTACCATTGCGCGGGCTGTTTCTCCTCTATATGAGCAACGCACACGATAATCCGCATAGAGAAAACTCGCAATTTCTGTATGCCCATTCTCTTCCGCCAGCCGAATCACCACATTCTCGTTGATCGTGGGATCTACACGCGGATCCGCTAGGAGACACTTTACTACAGCAAGATGACCCCTACTGGCAGCCTGACAGATGGCCTCATTATCATTAACAGTGGGGTCTATATGCGGGTCCAGTAGAAGACGCTCTACTACGGCCAGTTTTCCATAATAGGCAGCATAATAGATTGCTAAGTTCTCCAGTGCGGCAGGATCTACACGCGGATCTGATATGAGACACTCTATCATCGCCATGTTTCCTGAGCAGGCGGCAGCGCGAATGGCTAAATTATTCTGCGCGCCAGGATCAACACGAGGATCTGCTAGGAGACGCTCTACTAAGGCCAGATTCCCTGAGCAAGCGGCATTACAGATGGCAGCATTATCCTGTCCACTAGGATTCACACGTGGGTCCGCAAGAAGACGCTCTACTACCGCTAGATGACCACCATAGGCCGCATCGCAGAAAGCTAGATTATCCTGCGCACCAGGATCTACACGTGGATCCGCAAGGAGACGCTCTACTATCGCCATGTTTCCTGAGCAGGCAGCATCACATATGGCCCTATTATCACGAGCAGCGGGATTCACTTGCGGATCGGCCAGGAGACTCTCTACTACCGCCAGATCTCCAAGAGCGGCAGCATCACAGATGGCTACGTGTTGGCGCGCGGCAGGATCTACACGCGGATCTGCTAAGAGACACTCTGCCAAGGCCATATTCCCCTCGCGGACAGCGGCATAGATAGCGGCATTGTTATGAACCGACGGATCCACACGCGGATCGGTGAGTAGGCGCTCTACCACAGCAATGTGGTTGTTATTTGCGGCGATAGAGATAGCACCACCGACATAAGGATCCACACGCATATCCTCTAAGAGACATTCTATTACATCTAGGTGTCCATAGTAGGCAGCACAATAGATGGCTAAGTGTTTCTCCGCAGTAGGATCCACGCGCGGATCCGCTAGTAGTCTGCGAACTACATCCGTATAGCCTAACTGTGCCGCCATGCAGAATCCTTCATTACGGACAATATCAGTGACAGTCGTTAGCCACTCTGTTAGACGATTCTCAAGGACTACATTCGTAAAGTCGGCAAGTTCTGCGGCGGAGAAACTCATTGTTATTGGATGTTAGTGTAAGATAGTCTTTTTATATTACACTTACGTCACTGGTTGATTTGATAATGGGGTGGTTCAAGTTTTTAGTCACACGCGTCCATGAGTTCGCCCACTACCATCTGATCCAACTCTTCCATAGTCGTGGCCCTGTACTGGAACACTACTGTGCGGAAGAACATGATTTCATAGAGACCTAACAGTGTTACCAGCGCTACATTCTCACCGACCACATGGATCCAGGGCACTCGGAGACGACGGAGTTTTGCTGTGCTAGCCAGTGTGCCAAAGAGCAGTGCGATAGTCGCAAAATAGAGCCAGCTGTTACGCAGAAGCAGACTATTATAGGCGGTGCGGTCTGTAGCCGCGGCAATACCGGCAGCATTGATGTCGGTTTGATTGAAGAGTGCGGCCAGAAAGGTGCTAGCATTAGCACGTTGGAAATCCGTGAGATTCTGACACCCAGTGATCGCTCCGTCCACATAGTTGTTGATCAGGGATGTCAGTGCCTGATCCTCTGATTTGGATACATATAGCCAAAAGAATACCGTCTCAAAGGCGCCAATCAGGGTTAGATGGAGCGCGAACCGAATCGCCCAGATGTGCGCGCGGACAGACCAGGTGGGAGCAGGAGGAGCAGGTGGAGCAGGGGGAGCAGGAGGAGCAGATGTTAGTTCTATCTGAGATGGCATCTGGTTGATGCTTGCGATCGGTGCTGCGAGATCCAATGGTTCTGGCAAGGCTAGTGATATCAGGGGTTTTTGATTTGACTCCACGCGTGGCAGACGGGGCAGATAGATGTGACTCTCCGAAAAAGACGGAGGGCGCATTCGTGTTGGTGGTGGTGCTGACATCCCTGCTCAGAGCGGCGATTCGCTTGCCCTATGCCTAAACACAGCGTCCCCCAAAGTATATAGGGATCCAACAGCAGGAATGTCAGCATCAACACGTCCAATGTATCGCAAGTATTATGAGGTCTGGTCGGCTCATTCAGCCAAATACGGACCTCGCACGGCGCTACTGTATCAGGTAGGCGGATTCTTTGAAATCTATGATACGGAGAATCTTTCAACCGGCACCACCCAAGCCAATATTCGTGAGATTGCTGAACTCTGTCAGCTCTCACTAACGGTCCATCCTATTGAAGGAACTAGCGGAAAGCCAAGTGACACACAGACACTGTTCGGTGGCTTTCCGGAACATGCGCTGGGAAAGTTTGAGCGTATTCTAGTCCATGCTGGTTTCACGGTTGTGGTCGTGGTCCAGCGCAAAAACTCCGCGGGTGCTGTGGAGGAGCGTGTAGTAGATCACATCTCATCACCTGGCTGCTATGTGGAAGGTGCCAAAGAGCGCCGCCTGGTAGGATGCCTGCTAGAGAGTCTGAACGATGGCCCTGCTGCTCTGCGTCGTGTCTATTGGGCTGTTACGGCACTGGATGTGGCCACGGGGCGCATCTGGTTCGCGGAAGGCGCAGATCGCGATCGTCTCCACCAGTTTCTCTGTATGCATCCGCCATCGGAGTTGGTGCTGTGGTCGGATGGTGGAGCCGCTGCTGTTGCACTGAGCGGACAACTCTCGGAAGCGTGTGGAGCTACTCACATGCGATGTTTGGCACCCGCTGCGGTGGCTGTGGAGATGGCCGCACTGGACAAACACTGGATGCCGGCTACCAAACGTCTTGACTGGATCTCGCGGCTTCCACAGGCACGGCGATGTCTCGCTGCGCTCATGGACTTTGCCGCGGAACACATGCCATCTTCGCTGGTGGCTATTGCGGTACCTGAGGCGTGGGTGCCCACGGGAGAAGTGCGGCTCGGTAATGCGGCACTGGAACAGCTGGGGCTTTTGTCATTACGGGGAGGCTCTGGCTCTGGCTCTGGTTCTGGCTCTGGTTCCGAAAGTAAGCAGTCGCTGCTGGGAATGCTGGATCAGTGTCGGTCAATTGCGGGACGACGCTTGATGCGTTCGCGACTGATGCGTCCTATTTCGGATGTTGCAGAGCTCCGTGCTCGGCAGGGACGTATCCGTCGTGCTGGAGCCGCTATGGAAGTGCCGACTATCACAGCTCTTACGGAACGGTCATTGCGGTCTCTCTATGATCTAACACGTCTGTTCCGTCGCCTGGAGCTTGGTTCTGCTACTATTGGGGATATGGCGTGTCTGTTGAGGGCGTATGATGCCGCGCGGACTTTGTTGGAGAACTGGACTAGCGAAGCGACAAGTGAAGCGACAAGTGAAACGGGTGGTGAAGCGACTAGCGAAGCGACAAGTGAAGCAGAAACGGATGGTGAAGCCGACGCTAACGCAGACATGGAACTCTATCTCGGTTGGGTCTCAGCCCGCTGGAAGACTGACACTGCCATTGAGTTGGCGCGCGAGGGACGATCCGTGCCGGTGGCTGTGTTGCCATGGGTTGCCGGCACACGGCCAGCAGTGGAGGCAGTGTTTGCTGAAGGATCCCGTATTCGTGCGCGTGCGGTAGCACTATGCCGTGCGTGGTCGGCACTCGGACGGGGAGAACAGCTGTATCTGGACGATGCCGAGGGCGGCGGATTCCGTGTGACAGGCACCAAGCGGCGGATCGCTTCTGTGCTAACCGCTCTGCGTGATGGTGGGGACCTGACAGCCGTGGTGGTGGCCTATAAGGCTACGGCATCACTGGAGGCAGCGGCTCTGGAAGCGCTGACCAAGGAACATCGGGCATGGTATCAGCGGTGGATCAGTGTCTGGACGGAGGCATGGGCCGCGTCGCTCGCGGAGATGGTGGCACAGGGGCGAGAGACCCACCAACAACTAACAGAGTGGTGTGCTGATCTGGATGTGTCATGGACTGTGGCTCGGTTGGCCAAGGAATGGCTATGGAAGGAGCCTGTATATATTGACGGGGCGGCAGAGGCATCGGTGGAGGTGCGGCGGCTGCGGCATCCCATTTTGGAGCGGCTTGTGTCTGTGCCGTATGTGGCTCATTCTGTTTCTTTAGCAGCAGAAACAAACATTAAAACATCAGAAGAACTAACATCCACTGGTCGTGGTCTCCTTCTCTACGGCATGAATGCCAGCGGGAAGTCGTCACTGATGAAAGCGCTCGGACTCGCAGTGTTACTCGCCCAGTGTGGATTTCCTGTACCCGCTGCCAGCATGCGTCTAGCACCCTTCACAGCCATCTTTACACGCATCCTCGGCAACGACAATCTGTGGGCCGGACTGTCATCATTCGCGGTGGAGATGACGGAGTTCCGTGAGATTCTGCGTTATGCCGATGAGCGATCACTCGTCCTCGGTGATGAGCTCTGCTCAGGCACAGAGTCGCTCTCTGCTACAGCGCTAGTGGCGGCGGGTGTAGAGACACTGGCCAGTCGTGGCTCCAAGTTTGTGTTTGCCACTCACCTTCATGAACTTGCCACGCTGCCAGACATTGTGGCGCTGGAGGGAGTGCGTGCGGTTCATCTGCGTGTCCACTATGATGCCGCCACAGATCGTCTCGTATATGATCGTCATCTGGCGGCCGGTGCTGGGTCGGCGCTCTATGGTCTAGAGGTCTGTCGGGCACTGGATTTACCACTCGGATATCTGGATCGTGCCACCGCGTTGCGACAGACACTCGCCGGCTGGCAGGCGCCGCATACGTCCTCGTATTCTACGGGAGCAGTGGTGTCGGCCTGCGCGATTTGTAATGCCGCCGGCACAGCAGCACGTCTTGAGATGCATCATATCCGCCCACAGGCTGATGCGGTCGCAGCCGCGGCCGAAGGAGTGGCGATTCATGCGCCCGGTAATCTCGCCTGTCTGTGCGCCCGCTGTCACGATGACCATCATGCCGGAGTGTTGGTTATTACGGGATGGGAAGAGACATCGGCAGGGCGGCGGCTTGTGTGGTCACGCCCTGCTTCTGCTTCTGGAGGAGCCGCAGGCGCAGGAGTTGCTGACCCCAGTCTCGGTGATGATGTTACAGCCTGGATCCGCGAGCAGCGGCGATTGAAGATTCGTATTCCCACGATTCAGCGCGTGGCAAAACAAATCTTTGGTGTGGAACTTACTGCGAAGGAAGTGCGAGCTATCTCGTGATTTATTCAGCTATGCTGGCGGCCGCGGCGGCAGCCTCCGCAGCTGCCTTCTCCAGGGCCACAACGCGACTGTTGAGCTTGGTGATCTTTACAGTCTGTGCCTCCGTAATCGTCTCGCAGGTCTTGACACGAGTGCTGGCCGTATCTATCTCCTCCTCCATGGTCTTCAGATCCTCCGCACGGGTGTTGTCCTGTGCCTCCAGCTTACTAATACGCTCGGCCAGACTGTCAATTGTGGCAATCTTGCTCAGCTGCGCCTCCACCACCGTAATCGTCTTCTGCTGTGCCTCTACGAGCTTGGTGAGGGTGGCGATCGTTGCGCTGTAAGTCTCCACCGCTTCCATCCGAGTCCGCATCACACGGAACTCAGTTGGCAGCTCCTGAACGCTCTCTACCGCAGCACGTATATCAGAAATGCTCTTCTTTACCTCTTCCGCACGACGTGCGAGACCAACCTGAGTGTTTGTTCCACGGCCGAACAGAGTAGATGACATTCCTGTTTGGGCAGATCGGAGGATTTAACCGAGAGAGGTGACCGCAGGGGAAAGACCGCGCACAGGCCAAAGTTGACATCACAGGTAGCAAACACCCCCCACAAGTAGCAAGATGATCATTCCTGTCCGGTGTATGAACTGTGGCAAGTGCCTCGCCGATAAGTGGCTCTATTACCAGCGTCGCCTCCAAGAAGAACAGGGAGATGCCTACGGAAAGCGCACCTACTTTGACGGCACCTCTGTGCCCAAGACTACTGAAGCCAAAATCATGAAAGAAATCGGCCTCACGCGCTACTGCTGCCGCAAGGTGTTTCTGACACATGTAGATCTCATCCAGAAAATATAGAGAGGCTGTCACACTACACTCCTTACAGGAGTGTATGTCAACATCATCTATCAAAATTTTGATAGATGACGGTAGAGAGCAATGGATTCCATATTCACTGTATTTTTGTTGTTTATTGCGGCACTAACAGCAATGCTGTCCTATCTGATCATGCCTACAGTCCCGGTCACGGCGATGACTACTGTCGCCGCACTCGCACTGGCGGCCGGTGTTTGGTGGCACTGGACCCAGTTCGGGTCAGAATACCGCACGAGCACCTGGCAGGAGAATCTGCGTAACTATGCCAGCTACGCTATTTTGCTGGTAGTGCTGCTGCTGTCTTACGCCTTCTATGTGTTCGCCTGGAGCGGCATCAGCATCCAGGAATATGCCAACAGTGCGCGCTCAGCCATCCGGGATGCAGGCCGTAAGGCGTCCTCGCAACTAGTTGGCGGTACCACCCGGACAGTGTCGGCAATGAGCAACACACTGTTTAGCAATGTGTCATCTTCTAACACTGGTGTGATGCCACTAGAGTAAGTCGGCACCAACTTTCCTGTGCCTCAGTAGAGAATGCCTAAGTCTAGGTCCAGTAAAATGGGTCGCACCACACGTCGCAAGGGACGCAGTAGCAGTGGTATGTCCGTGGAGAATCTTCACACCTCTTTTGCGCATATTGACAAGAAGGCACGGGCTCAGATCATGAAGGGTGCTACGGATTCGTCACTTGCCGCATGTATCCGCCATGCCTGGTCGGAGCAGTTTCATGTGCCACTGTCTGGTGCTGCGGTAAAGGGCATGGTCGGTCACTATCGTAGCATGTTTGGTAATAAGGTTCGGAAAACTAGACGTGCTGATCGCTCGCAGCGTGGTGGCATGGCTCCCTTGGATTGGACGACGGGACAGGGCGTGTCGGCCGCTGTATATGGCCGATTCCCTGTAGAGATGGGCACCTATGATGGCGCTGTCAAGTCACTGGATCGTTTCTACGAAAATCCGATTAGTCGCAGCTTTGACACGACTGGTGGCAAGGCGGCACCGGCACAGTCGCAGACGGGCGGCAAGTCGCAGACGGGTGGCAAGTCGCAGACGGGTGGCGGTCTCCTTGATGTATTTGGAATGGGGCATGCTCCTGCCAGCGTACCACGCAACATTGTAGAGAGCGGTGTGTCAGCAGTACAGGGTCGTGCTATTCTGAATCCAGTGCGTGAGCCATCCGTATCGGCCTTACAGATGGATAGCTACATACCCAAGCCATTCCCAGTGCCGTCACACTCTATCTCCACAATGGCGCCGATCTATTCAGCGTACTAACTTGCGTAGAAAGTTAGTAGCTATTATTCTTGAGAATCAAGAAGTGTCAGCGTACTAACACGCAAGCGAGAATCAAGAAGTGTCAGCGTACTAACACAGCCCCTCCTTCCCTCATTCTGTTTATGTCACCCAGTGGAATAAACAGATGATATCGGTCTCGGTCTAAATCAAAGAGGCAAATTTCACGTTAACAAGTAGCGAATGGCCACTGAATCTAAGGGCGGGGATATCGGCGACGGATCAAAGAGTCTACTATCACTGTCCAGTGAAGGTCTCAAGTTCCTTGAGAAGTATTTCACCGAGACAGACTTTGTTCTTACCCGACACCACATTGATAGCTATGAGCAATGTGTCTTTGACGAGATTCCAACGATTATCCACAGTAACAACCCCATTGTATTTTTGAAAGAGCCACTGGATGCCGATAGTTCTGCCTTTGCTTATCGTATTGAGATCTACATCGGCGGCGATGCACCAACACCGGATAAGCTGGCTCTCACCATCTCGCCACCAGTAGCAACACTTGACAAGGGTAACACTGTCCGCCGTCTATTTCCGAATGAGGCGCGTCTGCGTAATATGACCTATTCCGCGCAGATCAGTGCCGATATTCTGGTGCGCGTGACGTTTACACGGCCTGCTGCTTCTGCTGTTGCTGGAGGAGCTGGAGGACCAGGAGGAGGAACCGGTGGCTACGTAACCGAAGTCAAAGACATGCCGCTGATCCGCGGCTTTCCCCTATTCCGCCTACCCATTCTGCTGCGCTCCAAGCTCTGCGCGACCGGTGTGGCCGATCCCGCACGTCTTGAGGAGATGGGCGAGTGCCGCAACGACTACGGCGGCTACTTTGTAGTGAGCGGTGCCGAGAAGGTGCTCATTACACGCGAAGAGCAGGCATTCAACTCCCTCTATTTTGACAAGACACCAGAGTCTGACACCCAGATCGCATCCTACTCATCCGTAGTGTCACTCCACCCCGAGACCAAACAGACACGTCGTGTGGCCCTCTACATGCTCCGCAGCGGCGAGATCCGTGTGGCTGTGCCAATGATCCGCGGTGTCTTTCCGCTGTTCACCCTGTTCCGCGCACTCGGTGTAGAGTCCGACGAGGAGATTGTCCGCATGATCTTCCCCCAATCCGATCCGCTTGAGGAGCAGCTCGTAGCCAGCATTGAGGACGCCTATCCCATCTACAATCGCTATGCGGCTGTCAGCTACATCAAGACACTGACCAAGGGCTTTACCGAGGCGCACGTGTTAGACATCCTGAAGAATCTCATGTTGCCCCACGTACCGGACGAGCCACTGACACGTGCGCTCTATCTCGCCGAGATGGCGCGCGAGACCATCCGCTCCGCTGCGGGCCTCAAGCCAAAGACCGATCGCGACGACATGCGCAACCAGCGCTTTCTGCCCACCGGCACTCTCGTGCGCGAACTCTTCAACGCCTGTTACAAGGACTGGCGCGGTGAGGTGATTCTGGCGATTGATACCACCTACCGTCGCAACAGCCAGATGTATCAGGGTCCGGAGATCTTCGCACTATTTGCCGACAACAATCTACAGACACTCTTCCAGCCGATGACGCTCAACAAATCCATCATGCGCGGCTTCCGCGGACAGTGGGGCACCAATGAGCGTAACACCAAGGGGGGTGTGCTCCAGTCGCTCGCCCGCATCTCGTATCTTGATGCCATGTCACACACCCGCCGTGTCGTCATGGATTTTGACTCTGGTAGCAAGAGTACGGGGCCACGCAAGCTCCACACATCGCACGTCGGCTACTTCTGTACATCGGAGACCCCTCAGGGTGCCCACATCGGTCTCACCAAGAACATGTCTATCATGACACAGTTCTCGTTCGGTGCTCCGCTCAAACCCGTTTACGAGTGGCTGCGGCTCAAGGGTGGACTCATTCCCGTGGCGGAGACCACTGCGCCGCTGCGCGCCTCGGCCGCCACCGTCCAGATCAACGGCGGCACTGTTGGTTTCACCATGGATCCCGTTGGACTCGTGCGGATTCTCAAGCTCCTTAAGTGGAATGCCTGTCTGGCACCCACTGCCTCTGTATCATTAAACACCACTGACAAGACTCTGCGCATTTTCCTGGACGAAGGCCGGCCGCTGCGTCCGCTGTGGCATCTGAATGGTGAGGGTGCCGCGTTTCTGAAGCGTCTACCGGCGCTGATGAACATGAATTGGCGTTCCCTGGTGTTTGGCACTCTGCCGGCCACTGCTAGCGCGGCTTTGCGCACTGTGCGCTTCTTTGACCCTCTCGGCGACAACTCTGCCGCCACCTTTGCGGATTACGAGACGCTGCTCGCACCCGTGGCCGGATTCATAGAATACTGTGATCCCATGGAGATGAATGAGAACTTCGTGACCTGGTGGGGAGCTGACACTGAACTCACGGTGGAACATACACACGCCGAGATCCATCCCAGCACCATGACCGGTCTGATGGCCTCCATGATTCCGTATTCCAATCACAACCAGGCACCGCGTAACCAGCTGTCCAACTCGCAGAGCAAACAGGCGATCGGCTACATGGCCACCAACATCCACAGCCGCTTTGATAATAATGCGCACATGCTGTGTTATGGCGAGGCGCCACTGTCGCGCACATTCTACTATGAGAATATCGGCAACGGCGAGATGCCGTACGGATTCAACTGTATTATTGCGGCCACATCGGAGAGCGGCTACAATCAGGACGACGGTCTGATCATCAATCGCGACTCGGTGGCTCGTGGTCTCTTCCAGAGTCTGGCATTCCGCAGCTACGACTGCGAGGAGGAGGTGGATACACGCACTAAAGTTCATTCTCATATTGCCAATCCAGGAGCCGTGCCGGCCTGGACGTCTCTGCGCCCTGGCTATGACTACTCGCAGCTGGATGAACGCGGTATCATCCGTGTTGGTGCGGTTGTAGATGATCACACAGTGCTCGTGGGACGCTATATGGTGCTGCCAGACACGAATGATATCAAGGATGCCTCTGTAACACCGGGTCTCTACACACAGGGTCGGGTGGATTCGGTGGTGGTGCTCCATCAGGACGCGCCAGATGCCGGCAGCGGTGGGCGTCTGCTCGTCAAGGTGCGCATCATTGAGATGCGTGTGCCGATGCTGGGTGACAAGTTCTCGTCGCGTCACGGACAGAAGGGCACGATCGGTATGTTTGTTTCCTCGGCAGACATGCCACGCACGGCGGATGGTGTCGTGCCGGATGTCATGGTGAATCCGGGTGGTTTCATCTCGCGCATGACAGTTGCCCAGCTCGTGGAGATGGTGGCCGGCCGTGCGGCGGTGGAAGTGTCCGCCAAGTTCAACGCCACCACATTCTGTAACGATGGTGATTTCGTGCGCCAGCTCGGCGATGTGCTGACGGAGGTGGGTGCCTCTCGTGCCGGTGACAATGTCATGTATTCGGGTGTTACAGGCCAACAGATACACACCGAGATCTTCATGTGTCCGTTGTATTTCATGCGTCTGAAGCATCTGACAGACGACAAGGTGAACTCCCGTGGTGCGGGTAAGCGTGAGGTCCGCACTCACCAGCCTACCGGCGGTCGTTCAAACGAGGGTGGTCTGCGCATTGGTGAGATGGAACGTGACACGCTCTGTTCGCACGGTATCTCCAGCTTCCTCCAGGAGTCTATGATGAAGCGTGGTGATGCGACGGACTTTTGGATCTGTAATGGTTGTGGTCGTATTCCGATTTATAATGAGCCAGAAAAGCTGTTTGTCTGCCCCACATGTGATGGTCCGCTGAACTACACGGGTGTAACCGCCGAGACACTGACACTCCAGCTGCCCACGAAACAGAGCCGTGTCACATTCTCGCGAGTGGCCATGCCGTACACAATGAAACTGGTGGATCAGGAGATGTCATCCATTGGTAACATGGGAATGCGATTTGTGACGGAGCGGAATGTGGGTCGGTTGCGCGAGATGGACTGGAAGTGGCCGGAGTTTGAGGTGGAGTTCAAGGCGGGAGAGCGCGGTGTGGAGGAGGTGGGGGCAGTGGCACCAGAGGCGCTGGCAGCGGTGGAAGCTGCGGCAGCAGCGGCCGCTGAGGCGGCTAAGCCGTTACGCAAGGGCAAGGGTGCCACTATGGGTGGCTTGGACGCAACGGTCGCAACAGAGGGAGTGGCAGAGGTGTTGGCTGCTGCTGCGGCTGCCGCCGAGGGAGGAGCAGGAGGAGGAGTAACAGGTCCTGCGATCCAGTTCAGCAACAAACTGGACAATAAATATGTTGGGTTCAGTAATTTCGCGGCTACCCCGTTCCGTGCGCCAGGCAAACAGATCGCCGCACCGGATGGAACTGCCTATCCTGAATTTGGTGTGTCTGGCTCTGTTGGGCAAAGCGATCCCTCGCGCCAGACATGGCCCACTGTGGAGCATTACTATCAGGCGATGAAGTTCCCCCAGGATCCCGCCTGGCAGGAGGAGATTCGTATGGCTAGCACACCGGCCAAAGCCAAGAAGATGGGTCTGTCACGTGATCATCCTGTCCGCGGTGACTGGGAGGTGATCCGTGATCGTGTTATGCGCACGGCACTGGAAGCCAAGTTCCGCCAGAATCCAGTCCAGCTCTCTCTACTTCAGGAGACTGGTGCGGCACGTATTGAGGACAGATCAGTTGGTGATATGTACTGGGGCACGGGTCCTAATGGCACAGGTAAGAATCGTCTCGGTGCTCTTATTGAACAGATTCGCAAGCTGCTCCGCGGTGTGCGGGTGGACGCGGCAGTTCTGTCCGCAGCAGTAATCCCCGTAACAATTGTCACGGCACCAGATGATCCGGTGGATATTCGTGATGCGGCTGCCAACTACGTGGAAGATGTAGGTGCTGTAGGTCTAGCAGCCACTGCTGCGAGTGGTGTATCTGAAGTGATTCCTGCTGAACCAGAAGATGCGGCAGCAGCGCCAGTGAACCAGTCTGGAGGTGCCAACCCTGCGGGTGCCAACCCTGGAAGCGGAAACCCTGCGGTACCAGGTGCCGGTGGAGTGTTTATGTTTATCAATCCAACAATTGGTGGCAGTGATGTGCGCCAGACAGGTGGCAGTCGGTACCGTGGCCGAGTTGCTTGGGCTCCTCTGACACAACAGGGTGGTGGAGAAAGCGCAGGAGAGCTTGCTGCTGACACCCAGACTGGGGGTCACTCCGAGATAACAGTGATGAAAGAGGGATAAGTTTAGTGTGACTCTATCGCTCCTGTTAGTCAGCCAGAGCTTGCCAAGTCGCTTTAGTGTGACTCTGTCGCTCCTGTTAGTCGCTCTGGCTTGACACCTACCGGTAAGTCAGCCAGAGCTTAGAAGGTCCACTAAAGCTCAAAACTTGACACAACTAACATCGCATACCACAAGTAGAAGTATACGATGGAAGCCTACACAGCAGATATTATTATCCGCAGTCGCCAGACTCTGCTAGACATTCTGGAAGAGCGCGGCTATGACACCATGCCCTACAGAAACATTGCCGGCGACCAGCTGTTGGTGCTCGCCGAAGGACACCCCCGTGCGCTAGACATCGTAGTCAAGAAGCGCGCCGATGCCGATGCGCCCTGCGAGAAGGCCGTGGTGGTCTACACAATTCAGGACCGTGTCCGCTCACGACTTGACACCACGATCCGCTCCATCTACCTGGAACCGACGCCCAGTCTCGCCGGCAATGCCGTCTCCAAAAAGGATGATCTCATTGTGATTCTCAACGAGCCATACCACGAGGTGTTTGACAAGGCCGCCGCCACAGCATGGCAGACCGATAGGGCACGTCTCACCTTCTTCCACATTAAACAGGTGGTCGTCCACCCCGGCCGTCACGTGCTCGTGCCACCCCATCGGAAACTAACAGTTGAGGAGTTGCGCGCCGAAATGGAGCGACTCCATATTGGAGCACGTAACCAGCTGCCGCTGATCAAACACCACGATATCCAGGCGCGTGTGCTCGGACTTGTGCCCGGTGATGTCGTAGAGGTGATGCGCCCGAGCCCCACTGCTGGTATTGCTCGTGTGTTGCGTGTCTGTGCCATCTAGAGACCACCTCTCTCTTACAGAGAGAATCGGCAACCAGTGTAAGGGATGTCGTGGACTAAAGAGCGCCAAGACGCAGCACAGAAAAAGATCGGTGAATTTTTGACCGAATACCGAGCCACCATGGATCAGTGGAAGAACTCGGTTCAGGCCGGCCAGACCACACAGGGTGAGGCGGCCACGCAGGATGTGTTGCGCCGGTGGCGGCAGTTTACTACCGATCTCCAGGCACAGTCAACCGCTGCTACATCAAATCAGGGGATCATGGATCTGCTCAGCCAGCTTGTCAGTGATGTCGGCGAACAGAAGAAGATTATGGCCGAACTAGAGGGCGAGGCAGCTACCCGTGTAGATCAGGCTGACTCACTGAACCCCAAGGTGCGGAACTCTCCATATACTAACATCCTCGGTCTCCAGCGCACGTTTCGTGAGTCAACGCGCACAGCGATTATTATTGCCACCGTGATTTTTGGTGTTCTCGCTCTCGGTGCGATGGTTTTCTTGGTTTATCAGGTGGTGTATGGTCCGCCTATAGCCAGTATACGTCTGACTAGCACAACCGGTATGGGCGGCACGTAGCAGGCCTAAAGGTGAGGCGGCTAGGTGGGGGGTGTTAAGTTAGCCCAGATGGGTAACTGCTTGACCATTGTTCCATACTACCAACATCCCATCCCCACGCGATTTACGACGTATCGTGGGGCCGGTATGATATTTGATAACGGCCGCACAGTTCTGTGTGGATACGAATCTTCCAAATCCTATAGATTTGGAAGTTATGGCCAGTCCAGCTCTGCTGGACAGTCCGAACCACTAAAGAAACATCCGGCACTCTACGGCATCGGCGGTAAGCGCGAGACCACCGACGCAAACTATCGCGAAACGGCTGCACGTGAGATGCTTGAGGAGCTGTTCGGCTTACAGACAATACCGCGTAACACCCTACAGCGTGTGTTAGTGATTGTGCCACAGGAAGAGACAATGGTGGATGGCTATGTTATGCTCCGCTACAGATTCAGTGATCTTGTTCAAATGATGCTAACACTTCGTGACCAGAAGTCGCCACTCTATCGCACAATGCCGACCACTGTGTCAGATCTGGTGTTAGGAAGGCGACTCCTCAATCGTCCAGTGGAAACTTCTCATCTGTGTCTGCTACCCATGATATCACCCGCACCCAACGTATCAGAGGATCTGGCCGATGATATCAGGCGACTACTATCCGAGAGAACTCACGATGGCTAAACAGAGTGCCCCCCCCTAATTTTGCCCACACGTCTTAGAGAGAAGATGGGTAATATTACATCGCTACCGCCACCAGCTCCCCCACAGCCGACTATCAATATTCCGATGCAGCGTGTGCCTGCGCTAGATGGCGCATCCGGTCTCCACTATTCAGGTCGCGTCTACATGAACCAGGCGGAGATGATGTCCAAGGATATCTGTTCACAGACATCGGTCACACCCGATCAGATCACTGTAGAGATGCCAAACAGCATCAGCACACCATCGCTACCAGTTGATGATTCTACCAAGCGTATCAGTGCGACAGCACTCCAGGGCTATGTTACAACTCTGGTGGGCAAGAAGCAGATTCCCGGCCAGCTCGGTAAGATTGATGATCAGGTGACTGCTGATAAAGCGTTCTATGCTTCTGTCCAGACCGAGTATTGCTACTATGAGTCGCGCTACACTGCGGCACTGACACAGTTCCTCAATCTCGTAGCAGATCCAACAGCGGCTGATAGTGGTACCAGCAAGGCTGCGCAGGATACACTCAACCAAGCGGTGACACTGAATCGTCGTCTGAACTCGCTGCTGGAGATTATCAACTTCGTGGGCAATGATCGTGCGCAATCAGTCAACTCACGGAGCCCGGCGATTGATAGTGCGAATGCCTCCCTCCAGGAAAAGATAGCAGCTCTCTCCGCGCAGAAGAGCTTCTTACAGTCTACTGATGTGCGCACCAAGACACAGGAGGAGATGATGCGCTTCTCAACGGAGAAGAATCGTGCGATGAACATTCAGATCATGTTCTTCGTGGCGATCAACGTGGTGGCGATCGGCACAGTGATGTCGGTCTATCGTTCTATGGGCCCCTCCGTATAATGTAAAATAACAGACAGAAAGTAGATGGCCGAGCTGATTTCTAAGGATATCGTTGATCTACAGGACATTGAGAAGGTCCAATATCTACAGGCACTCCAAGCCGATCCTGCCAAGTATTCCGCCTACGTTCAGGAAAAGTCCGGTCGCATCCTCGGCGAAGTGGCAGATAGCAAGCGTGCGGCATTTATGAAGGCCTCTGGCGACATGGCACGTATGATGGACATGAATACCAACAGTCTCGCAGCACTCTATCGTACACAGGATCTTCTTGCGACCGAGGATCATGTTATCGCTGAGCAGCAGCGGATGAAGTCTTCTGCCATCGCCAACTCAGATATGACCCGGCGTCAGGTGGAGATCAACAACTGGTATTACGAGAACAAGCGTGAGACATTGTTTGTGCTCCAGCTCGTGCTACTGACACTCCTTACCATCACCGTACTTCTGTATCTGACTACGAGTGGCTGGATAGGTCAGGCCGGTGCGAACTATCTCATGCTGATCGTTATTTTGGTCGGTGCCGGCACCTGGATGTATCGCTGGTATTACACCTCGCGTATCCGTGACCCGCGCTACTGGAACCGTCGCAACTTCCCCCAGGACGGCAAGATGGCACCCGCGTCGGACAAGTGTCCCACAAGTCCCGACAGTGGGGCACCTGTGTTGGGTCCTGGTGGTTTACCCCCCACTGGTGGCAGTGGTCTATTAGGTCCTGGTGGCCTTGCGCCTACCGCATAAGATCTCTTAGTCCAACAGTAAGGAATGGCACTCAAGCTCAGCGACTGTGAGCGACTAAATATTAAAAAGAACACACTGATCCAATCACGCGAGAAGCTGGATTCTGACATTGCTCAGACTAGTTCCGACTATTTACAAACATGCCTGCCACCAGATCAGCAGGCCGCAGCACGTCTGGATACTGTGAATCCCGCTATAAACGATGCGGATACAGAGGCTGCGCAGCTCTTTTTCATGAATGAGTTCCTGCTCGGACTATTACAGAAAGAGACCGGCACAGACCAAACATTGATCAATCTGGCCGGCATCGCTGAAGCTGAGATGATAAAGCTACAGACCCAAATAGATGACCTCAAAACGCAGATCCGCACGAAGCGCCGCATTTTTCTGGATTCATCGCCGCAGAAGTCGCCCGCTGTGATGGGACTCTATTACACCAAGGTGCCTGACAATCAGGTGCTCATCGCATTTCTGAGCACATTCGGTGCCTTTCTGTTGTTTCTTGGTCTCCTGGTGATTATGAACCAAATCCCGATTCCATATTTTGAGAACTTACAGTCGCGTGAGCGATACACTGCTGTGGGAACCTTCTGGGTTAGCGGGATTGTTATCATGTATGCGGGCATGTATATGTTCACATAGAGAGCGCGTAGTATCCATTTTGGCATGGTCTTATAGAGAGCATGCCAAATCGGAAAAAGACACAAAAGATAACGCGAAAGCAAAAGCAAAAGCAAAGAGGAGGCCGCTTTGTCGGATCCGGTACGTACGGTTGTGGATTCCGTCCCGCCCTCCGCTGTGCGGATGAGCCCACCCGTCGTCGCGGCAAGTTCTCTAAACTTGTCCATCAAGCCACTGCTGCTGACGAACTTGTTCTCCGAACGATTTTGTTTCCCCGTGATCCCACACGTCAGTATTTCTTGTATCCTGAAGCCATCTGTAATCCGGCACGACCAGAGGCCAGTGATGAGGTACACAAATGCCATCTGGATTTCTCAGCTGAAACTCCTGCGCTTATCATCATGGGAAAAGGCGGTAAAGATCTCCAAGTCTTAACACTCCGCCCTGTTGAGTACTTTCCGTTTTTTGAGAGTCTGCGTAATGTATTTATCGGTCTCGCACGTCTTAACGCGGACGGCCTCGCCCACATGGATGTTAAACCATCAAACATTGTCACACGGCGTCATGCGGATGGTTCGCTTCAAACACGGTTGATTGATTTTGGCATAATGGTTGATCCCACTCGCCTTGATGCTTGGGCGTCAAGATCTACTGGCGCATTTAGAAACTATGGTGTCTTCAGAAGCAACTATCTGTATTGGCCGTTTGAGGTTCGGTTTCTTAATCCGACTCTATTAAATCAGATTAATCAACGGTTGGTTGATATTAGACGTCTTCTTGAACTGTTTTACTTTGAGATAGGCAAACTGCGCAAAAGTGTTCCCTACAAGGCATTCGCGAATAAACAGCTAACATCCGCGGAGGTGTTGCTTCTCACCAACTATATCGCCACTCTGCCTCCTGTGTCACGCTATGCGACCATCATTTCTAAGGTGGATGTACACGGATTAGGTGTCAGTCTTTCACAGATTTACTATCGGTTTACTGGTCACAGTGATATAGGCGGAATCGCAGGACCAGTCATTGCTATGAAGGCGTCATCGGTTACCAAAGATCTAACACCTGTTGCCAGATTGGCTCGTTCTGCTGACCTGACCCCAGATATGATCGCATGGCATCAGAGATTGGCAGAGCATGTCAGTATTCCGCTTTACAACCTGGTGCGCAATATGACGGGACATGTACCGTCTGATCGTCCTAGACTAGAGGAAGCATTGGTGCGCTATGAGGAGCTTTTGCCACGGATAGCAGCAGAACTAACACCGGCGAATATCACTATGGCGGTGAAGGCGTGGATGTTGGACGCGGATGTCTTGATTGAGGATGGGGTGGCTGGAGCTGGAGCTGGAGCTGGAGCTGGGGCTGGAGCTGGGGCTGGAGCGATGTCATCTTCCTCTGAAGTGCCGCCTTCACCTGAATATGTTCCTCTTCTTCATCATCCTGAGATAGCGGCTGCTCCTCCCCCTGCTCGTTCTCTTCTCCAACCTCCTGTGATAGCGGCTGCTCCTCCTCGTTCTCTTCTCCAACCTCCTGTGATAGCTGCTGCTCCTCCTCGTTCTCTTCTCCAACCTCCTGTGATAGCGGCTGCTCCTCGTTCTGCGGTGATGCCCATACCAGCAGTAAGGAGTGATGCTGGATCTGCGCCAGAACTAGTCCCAGAGGGAAGTGTCAGTAGTTCTTCTGCCAAAAATAATAGTAACTATGAGAATTATAATAGCTCTGAAGAGCGTAACCGGTATGAACGTGATCTGAATGCTCGTCTAAACTATAATGGATGGTAGGGCTACACAACACCGATCTAGCTAGCAAAACTAGCAAGGAAGCTATTGTATAGCTCTGCTATACAACACCGAATCCACCACCCCCAATAACATTGCCAGAGACGTCCTCACCATCTTCGGCAATGCGAACACCCACGAAGATCTTGCCCGCAGGATCTACCGGTGAACCATAGATCTCACCAATTTTCAGTAACAGATCCTTGCGCTGTAGCTGTTTCTTACCAGGATTGAACTTGACCCAGTCCTTGTAGCGCATCAGCACATCATTCGCACGGGTCTCTGCCCCCACCTCGCGAATCAAACACTCCTGACAGAAAGCGGCAAACGCGTCATTCTCTTCCTTGTATTTGTTGGATGCCGCCGTCACCTGTGCCGGCTCCTTCAGTCCACCACGGAGATACTTGTGCTCATAATACCAGGCGAGCATACCCGCAAAGTAAGGACGCCACCTCGCGATCTTGCCCTCCAGCAGCAGATCCTTCGTGTAAATGAACTGAGCGGGATCCGTCACCAAACCAGGATCCACGAACTTGGCCACGTGCGGAATGACACGCAGACGACGCCAGGTGCCGTTGTCCATGGAGCTCACCGGTGGCAGATCGTTACACAACATGAAGATCTTGGCCATGATGACGAACTGATCCTGGTCCTGGAACAGCGCACGGGCCTTCACAGTATCTTCACCGGACAGCTGCTTCATCGTGCTCGTGTTGATCTTCTCACCCTCATCAGGCTCCGACATGCTCACGAAGCGCTTACACTTCAGCACCACCATGTCAGGATTCGCCGCACCGGACTCGGGCCGCTTGCGGGTGATCGCCGTCGTGCTCAGCGTCTCCTGATACTCGCCGAACGTCTTGCTCATCAGCTCCACGATCTTGGACTTGCCGTTACTACCAACACCCGTCATGATGTAGAACTTCTGCTCACGGTTCGCGCCTTCCAGGCAGGAGGCAAACAGTGTCAGTGAGTATTCGCGCAGCACAGGATCTGGATAGATCTTGGCGAAGAACTCGTTGATCTCGGAATGCTCGGGAGCCGGGTGCGCCGGATCATACGGCACATACGGAATGGAATCCAGACCCACCATGCCGCGACCCATCTGGAACGAGATACAGTCATCGGGGCGACCGGGACGGAAATGGATATGGGGCTGTCCATCACTGCCGGGCTTGCGGAGCTCCAGCACACCGTTGGCGAATCCGATGGTGCACGGATCCTGATTCATGTGCTGGAGGAACTCTTCGTCATAGAACTTCTCGGCCGCCTCCTTCATGACGGAATCCTTGAAGCCCGTATTTTGGAGTTGATTCTCCACCTTGAGCAGACGCTTGCGCTTCTCCTGGAGCCGCTCCTTCTCGGAGCTGTCGGTTGTCGCCATCTCGCGCTGACCCACCTTACAGTCGGCCGCAATGTAGATGTTACGCACCTCTGTGCTCAGACGCTCGCGGAGACGCATCCACGTCTTGAGACCGCGCCAGGTGTGTCCGTCCTGGGGAAACTGATACCAGTCCATTGACATGGCCGTGGCTCCCTTGCGCGGCGGAGTACAACGGAACTCGTGGCGATACATGCGGATCACCAGATCGGCGACCGACACGTGCGTGCCGCTATCATTCAGAAAGGCGAGCTCCGTGTTGGCTTCGTTCAGAATGATACGGTAGGTCGCGGGAGAATCCTCCTTGGCCCATAGATGGAGCGTGCCCATCATCAGCGGCTTGCGACCGCGCTGGAGAGCGGCGGCCTCGGCGGGCAGTAGGATCCACTTCTCCTTGTAGACTGATTCGGGCGTGCCAGCAAAGCCGGGCACCTTGCGACTCACCTCCGTCCAGATACGATAGGAGTCCTCGGTGGCTGCGATGTTGTGAAGCAGCAGACCGAGATTCACCCAGTCCTGATACTCACGAGCGCGCTTGGCCGGATTCAAACACTCGCGGATGAGTTTGTAGGCCACGGCAACATCTTCGGTGGTGTAACCGGAGCGGACTGACATGCCGCTCACCTGGAGCATCTCGTCGGCAGCGGCGAGCACGGCATCGGCTGCTGCTGTGCCACCACCCACGTGACTGATTGCTGTGGAACCGGAACCGGAACCGCTCAGACTGAACTCTGATGGACCTGTCCCAGCAGAGCCCATCTTGCCGAACAGACCAGGCGACTTTGGCTTGGCCCAGTTGGAACCCTTGCCCCATCGCTGGAGGAGCTGGATCCACTCGGCCTCAGTAGTGCCGGTTGCCGTGCGAAGCGACAATGTTGTAGGCTTGTCGTGGCCGTTGCGGATGCTCAGCAGGCGCACTATATCAAGCTGGTTCCAACTGTCAAGTGATTCCTCCTCCAGATAGTCGGAGTCAATCGGCTCAGTGTAGTCTGCGGGAATGCGAGCAGTGTAGACATGCTCCATCTTATACCACGCCTTGTCGGGCTTACAGGCACCATACAGAAACCAGTTGTTGCGCTGGATGACTGAGATGTCCAGACAGTCTTGGGGCTCGTTGGTCATGCCGGTGCTGCCGAAGATGCGCTCAATGGCGCCGGTTTGGAGTAGATAACCACGGATCGCAAACTGGATCTCGGGGCTCGTCGTGATGGGACATACAATATGAACACCGTCCTTGTGTGTCTCCTTCTCCACTTCGGGGCTCGGCTTGAGCATGACGAAGAACTGGAGGGGGATGGGGCCGTCTGCGCCTGCAGCCCCACCATAGACCTCTGGATCGTCTTCGTCGTGATCAAGGATGCCGGCTCCGGCTCCTCCAGCAGCAGCAGGTCGTGGAGGCTCAAAGAAGCGGGCGAACGCATCGGCATAGGCAGCAACAAACTGACGGATCTGTTCAGTATTGAAGCGACGACGCAGCGGTCCACCAGCCACATAACGGAAATCCAGATCAATCAGGACGGGGCTGAGCGGCTTGTGCTTCTCAAGAAGAGAGCAGGCCTTACCCTTTATAAAGACGTGTTCGTGCACGAGTTGCAGAAACACGTCGTATTCATCGTCGGGAACGGCATATTTGCCTGTCCATGCGGCACCCATGCCTGTAACATTCCAATCAGGGGACTTCGTATAGCGGGAATCAAGGTAGGTGCGAAGAGAAATGGATGTCATCTTACGGGTGGTGGCGGTTTGGGCTGGCGGCACGGTCAAATTTATAAGGCATCCTGACCACTTGGAGAGAAAGAGCTGCAAAGCAGGTCTGAACGTAAATGTCAATGATGCCGACTAAAGCATCCTGACCAAATATAAGGAAGGAGTTACGCAACACCCAATAGTCGCCGCATAGTCGTGCGGCGGGTCGGATCCATACCGTACGAAGAGCCATCACCTAGGTGACCCACGAACGATAACAAACACGCATACCGCAGCAGATAACTGTAGGGCGGCATCCAAATGGGAATCTTCTGTTCACGACAGTAGATCGGCAGATTGGTGGAATGCATGATGGGGTTGAGATACATGTCAGTCCGCGCGAAGCGCCACCAGGTGGCAAAACGTTCAGCCCCTTCGCCCTCCACAAGAAAAGGCGCGATATCAGCGCGAATGCTTGTCAACATTGAGACTACCTCCATCTGAAAGGTCGGCTTCATGCGATTGTGCGTGTTCGGCTGAAGAAATCCGCGGATCGCTCCACCTGCTGCTGTCTCACGACCCAGCGCAAACTCCAACGCCATACAGACCGTATACAAGAAGTGTTTGGTCTGAATGCGAGAGTGCGATGTCCCAATAGGACAAGCGTCTAACACTGCCTGTGCTGTGGTCAGATCCAGGCTGCGCCCATCCATAATAGATTGGAGGAGATCACGTGCTGCTGCCAGCGCATCGGCTGAGTAGATGGCAGCATAGATCTTTGGCAAAGTCTCCGTGCATCGGCGAGTGATATCACGCCACTCTGTGTTATCCTTGCCTGCATACATGAAATAGTTGGAGGCATTGTTATCGCTAGTATTGTCGGTCACTCCCGTGAAGTTGCCTGCATGGGCCTCTAGAAACGGCTCAATCGGTTCCATACAGACGAGATCATTGAAATCCGTGTAGATACCACCATGAACAGCCAATAAAATATTGCGTGTGTAGTCGGTCTTCATCACCGTGTTCTGGCGTTCAGTAGAGGCCCATACATCGGCAAACACTGCCTGCGTCTCGGCGGTCACGTTGGCGGCGAGCCATTCAAACACCGTGGCTCGGAACTCATCGGCGAAGTGGACTTGGATCTTGGTGGTGGGTGTCGCTTCAGGTGGTCCACCTTTGCCCGTCACTTGGTGTGACCCTTCTGCTCCACCTTCAGGTGGTCCACCTTCTTCCGTCACTCGGTGTGACCCTTCTGCTCCACCTTCAGGTGGTCCACCTTCGCTTACAAAATACCGCTCTCTCACATCAGCTGGCAGATCCGCCAAAAAGTCCGTCAGTTCCGCAGAGGTCGCAAGATTCGTCCACAAATGAAACACGTAGCCAGGATTGAGCTCAATCCACGACGCCGCCCGCAACACAATCTCTTCATCAAGCCGCCACGTCGGAGTACGACGGAACCACACCCAATGGATCTGGCGATCAGACAGCTCCACCTTCCGTGTAGCCGGCGCCTTGCCTACAGCATAGGCCTTGTAAGCGGCAGCGGCGAGTGCGTGGGAGTCTGTCGCTACAGATCTCGGTGCAGCAATCAGGATATTGCCATCCATAGTCCGTGCCTGAACAAACACCACCCCCTTCATTGACGGATAGTGTCGCTCCAGTTGAAGAAGCGGAATCTGCGCACCCTTGGCATTCAAGAAGTAGCGAGCCGGACGTGTTAGCCCATCAGTGGTGATCATAGGGCGCCTGTAAGCCTTCTGACCGATCGTGTCTAGAAAACAGTTATATTGCTCCACGTCATTGGGAGTGCTTTTTAGTAGTTCCCACTTGCCGAAAAATGGATTGATTGACATACCAGATGGGCCATTGTAGAGTGTCTTGATGGTATGATAGGGGAGAGGTAAAGGATGATGAACAGAAGCCATTTTGGTATAGATATTTCTAAATTCACTAGTTCTTAAACGCCAGAAGTGACTCAACCAGCGACTGCTCTTTCTCTGTTTTATTGTCAATGTGTCCAACTACAGAAAGCAAACATCCACGCTGGAGATTACAGTACGGCAAACGTGTAACAGGAAGATCTAGCGCAACATGGAGCCGAGGCAGATGACTTTTGAATATCAGGTTGTCTACATTGCTGGCAATGACATCTGGTTCATAGATGTGACCGGCAGATATTACCGTCTCCACTGACTTTACTACAACATCATTCCAGTCACCATCTGTGGGAGCAACCATAAAGTATGTGGCAAGGTCAAGGCCGGAACCAGTGTTATTATCTGCGGCTGCTGTAAATCCTCCCAGAGATCCAAGAATGGCGGCGAGGGGTGTCAGACACACTGTCTCCGCACAATCCACGTAGAATCCGCCCTGCGTCGCCAGCAAAATATTCCGTGCGTAGGCGCTGACGAGACGTGCTGCGATCTGGGAGTCATGACGGTTCTCCCACAAGGCCGCCATCATCTCTTCAGCCCACAGACTGGAGTGATCTTCCAACCAGTTGAAAATGATGGTGCGGAAGTCGGCAACATTATGGATCGTAATGTTGGTATGTTTGGCAAGATATACAGGAGAATCCGTAAGAGTCCACACATGGATTCTGTAATCAGGATTGAGGTCTAGCCATGTCTTAACACGATCGGTGATTTCTGCTTCCTTGATAGTGGACGGCAGATAGATCCAGTGGATCTGGCGTTTACTGAAGGTAGGCGGAGAAGGAGGAGAAGGACGCATAAGTGCCTTGTAGGCGACGGTGGTGATCTTGTGGATATCTGACATCATGTGTGTTGGTGTTGCGACAAGATAGAGTGTGTCACCGATGGGGGCGCGGATATAGACCATCTCGGCATAGAAAAACATGATTTTGGAAATGTTTTTCAGTGGAGTTTGGTCGCCTTTGGCATCCATGAAGTAGTCGGCACGCTGTGTTAGTCCCCTGGTGGTGATGATAGGGCGGTGATACGCCTTTGTGCGAGTGAGATCAATGATACCAGCATAGGTCAAAAAATTGGTTGGAAACTGGGGTAGTATCTTCCAACGTTGAAAATGTGGTAGAAGAGAGGCAGCCGCGGGATTATTACAGAACTCTTTGATTCGGACTGTGTCTGTTTCTGGTAGTGGTGGTGGTGGTGCTGGTGCTGGTGCTGGTGCTGGTGCTGGTGCTGGTCTGGCTACTGCTGTCTTACGTCCAGGAGCACGGTTACGGGATTGTGCGCGCCTCATCTGCGGATTATACAGAATTAGGCAATCCTATACAAACGTGGGGCGTCCATTCTGCCGGCAGGCAGGACACTTGTTGTTCTCCTTCTTGAAAGATTCTTGAATGGCGAGCTTGGAAAACAGATGACCGCAAGGCATGGCAGCAGTCTCGCCAGCAGTATACTCCTCCGCAATAACAGGGCACATATCCTTCTTGATCTGGGCGAGTTCCATGAGCTGACGCGCGACATGGAGACAGAGATCACCGACGAGAGTTGGGGCTGGAACATGGGCAGGAATAGACGCTAGTGGCTTCTTCTTTTTGATGGGCTTTGGGTGTGCCGGAATGTGTGCGATAACATTGGTGGTAGACGGAGACATGACAGGTGTAGAGAGCGTGGGAGCAGGCATTGGCGGTGAAGCGGCTGCTGCCAGTGCGGCTCCTGCGACTGCTGCTGCTGCTGCTGCTGCTGCTACTGACATGCGGAAGGTCGCATTCCGCTTGAGCATCTTGATAAAGCACTTATTAATTGTAGTGATCTCAATAACAGGAATCATCATGGGTGTTCCTGTCAAGTGAGCAATGATGTTCCATTGACGAGCACTATGCGCAGCGGGTGCTACCGATGTCACATCTCCATCACCCTTAAAGTTCAGATACCGACTAACACCTGGATAGCAGATATGATCAAATGGATTCTTGTCAAACTCCAGCACTGTAGAGGAGGGCGAGACTGGTTTTAGTTGCCGATAGGTACTTCCAACAGCACTAGTCCCAGCCCCAGTCGCCAACTCTGAACTCATCAGAATGAATCCAGAGTAGGGGTCCTTGCTGGAGGAGCGGTTCGGCATATAGAGCACAAATTGTGCGGGAAAGTTATCATGTGTTAGGGCTTGCATCTTCTTGTTAGTCTTCGTGTTTGTCTTACACTGTTTGGTGGCGTATTGGGGTGCCGGCTGGCTGTCAAGTTTTCAAACCTGGTAGAGTTCAAGAACCGAGTCCACGGTTGCTGTAGTAATTTACAGGAGGTAGATTCATTTATTTCCTACACATAGCGTAAATGGCTGCTCTGCTACTGGTGGACTCCTCTGTAGTCGGCTATCAACAAATAGTTGCGGCCACCAAGGAGGGCGTTACGGCGATTGTTTTTGATCGCAAGACTGACACCTACGCCTCACTTCTTGAGAAGGTGGCTGCTGCTGGCGTCCCCATGTTTAAAACGGCTGGTATTGTCCAGCATGGCAGCTCGTTCTCTTCTAGTTACAGCATACTAGATACCGAGAAGCCTGCTCTTCTCTCTGAAGTATTAGAGACACCCGAGCCTACAATGCCATCCTGGACGGACCTAGTCAGCTTCTTTAACACTCTCAAGGCGACTTATACCGTGGAAATCATTGATCTAATTTCGTGCTCTTTGTTAGACAATCCTCTGTGGGTGGCCGCTCTGAATCAGCTAGAGGTTCGCATGGGAGTTAATTTCCGCGCCTCTGCAGATCCCACTGGTAATTTGGTTAACGGTGGCAACTGGGTTCAGGAGAGTGACAATGTCAATATTCAAGATGTTTATTTCACGGATGCGATTGCCAACTATACGAATCTACTAATAAATACGTTTGAATATAGACGTAGTAACCAACTGGTGGATACTTCCAACAATGTGTCCTATCCAATGATTACTAAATTCAATCCTGTTAATGAAATGATTACAGTTGCTACACCCTGTTCTATTATAACATGGGGAGCTGATGCTAGCGGTGGTAATTCAAGTAGTGTTTCAGCACAGCTTGTAAATATAGTTTCAATAGCTGCTACAAATAGTGCGTTTGCTGCTATAACAGACACTGGAAGGGTTATAACATGGGGAGATGTTAATAATGGTGGTAACTCAAGCAGTGTGTCTGCACAACTCATAGATGTAGTTGCGATTGCCTCTACAGCATATGCGTTTGCGGCATTACGTCGTGATGGAAGGGTTATAACATGGGGAGCTGATGCTAGCGGTGGTAGTACTGCTGTCCCTGGCCCAGATGTTTCAGGACAACTCACAAACATAGTTGCTATTGCTTCTACTTACTACGCATTTGCCGCATTAAAACATGACCTAAGTGGGGGAACTGTAGTGACTTGGGGTGATGCGATGTACGGTGGTAGTTCAAGCAGTGTTTCAGGACAACTCATAAATATAGATGCGATTACCTCCACAGCATTTGCGTTTGCGGCATTGAGGAGGACTGATAAAAAGGTTATAACATGGGGAGCTAGTTTTGGTGGTGGTAGCACTGCTTTCCCTGGCCCAGATGTTTCAGGACAACTCATAAATGTATCTGTGATTGCCTCCACTCCATTTGCGTTTGCAGCATTAAGGACTGATAAAAAGGTTATAACATGGGGAGCTAGTTTTGGTGGTGGTAATTCTAGTGATGTTTCAGGACAACTCATAAATGTAGATGCGATTGCTTCCAATAGAGAATCTTTTGCTGCATTGACAAATACTAAAACTGTTATACTATGGGGGGCACCTGGTAATGGTGGAACAAACAACACAGGTGTAGATTTAACAAACATACGAGCACTAGCATCCACATATAGAGCTTATGCAGCCATCAAAACGGATGCTTCTGGCGCTGGAGTTGTATTGTGGGGGGATGCTAGTGGCGGTGGATTTAATAATACCAGTGCTAATATATCATCCAATGTCCAAACAATCGCATCTTCTGAAAATGCCTTCTCAGCAATTAAAACAAATGGAGATGCTGTAGCATGGGGATATACTTATTATCCTAACTCTATAGATACTACTGCCATTCAATCACAGTTAGTGGATGTTACTGAAATCATTGCTACACGAAGGGCATTCTCAGCTCTAAAAGAAGATGGTTCTGTTATATCATGGGGAGATGACCAGTATGGTGGAAGTCAAACAATACCAGCCTCTGTTGTAAACCAGCTTAAGTTTGGGATTATAAATGTAGCGTCAAATCGTGGTGCTTTTGCGGCATTTAAACTGCCGGTGACAAACTCATTTCCCCTACGTGTTAATCCGTTTGTGCTACTGGATACAGTGTTAGTCTACACCCAGGAAGCAATGGATGCACTCGCTGCTGGCTTGCCACTTCCTTTAACATCACTAGTTAACTGGGCTCCACACGGCATGCCTGCGGGGTCACTCCTCCGTGATCTGAATCGCTCGGTGGTTGTTCCAGTTTCTTCAACAAACCCGCTTCACGCCTATCGGTTCCAGCGGATCCAGCTGATTAGAGGACCGACAACTGAAGGTGCGGGTGGTTCTTACACGGACACGGATGCCTGGCAGACTGGCTATATCTGTGTGTGGGCGGCTGGCGGTGTTCCCCCTGTCTATGCTTAACAGGAATACCCCTGCCAAGTCGCATTTGTTGACGCATCCATTCCGTTCTACTCCATTCCTGCAAGTCACAAATGCTTAGCGTTCGGGTTGATTGACACATCAGCCGTGCCGGCAGGCCGGCTATCTGGCTTGTCGCTTCGCGACAGCTGCGCCTCTGGCGCTACGCCAGTAGCCTTTCCGTTTGAGTCGCTCTGCGACTCTTCACTCCTGTTGGTCATCACCCCTTAAAAAGGTGACACCTACCTAAAGGCCTACAAGCCAAACAGCACGATGTCTATTTCCGCTCTCGCCGTTCGTCGCATTACCATTGACACCAAGCGTGCCATGGACCTAACAGATAACGGTCTCTTCTGGATTCCAGATGAGACCGATATGACGCATGGCTGGGCTATTATCTGCGGCCCCGAGGATTCGCCCTATTACGGCGGCTCCTTCTGCTTTGAAGTGAAATTCCCAGACGATTATCCGTTCTCGCCGCCCGTGTTCAACTATCTTACGAATGATGGACGGACGCGATTCAATCCCAATCTCTACAAGAATGGCAAGGTGTGTCTGTCACTTCTGAACACCTGGCAGGGAGAGCCGTGGTCTGGCGTTCAGAGTCTGAGCTCCGTGCTTCAGTCTATTCAGACGGCGGTGCTAAATGAGGAGCCACTGCGGAATGAGCCGGCCTACGCCACCATTAGCACACACCGTGACTTCGCTGTCTACAACCGCATGGTGTTCCACTCCACTCTGGAGACGGCGATCCTGTCACATATGGCGGAGCCACCGCCGTGCCTGGTGCCGGTCTATGAGCCGTTCCGCGACCATGCGATCAAGGCGATCCCCTTTCTCATCAAGAAGGCGAAAGAGCTGGCCGCGGAGTGGGATGGCAAGACGGAGATCATGGAGTTCTTCGGCATGTCGGTCAAGTATCGCTTTGGCAAACTTGTGGAACGGTTGGAGGTGCTTGTGTCTACGGTCGCAGCAAGTGAGCCAGAGATGGCTGCTTCTGGTGGTGCTGGATCAGCCGCAGGTGGACCAACATCTGGGCCAGATGTGTCACACCTAGGTACCGCAGTCGCAACCACAGGTGGACCAACATCTGGAACAGTTGTGTCACTAGCAACAGAAGCAGTCGCTCCATAAAACAAACACCTATAATCAGTAGAACATGAAAGCCGTCAGTTGGATACTTCTTTTGGTTGTGGCGTTAGCGGTATTTGGTGCAGTATATGGCTCTGAGATGTTTGTCGGCGGTGGCGGCGCTCGTGGCGGAGGTGCTCGTGGTGGCGGCGGTCGTGGTGGTGGCGGAGGCGGAGGCGGAGGCGCTCGTGGCGGCCGCCCTGGAGGTGGTGGCCGTCCTGGTGGTGGAGGTGGTCGTCCTCGTCCTGGAAGAGGTCATCATCATCGCCCCCATGGTGGAGGTTACCGCGGTTGGGGTGGTAGTGGAGGCAGCAGTGGTTGGGGCTGGCCATATTGGGGCACCTGGTGGGCAGTTGATGACTGCACTGTTACCGGCTGCCCATATCCCGAGTCGTGTTATCTGACGGATGATGGTGTGAGTTTCTGCGCTTAGATGAAATCTAAGTATCAATAACATCCCACTGCGTTGGATGTTAGACCAAAAACTAACACTCGCCTCTCCCATTGTCAAGAATGAATACACTCCCGCAGCCCATACTCACGCTTACACTTGTCTATAAGACACTGGCAAGAGTGACACGGCGCCGAATACCGAATGTCCCCCGTGCGTCCAATGCGGATCACCACGAGCACAGCTCCTCGGAGTTTTGAGAAGTCGCCCACCTTGCGAATAGCATCCGCCTCGGCGTGGATCATGTTCCGGCCTCCGAGGAGATTCTGGCCAATGGCAATCAGACGCCGTTTGTGAAAGACGAGAGCCACATGACAGCTCGTCCGCTGATGTTTCGTCGTATAGCGGTTCGGTTGGGCGAACACATGCGTGTCCAGGTTGCGGTTAATCCATGAAGGAAGCGGCATCGGCTCCGCCGGCACAGGCGGACGTGCCAACCGTTCCGCAATATAACGATGAGAGCAAACAGCAGTCATTCTGTCTGTTTTGGTCGCTAAGGCTTTAAGGGGCCTGTGACCCCTAGGCTATCAAGTTTTGTTTCAGCCCCTGGTTTCAACCACTAAGTCCTCTCACATTCTGTAGAATGTCAGAATCCAAGTTTTTGACAGCTACACCACATGCTCAATCGTATCTTCCACATCTAGCGCAACAACGGATCGCCACGGCTCCACAGAGAGTTTATCCCAGCCATCATAATACAGATAGATTACAGAGACCAGACTGTCAGTCGGCATCTTGACCTTGCGTTTCTTGATATCGCGGAGCAAGTCGCCCACAAGTTTATGACGCTTGGCGAGAAGTTCAGGCTCTTTACGATCGCTCTCAGGCGAATAATCGTCAGGATTCCACCGAATGAAATGGACGGGCACACCACCGAATGTCTGCCCCAGGTTGGCCATCCGTGTCTGTTCACAATCACACGCACGATCGCGATGCTGGTGTTCATCACATTCCAGAATCACGATCTTATCACCGAGGTCATAGACACGATCTGGTCGCTCCTTGCCGCAGATGCCGCCATCTACCATTGTGTCAGTACTCTGTGTAGCCGGCTGATCTGTGCGAGTATCAAGATAATCAAATAGTGCGTTCTGTTTGGCGAGACGTGCTGTCGCAAATGTTGCGGGATCACAATACTCACAGTGGTCGGCTGTGTTCAGAATCATGATCAGGTGGCAGCTGACACATTCACGCTCTACCAGATTCTGTTCGCTGTCGGTCTTGTGTGTCTCACAGTGGCGGGGAATATAGTTGGTTCCGTAGAGGGCTGGTTCACGGCAGCGGGGTGCTTTGCATTTACCGTTAGAGCGGCGGATCATGCCTGGACTGCGGTGTTTGGCACAATGGGAGAGGGGGAGACCTGGTTTGCCATACCATACACCAGTAGGACATCCTGCGTAACCGCATCTTCTATGCATAATATCAACCATCTCAGTAGTCTTATGAACTGCACAGAAGCGACCTTTTCCTCCTGGTAAATCATAGTATGGATTTACTTTATCACAATTTGTAAACTCACAACGTTTATGTACAATATCAATCATCCCATCTTGCTTATGTGTAATACAATATAATCCTTTACTTTCCCCAATATAATTAAATGATGGATTTACTTTATTACATTCACTAATGATACAGCGATGTGATTTAACATCAATCATATCAGTCGTTTTATGTATAACACAGAAACGGGCAGGGCTATCTGGTAAATTATATGTTGGATGTTTATAACAACCAGGTTGTTCACAATATTTATTTTTAACATCCATCATCTCAGTAGTCTTATGATCTTTACAGAAACGACCTTTTCCTCCTAACAGATCAAATGTTGGGCGTTTATGACACTCTGGATACTCACACTTCTTAGACTTAACATCCACCATATCAGTGGTCTTGTGTGCCTTACAGAATCTACCTTCTCCACCTAGTATATCAAAGATAGGACTAATCTTAATACAATCAGGATATTGACAACGTTTAGATTTAATATTCACCATACCAGTTATCTTATGTGTGCTACAATAACTACCATTACCTCCTGGTAAGTCAAAGCTTGGTTGTTTATCACAGTCACTATGTTTACATTTTTTTGAAATAACATTTATCATCTCAGCAGTCTTGTGGGTAATACAGAAACGTCCTTTTCCTCCTGGTATATCAAATGATGGGCCTATTTTACACCCCTCATGTTCGCACAGTTTAGAAACAACATTCTCCATATTAGTATCCTTATGAAGTGAACAGAAACGGCCTTTACCTCCTGATATATTAAATCCAGGATTAAGCACTTTGCAACCTATATATTCGCATCGTTTTGACTTAACATTTTCCATTCCGGTTGTCTTATGAGCCCCACAGAATCGTCCTTTGCCGCCTAGGAGGTCAAATGTTGGTCGTGTATCACATCCTGTATACTCACACCGCTTAGACTTAACATCTATCATCTCAGCTGTCTTGTGAGCTATACAGAAACCCCCTTTCCCACCTAAAAGATCAAATGGCGGATTTAGTTTCTTACACCCCTCATGCACACAACGTTTGTTTTTCACATCCTCCATCTCAGCCGTACTGTGCGCCTTACAGAATCGCCCCTTGCCGCCTGGAATGTCAAAGTTTGCTCTCTTAGAACATCCTTCTGATGAGCATTTAGTCATACTGGCTTACTCTGCGTACCACACATTAGCTCAACTTTGCCTGCTAAGTAAAACTTGATGACCCACCAGGCCGTAGCAGCCTAACACCACGTCACTAAGATAAGACTAACATAACAAAGATGTCCAACCCCGTATCCGCTACGCTTACCGCAACCAAGATGACAGAGTTTCTCCACACGCCTGATGCCATGACCGCACCAGCCGCTTGGCCTCCTGCCGAAGGGCTTGCCCTAGATAACGGCTACGAACCCGATCCCTTCCAGAAGCACGCGATTCTCGGCATCCACGCCGGCGATCACGTCTTCGTCACAGCCAAGACTGGCTCAGGAAAAACGTTCGTGGGAGAATTTCTGATTGCTCGTGCTCTCGCGAAAGGGCAGCGGGTGTTCTACACTACTCCCATCAAATCGCTCAGCAACCAGAAATACCATGATCTGAAAAAGCTGTTTCCCACTGCCACTGTCGGTATTCTGACAGGCGATATCAAGGTCTGTCCTGATGCGCAGATCGTCGTGATGACTGCGGAAATTCTGCGAAATTTGTTCTACAAGCGCGGCACGGCCACTGAGAGTGTTGGCCTCACGGCGACTGTTTCTCTTGAGGGCGTAGCCGGCATCATTATGGACGAAACGCATTATATACAAGATCCTGATCGTGGTCACGTGTGGGAAGAAACCATGATTCTCTGTCCTCGGTTTGCGCAGATTAGTGGGGCGGAGACCACTGTCCCTCTACAGCTCGTCCTCCTCTCTGCCACCATGCCCTCTGCTGCCTCACTGGCCGGCTGGCTCGGAAACTTACACCAGCGCCGTGTCTGGCTCCTCAACACCACGTACCGCGTTGTGCCGCTGGAGCATGCGGTTCTCAGGGCTACGTCTTCAGATGGTCCGGCTTCGTTAGAAGTGTCAGTCTTCCTCAATGCCGTGAACCAGTGGTCACCAGATGCTTACACTGGTTGGCTCCGTGATCGTGAGGCGACGGCTGATGCGGCGGATGAACATAAGCGGCGGGTCACAGCTGCTAAAGGATCAGGTGGAGCCGCTAAGGGAGGTGCTGGAGCTGGCTACTGGAGTCGCGCCGAGCACGACAAGGATCACGATGCCAAGAGCGCCGCGCTCCGTGCTGCCAAGGTCCGTGTGCTGTCGCCCATCGCACGTCTGCGCCGCACTATCGCGTGGCTCCAAGAAACCAACAATCTCCCCGCCCTGTTCTTCATGTTCAGCCGCAAGGAATGTGAGCGTCTAGCCGACCAAATGGAGGGTTCATTTCTGGATTCTTCAGAGACTGCCGCAGTAACACACATCGTGGATTTCCATCTGTCGCGTCACCGGACCGCTCTGGAGAAGTCACCCCAGTTCCACCAGATCCGCGATCTCTTGAAGCGTGGTGTTGCCTTCCACCACTCGGGCCTGATGCCACTCCTCAAGGAGATTGTGGAGATTGTTTACACTCGCGGCCTCGTACGTCTGCTGTTCGCCACGGAGACATTCGCTGTTGGTCTCAACATGCCAACCAAGACGGTGGTGTTTCTGGATCTCAGCAAGTTCTCGGATGGCGGTGTCTCCTCCAGCGGGGCTGGAGGTAATACTACCTCACACGCCTATGGCATGCGAGGCAGTGAAAAGAGGCTCCTCCGTCCTGATGAGTATATCCAGATGGCTGGACGTGCTGGTCGTCGTGGCAAGGACACTCGCGGTCTGGTACTCTATGAACCGCTGCGTGAGCCGGTGACTGCTCTGGAGCTCCGCAGTATCGTGTCAGGTTCTCTACCAGCTCTGGAGTCGCGGATGCGGTTCCACTATGAGTTTATTCTGCGCCGTTCGTTGATGCCAGGAGCATCAAGGAGCATTGTGGATGAGAGTTACTGGGCGCTCCAACAGCGCGAGGCACGTGTTGAGCTGGGCAAGTCACTAGCCGAGAAGGAGGCAACACTTGCCACCATTGCCTTTAATGATGAGGAGGCCACTGCTTTCACAGAGCTGGACAGTCTCACTACTGCTGTTGAGTCGGCTAAGGGCAACTCATGGAAGCGTGCTACGGCAGCTCTCAAGGCCTGGAAGGATGAATACTCCAAGCCAAAGTGGGCCGGTGCTACTCGGCGGTTTGAGCAACGCCGAGTGCTGAGGGCGGAGGTGGCAACACTCAGTAAACAGATTGCGGATTGGGATGCTGCTCCGCTGCTGAATGTAGGGTCACAGGAGCAGTGTTTGAGGGAGTGGGGGTTCCTTGCCCCCGTTTCTACGGGCGGCAAGTTAGTCATCCCTAGTGAAACTAGGGAGGGGTTCTTGCCTGCGGCAGCAGAAGAGCCTGTTCCACTTCTTGGCCAAATGGCCTCTGAAGTAGCCGAAGGCCACTGTATTCTCATGCCTCTCCTAGCAATGTCAGACAAGACAAAGGACCTAACAGCTGAGGAGATCGCCTGTCTGCTCGCCGGCTTTCTGAGTGAGGGCGGTGGGCCGAAGGATCGTGAACCAACACTCGCCGATACCGGTCTGCGCCGCGAAGCACTGGATATACTCTACTGGGTGGATGATCGGACTAACGCACTCATGGACACGGAGGAGCGGGCAGGTGTTAGTAGTCCAGCGGACTTCTGGCGGCTGTCGGCTCTATGGGTGGCGGTGACGGCAAGGTGGATTAGTGGTAGTGGGTTGACAGATATTGCCGCTGAGTTCGGGCTCTTTGAGGGAAATGTGCAGCGCGGTTTACTCCGCGTGGCAAATATCTTGGAAGAGTGGACCACTGTCTGTGAGCTGCGGCGGGATCTGGCCGGCCTGGAGAAGATCCGTGCTTTCCGCTTCTTGCGTGACGAGATCGTGACGGATTCGCTGTATTTGCGACTCTAAAGTATTAAAAGCCAACATATTTTGATAGTTATTATAATGTATAAATAACGTCGTTAAGCGTGATATGAATTCCTCAATCGTTGGGGATTTCATATCATTAAAAATAAGGAGGTTACACTAAATGTATTGCGTAAGCGCCGTACCACTCCAGTAGAGCAAAATGAATCCAGAATTAGATGAGGCAGATGTGCCGCGAAGAACTTGCGACCCAGCCCCATTAATAGTTACTGCTAAATTAACGGCTGTGTTGTTTCCATTACGGACATACACACACCAGCCCGCAGCAGTTCCAACAAGTCCGGCAGTCGTAAAATTTTGAGCGGCTGCGGATGCGCCTGTGAGGATGTAGGTCGCACGGTTCATCGCTGGCGTCAACTCAATGGCGGCTCCACTAACTTCTTGGACTGTGATGGCTGGGAACGGGCTTCCATAACTAACGGCTTTAGTGGCAGTGTCGTAGTAGAGAATATTTGTCTTTGTTGCTAATGGGACATCGTTAAGTGTGAGTTGTGGTGTGTTAAGTTCAATACTTCCAGCGGACGCAGTCAAAATAACCTTTCCGATTGTGTCATCAGTCAAAGTAATACTTTGTGTGATTCCAGTAGTAATATACATACCCCCATTAATACAGTTCAAATTGATATTATTAGTTGCGTCCAGATTTATCTCATTGCTGGCGGTAAGAGAAATAGGTCCAGTATCACTTCTTATTGATACACTATTATCTCCAGTTACTAATGTATCGCCGTCAGTAGTAATTTCTACATTCGCTACACCGCCACCCGCTCCAATACCGAATTTAATAAGGTCGCCATCTGCTATTAGTCTGGGCAGACCCACTGCTAAATTAATAATATCAGCAGCGGAAATATCAATAGACCCAACTCCAGCCACATCAGTCAGAATCATTGAAGCCTTTCCATTATTAACACTCATTGAAATTGTTGTATCTGCGCTGTTAGTCTGGATAGAGACGCTTCCAGTATCACTTCTTATTGATACACTATTATCTCCAGTTACTAATGTATCGCCGTCAGTAGTAATTTCTACATTCGCTACACCGCCACCCGCTCCAATACCGAATTTAATAAGGTCGCCATCTGCTATTAGTCTGGGCAGACCCACTGCTAAATTAATAATATCAGCAGCGGAAATATCAATAGACCCAACTCCAGCCACATCAGTCAGAATCATTGAAGCCTTTCCATTATTAACACTCATTGAAATTGTTGTATCTGCGCTGTTAGTAGTAATATTTACGCTTCCAGTAGTCGCTGTAGCATTAACATCTACCGCATACAATGTTATAGGACCCACATTATTCGCAATACTTAGAGCATTTATACCATACTCAATAGAGGCGCCATTACCGGTAGAGGTGTCAGTTAGACTCAAAACGGGAGCCCCAACACCAAAATCAGATTCCACACTAATAGAGCCAGTTCCAAATTTTACAACAGAGCCAGCAACACCAACACCAATATTAACATCAACAGAATTCGCCCCCACAATAAGAGAATTAGTGGGAGTCCCAGAACCATCAAGATACTGTAGATATAATGGGACATCTGGTGCTCTTAGATTGACACTGAAACTATCATAATCAAGAGATGCGGATATTGATGTATCTACGTTAGTTAGTTGCAATGTAGGATTATTGGCGAACACGGAGGCTTTTATATCAACTATACCCGTTGCGGGTGTTGTAGTGATTCCAGTTGACCCCACTGAAATTGAAGACCCACCACTATCCAAATTAATGTTACCTGCTGCGGTCAATTCAATATTTCCAGCAGTTGCTTCAAGAATGAGAGGACTCGGACCCGGACCCGCATTATTCACAATCTTGAAGCCGTTCATGTCCAGTTCGGTTGTTGCGAATCCATACCAACCGCCTTCACTTGGCGGTATAGGAATCCATGTTAGATTGCTAGCACCATTCTTGGTTAGATAACTGCTAGTTCCACCATTAGAATCCGTTGTATCCAGAATCTGTGTGGGCTTAATACCACCACTAGAAATATCCAAGACATTAGAGACGCCGCCTGCTGAGAATGAAATACGATCTGTTGTTTTTAACACTATGTGATGATTGGACGAGATATCAAACGAAGCACCGGGGCCCACATAGGTTCCATCGCAGAATGTCTCGCTCAACAGGTTAGTGATAGACTTACAGCCCATGTCTACATCCTTCTTGGCAGGATAGAGCGACCAGTTGTTGGCGGCAAGGCACTGGTATTTGAGTTGAGCTGTGCGATCTCCTGCTGATGCCATTCTACTGAGATAGATAATTTTTTATATACTGAGGAAATTACACAACTGTAATAATAGCAGTTGCTTGTAATACTAATCCTGCTAATGATGGCTCTGATACTGTTGGAGAGAATGATATACCTAATAAATTATCTTTTATTACTAATAAAGGTGATGATAATGTATATTTGATTATTACTGGAGCGGAAAAGTTAAAAGATGAGGTAATTAGTTTACTAATTCCGGTTGTATTGTTTATAATTGAGAATGAAATATCAGTTGTGGTTCCTACATTTGTCATATAAGATTGTAAATAAACAGTTGATATTGTTCCAGTATATGGAGAACGAAATTGAACTTGTGGAACATTTGGTGTTGTTGATGGAGGTGTTCCAACTATGCTACCAAAATAATATGATTGGGCGGTTACTGCCGATATAGAACCAGCATTAAATATCAATTCATGTTCTGTTGGAGAACTGCTGATAATAGGAGCAATTGGATTAGTATTATCCACAGTGATATTAGTTCCAGCTGTAATTGCTGTCAACCTGCCATTTCCACCAGTACCCCACACCCACTCATTATTAGGACCAGATGATGTGATGATTTGTCCAGCTGCACCACGACCAAAAGCATCAAGAATATAGGGTGGCCTGATACCCTGACTAGAAATATCCAATATATGAGGTTCTCCTCCTACTGTAAATGTAGTACCGGCTGATGTAATCTCTATGTTATGGCTAGAAGCGATATCAAAGGATCCACCGGGTCCAATATATGTTCCATCACAGAAAGTCTCGCTCTGAAGATTTATGATAGAATTGCATCCCATATTCATATCCTGTGTCGCAGGATAACGTGACCACTTGTCTGCGGACAAACACTTATACTTAAGTTGGGCTGTGCGATCACTCTCGGTTGACATTCTAATGAAATAGACATGTTTTTATATACATCTGATAACTATGTAATTATGATACCTTTCTAACTCGTGTCGTAGCAACTCACATACTGAGGAAATTACACAACTGTAATAATAGCAGTTGCTTGTAAAATCAATCCTACTAATAATGGTTGTGCTCTTCCTGGAAAGAATGACATTGTTAATAAATCATCTTTTGTGACTATCAAATCTGTTGGTAATGTATATTTGGTTATTGCTGGAGCGGAAAAGTTAAAAAATGATGTAACTGTTTTATTAATTCCAGTTGTAATGTTCCTAATTGTGAATAAAACACTAGTAGGAGATCCAGCTCCTCCTCCAGTTGTCATATAAGATTGTAAATAAACGGTTGATATTTTTCCAGTATATGGAGAACGTAGTTGGACTCTTGGAACATTTGGTGTTGTTGATGGAGGTGTTCCAACTATACTTCCAAAATAATATGGTAGAAAACTTATTGCCGATATAGCACCAGCATTAAATATTAATTGATATTCTATAGGCTTAGGCTTGCTGATAGTAGGAGTACTGGAAGTGGGATTATTCACGGTGATACCGGTTCCTGCGACAATAGAGGTTAAACCACCAGACCCATCATTACCCCACTCCCACGGGGCATTAGGACCGGCTGACTTAAGCACTTGTCCAGCTATACCACGGCCAATAGCATCAAGAATATAGGGTGCCCTGATACCCTGACTGGTAATATCTAACACATGCGAGGCGCCATCTGCTGTAAATGAGATTAATGAACTAGAAGGATCAACACTATTAGCTGATGTGACCACTATGTTATGACTAGAAGAGATATCAAATGAAGCACCGGGGCCCACATAAGTTCCATCGCAGAAGGTTGCACTCTGGACATAGGTGAGTGCGTAACAATCTAGATCCACGTCCTGCTTGGCAGGATAGAGCGACCAATTGTTGGCGGCTAGACACTTATACTTTTCCTGAGCGACGCGGTCACTCTCTGTTGACATTCTACTTAGACGTGGCCAAAAATTGGGCGCATCTAACTAGAAATGGGTGACACGGCTACGATCCTTCTAACACTCGTTGGCATCGCTGTTATTGTGGTGGGTGTTCTGCTTCTGGTTCAGCTGCGTTCTGGACCTGCTGCTGTGGCAGCTCCTGCAGAGCGAGTGGTTGTTCGTGAGGTGCGAGGGCCTCGTCGTTTGGGTCGTTACCCGTATTGGGGAACAGGTCCCTTCTACTCACACCTGCCTTTCCGCCCTCTGATGTATTGAGTGCCGCAGCAGTAACAGCGTCTGCTGTAATCACCTGCTCCATAAAATACTGGCCATTCCAAACAGTTAGTCCGGTTGTGGCTAATGTTACCGCCTGTTGCCACATAGTGGCCTGCGACTGTAGCCGAGATAACAACGTCGCCAGTGTCAGTGTTGCCATAGCCACGCATCCTGGACTCCTAATCCACAGATTCATCCGTGCGTTCCATCGGCGGCTCGCCGCCTGCGAGATCCACCCATTCTTCTCCGCAAACAGCAGCGCATAACTAACACTTCCCGGCAGACCCGTCGTAAAAAACAGGTTCATTCCCATCAGCGGTCCCGCCGGTACAGTGGATCCCAGTGGCAACGCAATACCGATCATCAGTCCGTGGTGGAGCCAGTCATCTAGATGAAACGCACGCCAGTACAGCAGACAATGATACAAATGGAGCGCATAACACATGTAAACCGCTGACCACGTCACGGGTCTATCTGTTAGGTTACCAAAATCCGTAAAGGAGACTAACACATCGCTGGCCGTTGTCGCCACGATCGCCGCATTATGGAGCACGTGGACGGCGAAATACGGTTTCTGGTATCCGCTGACCGCGATCGTGCGATCTATGATGGCAAACAGATAAGTCAGCGCGGCAACTGTGAGGAGCGGTGTTATTCCCCCCACCATATCCAAAAGGAACATAATGTACTATCTGTTATGGTACATTATGTTAGGTGGCAATGTCTGCTGTGAGGATCCGCTGTTTCCAGTTGCGCCGTGTCGGATCACAATAGACCGCGATCCGACCTGCGGTGCCAGGTTCTCCTGGAGCGGCGGGAACATGTCGGAGTCGCAGAGTTCGTTGCCAGACGGGAACCCAGACCTTCCAACGTTCTGAGTCAGCGTGAGCTTCCTTTCCGTCAGCTTGACCTCCTGCGGAGCAGTCAGCTTCCTTTCCGTCAGCTTCCTTGCGCCCGTCAGCGTCCGCTTCCTTGTTGATCCAAACCACATCCACCTCGTGAACGCGACCAGGAGTAACATATGTAAGAAACGTCATGTCGCGACTCAACCGTTTGATGGCTTTGGCTCGCTGGTTCAGATTATCTACCACTGCGGTGGCAGTTGGTTCTGAAGAGAGACCCACGAGGACTCGCTGGTTGATCAGATCTGCGTAGCGACGGAGAGGGCTGGATGCGTGGGTGTAAGCTGCGAGTCCGAGACCGGCGTGTCCTTCAGAAGTATCGGCAGCAGAAACATAGACAGCCGCTTCGTTGGCCAGATGACGGAGAGAGGCAGGCCACGCGGCCACCTTCTCGGCAGCAGCAGGCGACTGGACACGGAGAATTCCAGCTGATCGGCTCTTTAGGACCCGTGCTGCTGCGGCGTTGTAGCGGATCATGAGATTGGCGATCCAGTCATGGGAAGGAAGATGACCACTTGTAGAGACTGATGCGATAGCATCAGGAGCGGAAAGGTCAATCTGACGGGCGTAAGGAAGCTGACGGTCGCTCGGCACTTCACAATAAATCCCAAGTGTCTCACGAGCAAATACAGATGCCGTAAACGACTCATACGTGAAGCTGTGCTCTACAGAAATCCACGAGGATACAAACACCGGCTCTTCTGTGTCACCGAGGCGCAGAAACTCTTCAGGAGTGGCCGGTTTCCAGATGAGACTAACACCTCGCCGTCTCTGTCCTGGTAGCAGTGAGGCCGAGTCTTCGCTGAGTGCGGGAGGCAACATGGGCAGACCGACACTGCCATCAGGATCATAGAATGTGGCACCGAGCATGCGGGCACGGATGTCCACATCGCATCCCACCGGAACAGCGGCGGCTACGTCGGCGATAGTAATAGCCCACTGTCCCGTGGCCGGATGGAACGCGATGGCGTCATCAATGTCGCGGCAACCAGGCGGATCCACGTGGAAGGTGTGCCAGCCGGTGAGCTTGGAGATCTCGGTACGCTCTGTGTCACGACGAGCCCAGTCGTCGGAATACGATGTTAAACACTGTGGCAGAGATGCTACTGCGCGATACGGACAATAGTGATAGATGAGGGCTGTCCGTTCATAGTCAATGTCGCCCACGGCACCGATCAGATGAACGAGATTGCCACGGGGTTTAGCTGGAGCAGGTGGCATCTCATATGGAAACGGCACTTCCACGATGGCGATCTGGTTGACGGAGAGATCGCGGTGTTTGGATCCCACAATGAACTGAGGCGTTGCGGCATCGGTTTCTCTTGCGGAGCAAGAGGAGCCATAACCTCCAGCTTTGCTGGAGGTTTCATACGGACAGAATAGATAAAGAGGGGTGCCGTGACCGGTGATGCCGTAGCGATACTTGGAGGCGAGCTCCAGAACTCCAACAAGATTGATCTTCGTAGTCATCTTGTTCGCGTCTTGTGTTTGTGTGTTTGTCTTACTGTGTTGGTGTTGAGTTAGGTCAGGCCGTCAAGTTTTTGAAACCACAGGTTCAAAACACTAGGCTATCTAATTTTTGTAGCGGATGATGACTAGGCCAGACCCTCCTGCTCCAGATGTTTCGCCAGGATATGTACCGCCTCCTCCACCTCCTGTATTAGCAGTTCCTGGTGTAGCGCCTTCACCTTGACTTCCATTCCCTCCTCCAAACTTACTCCCTACAGATGCATACAAATTTGGCGGAATAATAGTATTTGGAGGTGCTCTAACAGTCTGAGGCTGATATCAAAGGATCCACCTGGTCCCATATAGGTTATTCCATCGCAAAAAGTAATACCGCTTACGTCTGTTATTAGATTACAGCTCATGTCAACATTTTGTGTTGCGGGATATTGAGACCATGCTGTAGGAGGTGTGGGTGCTGGAGCGGGAGTACTACGAGGTGCAGGACACGCACGGCATTGTAGCTGAGCGGTGCGTCTTCCAGCCGATTTATCTGTGTATGACATATCTTCTAGTAGTAGAAGATTAAAAACAGAATGACAGACGAGTTATGGTGTTAGCATCTTGTGTGTGAGTGTTGGTTTGTGACAGATCTTCACGTTTTTACTAAATTTCCATAGGTATCATACCTTAATTATCTATCAATCATAGATAGTTAAAACTTATTAAAGGGTGCTTCAATCATCCAGTTTGGAAATGTTGGGAGACCTGTATTCATTCCAGTTATATTAGCGGCATCATATGGAATATAGTAGATAATACCATTTGGATAAAGAACTCCACCAAAATAATCAGACACAGTGATTGTTCCACTAGAAGGACCAAATACAAAAGTATTAGTTATAGTATCAATTCGTAAGGTAGATGAACTATTCCCTTTTCCATATGGGATACAATAGATCGTTCCAGATGGAGCAAGAGTACATCCATAAAATTTTTGAGCATTAGTGCCTCCTGTTGGGAGTGTTAGAAAAGATACCGTTGGTGTAGATGATATATCAACAACTAATATAGTATCAATATTATGAGGTGCACAATAGATTTTTCCATTTTGAGAAAAATCAGTACTGGTCAGAATGATTAATAACTTACGCATAACTGTGATAATGACCATTAAGATTTCAAGTGTATGCGGTGGTATCATCAACTTCTGTAACGAAAAATGACTAGACCAGAGCCACCATTACCAGAAATAGAACCTGCTACTGGCCCACCACCACCGCCACCACCACCTGTATTATCAGCGCCAGGTGTAGCTGCTAATCCGCCTGAGCTAGCATAACCTAATCCGCCACCATATGTTGATCCTATAAGCGGTGTTGCTGGACGAGATGTTCCTGCTCCTTGCCCACCACCTCCAATAAAGCGGGATGTTGCATCCAAGTTGAATCGCAAACCGCCTCCGCCAGGAGTACATTCTGTTATGGTAGACACATTAGCGGTTCCCGCAGTAAAGCCTATACCCCGTGCTCCACCCCCGCCTCCTCCTGCGTTCGCTATTACCGCTTCTCCTGTTCCACCATTGCGGGCGCCACCTGTAAATGATAACCCTTGCATGTCTCCAAACTCTCCACTTGTAAAAAATGTTGTGGTTGTTCCACCAACTCCTCCACCACTTCCACCACCGCCACCAGCACCATTTACAAAAGTATTTACTGTAGCAGCACCTGCATTAAAACTATTATAGTTTACTATAGCAGTGCCGGAACCTGTTCCACCAGATATGTTACCAAAGCCGCCACCACCACCACCTCCAGGACACCTTATTGTTAATTGTAATGGATTAAATATTACGGTAGGGTTATGATTTGTGAAAAGTGCTTGTGGACATACAATAATTGCAGGGTTCCCAGGATTACCACGACCAGTTGCTACTCCAGATCCACCAATGCCTATTTGTATAGAGGAGAATACGTAAGGTAGAACCGATGGTGTAGTTGGAATTAGAGGAATATCTTTGAAAAACATAACAGCACCGGCACCACCCCCGCCACCATTTATAGGATTAGGGGTGCCTTGACCACCTCCACCACTACCTCCGCCACCTACCATTAGAATATCAAGTGTTGGTAATGGATCAGTTCCCAAACTTGTAATAGAAAATGTTGAAATTACAGCTGGATTTATAAATGTATGTGCGGTATAACGCACTCCATTCACTGTATAAGAAGATATTATATTTCCACCAGTGGCGGTTATTCCAGTTGATATTATATCGCTCAATGATCGCCATAGGATATAGACTCCTGTACTACAAAGAATATGGTTAGCTGGACCCACCGAATCAGTTATATCCGTAATGCCTGTAGGCTCAATACCCCCTACTCGGACTCTAAGCGGAACAATGAGAGGGGCATTACGACGAACCAAACAGTCTATTTGGCCTTGTTCTGAACCTGCCGTAGTAATTGTGGAAAGTCCACGTATCTCACAGAATTCTTTAACAACAGGCGTAATATTTTTTCCATACATTGTTATTGTTCCCAGAGTATCATTGTTAGCAGGAGTGTCACTGTTTTTATAAAATTGTAGTTGTCCACCTACAGCATTTGCATTTTTATTTTCAATTTTCAGCTCAGGATTACTAGGTGGGTTGCTATTTTGGCTATAAATATGGAGACCACCACTCATTCCAGGATATACTTCCACATTATTTACTCCAGATGTTATCAGCTCAATAGTTTTGCCACTACTAATATCAAGGCTGGTGATCTCTGTAGTAATTGAAGAACCATCACAGAATATTATATCTCCAACGCGAGTCACAACATTACAGCTCATATCCACATCTGTTACAGCAGGCTCTTCTGCCCATAAAGAGACTTCAGAAGAGACTACTGAATCAGCATACGTTTTGTTCACTAGGTCACTGCCCAACGTTGGCACAGCTGGTGTTTGTGGTGGGCTATCAAATATAACCGGACCAGAAATATTCAGCACTCCACTTATATCGCTGATTTTAACCCCATTATCACAGAATGTTATGTCGCTTACAGATGTAATCTTGTTACACGTCATGTTTACATCTGTTATTGCCGGGTATAGAGACCAATTATCTGCAGTTAAACACTTGTTACGTAAAAATGCAGTCTTATCTCCTTCAGAGGCTGCCATCTATCTATGGAGTATTAAGTTTTACCGGTCCACATTAACTTCTATAGCGGAAAATGACTAGACCAGAACCACCAGCACCTGATATCTGTGATGCTGCTGAACCGCCCCCGCCACCGCCTGTATTAGCAGCGCCAGATGTAGCTAGTAATGGGCCTGTGCTAGCATAGCCGCTTCCCCCACCATATGTTGTTCCTATAGCCGATGTTGTTGCTGGACGAGATGTTCCTGCTCCTTGCCCCCCACCTCCAATAAAGCGGGATGTTGCATCCAAGTTGAATCGCAAACCGCCTCCGCCAGGAGTACATTCTGTTATGGTAGACACATTAGCGGTTCCCGCAGTAAAGCCTATACCCCGTGCTCCACCTCCACCTGCTCCAGCATGAGTTGGTGTTATGGAACCAACTCCACCATTACGGGCACCACCTGTAAGTGATAATCCCTGTACATCGCCAAACCCCTGATTAGTAAAGAATGTGGAAGAACCGCCTGTGAGAGGCCCAGCAGTTCCACTAGCACCACCGCCCCCACCCCCTCTTATGGAAATATTGGTGGTTCCAGCACCCGCTATAAAATTAGTATATCCTAAAGAACCATCGCCCCCTGTAAGGGCACCAGAACCACCACCACCTCCACCACAAGGACACACAATTGAAAGAGCAGTTGACGCCGATGTTGGTGTATGAGTAATTGCAAGCGTTGTGGGGAACTCTACAACTGAATTAGTTCCTGTACCTCCACGACCACTAGTTACACGAGTTCCTCCAATACCTACTGTTACTGGAAAAATATAGGATGCGGATGATGAACTAGGAATTAGTGGAATATCAAGGAATATCATAACCGAACCAGCACCACCGCCGCCCCCGTTAATACCGGCAACATTACTACCGCCACCACTACCACCACTACCTACCATTAGAATATCAAGAGTTGGCAATGGATCTGATCCCAAGTTGTTAATAGTAAAAGTACCAGATGATGTAAATATATGCGCTGTGTAACGAACACCTCCAGATACATAGGTATTTGCAGCCCCGCCGCCCGTTGCGGTCATCCCAGTTACTGGTAGCGTAAATGTCTGCCAACGAACAAGAGATCCTGCACTACTTAGAACATTACCAGGTAGACCCAGTGAGTCAGTTAAATCGTATATACCTGTAGGCTGAATACCTCTTCCTCGGACTCTAAGCGGATCTATTAAAGAGGCACCATCGCGAATTCTAAAATCTATTCGGCCTTGTTCTGAACCTGCCGTAATATTTGTGGAAGATCCAATTATCTCACAGAATTTTTGGGTAACATTCAAACTGTTATTTCCATACATTGTTATTGTTCCCAGATCATCGGTGTTAGAAGGTGTTGTACTGTTTTTATAGAATCGCAGTTCTCCACCCACAGTATTTCCATTGGTGTTTTCAATTTTCAGCTCAGGATTGCTAGGTGGATTGCTATTTTGGCTATAAATATGGAGACCGCCACTCGTTCCAGGATATACTTCCACATTGTTCGTTCCAGATGTTATCAGCTTAATAGTATTGCCACTACTAATATCAAAACTGGTGGTCCCTGTGGTAATTGAAGATAGACCATCACAGAATGTTATGCCCCCAACACGAGTCAAATCATTGCAACTCATATCTACGTCTGTTACGGCAGGCTCTTCTGCCCATAAAGAGACTTCAGAAGAGATTAATGAATCAACATACGTTTTGTTCACTAGGTCATCACCTAATGTCGGGGCAACCGTTGTCTGTGGTGGACGATCAAAGATAACAGTGCCAGAAATATCCAGCGCAACACTATTATCGCTAAATATAACACCACTCTGACAGAACGTTATTCCGCCAACATCATTGATATCATAACATGCTATATCTACATCTTCTTTCGCTGGATATCGTGACCATTCATTTCCGTTAAGACACTTGCTGTATATCTTTGAAGTCCGATCGCTCTCAGAGTTCGCCATCTACTAGTGGCCGATTGTTTCTGCGCCTCATCCAAACTGCGAACCATCCCGTGTGCGCCACAATCACGAGCATTATGAAATTGAACACCCATGTCTGTGCCAGGATCTGTGTTATAACATAGGCCGGCCATACAATCCGAAATGCCACGAAGGTGGCGCCAAACCAGCGATCGCCGACCTGCGGTGTCAAGATACCAATGGAAGTCCATGCGCGAATCGCAGCAGGAATCTCCATGATCCACAATGGGCGGGCGCAATGGATTTGGTAGGACTGTTGTAGCTTCTCCATGACAATAATGTAGACGATATGATGAATCCAGCCATCCAGAAGTGCTAGTTGATCTGGATGCCAGAAGGCCGAGTAGACTAGATCCACAATCAGATACGCCTTCAATAATTCCGCCAACATATTTGACATGGCAGTGTCCACAATGGCTTCAAGAACAGAAGTTGATAGAATCCATGATATAACTTCAACGCAGCCGAATGCTGCGATCATTGTGGTTGCGAAGGTGGGGACGATCCATGCGCGTTGTCTGTTTTGATGGAGCATGATACGCCCCACAGCGGCAACAAGAGTAAAATAACTGACAAACATGGTGTTAAACTGCGGCACAGCTAGTTCTTCCATCTTAACTCACAGTGTGCGCAGTGCTTAGGTCTCTGTCGGCTGCTGATCACAGAAACAACAACATCAGACAACCTAAAGCCCGCGCCCACATAGTGTAGTAAGGTCAGCAAGATGCCGAAGAAGAATGTCACAGGTGGTAAAAACTTCAAGAAGGGTCGCAAGCTGCCAACAGAAGGCAGCGCCGATGACAAGCGGTTTAACGGCCTAGAGGAGGGACAGGACCTCGGTCGTGTCACCAAGATGCTCGGCAATCGCCGTGTTCTCTGCTTTTGCGGCAACGATGGCATGGAACGCGTATGTAAGATCCGTGGAGTGTTATGTAAGGGTCCCAAGAAGCAGCGTATTGAGATTGGCGATATTGTGGTGATCTCCAGTCGTGACTTTTCGGGTGTTGTTGGTGATGATGACAGCGATGATGATGACGGTCCTCCCGTAAAAAAGGTAGAGGCAAAAGCAGCTGATGGCGGTGTGCTCACAGCAAACGGTAAGCGCGATGTCTATGATATCATCACGAAGCTGTCCCATTCACAGATTCGTGATGCCCGCCGCACGGAGAAAGGACTCCACAAGATGCTGTTTGAGGTATCAGGAGAACATCGGGCGGGTGTTAATGCGGCATTTGAGTTCGGCTATGACTCGGATGGCAAATCGGAAGATGATGATCGTGTTGATAAGCGTGATAAGGTTCGCCACAGAAGTGGCGGAGCACGAGGCGGTGCCGATGGTGATGGTGATGGCGGCGATGCCATGCCCACTGCTCCTGCTGCTGCCGATAGTGACAGCGAGGATGCCGACGTAGATGTTGATGCGATCTAATACGGCTGTCAAAACCGCCACCGGCAACAAGGATGGACGGCATGATACCCCGTGTTTTTGCGGCTGCGTCCTTTGACGATCAAGACGCCGGCAGTGGTCCTGTCCATAGTTCGCCAAACATCGGGCCCATGACATCGGCTCTTCACAATGTCAGTGCCCGCCACCTCCATGACATTGCCACTAGTTTGCCAGATGACAGACAGTTCCTCCGATCATGGCGGCGGCAGCTTCAAGAATGTTTGTCTCAACAGCACAGTCGCCTGGTCCGTTTTCTGATTGCCGATGCTTCAGGATCCAGTGTAGATTCCACCGATTTTGTTCGCAAGGCCAATGACATTCTCGCAAAGTATGCCAAACCCACATGGAACTTTGCGTCATCTACACGGGATCTGGCTCTTGATGTCACAACGGCAACTGTTGCCGCTACTATTGAGACTGAACTCGGCCTTTCTCCTGCGGCTCTGCGTGACTTACAGAAACGGGCGATCCGCATGTATTCTGCTGCGGCGTCAGCAGTTGCCGCTGCCGAGGGTCGCCTAGAGGAGAAGCTCAAGCGCCTAGAGACGATTCACGGACGTGTTAGTGAGCTGATGTTTCTGGAGCCAACACCGGTTCTAGAAGGCATGGCCACGGTTACCCGCGAGTATCTTGACAGTGTCTACGAGAAGGTGGATCTGGAGCCGGACTATCGTGATCTCATAGACCAGTATAAGCGATTCGCGACCCTTCGTAGCGCCGTGGGGCTTGCCAACTTTCACCGAGGAACAGGAGCACCAATATGTTCAATCTGTATGGCACGAGAAGTCACCCAGGCACTAACACCATGCGGCCACACGTATTGCGACGAGTGCACGCGTACGCAGATGACGGGATGTTATATCTGCCGTGTCCAGATCCGTGACAAAATTCGGCTCTATTTCAACTAGTCGGACACAGGAGGTGTTGGTTCAACAAATATTGGCACACAGTCTGCTACATGAATGAAGCGCTGTTCGTTGATCGCAAGAGTTTCAGGACTCCAGCCGTAAAGATCGGCTAGAGTCCGGAGATGGCGTTTCGCTCGGGTAACAAACAGAACGGTCATGAACCGTCGCACTTGTGATTCGGCATATTCTTTGGGAGTTTCCATTGTTTGTGGGCAGGGGCTAGGCCAGGGGGGGGGGTCACTTTTTGGCTTGGCGGCAAGGAAGACAATGAAGGCAAGGAAGACAATCCAGCCTAAAGTCGCAGTCACTAATCAAGAGCAATGGACGGTGGAGCAACGGATTCAGCAGCGGCGAAAGCACATCTACCCGCGTTAATCAAGGAATGGATGGCAACAGAAGACGAGTTGCGCACTCTGTCAGCCGCAGTTCGCGAGAAACGCAAGCGTGCCAAGACGGTAAAGAACATGATTACTGAGATAATGCGTGGCAACAAGATCGGTCAGCTCAACTTCTCTGCTGGGGCGGTCGTGCGCCAGACGAAGTCCACAAAGGCGCCACTCACCAAGAAGTATCTGGTTGAGTCGCTGACGGAGTTTTTCAAGGGTGATGCGGATATGGCCGGCAAGTGTGCGGCGTTCATTGACGAACATCGTCCGCTCAAGTCCAATGACAACCTGACACTCCAGCCGTCCCCTGCTACTGGTGGTGCGGGGTCAACTTAAAATAGCCGACAGTATTAGAAATGTATCAGTCGCTTTACAATGCTGTAGCAACAGCCAAGGGTGATTCATTCCAGGGTGGCACCTCCGATGCCGGTGCGGTTATTGCGGGGTTCCTGGCAGTTGGAGTTGTGGTTGTGATACAACTCTTTGTGATCCAGTTTTTGTGGAACGCCGTGCTCGTGCCGACTGTGTCCGTCGTGCGGCCGCTGAAGACGCTCGTGCAGACGCTGGGTTTACTGATCCTCGTGGCAATGATCCACCCGAGTTGCGTTCTCTCTTAACGGTTGTTGACCGACCGTTGGTCTCAGCACGACCTTTGGTCTCAGAACGACCTTTGGTCTCAGAACGACCAGTAGACGCAGACCTACGTGGTGTTAGTACCGAATGGGGAAAAACGCCTCTACTTTCAAACACCGACTTGAAACAAACATCCTTTGCTGCCTGTGTGCCCAGAACATCTTGTGATCCGAGCACACAGCGGAGATACCGCTCTTTTAAATCTTCCATCGTCTCTACTTTGGAACTGTCTATTACTTTGGGCTTTGGACCCACGCCTATTTAGGCCGATGACGCCTATTTAGGCTGTGCAGAGATCCCCTGATACTGTGACAGATCTGCCACGCGCGCCGACTCCCAGAATCCAGGATCACGCGCACCGCTGGGTTTATCCATAGTCGGTGCCGGGCGCACTGTTGAGATCAGTGCGGCCCGTGTTACATTAGACACTGCGGCAAACTCAGTGGTCGCATCCTGACAATCCGTACCAAAGATACCCTTAATCAACTCTGAGCCGCGCTTGTTGAACTTGTCCATAATGAGCGCCACGTCGCGCTGCTGGACAGCACCCGCCAGAGCACGCCCCACCAGAGTAGAGGCCGGCTCCATGTCGTGACTGGTGCGGAACTGGAGGCTGGCCGTTCTGTAAGTGCCCACAGCCGGTGTCATGATATCGGCCTCAATACAGCAGAGCTTTGAGATCAGAAGGCGGAGTTCCGTGGCAGGATCATCAGAAGTAGGCACGATGGCAAAACGGGCCAACAGCGACTGCGCAGGGGCAGAGCGCGCCGCACAGGCCGGCATGCGTGCCGGGTCAACAGCAGCGACGGCGAAGGCTTCCTTCAGCTTACCACTAGCACCAGCATCAGCAAAGCCTTCTGCCACAGATCCCTTTGGCTTCCAGTGCACAAGCATCATGGCCAGCACAAACAGAAAGATCGCGAGCACAAGTGCGTTATACATCTCCTCTATTTGGGGGCTATTAGATAATCTGAAGTGCGCGGATGCTCAAAATGCGGAACAAACAGTCGCGGTGGTTCAAATCCAGCCTGATTCAGCACATAGCCCGTGCATACATCTTCTAGGACGGAGTCACGATAGATTGCCTCTGCTGCCGCAATGGCCGGCAGCGCATCCCGCCCCACCCAGTAGCCACCACCAAACGCATAACGCTGGGCGGCTTGATAGCGAGGACGGAGGGAGGTGTCAGTAAATCGGGATTCAATACGCTCCTTGTCAACCGCACCTTCTGAGCAAGAACCAACACGGAGTCCCCAATATGGCCGGGATCTATTCTCCATAATCTGTCGTCGGATTGCCTCCTTATCCGAAAATACAATGTCATCATCGGTCTTGAATACTCCTGCCGCATGTGGTAGCTTTGTGGCCAACCATGTAAATCCCGCATGAACCTTGGCAGGAAGACCCTCATATGTATCGGGGACAGGGAGTGTCAGTATCGCACCCTTCAAGTGCGCCTCTGTTAGTGACGGATCACCGAGGAGACCAACAACCTGCCAGTCCGGGTGAACCATACGCCGCATGGCGGTCTTCAAACACGGTAGATACTTCTGACACCCGCAGATCATAATGATCGGTCGTGTATCACGAGCAGGAGCTGCCATTGTTCTAACAAAACATTGGCAGTTCGTTTAAATCACACTGTCTAACCGTCTAGATCTGGACCTGCACCAGCGCCTCCTGCGGAGGAACCAACAGTTGCCGCCCACGCGCGCCCCAGATCCTCAAAGATCGCCTTGGCCCTGGCCGCTGCCACCGAGATCACCTGCCGTGCGATGGCAGTGTTATCAGCTCCTCCTGCGGAAGCGCCATCCCGAACTCCCACGCGCAGTGTCATAACACGGTGAAGAGGATGACGCACCTTGTAGCCCACGAAGGTGATCGGGCTATCCGCCGCCTCGCGATCCATATACTCCTCGGTGATCAGTGTCTGAAGCAGATTACCCAGGGTGTGCTCCTGGCCGTTAAACAGTACATCCACACCATTCATGCGACTGTCAGTTGGCTGGATAGTCAGGTCCAGCTCATCTGCCGTCTTGTCGCCATCCGCATAGGGAGTCACAAGCTCAATTGCTGCGCGAATCCCCTCAGCCACAATGTCGGGCACAGGACGAACACCGACTGACTCCACCGTGAAGCTGAATGAGTTTGGCTCACCGCGCGCATCCACCAGGAAACAACGCTGGACACCGAGAGTCATCCACTCCTGACGGTACAGCCCCGCCTGTTCGGCAGTCATCGCAGTGGGATCGGCCACCTTCTTGAACGCTGCGAGCCACTCTGTAAAGAACCGCTCCTGGCGCACAGGGTCCTCGTCGCGTGTATTCTCAAACGAACACTGACTCACCGGGCTGAATCCCATGAAATCGCGCCCGCGACCAATGATGGGATACGCGGTCATGTCCACCTCCTCAGGGGGCTGCTCGGGGTTCCACTGAGGGCGCAACGTGATAAGCAGTGACGCCTCTTTGGTGACAGGATCTACGGGGAATAGTGCGGAGGAGCCTGGGGCGCCGAGATCGGTGAATGTGCCGTCCTCCTGGCGCTCACGCACACGGAAATCGGCGGCGGTAACGTGACGGAGGGTGTCTGCTGTGATGGGGCCGCGCACATCATTCTTGACCGACAACACACACTCATAGCGCTTGGGATCAAAGCTGTCAAGATTGCGAACACCGAGAGGGACGAGTGTCAGGCGATGTGCCAACATCTCATTGAAGATAACGGAGGTGTTCTTGCGGATTTGGACACCGGGATCAGTACGGTTTGTTAGGTCAGCACGAAACCCGGCACTGCGTGTCTCGGTTAGTATGAGGCGGCGTAGGGTATTGGCAACGGTGGTGCTGGTGTTTTCCAACACGAATTGGCCGATAATCTTGTGATCATCGCCAGTCATCAGGGTGGGGCCGGATTCGGAATAGTTGCTGAACATCGTGATGGGTCTCTGATGAAGGTGAGGGGTTTGTCAAGTTTATGATGGTCGCACCTCTGCGCTCCCCAGAGCACCTTAATTTCGTGTAAAGGAGCAATGAGCCAAGCACATCTGTGTTTCTACAGCGCCCGATCCAAATACTGTAGTGAGTTTCTGGAGGCGCTAGCAGCAAGCCCCTATGCGCGCGAGTTCCGGTTTATCTGTGTGGATGTGACACCCGGTGGTGGTCGTCCTGCGCTCCCTCCCTATGTCCGTGCCGTGCCAACACTCATGATTGCTGGTGAGGGAGAGGCGCGCACCGATGGACGTGTTATGGACTGGTTGATGGAGCGGCGACTACGGGAACGTGATTCTGTGGCAGCGCCTGGTCCCGGAGCACGTATGGGCACCACTGCCGGACCAGCAGCAGGTGGTGGTGCAGCCGCAGCCGCAATGGCTGGTGGCCCATCTGCCTTTTCAGCCGATATGGTGGGCTTTGGTGATGAAGGTTTCTCTTATATCGGTGAAGATGCTACGGCAGACAAGGGCGCCACGAGCCGTATGATTGGTAACATGGCCTCACTGAACGAGCTCCATATGCTGTCAATGTCTGACAGTCGTGCGGGAGCATCCTTTTCAATCATGGGAGGAGCAGGAGGTGCTGGTGGTTCCGCAGGAGGAGGAGGTGCTGGAGGTGGCCGTGCTGCCAAGACCAGCGAAAAGTCCAAGGCGCTTGATGATGCGTATGCGCGGATGCTGGCAGATCGTGAGGCAAGCGGACCCAAGATGCCGTCGTTTAGTGGTGGTGGTGGTGGCAGATAGAACCATACAATGATCTAGCCCGAACCTAAAAAGCCGCCGCAATACAACAAGCAAGATGTCCGCACTTGGCAATTTCTGCAACCAGCTTGTTGCTTTCTTTGAGGATCTCACAGAGACCTATCCTGAGGAGAAGGATATTATTATGGCCACGCAGGCCCTGAAGCTGCTCAAGCAGGCAAACCCGCGCATGATCCACACGGTGTTTATGGATGTGGTCTACAAGGAGTTTGCCCAGAAGATTCTTGATGAGGACGAGGCATATGTAATGCGTCGTGCTCATGAGATCCTACACTCTGAATACAAGGAGATGAATTTCGCCTTTTGGATTTTTGACAAACACTGGACCGGTATGTCTGAGACGAACAAGCAGCATGTCTGGAAATATGTCAAGTCCCTGATTCTATTGGCGCAGAGGGTACCTTCTGCTTAGGGTGAGGGAGGCTCTGAATTTAGTGCCTGTTCCACATCAGCGAACATGGATACTGCCTCCGCATCACCACTTATGTTGATAGCCAGCGCCCAGATGAATAGTGGACCCGCTTCAGCAGCCTGTTTTAACATAGTTACCGGTGCAGTCACATTGAGTTGCCCACGACTTGCGAGACCTAACATCGCATTCTCACATGCCAGGAAATAGTTCAAAGAGTTTAGCATCGTATCATCGGCTGGCCTGTTTGGAGACTGGATCTCAGCGATAAACTCAGCGGGTGTTACTGTCTCTAGCATATCACGTCCAAAGATCTCCTTGAACTTGGTGCGGATATGTAGTGCCATCTCGCGGATATCTTCGTACCGCCCTTTATTGGCCTCTGTCACAAAGATTTTCATGGGCTGGTCACCACCCACTGCTGCTCCACGCTCTTCATCAGTAGGAGGACGTAGTGTCAATCCATCATCTCTGAGCTCACCGAATGTTAACACGTTTTGCTTGTCACCGAGGTTGTTAAATATAGATTCCACCTTGATGATCCACTCTGTAGCACTGGTCACCGCAGCACCACCATGCTGCTGCTGCGTCTTCTGCTTCTTCATAAGAGCTCTGCGTGCTCTGCGTGTCCTACGATTACTAGGTCTCGTGGACAGATGGGTCTTTAAGTGCCTGCGTGTCTTACGGTGACGTGGCATCCTCTGTCGGATGCGTTGATTTTTGAGCGGCAAATCATCCGACCCAGACAAGGATGGCTAGCATAGAGCATGTTACAACTGGTGCTGCCGATGCGTTTTCTCGCACTCTCGCCACATTCTGCTTTGAACTGCGCGCTACATTCCCTGAGCTCGGCCGTCAGGTGGATCGCGCTGCGACACTGACAGCGGACCAGTATTGGAGCCTCTGGCGCAACAACCTGGATGTCCTGGCAGCGCGTGACTTTGATCGCCTGGTGTCAGAACGCCGTGGACTTCTGATCGGCGCCATTGTTCTAACACCGGCTCTGTGGGCCGAGATCTCTGAAACCACACAGAAGGCGATCTGGCGCTATATGCGCACGCTATTGCTTGAATCGGCAATGACTCTGAAGCTGGATAGTCTAACCGCCGAGCAGACCGAGTCGCTGATGACGATCCTATCAGAGGAGCGCCTGGAAGCAGGTGGCGCTGAGGCAGAGGCTGAAGTCACCGAGCTCAAGGAATCGGCCATGGAGCATCTGTCGCCACTGTTAGACCGTCTCAAGGGCCTGATGGGCAGCTTTATGGATGCTTCAGGTGGTGAGCGAAGCGGATACGCAGCCGCAGGAGGTGCTGGTGCTGCTGCCGATATTCCATTTCCTGAAATCCCGGAGAGACTGCGAAACGGCCGCATCGCTAAACTGGCAGAGGACATGGCCAAGCAGTTTAATCCCGCCGAGTTTGGTATTGATCCTGAGCTGCTCAAGGGTGATAATGTAGAAGATATCTTGAAGCGTATGGCTGAGCTCTACCAGAAGGATCCAACACTCCTGATTGGTGGTGCCAAGCGCATGGCAGAGCGTATCAAGAAACAGATCATGGGCGGTTCTCTGAATCGCGAGCAGCTGGTGGCGGAGGCACAGGAGTATGTGGCACTGTTCAAGGAGCATCCGCTATTCAAGGATGCCATTGAGAAGTTCAAATCGTTTACGGGAGAGGGCGGACTTGCCTCTCTGTTTGGCGGTGGCGGCGGTAGCGCGGCACCCTCTGAGCGCCTGCGCGCAGTTCAGGAGCGTCTGCGACGCAAGATGGAGGCCCGTAAAGGAGCAGGAGCAGGGGCAGATGCTGATGCTGGAGGTAAGAAGAAGAAGTAGAGAACCCACCTCTAAAAATGGCCGCACACGGTAAGTGAAAGGATGCCTGCTAACACTGGCACATGCCCACCATTCTGGTTTGAATCGCCGCGTATCCTCGTCTCCGAGGCATCGCAGTTCTTTCCATTCGCAGAGTCGGAACAGCGCTGCACTGCCGCCGCACTCAACTCCTTCACCCGATTCGGTCTCTATCTCGGTGTTGCTCTTGCGGTTCTTCGCATGGAACCGATATGGCTGTTACTCGCTGTAGCCTTTGCCGGATTTGCGGTTGGCGCATGGTTCTACATGTCGGGTCGCGGATCTCTGCGTGAAGGCTTTGGTTCCATTTTTGGTGGAGACAATGACATGGGTGGTGTGCCACAGAAGACTGAAGATATTGTTGACACTTCATTTGTAGATGAGCTGTATGTTCCCGATATCATAGGCGGTGGACCCACCGCACGTACGCAGCCAACCGCAGCCAATCCGTTTATGAATGTGCTGATTTCCGAGATCTCGGAGAATCCTCTTCGTCCTGCCGCTGCCAATGTTCAGAGTATCAAGGTCCGCTCCGAACTTGATTCGTATTTTGACACAATGTTTGCCGGCGATCCCGGTGATACGTTCAATCGTACGCAGAGCCAGCGCCAGTGGGTAACAATGCCATCCACCACTATTCCCAATGATAAGGAGTCTTATCAGAACTGGCTCTATCGCGTGGAGGGACGCACCTGTAAGGAAGGTAATATGAGTGCCTGTAACTTCAGCACGGACAATCATTTGCCGTGGCGTGAGATGAGACCATCAAACTAAGAGCCAACAAAAATAGACAGCCGGATCAGAATGGCAGCCTTTCAGATCCAGCAGTTTACTCGGGTCCACGATGACCCCTGTGACCAGACTGTTCAGAACACGGAGTCAGGTGCTCCCGGTGTCTATCAGGTGACAAACATGGTTCCCGCCCCATCGGTTGCTGCCGCTACCGCCTACCAGCAGCCGGCTGTGCCCGCCGCCGCCGGCTTCGGCTGGTCGGCTACCGGCATTGATGTGGACTCCATGCTGCGCAATCACGCCATGCAGACCAACTCGCCGCACTGCCCTGTGCGTGGACGCACACAGGCCCGTCCCTTTGCCACCGTGCCCTACATGGGCCGCGGCCGTGGTGAGGCAGATCTGGAGTCCCGCCTGATCATGCCGGCATTCGTGCGCAGCGGCAAGGATTGTGGCACCATCTCGGACACCTTCTATGAGAATCAGTTCACTCCCATGATTCCGTATGTGGCCGCCAATGTTCAGAACCCTGTCCATCTGATCCCTGAAGTGGCCTCGGCTGGCTGGGTGCGCGCGGGTGTGCCGTCTCGCCAGTGGGTGCGGGATATGAATTGCTAAATACGCGTGCGTATTTAGCAATATAAACCTCTCCTTTCAGGAGAAGTTTGAACTGTTAATTCACTAAGGTCGGAACTGTAAGATCAGAACTGCTAACACAGTCCTACATACATAGATAGAGATGGACTCAGTCCTCAGACAGATACGAAATACAGTAGAACATACTTTGGAACACATATTCCGAACTATATTCTTTTGGACACCAACAGACCATGCTCTAGGTCTCTGGATCAGCTATGTTCACATTGCCATGGTGGCGACTATCGGCATCTTCGTCCTAACATATCGTATCTTCCGCCCTCCGCTCTGGACAATCGTTGCCATGCTCGGCTTTGTGATACTACTGTTTATCCAGCACGTATTGTTGCGCACGTGTATCTTGAGTCGCATTGAACGGCGATTAATGGGCGAAGGCGGATGGTTCATCAATGCCGCACTCCGCCTATTCGGAGTAACACCAACACGTGAATCCGTGATAGGTGCCACTGTTCTCAGCTCGGGATTCTGTCTGATGATTCTGATAAGTGAGGTAGCAGGACAGTTATGGCACCAGAGTTTTTAGATGCTGATAAGGCAGAGAGACAATGTTCACCCTCGGCGCTTTCGCAGCACCGCCTTCGCGCCCTGCCGAGCCATCCGACGTTATCGCCGGTGGTTATACAATGATCCCACAGAAGTTCTATCACCCGAATGCGGGACGAAACGCACTCGGTCTCGTGGGCGGCAATGATGTGTCGCTCATCACCGGTAACATGGTGGATCTGGAGTCGGATCTCCGTAACATTACACGCGATCTGTCCAAGGCACCGGCCAAACAGTATCATCCATCGTGCGCCCTGGGTGGAGTGACATCCATGGATCCTAGCCCTCTGGCCGCTATTGGGGGCGCCTGTCCCGCCTGGCCACGACAGCTTGTCTTCCAGGAGCGAGCCACCGGTAAGGCACGCACGATTGAGACGGCACCCCGTCACCTGCCTACTGTTCAGATGATGAGCTATCCTGGTGTGCCGCGGCCTGAGCCGTTTATCCAGGATGTGTATGGCTCCACTTGGCGCTTTTAGAAAGCTCCAAAATACTATCACACGTCAGAGGATGGAACTACCGCTTGCTAACTATGTGGCGGCCTACACCGCCAGTATCCAGCATCCCGCCGATCGCTCCATGACGCGCTACAAGCACGATCTCAACAAGATGGTGGAAAACAATGAGATTACGACAGGCCCGGGTCGTTGGGCGCTCGGTGTTCCCAACGCTTACGGCAACGCCACCTTCGCACCAGATCCCACCATCCGCCAGCAGAAGTGGGGTGCCTCGCACGACATGTCTTCCACCAAGACGGATGTTGAGAGCGATCTGCGCAATCTCGGACGTCCCACCACCCGGTCAACATGCGGCCAGTACTCGCCGGAACAAGGGATCCGCACGCTGACAGCGATGCCCGAGGCTGATTTTCCCATGACACACGGACGTCTCGTAGATCCCCCGTGCACACTTCGTGGTTCCGGCTGGAATCGGTGGGAGTGGCTGTGTCAAGATCCTCAGGAGAACGTCATGATTCCATTTGAGTGGGCGGTGGATTCCCGACATGCGACGAAAGACAATATCTACAGCACTATTCAGGCCGGTCCCGCAGTGGCAGCAGAGGCCGCATACTGTGGACGCATCTATCTGGATCCGGCTACACCTGCCGCACGCATGCCGCGCGCCAAGGATGTTCCCAACTTTACAAACACGCTGGCATCGGGTACTTCTCAGGTAGCAGCAGTCCGTGAGACACCACGAGGCGCCGCCCAGCAGGGGTCACGTATGCTGCCAGGCGCACCAGCAGCGCCACCACTGGGCCCAGATCCAAATCCCGCAGAGCGTGCCCGTGCCGCAACTGGTGTGCTTGCCCCACCGCCGCCGTTCTCGGCATTTATTGCGCCCCATTGAGGCGGTCTCGGCCTTACGCCTTACCTAAATTACTACGTGCTGGTTAGAGGAATGGAAGTAGCAGCTCTCGCTGGTCTTCTGGCATTAGGATATTCTCTAACGCGTGCGTCGGCACCTACAGAAGCTATGGAAGGATTCGCTGCCATCAGCCCAGAAGCAGCAGCGGCTTCTGATGCTGCCAACTATGATGGTCTTGGGCAGCCGCTCTACGATCAGGTGCGCACGGCGCCCGGTGCTCCTACTTTTCCAGGAAAGCCGCGCCAGCCGCGCCACACTGCCGATGGTGGTTACGACCAGTATTATCCGTTACCGTCGGGAGCCAGTAACCCCCTCGCCGCAACCGCTTCAGGTCAGCCAGATCTATATCCACGCAGCATTGTGTTTGCGTCACCCGCAGCACCGCAGGCTCCCCCCACTTCTATTACACCCCAGGTGCGCATGAACAACGGCAACGTGGAGATGCCACCCACCTATAACTCGGGCAAGACAGTGATCTCTGCTCTCACGGGTGTCGCCATGCCGGCCGACGAGTTCACGCACAACAACATGACACCATTCTATCGTGGCTCGCTCAAGCAGAATATGTCTGACAGCCAGAATCGCAGCATTCTTGACGACCATATCGGCACGGGCTACACACAGATTGCCAAGCGCGAACAGGCACCACTGTTTGATCCCCACCGCGAGCCCGTGGGCAACGTGACCGGCCTGGAGTCCATGACCGACTTTATGCAGGATCGTATGGTGGCGCCGACGAATCGCGCTGGTGAGGTGCCAGTGGAACCCGTGCGTGTGGCGCCCGGTGTAAATCAGGGCTACTCCTCGTTCGGTGCGGGTGGCTTCCAGCAGTTTGAGATCAACGATATCATGCGTCAGCGTAAATCCGTGGACGAGCTCCGCGTGGAGTCGGATCCCAAGATTACCTATGAGGGTGTCATTGTGCCGGGCAAATCGCTCGCACTCCAGCGCGGTGAGCTTGGCGAGACCCGCAAATACCGCCCCGATACGTTCTTCTTGAATCAGAACGGCGAGCGCAACTTCGTCACGGCGGGTGAGAACAGCAAGCCCACCGAACGCGCCGCACAGGTGTTCAAATACCAGACACGTCAGGAAATGGGTGCCGAGAATGTGGGTCCCGCCGGAGCAGCAGACTTCAAAGCCACTTACACTGTGCCGTCGTTCCGTGCGCCGCTGGTCCGGCAGCATGATGGATTCGGCTACCGTAACGCGGATGGTTCCACCTACGGTGTGTCTAACACCGATGCCGAGAACAACGATTTCGGCCGCCAGGGCTATGATCTGCCAACCAACCAGCGCAACGTGACGTCGGAGCGTGGGCAGGCACTGAATCTGACAGTAGCCGGCGGACCCAAGGCATTAACTGTCTATGATCCCGCAGACTGGACGGCCCGCACCACGGTGCGCGAGACCACCGGTGCCAACGACTGGATCGGTATCGCGGCCAGCGCGTCAGCTCCTACGAAACTGACAGTCTACGATCCCACGGACATCGCGCGTGTCACCATCCGTAACACCACCGCCGAGCCGGATCGCGCCATGAACGTGACCCGTGCCGGTATGCCAGGACAGGGCACTCTCAATTTCCCCGATGGTGTGCGTCTCACGACAAAGGGCTTCCTGTCTGCCGAGTCGGACTATGCCGGTTCTGCGGGTCCAGCAGTGGTCAAAAACGATCAGGTCTACGATTATGCCTACGCCATGCGGCAGAACCCTGTCAAGGAGATTGTGTCATCGGGTCGTAAGCCGACGGCTGGTAACGGCAGCTTATCACTGTTCAACGGAGAGGACTATGTGAATATGTCGTATCGTAAGCCTGACACTGATTCCCTCAATGATCGCCAGACGGCAGTCAACCGTGTACAGGGCCCACCTCTGGGTGTGGAGGCCGTGGGTGTCCAGCGTGCGAAACAGACACTCCATCTGGACATTGCGGCAGATCGCAATATGGCCGATGTGCTGGATGGTCTTGCGGACAATCCGTATGCCATGCCGGTCCACAAGATTGCGGCGGGCACCTACTCGCCTGGTGCGGGTATGGGTCCGGCGGCGATGGCGGCCATGTCGCTGGGATCTATGGGCTCTGGTTTGGAGATTGGTGCTTTTTAAGCACCTAACGAGGTGCTTTCTGAGGACCTACTGAGGTGCTTTCTGAGGACCTACTGAGGTGCTTTCTGAGGACCTACTGAGCGGGTGCGTTTTAAAGACATCATAACTCTTTCCATAAAATAGAAAGGATGCCAAGTCAAGACTACATAAAAGGGAAAGCAGATATTTTCTCTTTTGTGTTGGAGATCCTCAGTGGAGTTCGCGTGCCGCTTACATGCGGTGAGATCGTGGATCGTGTGGAGCGCTATGTGAACACACCGATACGGAATCCCGCATCCGTGACTGCTGACTATCACGCGGGTGTGATGGAGGCAATGACGCACTTTCGTGGGTATTTTGTGCCACAGGAGAATATCATTAATCCGGATGCTGTAAAGCATATCTACAATGCGGTGGAAGAACGGTTTGAGGAGCTCTGGCGATTACTGGATACAGATGGTCCAAAAATGACTCTGGGCGAACTATGTACCGCTGAGGCGGCAGCCAAGAAATGATAACCGAATATGAACGAGCGCGCCGAATATACAAGTGTTCTATGATTTATGTCATGTTTGGAATAAATACAGGATGCGGTGCCATATTTATAGCGCTGGGTGTTATGGCCGGTAAAAAAATAAGTGAAGAGGTATCATTACAGTTTTTCACAATCGGTATAATATTTATGTGTGTTAGTGTATTAACGATATATTTATACATGCGTGCTTGTTGTATAGTTTCCCGCGAAAAACGACGACGACGACGTCAACTACAACTACAACAGATGAATCCTGTTATATTTGTAATAAGAGAACCGGTAGTATTCTATTATAGGAGCACACAGATACCTATCGCTGAACCCGTATAACACCAAAACTCTCTGACATCAATCAGGGATGTCGGTAACCGAAGGAAAGCGCGCCGTCTATCTCGTCGCATTGTATGTTTTAGATCGCGCCCGTCATGTTCCACGCGGCTTGAAGGGTAGCGAACTATGCCATAATCTGTGGTTAGAGTTTGTGAATCTCGTGGGCACGGCCACCACCACAGACTTTATCCGTGGGATCCAGCTCGGTTACGACCGCATCTGCGCGGTTCATCTGTATCCACCGACAGACACGTTCTATCCAGGAGACTCCGACTATACGTATCGCGTGATCTCAGATGAGCAGAGGTGTAAGGCAACCTACACTGACTGTGTCTAAAGCTACTGACCCACTTCCTCAAGAAAGAACAATGGATACTGACGAACACGATCCTCTGCGCCCTCGCGTGATCAGTGATCTCGTGGGTGCCACAACCGTGTGGGAACGGCTCGCAGCAACGTTAGCGGTGGATCGTGCGGATCCGCCCCATCTGATTTTGGCCGGTCCGGCTGGTGTCGGCAAGAGCTGTGCACTCCGCATGGCGCTCCGTGGCCGAATCACATACTGGATGCGCTGTTCCGCTGATCCGTCTCTTCGCGACAGCCGCGACCGCATTAAGAACGTGGCCCGTCAACGCACCACCGGCATCGGCTGGATCATTCTGGAACATGCTGATGCCCTTCATGCCGACTCACAGGCGTTTCTGCGCCGCGTGATTGAGACGAGTGTTGGTTCCACGCGGTTTGTGTTGGAAGTGCGCGATGCCGCTGCGATATCGGAGCCGCTTCTGTCGCGAACGGTGCTCTTCAATGTTCCTGCCCCGTTGCCGTTTGAGGTCCGTGCGGAGGTCCAGCGGCGATCTCCCAAAACACCACTAGAAGTTGCAGAGCTTCTTGCTGAACAGAGTGCCGGTAACGTCCGCTGGGCGGTGCTACAGGCGCTGGCCGGCGGTGTGGGCTACATCGCACCAGAGGTTGCCGCACTGCCCGCACCAACATCGTGGGCCCATCTGTTGGCACAGATGGAGCTCGTCCAACAGACCGGCACGGCCGCGCGCATTTGGCTCGGATATCCACAGGCACTATGGGAACGACCCGGTTGTATCTGCCCGTGGTCGGTGACGGCACACACACTGGCTCAAAGTCTGTCAGTCTGAGTTCAAAGATCAACACGATTCTCCGGCTATGTCATCAGAGAATGGATAACGTGGCAACTTTCTCAGAGGCGCGCTCTGAATATACTAAACAGCTGGCCACGTATATTGTGCCCCCGCTGGTCGGTTGGTTCCAGCAGCTGTGGTCACGGAATGCGCTGGATAGGAATCGGTGTATGGCGCTGTTCCAGACCGAGTGCGAGGAGATCGCCCGGTGGAATCAGGATCGCATCCATGATGAGGTCCGTGTGTTGATTGAGCGGTCGGGTTGCGACTATATGGAGGAGCTGATGACAGCGGTGTTTATTGCCCACACGAAGGTGCTGACGGCTGTGCGCCTGTCTACGAAGCAGAAGAAGCTGTCAATTACGGTGCCGAAGCTGGATCACTTTATCCATCGTGTATTCCGCGAGACGGCGCGGGTATTCTGGAAGGCGCCGTTTCTATTCATTGAGACGGGCACTGTGATGGATCGCCAGAAGAATGTGCTCCAGATTGAGGCGCTGGCGACGGAGGCGATCACGTCGGCTGTTCGTACGCTGCTGCCGGTCAAGCAAATCCTGCGTGACTACATGGATGAAGAGGAGGATGTAGATGATGAGGTGGTGGCGGCGGCTGCGGGAGCAGTGGATGAGGCGGAAGCTGACGAGATTGAGGAGAAGGTGGAGCCGAAGGTTAAGGCACCAACACCGGTTGTATCTGCTCCTGCTCCTGCTGCTCCTGCTCCTGCTCCTGCTGCTGCTCCTGCTCCTGCTCCTGCTGCTCCTGCTCCTGCTGCTGAAGATAAGCCAGCTGAAGAGAAGTCAGCTGAAGAGAAGCCAGCAGAAAAGGCAGAGGCAGCCCCTGCCATTGTCAAGATTGACACCGAGAATGCTGTCACATTCTCCAACTATGATGATGTCTATGAAGAGGGCGCGAATGGTCCTGAGATGCGCTATACTCCCAAGGGAGAGGATGATGATGAAGATGAAGGGCCATCGGATGGAATGTTAGAGATTGATGAGGCAAGTGCACGTGGCTTGGATGATAGTGACGCTATTGATCTGGATGCACCTGTGGCCCCTATTGTAATTCCAGTCCCTCCGGCACTTAAGAAAGCGACCATTGACGATGACTGCGAGATGCTAGAATAGTTTGGGTCAAAATGAGGCATCGTTACAAATCGTTTAGAATAATCAGGACACAGCGCAAAGATGGATATGAGTAACATGATCATCTTCGTGCTAATCGGCGCGGTTTGTCTATTTGTGGTAACTGGTGGATTCCTCAGTATGACTGACACAGAGGTCTCTCCCACGTATCTGGCAGCGGGCGCAGCGCTCGGTGGTGTGGCCGGTGGTCTGCTCGGCCCTAGCATTAGGGGTGATTCCGGCGGTTCCAGCAGTCTCAGTAATGGGATTGACAGTGCCACGAAGCTGCTGTCAGCCTTTACCGGTGGTAGTCCAGAGATGAAAGTCGGCCTGCCTTCTTTTTAGTCAAAAAATACCATATATGCTGACACAGTTGTGATACTAACACATCTCTATCAGTTCTAACAATACATGTGTCGGATGCTCTCGTCAACCTGCTCCTTCTTCTTCAAGAACAGATCAATGTTATCCTTCTTGAGTGTGAATGGCAGCGTGAAGCCGTCAATTGCGAACGGAACACGCTTGGGGTCATTGTAGAAGCGCAGCAGATTGATCTTGCTAACCACTGTCTGGATACAGCGCTTGAGCTCTCGGACGCCCCGCTCCTCCCCCGTGTGCTCCTGGATGATATGCGTGACAATCTCCTTGCTAAAGCCCACCTTCTCAAACAGATTGACATCGCGCAGTGCCTGGCTCACCAGATACTGTTCCGCAATCACCAGCTTCTCTTTCAGACCGAAGCCCTCCACCTGGATGTTGTACATGCGGTCGCGCAGAATGGGGCTCACCTTCGCGTGATTGTTGTGACTGAAGATGAACAGACAGCGGCTGAGATTCAGATCAATGCCCGTGAAGTATTTGTCCTGGAAGCGATCATTCTGGCTGCCGTCCGTCAGATGGATCAGCAGATTGTTGATCTCCTCGCCCTTGGGAGTCTCTGACACCTTGTCCAGCTCGTCAAAGTAGATGACCGGATTCATACACTTGGACTTGATGAGGACGTCTACGATGCGGCCCCACGTGGAACCCTCATACGTGTAGGAATGACCATCCAGATAGCTGGCATCCGTGGCACCGCCGAGTGTGATGAAGTGGAACGGCCGACCCAGCGCCTTGGCCACACCGTCCTTAACCAGCGTAGTCTTACCCACACCGGGGGGACCGTGGATGCTCAACACGTTGCCAGCCCCCGCCGGATTCGCGATCCAGTTGCTCACGAACTGGAGAATCTGGAGCTTGGCATCATCGTGTCCGTAGATGGCATCGTCCATGGCCTTGCGTACACCTGACACGAAGGTGTGGCAGGCATCCGCGCCGTCCTCCAGCTTGACCGGTAGATCCTTGTAGATACCAACAGGCAGCTGCGTATAGCCGTGAATCCACTGGCTCGTTTTGTAGTATTCTGTGCTGCTGGGATCAATGTTCTGGAGTGCCATGTATTTGGACATGGCCACGCGCTCCACCTCGGGTGCCACCTCTTTGCCAAGAATCTGGAACTTGAGAGGCACGGCGGGCTCCACGGGCTCCACCTTGTGTCGCAGCTTCTCCAACAGACGATCTTGGGACTTGGGTGTTAGTCCCTTGAAGTAACCGATGTCGCGATCAATGTCATCGGCATTCTCTTCCACTTCAGTCTGAATGAGTTTGACAAAGCGACGGACATTCTCGGGCTCCTTGCTCATCTTGTATTTCTTGGGCTTGGGAGGACCACTGTCACCGCCACCGGCCAGATCGGAAATCAGGAGCTCAATGCCGCCGAGCATGGAGAGACCCTTGGCACGAGTATCATCCTCGTCATCATCGTCCTCATCGTCCTCATCTTCATCTTCATCTTCATCTTCATCTTCATCCTCATCTTCATCATCACCGTCACCAGCATCACCCTCATCATCCTCCTCTTCAGAACTACCGTCGTCCTCCGCATCCTCATCATCATCATCGTCATCGGAGGATGATATAAGATGCTTCTTCTTGAGACGACGGCGCTCTGCCTCAATACGCGCAATCCGCTTGCCCGCTTTCACTGCCGCCTTGCGAGGCTTGCGCTTCACAATCTCTGCGACAGGCTCATCCTCCTCTTCTTCCTCTTCGCTCTCACTAGACTCGCTTTCGCTAGACTCAACAACACGTTTCTTGCTCTTCTTGTGTTTGTGCTTGGGTGACGGAGTCTTGAACTTGATTTTAGGAGATGCCAGCTTCTTGCTTGACTTCTTTTTCTTGGATTTAGCTTTAGCGTCATAGCTAGAATCGCTGCTGCTGCTGCTAACAATCAAGTCACGGATGTTACCATGACTATCAACGCTGCTGTCATCATCAGAATCTTGAGGCTGAGAGCGGCGGTTTGATTTCTTGGGATTCTTGGGATTCTTGGGATTCTTGGGGTTCTGGGGGTTCTTAGGAATCTTGGGCATCTTCTGTTACGTCGTGTGCTGGCCCTAAGTGCTGGCTGGGCTAGGGGTGTCAAACTTTGTCAACAATTGCGATTGGGAACCAAAATAGAGTTGTTAACAAGTTGCTTTTATCGCTTGCTGAACATATCCACAATGTCCATCAGACTGAATCGGGCGCGATTGCTCAGACTAGGTGATCCTGTGCGCTCCATTGCCACACGCACACGTGCCATTAGTGGAGCTGCCTCAGAGTGCAGCTGCTCTTTACAGAGCTTCATAAGTGAGCCCAGACAGTCCGCATACTCCTCACACAACAGCTGTTTGTCCTCTTCTGCCTTTGCGGCGATCATCTGGGACAGAATCACCTCGCAGGTGCGCGCCACCTGATCAGCACCGAGTGCGCCACGGACAGTCACCTCACCGATGAAAGCGGCATAGCCACGACGGAACTTGCGCCGCTCACGCTGGGCCACGAACGCATCGTATCCCTCACTGCCAACAGCGGGTTCATCTCGTGCCTCGTCAAATACCGCCAGAAAGTGATCAAAGATGCGGTGGAGCTCAACACCAAGATGGGGGAAACCAGCACGTAGCTCTGTTAGGAGTTTGGCATAGAGTGCGCAGTAGGGTGGCTCTGCTGCTGCCTTCTCAAAGACTAGCGTGATGAAATCGGTCAAGAAGTCGGTTTCACCACTGTCTAGCAGCTGACCGAGCCACGCTTTGGTGGTCTCGTAGGTGACATCGCTGAACTTGTTGAGCTTGTCACGGATGCGATCCATCATGCGCTCCTCCACAGTGGCATCTTTGCGCCCGCGGTTACCGAAGCGGGGTGGCGCAGTTGCTCCTCCGTGGGCTCGTCCCCAAGAGGGAGCAGGCCGAGCGCCGCCACCACTGCCGCCGCCGCCATGGTAGCGACCTGAAGGGTAGCCGCTTCGCTCACCGCTTCGCTCACTGCCAGAAGGGTGTCCGCTTCGCTCACCGCCAGAAGGGTGTCCGCTTCGCTCACCAGAAGGGTAGCCACTTCGCTCACCCGTAGGGTGTCCGCTTCGCTCACCAGAAGGGTAGCCGCTTCGCTCACCCGTAGGGTAGCCGCTTCGCTCACCACTTCTGCCACCACCATATCCCCTGTCATGGTGGCCACCGCCAAAGGGGCGGCGTCCATCACCTCCTCCCCCGCTTCGCTCTCCCGCTGCTGCTGCTGCTGCTGCTGCTGCTGCTGCGCCCTCAGAGTCTCCCCCACGTCGCCAGTTCATAGCAACACGATTCGTAGGCGCCTCATCCAGCGGCACACGAAGTGTAGCAATTCGCGCACGAATATCCTCTGGACAGGTCCCAGCGCGAAGCATGTATGCCAGCGCCTGATCCAAATCACTTAGAGTGGAAGCAGACATGTCTACAGAATCAGAGTAAGTTGTCTTTATGCTTGATGTTAGAGTCGTCATTGTCGTCGTGCCTGACACAGCCGTGGCAGCCCCGCCCCCGTCAAGTTTTAGTAAGCAGTTGTAAGCAGTTGTGACCAGTTGGAGTGGAGCTCTGCGGAACGGAAACGTCAACAACTGCGACAAGACCAGTTGGAGGGGAGCTCTGCGTCAAGGATGTTAACATCCGTCTGCACGGTACGTGCTAACAACTGCGACGTGACCAGTTGGAGTGGAGCTCTGCGTCAAGGATGTTAACATCCGTCCGAATGTCAACAACTGCGAAAGGCACGTGCTGTTATGGCGCGTCACCAGGCAGATAGAAAATTGCCATGCGCATGTAAGATGTCCGTAACAGAAAAGGGACCTGCTGATGCGGCCTTCCTCGGAACAAACACCCTCCGTGATATGGATATCGGTGCCCTCACCGGTGCCTTCCAAACCTACACCAAGGCCGGCGCCACCGCACTCCGTGCTCGCCTAGAGGCACCCACCGCAGACCCCACCGAGATACAAACACGCCAGACCGAGATCCGTGCCGTGCGCCGCTGTATTCGTGATCCGGTCGTTGCGAAGGCCATCGCAGAAGCCCGCGAGACACTCCGTGATACAGAGGCCGACGTAACATCTATGGCAGAGGCCGCCACCGACAAACGCCACACCGAATACTACACACAGATCCTGTGGCCTCCCGACTCACGCCTGGCCTGGCTCAATCAGATCAGCTGGGTCAACGAAGCGATGATCTTCTTCCGCACGCTGTTTCTACCGGGTCTCGCCGTGTTGCTACCACTATTTGTCATCGTGGCACCACTGGTGATCTATCACGTAGTGCTCAAGAAGCCGCTCTCCATCTCGGAGTATTTCACAATGCTCCAGGGATCACTTAAGAAGGCGATGCCATCAGTACTCGGACGCCCCCGTTTCGCCGGAAAGGGCGGAGCCGCCGAGATGGGAGAACAGTTTGTCCATATGGGTGTGGGAGCCGCGATGTTTATTGCCAGCATCTGGAATCAGATCTCTGCTGCCCGCTCTATGCGCGCCGTGGTGACCGACATGCGCAGCCGCGCTACCTCCGTCCAGCGTTTCACCGCTGCTACCCAAGAGCTGGCCAAGCAGCTCGGAGTGACCCCAACAGATGCTGACACCGGTCGCCCCTGGTCCACTGGCACGCTCGCTGTCTTTGGCGATGCCTGGAACGATCCCGCACGTATTCGCCATCTGTTGTCCGTCGCCGGGCGTTTGGACATGCTCGCCGCGGTGGCAGCACAGCGTCGTGTCTGTTTCCCCAAACGTTCAACGGAATCCCTCCGTATCCGCGACATCTACCATCCCACCATCACATCGGAGCGCCGCGTGTTCAACACCATAGAGCTTACACCGACCAAAAAGCGCCACGTGCTCCTTACAGGACCGAACCGCGGCGGCAAGTCCACGCTGCTCAAGTCGCTCGGCGCGGCGGTTCTCATGAATCAGACCCTCGGTGTAGTGTTTGCCAGAAGGGCGGAGATGCCGGTGTTCGGTAACATTATCACGGCGCTGTCACCCTCGGACACACTCGGTGAAATGAGTCTGTTTGAAGCCGAAATTGAATTCGCCAAGGTGGTGCGCGGTCGTATCACGGACGCATCAGCACCGGTGTTCCTTATGATGGATGAAATCTTCCACGGCACGAATGCCCATGATGGGGTGGAAGCATCGCAGGTGTTCTTGGATGACCTGTATGGGCGGCAGTCAGCATCGGCCGCTCCTGTATTCAGTATTGTGAGCACGCACTACATGGATTTACCACAGAGATATGGAAGCATTAGCGAAGAAGACACCAAACACCTAACACAGAATCTGTGTATGGATGCCTCCGTTGACCCGGCGGATGCCGATCGTCTGATCTACACCTATGCGCTCAAGTCGGGTGTCAACAAGTTCAGCAGCGTGCGAGAGATTCTCCGAGAACGCGGTCTGTTGGGGGAAAAAACACCCGTGTTAGCCAGTAAAGAATGAATCCGCCATCAATGGAGTCCATATTCCTCATTCTCAGTGGTGTAATCCTGGCGGCGGGTGTGCTCTACTGGATGTGGAGCCACATTCAGCTGACGCAGAAGAAGGTCCAGCTCCTGGAGAATGCGGTGTTTGAACTCCGTGGCATGCTGGCGAATAGTGGTGCGAGAGGTCCGGGTGGTAGCGGCAGCGACAGTGGTGGCGGTCATGGCAGCAGTGGTTCTAGTGGAGTCCCGGCAGCAGTTCCCAGCTCTCCTACAAGGCATATTCAGCTGAATGCTGCTGCGTCGGCTGTGCTGGCAGCAAGGGATGCAACGGATGCAAGGAATGCAACGGATGATGAGGACGATGAGGATGGGTGGGAGGAAGCTGTGGGTGTTGCCAATGCTTCCCCCAGTAATGGAGAGCGTGTTGAGCGTATGAGTGTTCCGCTGGATGCGCTTGATACGCCAGTTATTGATACCTACGAGATGTCTGTTGTAGATGACCTACAGCCCGGTGGTCGCGCTGCTCCTGCTCCTGCTCCTGCTTCTTCTCCTTCTCCTGCCGATGTTGACATGAACGATACCGTTGATGACGAACAGCAGTCTGAGAGCTTCCGTCGTCTGTTTGCGTCCCAGGAGGTTGTAGAGGTGCCAGCTGCTGTCGCAGCACCAGCAACACCAGAGACGTCTAAGGTAGTTGCGATGCCGGTCGCAGCAGCAGCAGCAGGCAAGGCTCAAGAGTCGCTTGAGAGCATGCCGGTCAAGGAGCTCCGTCGTCTTGCCGAGCAGCGCGGCATTGCTGGCGCCGCTGATATGCGCAAGAAGGATATTCTCAGCGCTCTCCGTCAGCAGGTGAGCAGCACTGTAAGTCTAACGCTCCCTGAGCCTGGTACTGAGGCCGGTGAGGTGAGGGAGATAACCATTGCGTCAGTCGGCGGTGATGCGATTGAGACTGACACAGCAGAAATCTTGGAGTAAACTAAGGAACAATGGCATCCACACCTAATCCGCACTATGTTGGCGCGCCGGCTCGGATGGCCGATGCGCGAATCTTTACGGACTATCGCGCAAACTGTAAGTTACTGCCGCCTCTACACGGTGGAACATGGGCCGATCACGATCGTCGTGTTGTGATGCGTGCCTCTGCGACCAATCGTATTGCGGATGACCGCCGCAAGGCAGTGCTGCGGGCTGGCGTATCTAGCTGTGTTGACACAATGGTTCCGGAACTCAAGAAGCGTGTCTATGCGTGGAATGGTCCTGTTGGTGAAAAGCTGGTTCAGCCGGTGGGTGTTGGTACGGGGCGATTCTATTTGCCTGGCCGCCTAGATCTGCTGGATGCAGATCCCGATGTGGTGGCACTTGCCACAATCCCACAGTCCATACTGTTCGGCACACACTCTGCCGCGGGAGGATCGTATGTTATACCGACACGCCATGCCATTCTGCCGCCGACCAAGAATCGTTACTCGGGGCCATATGGCAATTTTTGAGAAGACTAACACTTAGCACTCTCTTCCGCTATATTCACTTCATAGACTCATGTGTTTGTAACACACCAGTCTATGTATAGATAACCATGATTTAGGAACTCGTAAACATGCTGTTTAGAGCTTGGGGAACCGTATCAAATGTTCCATTTGACACGTTAACCTACAGCTTTAAGCGCGCTTAAAGCTTAGGGAACCCAACCAGGTTGGCGCCGAGACCGAAGCCGGCACCCTGGCGGGCCGTGAGCCCAATGCTGGGCGCCAGGAGGTCAAGCAGAGCGAAGGTCACGGCGGCCACGATGGCGACGGCCAGGATCTCCTCAATGTTGAGCTTCTTCTGGGGAATGATGAAGGTCGCAAGCGCAACGGCGAGGCCCTCCAGGAAGTACTTGATCGCACGTGTGACGAGCTCAGTAACTGTAAAACCGTCCATCTTATATTCTGGGGAGCGAAAATTTGTCCAACCGACCACTCCTTCAATCAGTTAACCGCAACGACCACCCCTCCCCCCCTCCGCGTTCAGGGGTCTCAATATAAAGACCGGGACTCTCTAGGAGATTAGAATGGCAGCACCTATCACTGAGAAGAAAGAGCGTGTTTTCCTGGAGGGTGACGATGAAGTCCGGGGCCAGAAGTATGTGTGCCTGAGCTTTATCTCGCCGGACAAGGCCCTGATGCGCAACAAGGATATGTTCATGATCAGCAAGTTCCTGGAGTTCTTTGCGCTGGACTATAAGGTGCGCGCCACTGAGTCTTTTGTTCTGGGAGAGCTCCGGGAAGTTCAGAACGTTCTCTCGGATGTTGAGCTGAGCCTGAGCAATGGATCTGGAACCGGGGCAGAGGACAAGGAGGCGCTCCTCAAGAAGCTTACCGACGATGTTGCCAAGATCCGCGAGAAGCTCAGCCGTCGCACGACTGAGGACCTGGAGGCACACGTGAAGGCCAACATGTCGGACTTCAAGGAGAGCGCAATTCAGGAAGCATATGAGCGCTTCATGGTGACCAACCGTCAGAAGCTGGAGGATGAGTTCCACAAGTCGGTGGACTTCAAGACGACTCTACTTGGCCTCAAGGTCCGGGGCGTATACGGCACCAATGAGCAGGCCGTCGCTCGTGCCAAGGCGCTTCACAAGAAAGACCCGTATTTCAACGTCTACGTGGCGGATGTCGGTGAGTGGCTGCCGTGGGATCCCAACCCTGAGGAGATCCAGGAGAGTGAGTATCAGAATGACCAGCTCAACAAGCTGATGCAGGCGTATCGCGAGAACGCGTCCAAGCGTGATGCCTTCTTTGAGGAGGAGAAGCGTCAGAAGATGGCGGAGGCCGCTGGTGCGGCGGCGGCTGCCAAGAAGGCTCAGGCTGCTGCTGGTGGTGCTGCCTCTAGCTCTGTCGCTTCTAGCTCTGAGACTACCGCAGCTGTCTTCGGAGAGAAGGGCAAGGAGCTTGAGGCGGCCGACATTGCCCGCGAGGTTATGGACGGCATTGATGGCGATCTGGCGATCTCGCGCAAGGCGGCCGAGAACAAGAGCGGTGACTCCATCAGCTATGCGTAATCACAAACTTGACCGCTACGCGTAACTAACACCAGTGGTCAGCACGATGTCTATCACTCTCTTTATTGAACCACTTTCAGAAGCATTTGCTGAGCTGTATAGCAACGCAGCAAACGCTTATAATACGACGGCTCCAGAGGAGCGCAATAGTGGATTTGATCTCCACTGTGATGCCGATGACGTTGATAGCACATGGTCGGCTCATTGTCAGCTTGTGAGCCAGGGATGTCGTGCTGCCGCCTACGATGAACGCGGACGCCGTCGTGCCTTCTGGCTGGCCCCGCGCTCCAGTATCAGTCGTACGCCCTTCACACTCGCCAACTCGCTCGGACTCATTGATGCCGGCTATCGCGGTGTAATCAAGGCAGCACTTCGCACCAACGGAAACTCAGAATGCCGTATTGATCACTATGTGCGACTAACACAGTTGGCCGCACCGGATCTGCTGCCGTGGGCCACTGTTCATGTGGTGGATCGGTTGCCGGATGATGTTACAGCACGCGGTGCGGGTGGATTTGGATCTACGGGTACTGGTCCCACTGGCCCTGTTCCAACAGATCACAGCTCAGATACAGCAGGTGTCTCACAGCTAGAAGGTTCGCTCCCTAGCCAGGGAGCTTACCTAAGCCGATCATTGATCAGCGAAGGTTCGTACTTCGGCTAACTCTCTGACACTTCAATCTGAGGAAGATCCTCTGTTTTGGTTTCTGCTACACTAAAGTCTATAGGTTCTGACACTCGTGGTTCTGACACCTCTTCCGTTGTCTCCCATGCGGGTCGTGGTGCGACCGGAGCAGCCTCTTTCCAGTAAGCGGCCCACTTGGCTTCCTCCTTCTCGCGTTCGGCCGCCAACTCTTCTAGTGACTTCTGGATCTTACGCGCCCGCTCCTCATCGGGTATCTTGTAGATGTGGCCATCAACCTGGAAACATGTCTCGCTTAGCGGCACCGTGAACACTGGAGGTGGGAGGCTAGAAGCAGGAGCAGGAGCAGAGGTGTCAGTTACTGTTACTGCTGCTGCTTCACCAGTCCACGCACTATAGAGAGCCGCATCCTGCGCTTCACGTGCCGCCATCAACTCTGCCAATGCACAGTTGTTACGCACCTCCAACTCGGGATCTTCTGCTTTTTTGAAACCAGAACCATCGTTACGACGCAAAGGGCAAGACATTCTTGTCTAATCCATCGCATTTTGTATTTAGATCCTGAGCCTAAGCGCGGTGAACCGCCAACGTATACTTACGCGACCGCCCCCCCGCTCCCGCATCAAACTCGTCACCACCATCGTCATCATCATCACGGTGGTGCGCAGCCGAGTGCGCCCACAGCTCTGGGCTACACAACCGGAAATCCGTGTGCGGAGCCGCCTTATACCAAAACACCTGGTCCTCCAGCTTGTTGGACTTGGCATTGTTATCAATCACCAAACACTCAAAGTTCTCCGTACACTGGTTCATGACCTGGCAGAATGAGTCAAAGTCCGGGAACATACCCGCATACTGTTCGTAGAGTTTGCGTCGGTTACTCACAATGTTCTCGCGTAGAATGAATACATAGTCAATGTTCGTGCGCAGCGCCGGTGGAATACCCATCGCGTACTGCATCGTGATAATGAACATGGTGTGGACGTGACGACCGTTCATGAACAGATAGCGCACATTGCGATCTTTGATCCAGCTCTGATCATACAGACAGTCGTCCAAAATCAAGAAGTTCCGCGGATCCACAGCAGTCGTGCCACGCTCAGCCAGATCCTTGGCGATCTTCTTGCCGATCAGCTTCTGGCGCTTCATGACATTGGCGATGATCAGGGGCGAATATTCCTCGTGAATGAAGATCGGGGGCACAACCTTGCTGTAGAACTGATTGGCACCCTCCGTGCCCGAAATCACAGTGCCGAACGGGATGCCCTGGTGGTGCCAGAGGAGATCCTTGACCAAGAACGACTTGCCGGTCTCGCGCTTACCGATCAGCACTACCACCTTGTCGTGTTTGATCTTGGTCATATCAAATTTCTTCAAACGGAGATTGAATCGTCTGGGACCACCAGCACCTGCTCCTGCTCCCCCTACTGCCGACATAAGCTTGTTGTGGCAAATGATTTTAACCAAAACAAGATAACTTGGATCTCTAAACACTGGACCGGGTCTTCGTGGCATCAAATGCTACAGGTAGTCGCATACTAGACGTGGAGTAGCGCTGTGCGAATGACGGATCTGGCGGATTACCGAGGGGATTAATGACATGTTTGACTACATGAACAGAACTGGATCTTGACACAGTGCGAGTGTGAGAAATCTGACTGTGTCGCTTACGCATCTGCGCGAAACCTACAACACCGGCCACAACAAGCGCTGCCATGGCCACTCCGCCCACGATGCCACCAATGAGCGCAGAGTTATCCGCTACAGGTGTGTTAGATGGAGCTGGAGCAGCGCCGGCCAATGGAGCCTCAGAGTTAACAAGGATTCCACTGCTTCCAACACTGGCAGAAAGATCTGTGATCATGGCCGATGACTCCATAACACTGGAGAATTCCGCCTGTGATAGTGACAGAATATCGGCGGTAGGCTCCACAATGTAATAGTCCACCTGGGCAGAGCTACTCGCTGTCTGAAGAGTACGGAGGCGCCTAGCAGTTCTGCTGATCGTGCCGACAACATAGCAACCGACTGAGCCGTTACTGCTCATATAGAATCGCGCGGCATTGATAATGTTTGTGAGGCCACGGATATCTATGAGAGTGATATTTGTTATACGGATATTCTCAAGTGGGAGGCGCAGTGCGCATGCTAGTGACATCTGGATCTCTTGAATCTTCTCGGGCTGCTGGAACATTGACACGTTCGCGCCTGGGAATTTGATCTGCGACGCAATGTACTGTGGGCGATCTCCTGTGATATTGCGAGAGGGACGCCAAGGAGATGGCATGGCGGTCATACGCATAGGGGGCACCCGTGTTGGAGCCATCATGGATGGCAGAGGCTTGCGCGTGACCCAGACTACATCGGTAGAAGGATACGGTCTGCGGGTAGGCGGTGAGGATGGCTGAGGGCGCGTTGTAGGAGGGGAGGATGGCTTGGTATCATCCGCCGTAGGCTGAGGGCGCATCGTAGGAGGGGGAGACGGCTTCTCTGCCGAAGGGGTGGAAGACGGCTTTGTGTCATCTGCCGAAGGCTGAGGTCTAGGAGATGGCTTTGTGGTATCATCCGTGGGCTGAGGGCGCATCGTAGGAGGGGAGGATGGCTTCTCTGCCGAAGGGGTGGAAGACGGCTTTGTATCATCCGTAGGCTGAGGACGAGGTGTAGGAGGCTCAGATGGCTTAATATCATCCGTAGGCTGAGGGCGCGTTGTAGGAGGGGAGGATGGCTTTGTGGTATCATCTGTAGGCTGAGGGCGAGGTGTAGGGGGATCAGATGGCTTCTCTGCCGAAGGCTGAGGGCGCATCGTAGGAGGTGCTGATGAATCCGTAGGGGGCTGAGACCGAGTTGTAGAAGATGGAGATGCCGATGGCTTCGTGTTATCATCTGCCGAAGACCGAGTTGTTGAAGATGGAGATGCCGATGGTTTGGTGTCATCTGCCATAGGGGATACGGACGGCTTAATATCATCTGCTGAAGGCCTAGGTTCCGCAGAAGGCCTTAACTTTGTTGCTGATACAGACACAGTTGCCGTTGCTGTCGCAGTCGCAGTTCGTGACGGAGATGGCTTCGGTGTAGGATAAGCAGATGGACTCGGCATATTAACACACTTGCCAATCATGAAATCAAAGTACGATGGCCGAGGGCATGGCTGGATTGGCGTAGATGTGTTAAGAACAGCGCAGCCGAACGGCAGTAACAGATCATTCGGATTCGGCATAATCACAGGAAGATCCGCCGAGCACTGACACGTATCCAGCGGTGCCGGCACATAGACAGCGCCCCTAATGAACGTGTCGCATCCAATCCTTGGAATAGATACTCCTGTTGCCGTTCCAGCAGCGTATGCGATATCGCACCGGCTCGTCAGAGATACGGTGTTGTTACGATCACGAGTAATCCACTGTCCCTGCGGACAAACACAGCGCATAGATGCCTGATCATACACGGAACCTGCCAGACTTACTTGGCAGAGCTTATTCTGATCAGATGGCGACATGGGTACACACATACCATTCACAGGTACCAGAGGCACCGGGCAACTTGCGACACATTGAGTCCCGTAGGTTAAAGTGTCAGGAGGACAGACATCCACACACCTTCCGCTGTATGTAAGCGGGCATGGGGCGCAAGATCCTGTTGATGTGAGGATAGTTCCAGGGGGACACCCTGTCATATTCTGTCCAAAGACAGCGGCCGTCATAGTGGCCGCAATAGTAAAGAGACGAAGCATTTTACTAAGCACCCCGAGATTTATTTAGACCCCGTCACCTTTTGCTGTATCACTTACAGACACAGACACATCAAAGGCACCATGCCAGAGTGGAGCCTGACCCATCTCGTCCATGTAGGCGTTGAAGTCGGCCTGTGTTGGAAATCGGTAACGACCAAACAGTTCAAACAGGCGGCGGCGGTTGTGTGTCATGGGTGTTCCGAACACAAAGATCCGCGCCTCGCCGAACAGTTCGGACAGTAGTGGCTGAGGGAGCCACCACATCCAGGTGACAGCGATGATCACAGTGATGCGCCGCTGGCGCCAGTCTTTAAACTGTTCTGCTATGCGAGACCACTGATCTACATCATAGGTCATACAGTAGTTGATGACAACGACACCGCCATCTGAGATGTCAGTGGTCTCCAGATCATCAAAATCATCGCCAATAGGAATCGTAACAGCGTGGGCACAGCGCATCCGTGAGTGATCTGTATCGCATAGGATCAGACCATGTGTCAATCCTCCAGCAGCCAGCCCGCGAAGGATCAGCGATGTCTTGCCAACATTCTGTGGCCCGACCAACAGATTCAAACACCCCTCGCGGAATATCATTCAGTCTATTCTAAGGGGCCGCGGTTTTCGGAGCTGTCCAGAACCTCCAGGGACTCCAAGATGCCTCGCAAGAACCGTAACAATCGCCGTGGACCCGCAGGAGCAGCAGTCAAAGCAGCAGGAGGAGCAGTCGCAGTTCCATCGGATATGCGCCTCTACTATGTCCATCGTGCGCCTCCGCGCATTGACACCTCAATTGTGTCTAGTCCCATCCAGAACTACTTCCCGAGTCTTGAGGTATTGTTCCCCTCGCTGGAAGATCAGAAAACTACCACTCCCGCTCTCGCTGCTGCGGAGCTTGCTATTTCAGTAGATGTTAGTGGTTCAACGGCGATTGCCGAAGTGGAACACCTCCTGACACGTGCTCGCCGCCAGGTGCCGGTCTGGATTCGGCCGGTTCATCTGGTGGAGCCACTCAATACGCTTGAGGGTGAATATGTACTGCCCGCCGATGGCGCACTGCCGGCTCCCCGTGATGCCTGGCAACGTGCCCTCCGCAAGATCAATGATCCCAACAATGAAGCTTACACGGATGCGGTGTTTGCCTGTATGGCCTCTCGTCTTGTGGAGACGGGACGTTCGCCTCATTGGTGTCGGTTCTATGGTACTGTAAATGGACGTGCGCCGACTTACAGATATAACATTACGGACGACATGGCTGATATTGAAGAAGAAGAGTGGTTTATTGCGGGCATGGCGAGCGGAGCCTTCAAGGTGGTGATGGTGGATCCATATGATTCAACTATGCGGATAACACTGGATCGTGGCTGTATTGGCCCCAGTGATGGTGCTGCCGCTGCGCGGGCGCGTCTTATTGACCTTGCTGATGATGCGGCTAGCGAGGCGCTTTCTGAGGAGACAGAGGTGGCACCAGAGGTATCAGAGGTATTGGCAACAGCAACAGCAGTAACAGAGATCGGCGACTTGGAAGAGGCCGATATTGAGATGTCGGGCGAAGTGGCCGCACTAACACGCCCTCGTCAGCATGTGCGGCTCTCTCGTCACAGCAGTAGTGGCTCTGGCTCTGGCTCTGACTCTGGATCTGACTCTGAAGGCAGCGATGAAGACGACTATGAGTATCAGTGTGTAATTCCAAACTTTCCTATCCAGCTCACTATGCTTGAGCGTTGCGACGGCACACTAGATGGACTCATGGAAGATGAGATTGATGAGGATGCTCCCACCGATCTCCGTGAGACCAAAGAGGAGCGCTGGACCGCGTGGCTCTTCCAGGTGGTGGCGGCTCTCGCTGCCGCCCAACAGCACTACGATTTCGTCCACAATGACCTCCACACGAACAACGTAATGTGGTGCGGCACCGGTGAGACGCATATGTTCTATCATATCCAGGGCGCAGCAGGAGGCGATCGTTACTACCGTGTTCCTACCTACGGACGTATCATGAAGATCATTGATTTCGGCCGCGCCACATTCCGTCCAACTGCTGCGAGTACCGACAACCGTCTGTGGATTCCTGATGCCTACGCGGAGGGTGGGGATGCCGCGGGCCAATACAACTGCGGCCCGTATTTTGTAGAGGGCAAACCAAAAGTCCAACCCAACAAGTCGTTTGATCTCTGCCGTCTCGCCGTGTCTATCATTGACACCCTGTGGGAGGAGGAGCCAGCAGCGGCAGAACCATGTAAGGTACTAACACGTGAGCCAGGTCGTGTCCAGTCAGAGACAGTGTCACCGCTATGGAATCTGTTGTGGCAGTGGCTGACTGACAAGTCTGGACGCAATGTGCTCCATGGGCCAGATGGCAAGGATCGCTATCCGCGCTTTGATCTCTACTGTGCCATCGCCCGTGATGTCACGAACGCAGTGCCGGCGCAGCAACTGACACTTCCGATGTTTGATTCCGCATTCCGTTGTCGCCGTGATGATATTCCGGCTGATGCGACGATCTGGAAGTTAGCGGCTGCTCACCGTGCCTAAGAAGCTGTCTGTATAACCATCATCCTGTGAACTATCTGCTTCACCGCATGACGGAGATCACTTATCTTGCCATCATTGTTAACTACATAGTCCATAGTGAGACCATCTAGATCATGCTCAGAGGGGTCCGCACTCTGGACCACACCAGGTCGCTCAATACGAACACGGAAGATGTTGTAGAACTCACCGAGCTCTTCGGCCAACACCTCGTGCTCGCGGCAATAGCGCCAGTCTGACACGATAAACCGGTTGCCAGGTGCGTCCATAATCGTTGTGGCCACGCCCTTGGAATACACATCGGGATCTGCCGCACGGCGTACCAGAGCATGCTGTAGCAGAATATCCCGTGGTGTCTTAGCGCTTGGATAGGCGGCCACTGGGGCAGACAGAGGCCGATCCTTCTGCGCGGTGTAGAAACACTCAAGTGGCAGACTTGTGACAGTGGCCGCATCCTCCTTGAGCGCATCGGCAAACGCCACCCGCTGGAACCCACATTCTTCAACGAGGAGTGCGGCGGCACAGTCTTTGCCGGCACCAGCCCACCCAGAAACTAATACGACCATGGGTATCTCTCTGGGATGTGAGGCACGTCGTTGGGTAGGAGCTGGAACACTCATTCTGTCTGTATACTTGGAGGCTAAAAGTTTAGGCCCGACACATTGACATAAAATATCAACGATGTATAGACTATGGCGGCAGTTTCTCCACTACATGCATCTCACGTGAAAGAGTATTATGACAGAGTCCGTGTTATTATGGCGAAGGTTAACAATGAAGATGAAACAGAAAAAAGTAAGGCTATCAAGAAGATCTTGATTGGCTTAAATGAAGTTGGTAAAACATACTTTGGTGAAGACTACACAAACACTATAACGGACAGTATATTGGACGATGATGAAGAGGATGATGGTGATGAAGAAGAGGATGATGGTGATGAAGAAGAGGATGATGGTGATGAAGAAGAGGAAGAGGAAGAAGACAATGCCAAATATGATATGGATAAACCAATCCGAGCACTAACAAAGAAAGCCTTTATAAAGCAATATGAAGAAGATATTGGCGATGAGCCTGATGAAGACACTGCGAAAGAAGCAAGTTTCTCAGACGCGTTTCGTCATGCTGCTATAGTTGATGTTGATACGCTTAATGTAATACCACTACCAAAACTTGCGGACACTGACTTTATTTTTACATGGAAAATGATTAATACAGTGCTTCCGACTGAACTAGCTGGTACACGTCTCGTTGCTATTCATATTGATACGGATGATAGTCCTCAGTTTTTCTTCCCTATACCAGATTCTCTACGTGTTAAGCGGTCTAAGACAAGCAAGAAGGGTAAGACTGCTTCTGCTAAACGCAGCTCATCAAACAAGGCTATGATAGGCGGTTCTCGTAAGACACATAAACATAGTCGCAAGTGTGCAAAATAAATAAAGAAAAGATCCCAGAGTAGAATGTTTGCCAAGTGGATCCATATCTTCGCTATCGCACTGTTAGTTATCGGTGGTCTTGCCTGGGGTATCTTGGGACTAACACGGACGAATGTGGTGTCCGCCATCTTCGGTCGCTTCGCCCCTGCTATCTACGTGGCGGTCGGTGTTGCCGCGCTCCTGGTGGCGTTCAAGCGCTCCTCCTATCTGCCGTTCCTGGGAGAGACCGTGATGCCGTGTTCGCTCCTGTCAGAACGCACACCGGAACATGCCGATACTGCTGTTGATATACATGGACTAACACCCGGCTCCAAGGTGCTGTTCTGGGCTACGGAGCCGGCCACGGAGGGTCTCGCCAAGATCAACGACTGGCGCCGTGCCTATCTGGATTTCGCCAATGCTGGTGTCACCACGGTAGACGCGGGCGGCCATGCTACGCTCCATGTGCGCAAGCCGCAGCCGTACACGGTTCCCATGAAAGGTCGGCTGGAGGCGCACGTCCACTGGCGTGTCTGTGGTGATGACGGCATGGTGGGGCCTGTTAAGACTACGAAGCTGACGGGCGGGCCGCTCTAAGGAATAGTCTGTGACTGTGACGACGTTAAGGAGCTTGCGACCGCTCTAAGGAGCTTGCGACAGCAGTGAGATCACATGAAGACACTTGATAACTGACAACACGTGCCATACTGAGTGCCCCACCCAATATGGAACGAGTCCTTGACGATCAAGTGATCCAAACACAATATTACTGTAAGCGATGAGGCCGTTGAGACAGAATATCCACCATGCTGCCGATCGTCCCCAGAAATACCAACAGTCGGCGGCGAACCACGCACCAGCCATCAAGTGATCAGCAATGGCCAGCCACCTCCAATGAGTCTCGCACACCGTTGAAAGTCCCGCTGACAGAAGGACGATTGTACTATATGCGGGAGAAGTTGTATAGGAGGCAACATACATATGTGGAATGGTTGTGAGTATTAACAGGAGTTCGGCTATCATTCCACTATTAGATGGATGCGGGCCTTAGCAGGTGTTGGTCTGTGTAACCGCCGCTTGGAATGCGGTAGCGATCGCATCGCTGAAACAAACAGCTCCACCAGCACGTGCGAACTGGGTAGTCATTCTGTTAATGTCGCCGATACAGAGTGTGGGCTGGGTGGTGTTGGTCGCAAAAGCCTGCTTACTCGGCCGTGCCGGCAGGCCGGCTGTCTGGCTGCGCCAGCAGCCTTTCGGCGGTGGGGTCGCAACCGCCCATTTGCTGTGGTCGTCGTAGGATTTCCAGCTCCAAGCCAGATTCTGAATATCCAGTGTCTGCCAGTCATTACACGCCGGTCCCTCCTCAGATCCGCGAAGCCAGCTTTCCACCATCAGGCTAGACTTCAGGGCGGGAGACACACAGGCCGACCAGAGATCCGCATTCCACGCTGGTGTTTTGGCAAACACTGTTGCGTCCAGACCACCGATTGTGACTGCCGTCTGCTGACACACGGGATCTGCTCTCCAAACACCATCGGCCAGATCACCGACCGCCAACGGAAACGCGCTGAAGTCTCCTCCTATCTCGTAGATGTGCGGATGATTGAACTGGAGTGTTTCAGCCAGCGGACCAACAGCGGCCGGTGTCAGACTGAAACAGGCGGCGGACTGTCCGTACATCCAGGCGTTACTGCCGAGACCGGCGTAGCCAGCGGGATCTTGGATCGGCCCAGCGGGGAATTTGGGCACGGAATGTGTCAGCCAGAAACCGCCTCCATTAGCCGTGGTGTCCAGGACGAGGGAGCCTTTAGTATGTCCATAGGAGAAGTTGTAGTAGTCCGACATGGGAGGCTCATCATTCCACAGAATGTAAGCGGCAGAGGAGGAAGCGGTCCAGATCTGCCGGAGGGTGGAACTCATGGCACCCACACTGGTGTCATTCATGGAGTGCGACGAGGCCTTGAACGCACCGTTAGACGTCGCATCTCCGTAAAAATAGTCCGTGCCACGAGGAGCCTTGACAGCAACCCACCAGTCTACATCGCGACCTGAGTCGTCTTTACACTGAAGAGCTGATGACACAGCCAGTGTTAAGAATCCTATGATATTTCTGAGAAGGTTCATCCTAGAAGGGCCGCCTAAAAAACGGGAGCGACTCCACTCGCTGCCCACGTGCAGATCCAGCCGGTCTGGTAGGCATCCTGGTCAGCCAACGAGCCACCAACACCCTCGCTTCCAGATCCACCGATCAGCTGAACGCGCTGGAAACGGTAGGCGGCGAGCGGATTGCTGGCCGAGACCGGTACGGTCACTGAGCGACGGAGATCGCGGAGGAGGCTACCGGCTAGAAGAACACCCATTGGAGCCCATGAGACGGTGGTCTGGGTTGGCAGAGTGGTTCCAGCCACGAGAGCATCTACAGTCGCCTTGGTGTAGACTAACACTGGTCCCAATGCCAGGTACGGATTGACCTTGGCAGCGAAGGAGTTAAGCACTGGTTCTGGTTCTGGTTCACCCAATTTAGCAACAACAATATCTATTCCGCCAGTATCTGTCCCACCAGGTACGACACCATTTGTAGCGTATGTAACATAAATTGATCCACTAGAGTTTACTGATAATGAAGAGAATCCTGTAGCATTGCCAGGAACTACTGGACTTATATCAGATGGTGATATATTCCATAATTCAGTTAATATATCACTGGCTCTCTTCACTATAGTAAGCTTCGTGCTACTATCATTGGTTGAAAAATAAGATATATATATATTGCCAGATACATCAACCCCTAATCCTGTTTGAAATGTTGCAGGAGTAAATTCTGATGGAATCTGTGTAGCCTCTTGAATAACAACTCCAGTACTAGCGTCCACACTAGCTACATATATGATTATTGCGTATTGCTGATACACATATGAAATATATAGTCTATTATTGGAAGGATTGAAAATAATATTTGATTTAACATATCCAGATCCTGCCGGGTTTATGAAGGAATTTTGTATAATCCAGGGTATAGTACCAGATGGATCCATTTTAAACACAACTATACCAGGACCGTTATTATCAGGTCCAGGTACAGTTGCGTCTGTATCATATGATCCATATACATTTCCAGCTAGATCGGCAATAATCCTACAATCATTAGATCCACTAGTAACTGTGGGTGTTTCACTTTTCCAGACAAAATTACCGACTGAACCAAGTTTGTAAACTGTAATCTTAGCACTAGAATATTCTGTATTATAATAACCAACATATATGAAGTCCGCGCCGCCATCAGTATAACATGTTATACTTGGCGAAATATCATCTATATCAGTATTAGTAGCTACTATTTGCTTAATCCAGTCTATAGAACCATCTGTTGTTGCTAGTTTAACAACAACAGTATCAGCTCCACCAGCAGAAGTTCCGCCAGAAACTATTCCAGTTATACCATACGCAATATAAATATGACTCCCAGCAGGATTTATTGTTATAGATGGAAATGAACCAATAGGAGAACCATCGGTATTAGATAAGTCGGCATATTGTTTCACCCATTGGACAACACCGGCGGTATTTAATTTGAGTATTACAATATCAAAACCGGTGGTGCTTGTCTTGGTATTTCCAGATGTTGCGCCTTTTGTCCTATATACAATGTATGAGTTACCTGCTGAATCAGAGATAATAGAAGAATCCTGATCATCTGCCACTGTATTAAATGACGGCTGCTGCGTAATCCATTCAAGGACAGGGGGAGTAGACATTGTTTCTAGTAAAGGATTCTAATATTAATATATGTAAGCATATTATTTTTATAAAGGAAGGAATCAGGGGTGTTAAAATACTGGGGCGATACCGCTTGCAGCCCATGTACATATGTAGCCGGTCTGCCATGCATCCTGATCAGTCGGCGAACCACCAACACCCTCACTGATATGTCTGCGTGGAGCTGGCATTAGTTACTTTATCAATATTTTTGAAACTTTATGTAGTTACAAAAATCATAATAAGATGTAAATTTGCTGCCACTAGTTTTCTCAAAAACCATCGTCGGCACTAACATTCTTTCAGAATGTAAATTTGCTGCCACTAGTTTTTTTTAAAAACCATCGTCATGCAGCCGGTTACCACCACGCTGATTAATAAAATCACGCTGTTTCGCCGTCGTGCAAACACAGCCACCATCGCTGCTCAGCGTCGCACCGCAGCACTCGGGCTTGACCTGGTTGTTGGCGAAGATGAACAGATTATCGGGGCCCACCTCAATCTCGGGGCCAGCCAGGGGCTCATTCGGCAGACGGGCACGGAAACCCTGTGCCGCCGGTGGCAGACCCGTGGCCAGATTGCGACCATCATAGCTGCCGATTGCCGCAGTGCCAAACGCAGAGCCGCCCGCCGGTACTAACATATCCATAAAACCCTCTGCAAGCATGCCGCTCGCATGCTTGCCACTCGCATGCTTGCCGCTCGCATGCTTGCCACTCGCATGCTTGCCACTCGCCACTATCGTAGTGGCAAAGTTCTCACGCGTGCGCTGGGGCCAGTTGGTCATGCCCATCAGCATACAGACGTTGGCGATGAACAGTAGGGCGAGCATACCGAGCAAATACATTCCACGAGTTGTCATGCTTCTACTTGAAGGGAACGGATTTATCAGCCTGGCGGCCCAGGACAACCACATCATTAATGGCCCCAATCCGTTCCAGCCCCACATCGGAGGCATCGCGAACTAACACCTCCTGTCCTCCTCCTGCCAGTCCGCGAAGCCACACAGTGCCGGTGCTCGTATATAGATGGATCCAGTGATCGGTGTGAGCGGAGAGCCGGGATGCGCCAGCCGGTTGGCTCCATATCCGCCTCTCTTTATTCCATACCCAGCAGCCGGTGCTCACACCATCCGCTGTAGTAGATTCCTCCACAACATCTGGTGTCATCTCCACACGACCTAACACGGTTGCCCAAACGTCATCACCGCAACGGATCTGTTCTCCCAGCCTCACATCACCAACACGCATCCAACCACCCTCACGTGTCAGCACTTCCGTATGCGGATGGAGCGCCGCTTCACTCTCGGACATCTCTGATACCACCGAATCAACAGAAGCCGTCTCGCCATTCAGTGTCTGCTGTACCGCAGTATGCCAGGCACGCTGTTGGTCCTCCGCATCATCAGGGATCTCTTCCCAATCCGCAAACTCTATGAGCGAGCCACCATGTCCCACACACGGAATGCGGCGATTCGTAGTTGTTAGACACCACACCTCCTCTGCACCAGCGACGCGTCCACCGTGCCGAAGAATCTCCATCACTGTTCGTGGCATGATCCGCGCATCGGGATATTCACGGACCGGTATCAGCTGACCGCCGGCTCCACTATAAATCAGATGATCACCTGTCACCTGAACGCCATGGACATCATACACCGGGTCACGTGTTAGGAACCGATGGACCGCCGTGACTCGTCCACCTCCATGGAGCGCATCTCCAATACGCACCTCTTCAATGGGACGGGCCTCGCTACGTCTTGGTGCTCCTGTACTAGTGGAAGCAGTCACAACAACAGCAACCCGCGTGCCCGCACGGAAACACGCACCAGGGACGAACAGCTCACTCACCATGGCTGCCGCTATTGCCGTCCCCACTGCCACAACCACCAAGGAGAGTACGAATGTCATCGTGATGATGAGGCCCGAAATCGGCAGAAGCAGGAAGAACAGAATGAACATGAGTGAGACGAGGATACCAATCACGATGATAGCGACAATCAGTGTTACTTTAACAGAGTCCACGAACGCCATGATGGAAGAAATCAGTGCGTAGACTATTGCGAGCAGCGACGCCTGCATGCGTCCAATGATGCTGTGCATCTGAACCAACGAGTTCTGAAACAGCTTCGCCGTATTCTTCATCCGATCCATGAATGTGGAATACGCCTCGTAACAGACTTGCCACACATCCACAAACACATCTGTCAATAAACTCGTAACATCCTCCGCCGCTCCGACCACTTCGCCCTGCGCTGCTGCCAGTTCTTTAGGCACCTCGGCCGCAACAGAAATAGCGCGTTGTATGTATTCCTTCTGGCACACTTTCCAGTTATCTTCCGCAAATTTACCAGCCGTGCGCGGATCAGTTGCCGGTTTGAAAGCGCCGGCAATCGGAACCACACCGGGGTCGCATCGTCGTTCTTCCCAGTTTGCCGCAATGTTGGCACGATATGCGGTGGCCATGGCCACGCCGAGGCCGAGTGTTAATCCAATGGTGACTGCCAAAAATTTCCCTAGGGTAGCAGCATTCATCCCCTGACGGCAGCGTGGGTTTTTTCAGATTCTATGTGTCCTTGGTAGAGACCATGTCCCGCTACACCCGCAAGAGTGTAAATCGCACGGCTAGTGGTGGATGTCCCAGCGGTTACCATCCGCGCCGCTCTTATCGGGTGCGCCGCACGGGTACGCGTGTGGCTGGTGCCTGTGTTCGCGCCACCACTCGCTCTGGTCCCCGCCGTACCTTCTTGAAAACAGTTAGGAAGCGAATGACACAGCGTCTCCGCGGTATCCCACGCTTGCGTCGTGGTGTGACTGCTTGTGGTACCGGGCAGATAGTACGTGACGCCTACGTAAGGATTCGTCTGGGTAAAAGACAGTTCGTGCCGGCCGCCTGTATTCGCGACGTAGGTAACCCTGGAAAGGGCATTCCCGGCTCCACTCCCAGCGGAGTTGGGAGGGTCGGCATTGGACCATTGCGTAAGGGCGAACTGAAGCGGTTCGGCTATGACGATGTGGTCACCATGTCAGAGGCACGTCGTCATCTGGCATTGGCCGCCGCTGTGCGCGCCTATGGCGCACTGACTGTGTGGCGCAAGATCAACGCGGTGTTCATCTACACGAAGAACACGTCACCGGCCTCGTCTAGGGTTTTCAAGGCAGATCGCGACTGGATCAAGGCCACTTATGGCATTACTGCTTTCTGAAGCGCATTGATCTCCCAACACTCTCACGTCAGAACTACCTAAAATAATAGGGTTCTGACGATAGGGGAAATGTCGGAAACCGCACAACCAACATCACCGGTTGATGTTAGTGCCGTGTCAGATGATAAACGCAAAGCTGCCCTAGATGCGCTCTATAAATATGGCGCCGCTGCCACTACAGATAACGATCCCGTCATCATGGGCTCCATCAAAGAAACACCATCGCCACTGAGCTTCGTGGGACTAACACTCGTCCTCGGTCTCATTGCTTATGTGATCTCGGAGATGGCCAACTACAATGAGATCCGACAGAACTGGGAGAAATATCGGTGTCAGCCATCTATTGCGCCCTTTGCCAAGTTTTACGGACACGATGTGACAGAGACACTCAACTTCTGCGCAGCCGAGGCCGTTAAAGAGCACGCTCCAGGTGTCATGGCGCCGATCTACGAGGGTGTCAACAAGATGATCGGTGTCGTGGACGGTGTCTATGAGAAAGCAGAGGCCGTGGAGAGTGGTATTGCCGGTCTGATTGGCGGCTTTGCCACTTTCGTCACGAACTTCGTGAACTCGCTGGGTCTCATCGGCACACGTATCCGCATGTCCGTTGTCCGCATCAAAGACATTTTCATGCGGCTCTACGGTTCATTCATCGCATTCGTCTATGCGGGTATCTCAGCCATCACATTCGGTAACAATCTGATCTGTAATCCGCTCGTCACCTTCGTGGCGGGCTTCGCCGGTGTGGATCTCTGCTGTTTCGCGCCAGGCACACAGATTGCTGTTGCCGGTGCAACGGGTAGCAAAGCCATTAAAGATATCGCGATAGGAGATGTGTTAGTCGGTGAGGGCGATGTCCGTGTCACCTCCGTCTATCGTTTTGATGGCAGCAGCACTGCGATGGTGCGGCTCCACGGTATCCACGTGAGCGGCAACCACTATGTGTCAAGTCCCTTTTCCAGCAAAATGATCCACGCCGCCGCACATCCTGACGCGATCCCTGCGGACTCTCTGCCCATAATCTACTGTCTGGCCACGACAACTAACACCATTCCTGTTGTCTCTCCTGTAACCGGTGTCACGCACCAGTTTGCCGACTATGAAGAGAGCTATGATCCCATCGTGATTGCGGATACACAGCGTGCGGTAGAGGAGGCGCTGAACGGTATAGGACGAACAGGTCCCATTGTAACGGATTACAGTCTCGGCATTGATCAGAGATTCTGTGTAAAGACCCAGGCGGGAGTAACACGTCTGCTCAGTGATATTCAGCTCGGTGACATACTTGAATCTGGTGCGCGAGTGTCAGGCATTGTGTCGGAAGTCTGTGAATATGTCTGTGCGGTACCTGACACTTCTGGGCTCGTAGTCTCCGCGGCACAGCTCGTATTTTGGGACGGACGATGGCAGCGTGCCGGTAATGTTTGGCCGGCTGCCGTGTCGCCTAAGTCTGTTCTCTGTCACGTGTTACTAGACGGAAACAAGTCGTTCGTGATATACACGGATTCTGGACCGCTGCCGGTTCGCGATTATGCCGAACATGCGGATGATGCGGTAACCCAGGTGGCGTATGATAGAGCAATGGGGGTTAAAGGTGACAAGTGTTAAGTCACTCCAAATGATATCCCGTACGATGATATCAGGTGATATGCCCACGATTAACATGTCTGACATTCCGCGTGTCTGGTCACCGGAGCCGGGTCCAGAGCAACGCACCACCGGCCTCAAGACGATTCATGGCACGGTGTATGGTGTTTTCCGCGAGAGTCTTGTGGGTCTCCACGACTCAGCCTGGTGGACGGGATTCCAACTGAAGTGTCCTGATGCGCCTGACACTGAGTTCTATGTTCGTCTCATGAGCGACATTGGCGTGGAGCAGCCGTTTAGCATTACAACTGCGTGGACCCAGAAGGCTAGTGACTGGCAGCCGCTGCCGTGGGCTATTCCACCGAAGCTAGCCACATTTCTGCGGCTCTATTTGGAGATCACGCCTCTGCCTTGTGAAGGGCCTCAGGGTCCTATGTGGGTCTCTCGTCGGCTGGGATTTCATGAGCTTGGCCAGAATGTGTCACCAGATGGACGTTATAAGTTTGTTCATGCGGATGGACAGATCTGTGCTATATGGGATGAGCGTTTCAGTGCGTGGGCTACAAAGAAACAAGGATATGTGGCACATTGGGGATCCGCTTACTATGTAGTTCCGCCTCTGCGTGACTTCTTGATGCATAACATGCCGTGGGTAGACGGACGGACACATTGTCTGCTCAACTGGGATGAGTGTGTAAAACTAGTATGACTACTTGTAGCGCAGTGTCTCACAAGCGGAAAGGTCAATACTAGTGACTAGCTAGTATGACTACTTGTAGCGCAGTGTCTCACAAGCCCCTAGCTATAAAAGTTGACACATGGCACATTTTGGTAGGGTGCTAAATCACGATGAATGTTTCTACACTGAGCAACACAACGACACGAGAGGAACGCACCTTGCGCCTTCTAGCACATGCGCAGGCGTGCGCTAGGGCTTCTGGTTCCGTATCAGCACTATCAGCAGCAACAGGAACTGGTGACGCATACTCCATGCTGGTTGATCAGCTGCGATCCCAAGCTGGCGACATGGCTGCCATGTGCTCAGGCGGTATGGAGGTGCGTGCGCACGTGACTGCAGGATCACGATCTGTTGTGCTTATGCGAACCGACAGCCCATCAGCCGCAGCAGGAGAAGCAGCGCGACAAAGGATGCGGTCTGCCACCAGTCCCGGAGTGTCTGACCCATAGTAAGAGATGCCTGGTCCAAAAATAGAAAAACCGCAAACCGAACGTGTCCAGGAGTGTATAACTATTTTGCGTAAGATTACCGACGATCTGGAGATTCCTGTCACGAATCCAAGCATCCGTTTACTCAAAAAGCGTATGGGCACCTATTGGCGCGATGGGCTCTTACAAGAGGATAAAATACCGCTCGTAGGATCCAATAGATATATTTTGTATAGATTTCCACACTGGGAGCATCAGATTGTTGAGATCACCCTTCGTGCCGGCCCGATTACTCACTCAGCACTCCCTTCAGATCTTGCGGCAGAGATAGCGGAGTAAAGCTGTAATGCGCAGCGATCTGATCCAGAGTGTCCTTCTCATCAGGCGTCAGCAGTGAGATCGCCACACCCTTGCGACCGTACCGACCACAGCGACCAATACGGTGGATATAGTTCTCCTTGTCCTCAAAGCTGGGAACATCAAAGTTAAACACCATCTTCACGTGCTGAACATCAATGCCGCGAGCCAACAAGTTCGTGGCAATGAGCACACGCGTCTTACCCGTGCGGAACTCCTCCATGCGAGCACGGCGCACCACCTGCGTCATGGGATCACCATAGATGACACTCACCGGAAAGCCGCGCTCCGTCAGGGCATGGAACAGCCGCTCCGCACGCTCCTTGGTGTTCGCGAAGATGATGGACTGCGGGATGCTCATCGCCTCAAAGATGTCACAGATACAGTCCAGCTTCCACGCCTCATCGGCCATCTCCACATAATACTGCTTAATACCATCCAGCTTGACATCGGCCGTCTTCAGTGTCACGCGCACTGGATCGCTCAGAATCTTGTCGGCCAGCTCCTTGACCTCATCAGGCAGCGTGGCCGAGAAGAAACCGACACGGCAGTCCTTGGGCAGACCCAGCCCAACAATCTCGCTGATCTGATCACCGAAGCGATCGCGCAGCATCTCATCCGCCTCATCCAGCACAAAGCTGCGGAGGTTACGGAAGGAGATGTCACCACTGGACGCCAGATCGTAGACACGGCCAGGCGTGCCGACCACCACATGGGCGCTGCGGCACTCGCGGGCGTTTACATGGCGGGGAATGCCTCCCACCGCCAGCACTACACTAATCTCCATATAGGCGCTCAGACCACGAATCACCTTCGCGATCTGATCGGCCAGCTCGTGGGTATGCGCCAGAACCAGTGCCTGCGTGCCCTTCACCGCAGGATCCACACGACTCAGCAGACCAATGCCGAAGGTGCCCGTTTTGCCCGTACCAGATTGTGCCTGTCCAAGCACGTCGCGACCAGCCATCATAGGGCGGATCGCCACGGACTGAATCGCGGAAGGCTTCTCAAAGCCGTGTGAGTAAATACCGCGGAGAAGATGCTCAGGTAGACCCATATCATCAAAGTTTTCCACGGGCGGAAACTCCGCCGCACCAGTGGTCTCTACCGTAAAATCGCTGTCAGAAACGCGTGTTGTCATGCTTGCCATCGTGCTTATAACAGGTGGGCAAGCGCTTTAGGTGTCAACTTTGTGACCAACTATTGTGAGAACATCAGCGCTCCTCGCCCATTTTTGATGCGCAACATGTTATACGTGGTCAGCCAGACATAGATGTTGAATGCTGGAGCCGGCTGGATTTTGCGGACCAGAGGCACTATTGTCGCACCTGCTTCTGTTGGATCACCCTCAGACACTTCAATAGATTCCACCTCACTAATGTAGCGACTGACATAGCTGCCTCCTCCGCCTCCGCCAATACTACCAGATCCACCTCCTGTATAGCCGTCTCCACCATGATGTGTATTAACACTACCGCCTACCGATATTCCTGATGATACCCAAGCAGCGGTAGGATTAATAGGCGCCGCTGTGCCATCAAGAAGACCAACACCGGCCTCTGCCAATCGTCCTCCCCCCGCTCCGCCATAATCTGGTGGTGTTGGAGCCGATGCCTCGTGTGTTTGGACTCCATCACCACGGAATCCGATAGCCACCGCTGTTGCTGCGCGTCCTCCACTTGCATCTAGGCCATATCCACCAGATCCCGCCACGGCAATCCATGTGTATGTGGATGGCGCGCCCAGTTTCTCAACAAGGAGACTGACAGCGCCCCCCAGTGAGAAGCGCAACCAGACCACACAGTTGTATCCGAATGTGCGTTGGAGCGCCTGTAGATCTATCACACCTCGCACATATGCTCCACGACCGCCATTGGCCGCTCCGCGGAGTTCCACTTGAATGGCCGCCGTATTACGGCTCACATAGTTAAACACGCGATAGAGAATTTGCGACCCTGTAAACGGAAGAGGAGGGGGCTGAGTCGTGTCAGTTTCCCATGTTGACCGATCACAGTCATCCAGATTCATTGTGAGTGCCAGTTCCTTGGATGGAATCTTGTCCCAGTTCGCGAAGCCGCGCACCTCGTCAAGCTCCAGATCCAGCGCTTCTGCGAGACCACCCGTTGGCCAGAATCCGAAGTCATACCGATACACATAACGATCAATGAGCGGCGTGCGTTTACAGCCGAGTGCCGGCAGCAGCGATCGGAAGAACGATGGTCCCTCATGTTCAAATCGCCGAGTTCCGCGATACCAGAGCGTAGCAGCCGCAATCGGATCAGATCGCCGATCCGCAAAGCCGGGGCGGAGATAGCCGTCACCATAATCCCAGTTCGGCGCACGCACATCGGGCCACCATGGTATCTCAGAAGGCGCGGCACCAGGTGGGCCCAGATCACGACTAAACAAGAAATACGCGTTATAATCCGTTGCCTCCGTGCGCTGTGCCACCCATGTCATATCTCGCACGAGGCCGCCCTGTGCCAGCGGAACACGGATTTGGCGAGAGCCCACGGTCTGCGTCACCGGAACAGCAATGTGCTGTTCAATCGGAATCTGTAAGTCCGCCATACGATAGGCAGAGGCCTCACGGTCCTCAAGACTTATATACTCTATAATCCAGAAGGCCTCCTGAAAATGCCACGTGTTCGCCGGTGGCATGGTTACACCGGGCAACACGCGTCCAATCGGTGTCTTACTGTCTATGAGTGAACCACAACTGATACCGAGACGTGTTATATCGTAGATTGGCACACCACCGCTAGGCTCAGGCCACTGTTGATAGAATCCACAGCCGGCCATGATCGGCAGTGGCCCCGCCTGTGTCGCCTCCGCGCCAGGATTCGCCGGATTCACACGCGCATCCGTATAGATGCATTCCTGAAGCGTGCGGAAATCCACGGTGATCTGAACCTTGTCTTTGGCCAGTGCCTGGATGGGTAGCGCCTGCGGACCGGGACCACGATTCCACCAAAATGGAAACACAATCTCCAGTGTCTGAGGACGTGTCTGTGTTGGTTTGTCGCCGCGAAAGTCAAATTGGGTATAGTCGGTGGGATTTCGCGCAATCATAGAATTGGTGGAATCCCAATGTTCCACCTCACCGGTCTGCTCATCAATCACCTCAATGAGACGACTGTCAAGCTGGTCAACTACAGTTCCACCGATGGAAAAGGTCGCATTGCTACAGATCGCATTGCCGACCGCATTCGTCCAAGACCAAAATGGACCGAGCAGACATGTTGAAGTAGATTCACTATATGAGCGCGCTGCCTCCTTCGCCCTCTGTTGTGGCGTATATATATCTGGTAAGTTGATAACGAGTGTAGCACGTGTTATGAGTTCGCCTATAATCGGCAGTGTTACCGTGGCTTTCCGTCCAAAATCTGCGAGATTGTCAAACTCCACGCGGCGCCACTGCGAGGCCCAGCGGGTGCGCTGGCGGATCACGCTGGTGAAAAACCCTACAGATGGCTGTCCCCGTGGCGAGTTCAACCGTTCAAGGTCTTGAAGACCCTGTGTGACGATGCGTAACATGGACGATGGTGTTGCTGCCATTCCCTTCTCTTGTCCGCTATTCAGAGAGGGCAGCTTTAGCCTTACAGCTTTAGTTGTTGCCACTGCCGCTGCCGCTGTCGCTGTCGCTGTCGCTGTCAACCGGTGTACCAGAGACGATAGTAGAAGCCACCGGCAAATAGTAACGAGCCGACATCTCTTGTTCAACTGAGTTGACGAGATCGCGCCCAGCACGATAGGTTCCTTCATCGTCATCGTCTGCGATAACTGCCCATGCGCCTTCATTGGAGCCCACTATAGACCGCCGAAAGATAACATCCATAACGACTCCTTCTGCGGATTTGCTCGTGACACGCCCATACAGGTCATAGGGGGTCTCGCCTGGTTCGCGTTCGCGCACATAATAGTAACGTCCCTCATCAATATTTTCAAACACCACATGGACGAGCATTGTGAGCCCACATGGTGTTAGTTGCGATAGAGGCTGGGGGGAAGCTGACATGCCGTGTCTATACATGTCAGTTGTTTTTGGGGTCTTTAGGTCCCGTAGGTCCGCTATTCAGACAGGGCAGCTTTAGTCGCTGTCGCTACCACTGTCGCTGTCACTGCTGCTGCTTCTGCTGTCACACGGTAGATAGTAGCGCGCAGATATATCCTGCTCAAACGAGTTTATAAGATCACGACCAACACGATATGTTCCATTTTCATCACCATCCGCTCCAGATTCCCATACGCCTCCACTAATATCTGTACCAGGTCGCCGGAAAAGTACATTTATAACAACAGAATCAGCAGTTTTATTGATAACACGCCCATATAAATCGCGTGGAGTCTCACCCGGCTCACGTTCTCGCACATAATAATAACGCCCCCTCTCAATATTGTCAAACACTACCTGTGTCAAGGGCATCAGACTACCGCTCAAGAGTTGTTCTCGTTGAAGTGCGCGGACCGACATGGATTACTTATAAAGAATAGACGATATTCTGCCGTTTAAGTCGCCGCCCACTCTAAGGGGAATGTTTAGCATGCTTGAAGTTGGTATGTTTTGGCTCCTACAGCTGGCTGTGGTAGCGGCGAATCCGCTCATCGGCGCAATCGCGTTTGGTCTCGTGATCGCGCTACTTGTGCTGGTTTTCAAACGGTTCGGATGGCTCTGGGGCTTTGGAGCACTAACACTGTTGGGCCTCATATCGGGACCAGCACTGATATTAACACCGGTGATTGTTGTGGTTACGCTGTTGGCCCGTTTCAGAGGCAGTCCTGGCTCCGAAACCAAGAGCGAGATGCGGCCGATTTTGCTAGAGCCTCGCGACGCAAATCGGAATCGGTAGTGCGGTTATGATTACTATTAATTCTAGAACTAATAGTTATAACATGAAAACCATAGTTATAGTGTGGAAACAACAGTTAGTGCGTCCTAATGGAAGCATAAATACATCATATTGGGGGCTAGGTGATCTATTACGAGGTGTATGCGGTATGTACACAGTATGTAATGAAATGGGATATAACCTATATGTTGATATGCGGCATCATCCTTTGGGCCAACTGTTTAAACAAATAAGTCATCCACATGAAACATTAGTTGATTCAATAAAAGATACTATGTCTATTAATACTTTTGAGTCACATGATTTAATTAAAACATTTTTAAACAATAAATTTAAAGATTCTGATGTATGGTGTGGCTTTATGTGGGCTGGATTATACATTTTTGAAAAACCTATTTCAGAACAGTGCAAAAAATTTATTAAAAGTATCTTAATACCAACTGATGACTATAACTCGTACATAGATGCCCATGCCCCATCATATAAATATGACATTATACATTTTCGTATGGGCGATACGCATATACATAGTTCATCTGTTAGTATCCCTCCACACATATTACGCTTATTAGAAGTTAGTTCAACTAGCAATAATATACTAGTTAGTGATAGTCATGAATTGAAGAAGTGTGCGCTACGATTATATCCTACAAAATATACTATACTGGATACACATTCGTGTCATGTTGGCTTTGAATCTGATATTGAAAAAATAAAATCAACAATATTTGAATTCATTGTCGCAAGTCGTGCTGAAAGTATTAAGACATTTACTGTATACTCATGGATATCAGGATTTGTCAATATACTACATATGATTTATGATGTTCCATTAATTATAATGAAAGCATAACTAGTATTATAAAGTTTCTATCTTGGTACGATATATATCAGCAACAACGGATTCTCCATATTTTGTATAATGCGCAAGTACTGTTTCAGGAAGATAGATGGATGATGTATCTGGATGTATTTTATTAAGTTCATATGAGATATCTAAGAATGGTATCTCATATTTCTCACATATTTTTTGTATTAGTTGAACTAGTTCATAACGCTTTCCAGTAGCACGTGTATATATATGAGGAACTATGAGTAATTTCTTACCAGCTAATAAATGTTTTATTTCTAAAATATCATGTTCTATATCATTGTCTGTAAGTTCTCTCTTATATATCTTTGTATAGTCATGTAATCTATATCTAATATTATCTAAGGCAATATGATGTACATAATGCCCTTCATATTCATAACAGAGCCGGCTTGCTATTTCAATAATAAACAGATCCGTATTGTTAAAGCTTTCTGTGAATTGCTCTGGATTCAATATAGTATTATTTAATAATCCACTGCGGAAGACACATTTTGTAAGTTCATTGGGAATAACTAATGTCCCATTACAAAATTTTATAGCTTGAACTACTTCTTTTGAATAGTGTGGATAGGTTAAGCCTTCTTGAATATTTGATAACGTATAATATTTAGAAATAGGTATTTGACGACATGAGCCTAAAATAGTGATAAGCATAGTTATATACTATAGTTTGATTAAATAACAATATATATTAGACGCAGTTCTGGCTCCGAAACCAAGAGCGAGATGCGGCCGATCTTGCTAGAGCCTCGCGACGCAAATCGGAGTCGGTAGTCAGAGCCGTCTTGCCACATAGGAGAAACGAATGAACGCGGGCGTATCCCCACTGCTGCTGTGTCGCACCGGGCCTGTGACCTGTGCGCCATGCGGCCATGCCACGATTGTAGCTCTCGCGAATGTAACGTAGAGGTACGCCGGTTGCTGCCGACTTGGCCTCTAGGCTCAACGCATCAGGAAAGATGCGCTTCCATGCGACGGTGTAGCCGCTCTTGCGAGTCTTAACACCGCGATCTGTCTTGAATCCCACATAGGCTTTGGGATCACGTGATCCCATGGCACCGAAATGGCGGATCTCGGCCGCACGGCGTTTCTGTGTCCGCCTGTTGAGACCGGCGTAGTACTTGTGAGGTCCCTTTAGAGTTTTACGCATCCTCTGCTGAGGGCGGTGTCTTTACTGGCTCAGGCCCAGCGGTTTACGATGGGAATCCAGCTCAGAAAACGACGAAAAAAGCTAGGAGGGGTGACAGTCGCTGTCTCTGGCTCTGTGATGGGTTCTGGGATAGCAGGAGAGGTGTTAGTTTCTGGGATGGAGGGAGCAGGAGTTGCTTCTGCGGCAGTAACGGCAACAGGAGCTGTCTCGGTTGCGGTAACAGTGGGAGCAGTAGCTGTCTCTGTGGCAGCAAGAGGCGCGGTTTCATCATGGCTCTCTTCAACAATAGAATCCTGGCGTTTAGGCTTAGACTTGTAACGGGCCATATTTGATCTTCTGATCTGGGTGGCGGCTTTAGTTGGGGGCCAAAAATATCAACATCACCATTTATCCACTTTTCGCAATCTCCACAATCTGGTGGATAGCTCCATAGTACAGATTCGGTCCATTTGAAGCAGTGAACCACGGCATGTGTGTCAGAATTGCGTTCAACACATCAACTCCCACCAGATCCGGGATATCATAGATGGATACTCCATCTAGTGAAGGACAACGTTTCAGTGTAGCCCATAGACCGGCCTTTGTTACGGCATTATATACTGCCTCAACATAGCCCGAATATCCCTCTCGCTGGGTCAGTTTGGAAAAGTCGTACGGAGGAGGAGTCATTGCGGTCATCGTGCTTTTTAGGTAGCATGAGCGCGGCAACCCTTCAACTTTTACGCCACTGGGTTTAGTAGAAGGCGATCACCAGGTGTTCCAAACGCTCCATACAACTCATATGTGCGCTCTCCATCCGCAAAATAGGCGGCACGTGCGGGCCATGGTCGGTTAAAATAGCTGTTCGGATTGGTTTCTTCTTGCCATGTCATTCTATGTGGAGGGACAGTGTCATTCACTTCAAGAAGTTTGAGTTTGGTCCATCCACGACCTGTCTGACTTTCTACACAAAATACAAATGTGCGGGTATTCCCATCATCGCTAATCATATCTAGCGTATACCGACCGTCTGTGTTCATTTGGTATAGAGTGGCGGGGTGGCTTTAAGGGGAGGGGGGCGACGATTCACTCTTCCTAACAATGATATACTGGAATACATCATCGGTTATGTCACTGACACGCGTCCCATCCTCCTTCATTACTTCAAACCCCAGGCTGCGCAGACACTGGAGCAGTTCATTCTGACCATCTGCTAAAAGCCATCGCTGGAATGACTCACAAATAACAGCTCGTCCTCCAACCTTGAGGATGCGCTGTGTTTCACGGAGAACCGCCTCGTGATTTCGTGCCCACAGAGATCGGCTGAGCACAGCAATATCATAGGAATCGTCCTCATAAGGGAGCGCACCCATGTCAGCCACTGTCACTGTATCGTCAGCTGCATGGACATCAACGGATGTCCATTTCATGCGACTTACCTCTGATAGATTACGGAGACGATTACGCCCACAGCCGAGATCTATTGCGGTATAGGAAGGCTTGTTCAGTGGGGCTAGCATAGCTGCAATCTTCTTGAGTGGTTGGCGCTCAAGAAGATCACGGGCATCATAAGTGTCAGCTACATCATGGTAGGCGGAAAACTCGGTAGGGTTTTTTGCGATCGTAGAGGTATATGTGTCAGCATTCATAGACTTGAACCGCTTATGGTACTCTTCCAGGGCAGACCGCTGGCGTGCCACTTTCTGAGCAGGTGTCTCTTCGGTAGGCTTCTCTGCTACTGCCTTTGGCACCTTTCGCTTGCGAATAGTTAGGGGCGGTGCTTCAGCAGGGACATGTTGGATAGTATCTGCGACTGCTGCGTTGTCAATGGTTAGTGTTGGAGTGTCAGCAGGAGTGGCAGGAATGTAGGGCGTAACAGGTGATTCATCGGCAGACCATGACCAGCCTGGTGTTGCATTAAGAGTGGCAATGCGTTCTATTGTTAGACGCGTGGCACTTTTCTTATAGTCGTGACGTTGATTCTGTTGCCATCTACCTGCTTTTTTCTCTTCAATATCTGAAGCATGATGAGATGGATATCGTTGTAGTAGTTGAAACTGAAGTTTCCAATGTTGGAGACTATATTCCCATTTATCAATATCCCATTTCCATCCAGGTGTTTTTTTCTCTAGTTTTTCTATCCTTTCAGGTGTAAGATGTGATGCCTTCTTTTTGTAAGCATACCTCTGATTTGATTGCCATAGACCTGCTTCAGCTTCTATTTTATCATCAGAACTATGATTTGGTGAGCGTTGCAGTCTCAAATATACAGATAACCAATGTTGGCGATGATTTTCCCATGATGAATCTCTTTCATCCCATTGCCACCCAGGAGTATCCTCTTCTAATATTTTAATTCTTTTCTGTGTAAGTCTAATTGATTTTTTATGATAATGTTGCCTTTGAATTGTTTGCCAGCGACCCGCTTGCATTTCTTCATTATTAGATGAACCTTGTTTAGGAAATCTCTTTAAAAGATTATATATAGTAATCCAATTCTGACGGTGTTCTTCCCATACTGAATCATATCCCCATGACCAACCTGGTGTTAACTCAGAATTTTCTAGTTGAATAATTCTTTCCAGATTTAATTTATTTCTAACGTGTAATCTACGCTGATTGCTCTGCCAAATAAAGGCACGTTTTTCATCAAGATCAGTTGCAGTTGTAGAAGGACACCGCCCTAACTTCTCATACATCGCTACCCATTCAAGGCGCCGTGCTTCCCATTTCTCATCCACATGTACCTCCGTTGTTAGTCGTGACAAGATCATTCCACCAGTAGTGTCAGCCCCTTCCACCGAATCTAAGCCCAACAGAACCTGACACTCATCACTGAACGCTACACGCATGCGATGCGCCACACGCTTCCGTGCCACCTCCATGTCAGCTGCCGCTTTCTTGGTGCCATTCTTGACCGGCTTGTAGCCCTCGCCATGCTTTTCCACAGTCACCACCTGCGCGCCATTGCCAAACATCTCCGCCTCATCGCCATCGCGCACAACGAGAGTGATTCCCTGTGTATCCGCCAGCGCGGCAACTACATCACCCGCTTCTTCCTCAGACCACTCGCCTTCACGAACAGCCTCGGCCACCTCATCCAACTCTTTCTCTTCCAGAGCCACAGCCACTTCCTCCAGCACATCCTCTGCGGATTTCTTACACGCCTTCGCCACACACTCCACTAATCCGCGATCAACCGTCACCTTCGGCTTGTGTGGATAGTTCAGCAGAGCATTAAAGAGTTCCGCATCATCCTCCGCCAGTTCCGACTTGAGCGCCGTACAGACATTGACAATAGGGCGGAAGTTGCCACGCTCTCCCTCCGCAATCTGCTTCTCCAGCAGAGCATGGATAGCCGCACGATCTCCACCACACGCCTCATACTCGGCCGCAGGCAGAAACACAGGAACTAACACTGTAGATGGTGTCTGATCTTCCTTGTTCAGAATCTTGCCATGTGCGTTCTTGTAGAGCCGCAGCACGCGACCAATCCGCTGAATATTGTCCACAATACTCGCAGTCGGATCCCATGGCAACACACAGTTGGCGCCTTTGAGATCAATGCCCTCACTCAGAGTGCGGCAACTGACCAGGATTGACACAGCCGCTGTGCTCTTCTCAAATCCGCGGAGCAGACCAACACGATCCTCTGTGTCTTCCTTAATACCCTCTACCCACCAGCCGTGTGCGCGCAGCGCCGCCGCATGCGCGGCAAGGAAGGTATGGACAGATGAGGCATCGGCACCTGTGGTGTTGGCCTCCCGTGTATAGATCAACAGCTTGACAGTGGTATGTTGTGCCAGCAGCTTCTTGATCATGAGTTCCAGCAGAGCAGTGGCACGAGCGGGTTCCGCATATTCAGTATCAACACACAGAAAGAGATCCAGATTGAAATCGCGGACCACACCATCGTGAATACCTTTCAATAGCGGATACTTGTAGTGCGGCTCCTTGGAGTCAGGCAGAGTAGCCGACAGATTGACAGTATGAACATGTGGCGCAATCTTGGCAAACGCAGCAGAGTAGATCGGCGCGGTCACATGGTGCGCCTCATCGTGGAAGATCACAGATGGAGTGTTAGTATCAGTTAGGCGCGCATAGATGTCAGGCGCACTCACATATGTAGTGAAGACATTCCATACAAGAGCTGTTAGTTCCTCAATGCTTGGAGAGAGCCGTGGAATCTTTCGTAGAGTTTTCTCAGTTGCAAGATAGTATGCTGGGCGCACACTGTATGCTGCTTCATGATCCTCATAGAACTGCTTGAGTAGCAATAGTGATGGGAAAACATGAATACATCGCTTAGATTCTATTAGTTGACTACAAGCGCGGATAACTATACTCTTACCCGCGCCAGTACATAATGAGAGGTTGGTTTCTTGTCCAACCTCGTGACGCGAAGCGACACATTCAATTGCTTCAGTTTGACATGTGCGAAGCTCCATCGTGCTTGGCTGCTGGGTGCTAGCACACACACTTCACCTTTTAAGCCCCCTGCCCAACAAACATCTCCGCGTTCAGTAGAAATGGCTTCCCCTGCGCATCCGACTAGCATCAATCGCCTAGAGCGGAATAAATACTACCACGTGTCCTATCTTGGTGGGCCGCTCGTTACTGCGAAGGTTATTGCCGGCATGAACGAGAAGTTGCCTGACGGTGGTGTTCCTGGCGGTGTGATGGTGGTTTATTCGTATGAGCCGCATCGGCCTGGATTCATTCACGAGGGAGACTCTGACTACAAGTTCTACAGCAAGAATGGATCTCATGCTCGTCGCTCATCTAGCCGCCGCCGATCATCCAGCCGCAAAGCAACGCGCCGAACTAAGTCCGCACCGAGGCAGCAGCAGAGATCGCATCACTAAGTGCCGCTGCGATACCAGGCTCAGTCGCAGAATGACCCGATCCCGGAACCATTATAAGCCGCGAGTGCGGCATCGCCTTGTGGAGCGCATAGGCAGCGGCAGGCGGACAAACAAGATCCAGTTCTCCCTGTACGATTGTTACCGGTACACGAATGCGACGCGCCGCTTTCAGAAGCTGTCCAGGACGTAACCAGCAGTTATGACTAAAATAGTGATTCTCAAGAACACTGAGAGCTGTTACCCCTTTCTGAGGAGTACGGTCAACAGTGGGCTTTACAGTTGATAACACATGTTCCCACCGCCACCAGGCGCGTGCAGCAGTCTTCCGTGTGCGGCGGTCTGCTAGACGTTTACGATAACAGGCGGTGAGCCTATGGCTGCCACCACAACCAGCAACAAACCGTTTCCATTCTGCTGGTCGCAACCGTGATGCGCCACCCTCTTCATAGAGCCACGCTGTCTCCCACGGCTCACCCAGAAAGATCCCGCGGAGAATGAGGCCAGCAACAGCCTTCGGATGCCGCGAGGCATAGGCCAGAGCCAGTGTTGAGCCCCATGAGCCACCGAACACTTGCCACGTTGGTATCTCCAGATGGGTGCGCAGACGTTCAATATCCGCAACGAGATGCCATGTTGTGTTCGCACGAAGACCGAGATACGGTGTAGATTTGCCGCAACCGCGCTGGTCAAACAGAATGACGTGCCATGACCCAAGATCAAAGAATTTGAGAACGGAATGCTGTAAGCCGCCGCCGGGTCCACCATGAAGAACAACTACAGGGCGACCCTTAGGGTTACCATGTTCTTCATAATAGATTGTGTGTCCTTCGCTTACTGGTAAGTAAGGCATCCTTAATGCTGGCGGCGACTCTTTCTGGAAGCGGAGCGACGAGTGGAGCGACTCTTCCTGTGGCTCTTACGATGGCTCTTGTGGCTCTTACGGTGGCTCTTCCTGTGACTCTTCCTGCCACGACGATAGCCACCAATATAGGGTTTGGCTGATCCTGCTGGTGCTATATCAACAGCAATATGGTTTACAGGCTTATGGACTACAACCTCTTCAAGAGCAGCTGGTGCCCCTCCTCCTGATGCACCTGTTGATCCTGGCTGACTTGGCTTGTTACCCATTTCTTCTAACATATCCACCGAAAAATCCCGCACGCCCAAGCAGGGATGGCACGAACACTCATTATCGGCGGCGGAATCGCCGGACTTTATCTGGCCGAACAGCTTAGCGAACGCGGCGATCACAATGTGTTGCTGTTGGAAAAGAACAACTACTTTGGCGGACGTGTCTATACATTCCGCGACAAGGCCAAGGGTCTCCAATACGAAGCCGGAGCCGGACGTATCCACCGTGAACACACCCGTGTCAACGCTCTCGTAAAACGCTTCGGCCTCAAGACCTATTCATTCAGTGGGGATTCCGATTATGCGCCTGTATTTGATGCTCTCCAGGGGATACTAACACACCTGGATCCTGCCGCCCTCCGTCGCCACACCATTGCCGAACTCTTGCCGCCACAACACCGCTCTCTGTTGCGCCTGTTTCCGTATTGGGCCGAAACACATCTCATGCGTGCCGACGTGGCGCTCGGTGTCTTCAAGGTGGACACTGGTGTAATGGCCGATCGCCGTGCGGATGCGTTCTATGGCATTGTCGGTGGGATTGACACCCTCACCACTCGTCTCGCTGCTGCCGCCCGTAAATTAGGAGCCGAGCTCCGATCAGGACAGGAGGTGTTAGATGTCGTGCGGCTTCCATCGGGACAGTTCCGGGCCACTGTGAAAGGGCAGCCAGATATCATCGCAGATCGTGTCGTGTTTGCCACCTGCCGGTGTACGCTCGGCACGTTCCGTCTCATTCGCGACGAGTCGTTTATTGGACACCTAGCCACGTCACCGCTGCTGCGCATCTATGCGGTCTATCCACCGAATCCGGCAACCGGGCGCGCATGGTTCGCCGACATGGACAATGTGGTGTTAGACAGTCCACTGCGCTTCGTCATTCCCATTAACGCAAGGAAGGGACTCATCATGATTTCTTATACAGACGGTGATGACACCAAGGTCTGGCGAGACCTAGAGGGCTCCGCTCTCCAGACCGCCATTCAGACCGAAGTGCGCCGGACCTGGCCCACCCTGGAGATACCGGAACCCACCTATTTGCGGAAACACTACTGGGGCGGCGGCTGCACCTATTGGCTGCCGGGTGACTATGATGTAGAGGCGGAGGCTGCCCATGCGCTGAACCCACAGCCGGGTGTCTATGTATGTGGTGAGTCCATATCAGCGCGCCATCAAGCATGGGTTGAAGGAGCGTTGGAAACTGCGGAGGACTTGTTATGTCGGCTAAGCTAGCTAGCTAGGAGCTAGTTGTGTAGAGATTCAGCGTGCGGGCGGAGGGATCAGTGGCTCCTGCTACAAAACGCGGCATCCACATAGCGGGAGCTGCTGCAGCAGCGGCGGCTTCGGGATACGCCTCGTGGAACAGCTCGCGATACCAAAGAGCTTCGGCGGTCGGCGGGGGATTGACAGTGTATGTTGCCGCCTTCTCTTTCCAACCTGCTTTCCCTGCTAAGCGTTCGCCTTCCGCCCGTGCCATCTCAAACCACGACTTCTCCGCACGAGAGATGCCATCGCTGAACGCCTCCTTGCGTCGCCATAGCACCTTCTCGGGTAGGAGACCAGTTTCAGAAAACGCCGTGCGCAGAATCGCCTTTTCTACAACGCCAGGGCGGGGACGCAACACATCCGTAGGCAGACCGCGGGCAACTGACACGAACTGCCGATCCAGAAACGGTGAACGCGACTCCAAGCCGTGTGCGGCCATGGACCGTTCCGAACGCAGCACGTCGTATTGGTGGATCTCGCGAAGCAGACGATCCGTCTCCGTCTCAAACGCGGCATCATCGGGCGCCGCGCGCATATACAGATAGCCGCCGAGCACCTCATCCGCCCCGTCACCGTTCAGCACCACCTTAACATCGGGTGTCTCTGTCGCCACGAGCTGTCCTACCAGATAGTTGCCCACCGAGGCGCGCACCGTGGTGATGTCAAACGACTCAATCGCCCGCACCACTGTTGGAATTATGGCCAGACACTCCTCGGGTGTCACGACCCGTTCATGATGGATGCTGCCGATATGCGCCGCCACGAGCCGTGCGTGTTCCAGATCGGGTGATCCCGCCATGCCGATGCTGTAGGTGTGGAGCTCCTTGCCGGCTGCTCGCAAACGTCGTGCGGCAATCGCGGCCACTAGCGAGGAATCCAGTCCACCGGACAGACAGGCGCCTAGAGAGCCCCGTGTCAATACCAGACGCTTCGCCACCGCTTCTTCTAGCGCATGGCGGAGAGCCTGACCCGCGTGTGTTAGTCCTTCTAGGGAGGCACGCCAATAGGGAGTTTTCAACCACGGCACCTCGTGCCAGCGCTCTTCCTTTTGGATGGAAGCAGTGGCCATGTTGAATTCAACAACAGAACCAGGCTGGATGGCCATGACGCTGGTCACCGTCGGCGGAAGCGCCTTGATCTCGCTGGCTAGCGTTGCCTGTGCTTGACCAGAAGCCGTCGCACCAAAAAACAGTGGGCGGACTCCATACGGATCGCGGGCAACTGACACTCGCTGTGTAGCTGGATCCACGACCACAATGGCAAAGTCGCCGTCCAGCTGTCGGGCCACCTCTACGAGCGACATGCCGCGTTCTAGAAGTGCCGGAATTACGGCACAGTCACTGGCTCCAGCTGGCACGGAGAGACTGAGCTGTTTAATAAGTATCTCGGCGTTGAAGATCTCGCCGTTACAGAGCACAATGCGTCCATCACGGAGATGGTAGGGCTGATCGCCTCCGAGCAGCCAATGCTGAGAGGAGGCATAACCGACAGTTCCACTGGAGGTTTCACTTCCTATGACAGATCCTTGAATATGAAGTCGGGCGAAACCAACACCGATCTCTATCCCTGCCTCACTGGTTGTCAGAAACTCATGTTGTTGAACATCGGGTCCACGTGCTTTGAGCGCTGCCAATGCAGCCAAAAACTGTTCTCGGTTAAGTTTTTGGCCCCATTGGACTATTATACCACACATCCTACTGGGATCTCTACAGGATTTTAGGCGGTCGTGGTCGCAGAGACAACCAGTCGCTTAGCGACAGGTGCCGGGTTGTGATCCGCGCCATAGCGCACCTCATAGTTGAGCAGCCACAGCTTGCGAGCCGTATCCTGGAGGTTCATGAAGTCGCGCACCTTGGGGAAGTAGGAGCCGTTGCCCGCCTGGTGGAGCTCCCACAGCAGCTTGCGGAACTTGTGCGGCGCCGCGCCCAGAGGATAGCGGCGATCACGATAGATCTCCATATAGCGACGGTGGAGTTCCTGGGTCAGATCCTTGTAACGACCGATCAGGATGTTCGCCTCCGCGTCCTCCTCAGGGTAGAGGCGCAGATACTTGCCGAGCTTGTTCTCGCTCCACAAGGTTAGCCAGCGATAGCCGCGGTTAGGACAGTTACCTCGCAGATAGCGGACCTCATCGTAGGCGTTGGTGCGCAGCTTCCACCGCTTCGCTCCGCCACCACTCTTCAGCACCACACCCTGATACTGGTGACCCAGACGGCGACCCCAGATGGTTACATGCTCCTTGACTGCCTCTAGGCTGCCGAGTGCGTAGCGCACAGGCAGAAATCGCTTCAAAGGTTCTGCTACGCTGGCGAGGTCAAACACCTGCTGTCCACCATCAGCTGCGATCTGAGAGACCTCCACCAGATAGATGCGCGGGATGCCGTGTGCGAGTGCCACTACAATGCGCTCCTTGGGGTGTTGAAGCACCCAGGAGTAGCACTGCGACTTGTCTAGCACATCGGTGGTCAGGCCGCTGTCCTTGAACGTAGCCCAGAACAGATCGTCAAAGTGCGTGTCAGCGCTGTAGTAGCGGCAGTGTGCGCCGATCTGGGTGCGAGTGGCCAGATGCCACTCACTAGTGTTAGCAGACCAGAACATGTTAATCATAACACCGTCAATGAACTCCTCAGCCACGAACTCTCCAGCTGTGCTGGAGAGTAAATCACTGCTCTCCCTATGGGAGAGAGTCACGAACTTCTCGGTGATGAGGTCTTCAGTCGCTTTGGAAAACTTGCTTCCGCGGCAAGGGCCGGCACAGACAGGAGTGTTAGTCTCCTTGTTCCAGATCACGCTGCGGAAGTAATCCACATGAGGCGCAGACATGTTAGTCGTCTCCTTGTCGTAGTGGATGAGCGCTAGACCATCACTATCGGAATTGCGTACCGTGAGACGACCTCCTTCTTCGGTGGCAAACCACGCGCGCAGTGCCTCAAAGGTAGCGAAACGCTCCTTCAGGTTCTTGTAGATCATATTGTTGTTCATCGTAGTGCTCATTGTGTCTTGTTTGATAGCTGTCGTCTGTCGTGCTTTAGGTGGGGCTGGGGCTGCTGACCTGTCAACTTTGTAAGCAAGCGTGACCTCTTGGCGCGCAGGGCTCAGCATGAGAACAAGCAGAAAGGTCAATGCTTGCGACGGAGGCTGTGACCTCTTGGCGCGTAGCAGGAAAGGCTGCTGACTGCGCTAGCAGCCAGACAGCCGGCCTGCCGGCACGGCTGAAGGACAACAGACGGCAGCAGCGGTGCGCTTGCCACCTTCAAAAACCGCACACAGGATAGCGATGTCAGAGAAAGAGGCTGCCGCAGAAGAATTCACAGGAGACCCGCTACATATCGGCAACACAGTCGGTATTGTAAGCGAGGCCTACGGATTAACAGTGGGACGTGTCATATATCGTGACGCCACCATGGTGCGCGTGATTCCACAGGAAGCCAGCGATCGTGCTGTTGAGTTTCCCATGACGGAAGACGGCACAACATTCGTCCCGGAACTCGGTGTCAGCACCATTGAGATCATAGAGACACAGGAATCGGATTATTTCGTGGATACGCTCGGCGCACGCCCGGGTGATGTGCTAGAGTTCTTCACACTAAACGGTGACGAGGCGGCTCCCAGCGGTGTTGTTGAAGAGGTTATGAAATCGGAAACACGCGATGCGATTCGCCTAACAGACGGTCGTGCTCTCCGTTTTCGTGGTCGCGGTCCACCGGCACCCATCGCCGTCATCCGTGTTCGCACTGCTGCCAATGCGGCTGCCGCCGAGGCTGATACTGCTGCTGCCGCAGGCGAGGGTGTTCCAACCGACGCCGCTGCTGCTGTTCAGCGTCAGACCGACATTCTGGCACTGCTGCGCGGCATGCTTCCCGCCGCCACCGTTGAGACCGTCCCCACCGCAGAACGCAGCTTCCCCGATTCAATGCAGCGCGAGGACATGTTTCAGGATCTGCTCGCCGGTGTCTCGGCCAAACAGCGGACCAACCCGCGCCGCATTCGCATGCTTGAGCGTGAGGTAGATCTGGCAGTAGCCCTCAAGAACAACGCCCTCGTACGTGATGACGCGGGACGTGTAGCCGGTCTCGCACCCTATGATATCCGCACTCTTGCCGATATCCAGCGTGATGCTAAGGCACCCGTTCCCGTCATGGTTCCCATTGTGCGCGCTGCCCGCGTGCTCAATCTGGATGAAGTCCAGCCCGAAGGCACAGACTCCATCGCCTACAAAGCCACCGATGTTGCTCCCCGCTCTCTCACCGCTGTAGAACAGGAATCCGAGACACTCGCCGAGAGCTATCTGACAGGTGCGGAACCCGATGATCCAGGTCTCCGTGGCCGACTAACACGCGGATTCTACGCCTACACATACGATCTCTTGTCTCGTGATGGCGCCACTCTTGTGGGTGACCGTCCCATGGAGTGGGCACAGGATCAGGATGTTATCCGCACAGCCGGTCTCGGTGCAGCCGTCCAGGGTCTCGGTGCCGGCCTGTCTCGCCCTGATGACAAAGAGGCACCTCCCGTATCGCTGGTACATCTGATGTCAGATGTTGCGGATCGCTATATCCGTGTGCTCGCTCCCAGCAAGACTACCAATCTCAAGACAGGCGCGGAATATGTGGCCGCACCATCGGATCCGTCGGAGGTGCTCGGCTATGTGATTCTGCCACCCAAGGCGGCCATCACGCTGCGCCCACCTACGCGTCCAGGAGATCTGCCCACCGCACTACTCTACTCTGCCGCCCGCGATGATGCGAATCTGCCGACCATTACACAGACACTCCGTGACCTCTATAGTCCAGAGAGCGGGTCGGCACTCAATGCCTGGACACTGTCTGCCGCCGATGCGGGCGATTCCACTATTGCCAACTGGCTTAACAGTGTGCTCAAGTACACAGTCCATCCCGCGGATTCATTGGGCCCGCGTTCCGCCGCACTTCTATCACTTCTTGACACGATCGGTGTTAATCAGATGTCAACATCTGTGGCCGCGGTGATTCGTAGCTGGGTGGCTAAGTCACAGAAACAGTGGCGCGATATTCTGTCTGCGCGGCGCAAGGAAGTTCAGGCTACACTGGATGCGGAAGCCGAGCGCCGGTTCTTTACAGTGACCGGTGATGACTCGCCCCTGTGGCCGGCTCTGCGTGAGGCAGAGGCGCTTCGCGATTTCATCGCCGATGTGGATCGTCGCAATCCCGCCATCGGTGGCGCGCCCACACTGCTCACCAGCAGCTTTCTCTCAGAGGCACAGGGTGATGCCGCTCCGCTTGTATGGACAACCATTGCCACTATGGACGGTCGTGCCATCGGCATTGACGCCGTTTCGGCTGTCGCCTCCCTCGCCGCCAGTCGCGCCTCCCAACTCAAGCGCAAAGCACTCCGCGATGTGGCTCTGCTCACCATGCGTGCCGAACCCGAGATCTCCACATGTCCCCACGTCAAACGCCTAGAAGCCATTCGTAATCTGCGGGATGTGCTCCAGCGCTCGCGCCTACTCCGCGAGTTCATTGAGGAATATCAGGGTGGTCGCCAGGGTGAGTGGATGACATGTACTCTGTGCCGCGCCAACTGTGTATGTTATCACGAGCTCATGGAACTGGAGGCCCTCGCCCAGCCGGCCCGCATGGACGCCATCCAGAAACAGATTCTGATCCGCTACGGCGGCGAACGCTATGAGGGCAAGATCGTATGTAAGAACTGCGGTCAGGGTCTCCAGGACATTGACTATGATGATCACGTGGAGTTTGATGATGAGGGTCGCCCCATTGAACAGGGTTCCGTGCTGACAGACGAACAGCTCGCCGAAACCGATGGTGAAACGCGCTTCCAGAAGGCGGTGGCCGGCCTCGTAGCGCCGGCAGTGACATTTGAGACCGCGAGCCAGCGGGATCTCGGCAATGCGCTCCAGACCATCGTGGAACGTGCAGGTATGATTGTGCCAGCCGACGCAATCCGTATGATTGTCCGCTATGCCGATCTCTATGTCAGTGCGCGCACACCACCCGCCGCCGCATACGAGGCCCAGCGCACCCGCGCCATGACTGCCGCATCCACCAAGATCCGCACGGCCACCGGTGCCACTGCCGCCACAATTGACATTCCCACCTATGCCGCACTTGTAGATCAGATCCGTGTTAGTGCGCTGACTGCGCTGACCGCCATCGCGCTCCAGGTGTCAGATCCACCGATTGTCGTGAACAATCCGTTTCCGCTGTGTCCGTTCAGTCGCGAGGGATGGCCACTCAATCCGGCTGCCAAGTTGGATGAACCAGGTGCGCTCATCTATATCACCTGTGTCGTAGCCAGCATTCAGCGCGATGCGGCTCCGTGGACGAACATGGGATGGGCCGCGGAGCCGAAGCTGGATACGCGCCGCAAGGCGGTGTTCAAGGCCGCCAGCTCCGCCGCGATGCTGATGGTGGGAGGTGATCCCAAGTCGGGCCCGCTATCCTTTACACCGGAGCTCCGCAGTCTTTTTACTAAGGCACAGGCCGATACTGAAGCGGCTGTCAAGCGCGCCCTGATCAGCAACACGGATGAGCTACCCTCTGGATTCCGTCCTGAGCCGTTTCCTGTCAAGGTGGGGCGGCCCGCGGTGGAGCGTGATCCGCTGCCGGCTATACGTCGTGCGGTGGAGGGTGGCAGTGCCGTAGATCCTGAGATGCTCGTAGATGTGGCCGCCGCCGTGCGCCAGCAGAGTGTGGCTGTTGTAGGAGAACTCCACGCAGCGGCCACCGCCGGTATGGGACGCCGCGAAACGAACACGGTAGATAATGTCTGTTGTCCTGTGCCGATCCGTGATGCCGAGGCGGGTGCGCTCCAGGGGGCGGCGGAGTCCGCACCGTTGCTTGAGGCGCGACGTCTGCTACGTGGCGCAGTGCCGACCGCCATCAACGCCGGCACGCACATGTGGCCGATTATGGAAACACCGGTGTCAGTTCCCGTGTCGCAAGAGGTGGATCCGGATGTGTTTTTCAAGTTGTTCCTCAAATACTGTTACCGTGGCGCGCAGGTGGGTGAGGTCCATGAGTTTAGCGCCGGCAATGTCTGTCGTCAGTGCGGCTTCGCGCTCGGCAAGCCGATTGACACGGTGGATTTTACGACGGAGGGTTCGGCGATTCTGGCCGCACAGAAGGGCGATCTCCGTGTGGAGGTGACAACCGGCGCGTTTGATGCTCTATCGGATGCCGTGCGTCGTCGCCGTATCATTCATGAGAGAGTGCGCACAGACCGTCAGCCGTGGGTGACGGGTCTCCAGGCGGTGGTGGGATTATTGGAAGCTATCACTGTGGGTGGTCTGCCGGCCGAATCGGGTGCTGCTCGTGTCAGCGCCGCACTCGCGGAGTCGCTCACTGGTGCCGTTGCCGCCTTTACGGCCGGCGCACCGATTGATCCGATAGGTCGCGCAACGATCTGGATGCCGATTGACGTCCTGAATGATGAGTTCCGCGAGTTGGTGTTGGATCGCATTGGTCCGCTGGTGCCGCGTGCGCCAGGTCGCATTGGCGAGGCACGCGCACGGGAAGCCACTGCCGCTATTACTGTATTTGAGACACTGACATCGGATCCGTTTGTGGAGGGGCCTCGCGCTGTTCAGGAATACTGGTGCGCCAAGACGGAGGCGGCGGCACGCGGATTCAAGATTGTTGAGATGCCGCGTCTGATTGCCACCACCACGGGCAAGCGTCAACCGATTCTGCCGGCACACCGTGCGCGTCTAACCAGTCTACTGCGCGAAAATGCCGAGTGGTATTCTGCTGGTATGACAGATCCCGCACGCAAGGTGATTGGTAATGTTGCGAAGGTGCTCGGGCCGTTGATGCGTCTGTGGATAGAGCGTGTGCGACCAGGGCAACAGGAGGATGGTCCCTGGACGTTGCCAGAGGCGCAGTTGGTGCTGCGCACACTGATTCTTCAGGCGTGGGTGGATGTACTGACACCGGCCTCGTGGATGTATGCTGAGCTGACTACAGCGGGTGAGCGCGAGACGGTGGCTGCGGAGTTGGCGAACTGGACGCGCGGTCTGATGTTCCACGTGAAGCAGCAGTTTGTTCGTTTCAGTGACGATCAGATTCAGCGAGTTCTCCAGCAGCGATCGGCACTGGAGCGTGCCAGCATCGTGAAGGAGTTTGAGGATGTCAAGGATGAAGACGAACAGGCGGCGATGCGAATGACGAAGATGCTTGGCATTGGCCGCTGGGCGGTGGGTTCCAAAAATCTGCGGAAATACGATCCAGAGGTGATGGAGTTTGAGGCGGAGCAGCGTCTGCGCATGGGTGTTGTAGAAACCGCTGTGGAAACGGTTCAGCTGGAGGGTGCGGGTGCGGATGCAGGTGGAGATGCATTTGGGTTCGCTCTGGCGGGTGGACCAGAGGATGGTTATGATGTTGATCAGGGTGCGGCGGGCGATGACTATTAAAGAGTAAGGAGCAAGGACTATGGATCTGTAAAGTTGGTGGACAACAATTTTACAGATCGGCGATCACACATGTCTATTAAATTCATGACGGCCGTTAGAGAATGGAATCACTGTGGCTTGCCATTGCTATCTACAGCATAGGTCTGGCAGCAGTAATCTGGCTACGCCCCGCGCTAATGTTTAATGAGAATGGTACGTGGAAAGAGTTCGGTTATCAGCGCAGTTCCCGGCATACACTGTTTCCAGTGTGGCTGTTTGCTATCGTGTGGGCGTGTGTTAGTTATGCTCTGGCGGCGGCGCTGATCTGGATACTAACAGGACAGTCTCTAGCTGCTGTTTCTGCGTCTGCTACTGCTGCTGCTGCTGCTACTGCTTCTGCTACTGCTGGTCGGTGGTCGCCTTCTCATGGTCTCCGCGATGAGGATGAAGAGGACGCAGAAGACAGTGATGAAGAGTTTACTATTCCTGTGAGCCGTGTGCCGCGTACTGTGCCGCGTACTGTGTCGCGCACAGAAACGAGTGGTGGAAAGAAACCCAGGCCAGGATACTATATGTTAGATCCTGAGTCGGAGAGGGGCGGCCTCCGCCGGTATGTCTATTTCGGCGATAAGGCTCCAAGGGAGGATTGAGCCTTACAAGAGCGTAAGCGATTGGGTCGGCGATAAGGCTCCAAGGGAGGATTGAGCCTTACAAGAGCGTAAGCGATTGGGTCGGCGATAAGCGTCCGCAGGAGGATTGAGCCTTACAAGAGCGTAAGCGATTGGGTCGGCGAGGAACGTCCTAATCTTGCTTAAGCAAGATTAGTTAGTATCAGCTTCGTCAGAAGCTGGAACGTCCGCAGGATGATTGAGCCTTACAATCACGCAAGTGATTAGGTTGCCGTTTTACAGTTGACAGCATACCGACTACCGATTCCAACACCGTATGCTCCCGCAAAGGCCGACATGTAGGCAAGAGCGGACTTAATCTCGTTAAACGTCTGATCGGCATATTCTTCCGGTGTCAGACGATTACCGCCCATCTGTGCGGGTGGCGCCGATGGTAGAGGACGATCAGGTAATGCGGGAGGTGCCGATGGTGCGGGACTAACAGGAGTGCCTACACCTACTGTCAACATCCTCATGCCGGCCGACCCCAGGATACGATCCTGAGCAGCTTCAAGTGGTGTTAGAATGGACTTATGATCCACAAACACTTGGGAGATTGACAGACGCAGGCCTTCCCATACAGATGGAATCCACATGAAGAAACCGGTTAGCGCAGCACCAACAGTGGCACCCTTTACTACACCGATCGCATCTTTGAGCCCTCCACAGCTTGTTGTCTGTAGAAATAGCAGCACACCAATATTTACAATAAATGAGAACAGCATTGATGCGACAATCAGAATCATGATACGTGTTCCTATAGAGAATTCGCGCAACATACTAGAAAAAATGGTGGCTATCGCGAGAGGCCCCACCAGATGGAGCACAAACGATATCGCCATGTCCCAATACAGAAGACTTGAATCCATTGCCATCTTCTCTCTTGCCAACAGCTATTTTGGTTAGCATAACAAAACCTGTGCTTGGCAACAGAGAGAATGGCTCAACGCTCAGTGCAGCCCGACAAGATCAAGACCCTACGTGACTGGGTGGCCCGCTGGCCGAAGGCCACAAATCTCGCTTTTGACGAGGAAACCCGGGAACCCACAATTTACAGTGCTGATGCCGCACGCTCTAAGGTAAGCAGTATTCCGTGGCGACGTGAGGGTGACACACTGACTATTCTGTCAGTTCCTAGCAAGTTCACAGAGGGTGGCATAGCGGCGGCCCGGAGACGCGCTTCGCGCTATAGTGAAAAGGTGGCACAGATGCGTGTGGCGGGTGAGGAACAGCAACGCATTCAGGAGCGGGGGCTCTTGGAGGCGTGGCATGCGTATTATGCGGCACCGGTCGCATCACGGAGTGTGCTGCGTCGTGATATTCTGGCGGCGGAGAAAGCCATGCGTGAAGTGGAGACCATTGTGGCAGATCAGATTCACAAGGACCGCGCAATTCGGACAATGGGCACCAAGACTAAACCGCTGACGGGTGTCTATGTTCCTACTATGCCGGTGCGTCTGCGAGGTATTCCGATGGCGGTTATCGCGGGTGAGGTGGAGGATGTGTCTTCACCGGCTGCTTCAGCAACGGCTGGCGCAGCAACGGTTTCCACTGCAGGTGGGGAATAAGGTTACTGGAGCGGATAAGGTGTTATCCGCTCCTCGTTCTTATCACAATCCACCGTATCCGCATGATACTTGAAACATACACCGTTACGATCCTGATAAACGATCTTACCAGCGTTATCCAAACTCGGATATTTATAGACCACCATCGGTGTTGGTTTTAACACATAAACGAAGAACATACCGAAAAATAGTCCAAGCAACAGCGGCAAGAACCTGATATTGCTAAAAAAATGTAACACAGCCATACTTCTCTCCCTACTACTACAGGTGGAAATCCGTGTCAACTAACAGAAGGAACCCAACATGAATTTCACCTTACTAATGGAGAACCCATGGGTCGCTATCTTCATCAGTTTCATGATAGGGTTTGGTCTCGCCGCCATGTTCCGCCCCATATGTAGTGGTGCCGAATGCATAGTGCTCCATGGCCCACCAGTCAAAGACGTCGTAGACAAAGTCTATCAGATGGGCGCCAAGTGTGTAGAGTTCACGACAGAAATAATGGACTGTCCCGCTGATAAGGCCGATGTAGTCAAAACAGTTCAGTTCGTCTCAGCGAACTAAATAAAACCGCGACGGGCACCAAATGTCGCATCAGAGCACTCCGATAGATCAACTCGGTAGCACAGAACCCATGGCCACCGCCACCGCCGACGAGGAGCGTGTCAAGCGCATCATGGCCTCCATTAACGCGAGTGACAGTGTCCAGGCTCCTCCGGCTCAGTTCTCCTCACCCCAGGTGATTACGGAGCCACCGCTGTCAGTTAGCACCGGCCAGATCCGTATGGATCCGGGCACCGCCCGCGCCCATGTAATCGGCAACAGCGCGCCGTCCATGGCGGATTTCCAGTCAATGTTTCAGCAGATGACGCCCGGTATGGCACCATTCCACGGCCCCGCCGCCACACCAGCCGGTCCCATCGTACCGCACCCCGTCAGATCCAGCAGTGACTGGAAAGCCGCTCTGGCATCCTACACACGTGGCCCACTCATCGTCGCCATCATCGTCTTTCTGCTGAACATGCCCGCCGTAACCGCCGTGCTGTCGCGCTATGCGTCGTGGATGTATCTCAGCAGCGGCGAGATCAGTATCGCAGGCCTGTTAGTCAAAGCAGCCCTTGCAGCAGCCCTCTATGCTGTCTACCAGGCGGCAACAGCAATTTTTGATGGCTCCAAGTAGAGAGAATGACAATGTTTGGTCGCTTCATGTCAGATGTTGCTGGAAAGCTGGACAAAACCGAAAAGTTCAGTCTGGGTGTGTTTGTTGTAGCGGCAGTCTATGCGCTGGCGAACGGACAGTCTAACACCATCCTGGGTGGTATCGCATTCACGATGATCATGATGGGTGCTCTGCCCCGGCAGCGTGCGCTGGCACTCCTTGTTGGCGCGTCGGTGACGCTGCTGCTCCAGCGCCGTGTGGAGGGATTCGCATCGGGTGCCGCTGTTGCCGACAAGGTGGCCAAGAAAGAAGAGGCCGAGAAGAAGGCTGAGAAGAAAGCTGAGGAGAAGGCGGAAGAAACGGCGGAAGAGAAGGCTGAGGATGAAGCGCCTGCCTCTGCCGAGACATTCTCGGGTGGCAAGCCGATGCTGCCAGACAACACCGATCGCCGTGAGCCACTAGTGCTCGGCAAGGCTTACAAGCTGCCGTCCGAGAATGATGACAAGGGATTCCATCTAGATGCCGGCACCACCTTTCTGAATGCTTACAAGGCGCTGAAGCCTGATCAGATTGCCGCAATGACCAAGGATACACAGGATCTGCTCACCACACAGAAGTCGCTCGTGTCCATGTTAGACTCTTTTGCCCCACTGCTCAAGGACATGAACAAGATCACCGGCTTCTTTGGCCAATAAACACTCTGGAGACCAGAGTAGAGAGGGATGTTCGCGTTCTATGTAATATTCGCCGTGCTCGTGTTAGTTCTATACATGCTAACGCAAGCTCGTAATCGTGCCGCCACAGAGAGGTTTATAGACATGGGCATGGAGATGCCAACAATAGAGATGCCAACAATGGACATGTCAGCTGTAGCAGAAGCGGTCAAAGCCATCTCAGAAGCGCCCGCAATATCAATGGATGGCATGCCAACACCACCAGAGCTCTTTCAGCGTGCTCGTGATCTCATGACCAAATACGATCGGCCAGAGTTATGGATTCATGCCGCAAATGTCATGGATAAAGATCCAGGCCAGCTTGCGCGGATGAATTTGGGCATTGAGAACAACTAACTCGGCGCTTACAGTAGGAGAAATGGCCAAGAAGTGTCCACGTGGCTTTGTTTGCACTGATTGGACGACTGTGTTTCTAGTGGCAGCACTCGCGGTTGCACTCATTGCGACCGCTATGTGGGCGCTACCACAGTTCAGTCCTCAACGATCTGTAGAGCCTGTCAAGCCAACGGTGGTAGTGATCCCGCAGCAACCGGCTGCTCCATCATTCTCGGATCGTGTGCGTCCCGATCTCTATCCTGAGCCGGTCCAGCGTTACGGCAGTGGTCTGGGCGGTCTCGCTACGCGGTTGCCTACCGGCCCATACCAACAGGTGGGGATTCTGACAGGCGAGGGTGGGTCATCGTCTAGCGCATCGCCGGATCGCACAATCCTCCCACTCTACGGTCGCGAGATGGATAGCCGTCGCGGCAAGTGGAACTACTACACGCGCACGGATGGCACAAATCCGGTCCAGGTTCCCGTGCGCTATCGTAACAAGATCTGCGATGATGACACGAACGGATGTGATGAGGTGAGCAGTGATGACTCACTCCACGTGCCGGCACTGGGGCGGAGCTATAAGGCGACGGTTTACCGGAAATCGTTTTTTAGTTAAAAACGATTAGCGCTACATCTTTGCTGTCGCAAAGAAGTTCCGGAAATCGTTTTTTAGTTAAAAAACGATGAGCTATACTATCTAGCTCTGCTAGACAGTTCCGGAAAAGCTTTTTTAGTTAAAAACGGGGAGCGCGCCAACGTGTAGAAAGTGAATTTGATACTGGCCATTAGAGGATGTCCAGCATCAAACTTAACTGCGACGAGACACCCATGTCTTGGCCGACCTCCGCCTCCCTAGATGACCTACAGACCTGTGGTTCCTGCGGCATTCGTGTCTATGCTGACACTCCGGGCTCACTCCAGGTGCTAACACGTCGGCAGGGCAATGGAGCCGGCGATGGTGTTAATATTGAGGAGAATGTCAGTGTCGGCGCGGACTACCGTGGACAGCGCTACACATTCCAGGAAGCCGTGCTCCATGTGCCGGGTCTCCACATCTTCCCAGGCAACAAAGAGGTCTATCCCGCCGAGTATCACATCCACATGCAGACCTTCTCTGCCCCCCAGCGGACACTAACACTCGTCCTCCCTGTCACCCATCGTGATCTCACCTCCACGGCGCCGGGTCTAGACTACTTTGCCGCCGTCGCCGCGAAGCCAGATCCGACCGCCACGCGCCCCGCTTTCGGCACGCTGCTGGTGCCAGGCACCCCCATGCTCCAATATCAGGGACCGGATCTCCGTGGGCGCACCGGTGCGAATCCCACCACCGCAGCATGTGATCCAGATGCGGGACTGGAACGGCAGTTCCTTCTGGTGCTCGGTGCCCCCCTGCGCATCCGTGCCACCGATCTAGAACGCATTCCCCGTGAGGGATCACTCTCTACGGACCCACGTGACCTACCGGCGCCCGGTGTTCGTCCCAACTCGGTGCTGCCACGTGATCGTTTGCGTCGTTGTGTTGTGCTCGCGTCTCCCGGTATATTGGGAGCTACTGCCGCACCGTTAGCCGACACACCAAGCCCCACCTCGGAACTCTCATGTAAGCCACTCAAGGTGGTCAACGGAGTTGACGTCATTGATGAATCGGGAAAAGCTATAGATATTCGCACACTCTTGGGCTTTGGCAGTGGTGGACTTGGTGGACTCCGTGGACTCGCCCCGCTCGCGCCACCTAGCACAGATGTCGCACAGATGAATAGTATCACAGTGGGGTTTAAGGCGTTTACCGCATTTATTGGTGCTGCTTTAGGCTTCTTCCTTGCCAACTATATTTTTACATGGCTGTGGAAGTTCTGGTTTATAGAATCATCACGTCTCAATGACGAGCCAATGTTAACCATAAAGAAAATAACGGGTTCTATCATTGTGATTGGTGCCATGATTGCTCCAATTATCAGCAACTACCAATAGAGGGAAGATGATGCGTGACGTAATCATTGGCGGCCTACTTGTGGCAGCAGTCGTGATTCTCATCCGTGTAATCATCGGCACACCAATGGCAAGGCGTGTCATGGAGAGCTTTCAGAGTGGTAATGGTGGCGGTTCGTTGATCAACACCACTACAGAATGTCCCAGCGACGCTCAGATGTATATGTATGAGGGAACAGCTTACTGCTGTAGCGGACAGGTCAATCCGGATGCGGATACGATTAAACAGTCGTGTCGCCCCCTGATCTATCCACCGGGCCTCCAGCTGACATTCTGTTCACTGGGCCCTCCTAACAAGGCTGGTATCAAGAACTGTCTGGAACTCCGCTCGGGCCTGATGGCAGCAGAAGGGGCATCATTCTGTCCCGCATCCAAGCCAAACTATTGCCAGGGTGGACCCGCAGGAGGTCGGTGCTGCACCGGTCCGACCAACACCAACTTCACAGATTGTGGTGACGGTCAGCCATCTTGTGATCGTCTGCCTGCGGGACAGGATCCACTCAGCGATGCCACCAGCTGTGACTTCCAGAAGTTGGCGGAGGCAGATTCTGCTACCTGTCCTACCGGCTACCACCAGGTGATCTCTGCGGGCCAGGGTGCCTTTGCGGGTCTGAACATCTACGGCTGCACGAACATGACGCAGACTTGTTATTCTGCGGATATGATCGGGCGTCTCACAAAGGCTGGGAAAGATACGAGCAACTTACAGCCTTGCTCTGCGGTGGTTCAATAGTTAGTTGAAAACTAACTCCAGTAGTCAGCTTCTCAGAAGCGGGGTTCAGTAGTCGGCTCCTGTGGAGTGGATTCAATAATAAGATAAGGCCAGATCCGTGGGGCATGTGTTCCCCGTCGCACACCGCACCTTCGGAGCCGCCGCATCTTCACCGGTGGGGCGCACTATATTAGATCCCATGCCAGCGCTTGGTCCAAATGATTTGGACCGTTCGGTGACAGACCATTCAGGGCGATCCCATCCAATAGGATACTGGCCAGGTGCCGATGGAGTGCTACTTGCGCCGATTCCACCACTGCCGAAAGGCCAACTGAAAGGCCAACTGAGTATTGCCGCACCCGCTAGCAGAAATAGGGCGATAATAAAAATAGCTCCACGCATCTTTGTCTCTCTGATGGAGGCGGAGACAAAATATGACAGGGGTGTAATGTTAATGTGGTGGGGCATGTACGATGTTCAAAACTAACACATGGACTGCTCCTGATTCGCGCGTCATGTCACACCGCGGCTACGCGATTCGCAAAGACCAACTGACACCGGCGCAAACGCGGCAACTCCGAGAAGCGCTCACCATGAAGCCCAAGATAGCAGCGGAATTCGCCGCGGGCATTGATCCATTTCCGATTTACTTTGAGAGCCCATCACGCTGGTATGTGCCACGCTTCTGGGGCATTGAGAACTGTGGGGATCCGGATGGTGATGCGCGTCAGCCGGGTCTGCCTCTGCGCGAAGAGTTGATGTTCAACAAGTCGCTGCGTACCGAGCAGTTGCCGATCGTGGAGGCTTTCAAGAAAGGAGGATCTAACGGCCTTATCTGTGTGCCCTGCGGCTACGGCAAAACATTCATGGGAATCTGGCTCGCACTCCAGCTGCGTCGGCGGTTTCTGATCGTGGTTCACCAAGAGTTCCTCATGGAGCAGTGGCGCAAAGAGCTGGAGGGCTCTGTACCGGGCATCCGCATTGGAATCTTACAGGGTGGCAAGTGTCAGACCGGTTATGCGACAGTCACTGAGCAGACAGTGGCAGAGCTGAAAGAGCGCCTTCGGTTCCACAAGCTCCGTGTAGGTGGAACGCGTGCCGAACTACTGGAACGGCTACGAGCTGTTGAACCCGCGCCTGAGCCGACGATGTATGATTGCTGTATCTGTATGATTCAGACAGTAGCCTCTCGTGAGTGGCCGGCAGACACGTTCAATGGTTTCGGGTTTACACTCTTTGATGAGTGTCACCACCTCGGAGCCGAACACTTCTCCAAGGCGCTCATGGCGATTCAGACACGTAACATGCTCGGACTCTCCGCCACCCCTGAACGTCTGGATGGTCTGGATAACGTATTCCAGTGGTTCATTGGACCGGTACGCTATCAGATCAAGGTGCGTGATCCCGACGAGTCGGTAGAAGTAAAGGTACTACGATTCACATCGGCGGACCCAGAGTATGCTGACACTCCCACTGATATGCGAGGCGAGGTATGTCGGCCGAAGCTGTGTAATCAGTTGGCGGGCTACGCGGTACGGACACGAGCGATTGCTGATGAACTCCACAAGGCGCTGGACGAGGGACGGAAACTGTTGGTTCTGTCGGATCGCCGTGAACATCTGGCGGCATTTGAGGGGGAGTTCAAGCGGCGGGGATTCAGCTCTATTGGTTACTATGTCGGTGGAATGAAGGCTGCGGCGCGGGATCTGTCGGCAACCAAACAGATCGTGTTGGGTACATTCACATTGGCTGCGGAGGGTATGAACATTCGGGATCTGAACACGGTGGCACTGGTGACACCAAAGTCGCGGATTGAACAGGCCGTGGGGCGTATCTTCCGTCTGAAAAAGGAGGAGCGCACCTTTCAGCCGCTGATCTTTGATGTGATTGATGCCCCTCACGATGTTTGTGTGCGTCAGTATCGCAAACGTCGGGATTTCTATCGGCAATGTAAGTATAACATCACGATGGTTAATAGTGACTTAGATGTGGCTGAAGGGCCGGCGGCGGAATCGGATTCGGATGATGATGGTCGGATCAGGCATGTGAAGGAGCTGGTGCTGCCGGCGGGGCCACTGTTCCGCATGAAATCACCTTAGTGATTTCGTGCGTTAGTCCTCCCTCATGTAATGAGGGAGGGGTTCCGCAGTTAGTTGAAAACTGACTGCGTTAGTCCTTCCTCATGTAATGAGGAAGGGGTTCCGTATGAAATCACCTTAGTGATTTTATGCGTTAATCATCTCTCTTTTCAAGAGAGATGGTTTCCGCAGTTAGGAGCCACTGCAATTTACTTGCGACTCTTACGCGATTTTTTATTAGTCTTACGACGAGCGGAGCGACGACCACCACCCATACACTGGCGACCATACGAGATCTGGTTCAGATAGTGAGCTGTTCCACCACCGGCCTCCACAGCAGAAGAGGGGTTGTAGCCGTAGCCAGCGGAGTAGCTATCAATAGCACGGACATCCATCATGTTGGCACCACCCATCTGTGCTCCAGGGCGGATAGGGGGTGGGCAAGGACCGACAGACAGAGCCGCATACTCCTTACCCATGCTGTTATTGGTTATGTCAAAACCGTAGCCACCGGTGCCACCACCACCGCCATGCTGAGAGCGACGGCTCTTACGGTGACTCTTACGGTGACTCTTACGGTGACGACGACGAGCACCACCCACCAACGAGCCGGGGCGGGGCATAAAACCACAGTGGCTGAAGTCTACACGTGACTCTACTGGAGCCATCGTTGCGGACGGTGGGAACGCAGCGCCAGTGTAACCATAGCCATCACCACCACGCTGCTGGTAAGCGGAGCGACTAGATTTTCGGTGAGCGGAGCGACGAGTGGAACGCCTATGTTTGACCATCTCTAACAGAGTTAGAGAAAATCACACTAGGGTAGCCGCTTTACTCACACTTGAAACACGCTACTGTGCGATGCGGCCGGTGTTGAACTCATCGCCATGATCTCCCACTTTTTGAAGACCGTATTCCAGGAGACTTCAACGCGGGATCCTGTCGTCGCCGCAGAAGAACGAAGCGCCGACGACACTGTCAGAGTCCGCACGAGTGCCCGTCCCAAACTAACACCATCCGCCGACTTGAGCGCCCACTGGTCGGGGCCACTCTCCTTGACCGCCACTGCCACACGGGGACCTTCTGCCACATCCAGAATAGGAACCGCAGGAAGTTCAGATACTCCTGAACCAGGAGCAGGAGCAGCAGGTGTTAGTTCCAGAGGGGCCTTTGTAGTCGCGATCCACAGAAGGCGTCGGGTTCCATGTTGATCCTGAATGATATCCCATACACCGCTGGGCTTAATGTCTTCCAGCGCCTGCCAGTTGGCCATCTCCACATCCAGCCCATCAAGTAGTCGGGGATCCATCATACAATAGTTCTCCAACCACTGTGCGGTGAGTTCCCATCGCTTGCGAAACGGTTCCTCCTCGCCCACAGCGCGACCCTTCCACAGAATCACATCCTCCACCCAGAGCTTACGCGAGGTAGCAGACAGTGTGGCAGCAAACACCGTAGGACCAACACCTGGCGCTAAGAACTGGGGATCTACACGCAGACGCAGCAGAGCAATCCTCTGTGTCGGTTTCCGGTGTGATAGTGGTTCGCCCGAGACATAAACACAGCACTGTTCGCTCGGCAGCACACACAGGAGGCCCGTGCGTGATTTGTCTGCTGGGCGATGTAGAGCATACCATATATTCCTCTTCAAAGCAGGTAGGTGCTTACTCTGAAGTGGTATTGATGGGCGACGAAGCGGTTCAACCGTTCCAAGGATGAGGGCAGTAGCGGATTCCATAACCGTCGGCAGGCGCAAATCATCACCCCAGCTCTGAACTTTGATAGCGAGTGGAGCGGAAGCCGCATGAGTGATTCTGGTTGCCATTATCCTGTTAAGAGTGCGGAGGCTTTAACCGGAGCCACTGCGTCCCTGCTCGCGGTCGCTTATTAAAAAGCGGCGAAGCCAGTCGGCTCCATGCCGTCAAAGGCAAACACGCTGCCACCGATCAAAGGGCCACCATTCTGGGCCATCTCGGGCGCAAACATCTGGGCGCCACCAGCAGCGGCGGGTGCTACTGCCAAGCCGGGAGTGCCGGCACGACCAGCGGGCACATCAGACACAGACATCGTTGGTGCGTGAGGCGCCGGCTGGTGGAATGACTGCTCGGGATGACGGAGAGTGTCAGGTATCGTTGGTGGGCCGAGATTGTCTACCGTTACAGGCATCTCAGAGACGACGGGAGCACGTGACTGGACGGGTTCCTTGGCACGGAGTTCGGCCTCAGACTGTCCCGCGACCTCGGGGAACCTTTCCTCCTTGGGCGGCGCCGTTGTCAGTGGAGCCGGCGCCGCACCAGCAGCATTCGCACTCGGTCCACCGGAGCCCACATTTCCAATACCAGCAGTTCCAACAAGAGCCGCACCAGTTTTGCGTCCTCCAGTACCGCCCAGTGTCTTGCGCCCAGCGGCAGTCCACCACTGCCATGCGAAGAAGGCGACCACCACTATCAGAATAAGGCCAATAAGCATGGGTGTGTCCATTTTCTAACCAGGCGAGTCCAAATAAAGCGCTTATTTTCGCGCGACCCGGTAAATGTCGGTTGCTGTTAATCCCTTTACACCAGAGGCACTCGCCGCCAAGGTTCTTGAGAAGCTCGGTGCGGATGCGCTCACGAGTGATAGTATTCTGCGCCTCGCCGCTCATCTGGCGGAGTTGGTCAACAAGGCGCCTGGTCTTCATGGCCCTGAGAAGGCAGCACTTGTTCAGCAGGTTCTCCGGGATGTTATTGCGATGCCCGCCGTGCGCGCCAAGCTGAGCGATGATGCGACTAATACTATCAATATTGTTATTGATACTGTAGTTCCCACAGCACTAACACTCCTCATATCGGCAGGACGTGGTGAATTTGATCTGAAGAAACCACGGGAAACGCTATTCTGGTGTTGCCGGTCGGCTGCCTCTTTGGCTGTTGCCGTTGCTGTTGCTTCTCAGCCACAGCAGGCCCACACAGCGCCAACAGTGATAGCAGAGGAGGTGAAGGTAGAGGTGTCGGCACCTCTAGCTGTGGCTGTGCCTCTGCCTTTGGCTGCACCCGTCTCCAGCAGTGCTCCCACAGAGTCCACTGTGACTTCTCCTGCTGAGCCCGTCGCACCTTCGCCGAACTAACACCGATACAGTCCGCCGGTGGCGCGTAGATATCTGTGCGACGTAGCCAAGTGTTAGATCCACAGAGTTCCCATACAACAAACATGCCCGTGTCATGTTCTAGTTCAGCCAGAAATCCAGGCCACGTATATGTCGTGATTTCTGTCTCCTTGAGAGTCAAATCCTTTGGTGCCTCTGCTGTTATTCCATACGTGATGTCAAACACATCCATTACTCTTTTTGAGTGGACTGTTGGTTTAGATCGGCGGCCTCTCTAAAGTCACCATTATTGTCGCTATTGTGACCAGTTGGAGTGAAGGGCTCTGAACGGAAACGTCAACAATAGAGTCGCTGGTATTGACGTTTCCGTTCAGAGTTACCTGCCGTAACTCTTCTCTTTAACTGGTCATACCAGCTTCAAAACTTGACAGCCCCGCCAAGAGCCCGTATAACCCCAAGCACAATGGTTAACATTCTGATTGTTAGTCCCAAAGGCGACCTCCGCATCAACAAGGCTGCGACACTTACCGCCGAGGGGCTTTCCAAAGCACTCCGCAAGGCGAAACTGCCCACTGTGATCGGCACATGGATCATTGAAGACGGTTCGGTGGAACTAACACTATGGGGCTGGCGTGAGTCGTATGCCGCATCTGTAAAGTCCGCAATCATTGTCTTACCCGCACCACACAAGAAACTGACACTCTACGGTGATGCGGTCATCACTGCTATGCGTAACAGCAAGGTCATGGATATGACGGAGGATGTGTGGATCGCCGCATGTGCCGAGATTGAAGAGATGGAGGATGATATGCCTTCTGCGCCTGCGCCTGTAGCAGCTAAAGGCGGGGCAGGTGCTGCTGATGACAATGTATCAGAGGTTGAAGCAGAAATAGCAGATGACGACGAGTTTATAGATGAAGAAGATGATCTGGATGGTGTGGATGATGTCGGTGAAGCAGCCGGTGAAGAGGAAGAAGAAGAGGAAGATGAGGACGCCGAGGAAGATAATGAAGTAGATGCGGAGGAGGAAGAGGAAGAAGATGGGGATGATGACTGTTATGATTCCGATGATGGCGGTGGCGGCAAGCGTCGCGCTCCGCGTCGTCGTGCGATGGCAGCACCCGAGTATCGGCGCATGGACATTGGGCTCCGCGCCCGTATCAAGATGCCGGCTCCTGCGGGCAAGCGTGCCCCCAAGTGGCAGACTGCGTCAGAGTTGGAGTCTGAGTGAGGTGTCTGTTGGTCACGCGTCGCAGACACATCTAGTCGCTCATGTCTTCGCTCCTGTCTGCCAGTCACGCGTCGCATTTGTTGACACATCCATTCCATTCCTGTTGGTCACAAATGCTTAAGTCGCTGGTATTGACATTTCAGCCGTGCCGGCAGGCCGGCTATCTGGCTAAGCCAGTAGCCTTTCCGTTCAGGATTGCTACGCACTCCTTCTCTCTAATCAGTCATACCAGCTTAAGTCGCATTTGTTGACGCATCTAGTCGCTCATGTCTTCGCTCCTGTCTGCTGGTCACAAATGCTTACAAACTTGACAAACCCTATTTTGATCTAGCCTCACCACTCATACGATGCTCCGCACACGAATCGCCGGAATTATTGAGACCCGTCTGGGTGATCACCTCACTGCCGAAAAGCGCACTGATCTAGAACGCGGAATCTACAACACTGCTCTCGCCGAGGCCAAGACTCATGGTGTTCGTCGCCACTGGGACAATCCAGACTTTGCCACCATCTACAAAACCGTTGCCCGCCGCATTGTCGCTAATGTGGATCCAGCCGCCTATGTTGGTAATGTCAGCCTTGTTGAACGTCTCAAAGATGGAGAGTTTACTGCAGATAAAGTGGCGGCTATGACACATCGCGAGCTCTATCCCGATCACTGGCAGGCGCTGGCAGACGAACAGCTGAAACGCGAGACCACCATGTTGGAAGGCTCTAACGAGGAAGGCTCCGACATGTTCAAGTGTAAGCGCTGTAAGAAGTCCCGTACACGCTACTGGGAAATGCAGACCCGGTCGGCAGATGAGCCGATGACGATCTTTATTCGGTGTTTGAATTGTAGCAAAGAATGGAGGCAGTAAGTAGAGATGGCCGCCGCAGCACCCGTTGTTGCTGCTGCTGCTGCTGCACACCAAGCATGTCCCGCAGATGGTCCAAATTATGCCGCACGCATACGCGGGTGTATAGACAATATTGCTGCTACCAGAGAAATCCTACTTGCTCAGTTTGCTACTCCTGACGATGCTTTAGCAGCTGTACTTGTTGCGCTGAACCCAGTTGCTGTGGCTGCGGCAGCTGCAGCGGCACCACCTCACGCAGCGGCAGCGGCAATGAACGACGATGCGGCAGAGAGACAAGCTTCTGTAAATGCGTTTGTAGATGCGTTTGTCACAGCTATGGAGGCAGTAGGTAACGATTCTGACGTTATGGTAGCACGCGCAGGAGATCTATATCACGATATCGGTGAGGAAATTGCTAAACCTATTGGCCCTGGTCCTGCTGCTGGTCGTAGTTCCATGTTACAATATATCGCAACAACACGAGGGGGAGTTGGTCCAGAAGGGGAAGTAATCCGTACTTTTAGAGTAAACAGTAGGAATATTATCCCACATTTTAGGACTTTTGGAAATATAACACCAATTGCGACATGTCCAAAAAACGATCTGGCTCCACTAAATGTTATCATGCGTGGGATGGGCATTACTTCTATTATGTTGGATGCTCAATTTGGAAATGTATTTTCAAATGGCCTTACAACTGGTGTAGATTATATTGATGCTACTGTTGGTCAGATTGATGGTGCATCAAAAATAAGTCAAGCAAGGCTGTTCGGTTTAATAGCAGGATACAGGACCCATTATCAGCCTTTTACAGTTCCACATTTTTACTATGAGTCAAATCATGTAGTTACAACAGTTGCTCCTGCTCCTGCCCCTAATCCACTACCACGAGTAAACACAGTTACTGTTACAATGCCAGCAAGAGCAGCAGGTGCAGAAGCTAGAGCCACACTAACATGCCATAGTGGATTTTCAGTAAATGGAATATGTAGAGCAACTGGATTAGAGCCTCCACGAGATGGAATAGATGGTGCTAGAATTACACTTACATATCCAATTGGCCCAAATATATATAATCATATCGTATTTGTCAAAACACTTACAGATTGGGGACAACTGGTCTACTGTCGTTTACTAAATGCCTTAGGAATTCCGACAGCATTTATAACAAATGATGAATATTGTTTATGTTTAGCAGCAATTCTTGGATTGCCTTGTGTGATCCGTACACCATCAACATCGTCGCCCATAGTTGAGATGTATAGTTTTGGAGCTCCTCCAGCCCTAACAGCGGGGGAACTTACCAGAATTATTCAGAATCTACGCACAGGTGTTCCTGATGCTGTTGCAGCTGAGTTATTAGCAAGTATACCAGCTGCGGCCGGCCCTCCTAATATACTTCACAGGTGTTTAGAAGCAGAGCTTAATGCTCTTAGAGGTGAGATTACTAGATTAATTGACACATACCAGCAGATTGCTGCTGGTGCTGGTGCTGCTGCAGCACCAGCAGACTTAGCAGCAGCAGCAGCAAGATTAAGATTAAGACCAGCAGAAGTAGCAGCACTAGCAGCAGCACCAGCAGCACCAGCAGCAGCAGCAGCAGCACCAGCAGCAGCAGCAGCAGCAGCAGCAGCAGCAGCAGCAGCAGCAACAGCAGCAGAATTAGCAGCAGCAGAAGAAGATTTTGTAAGACGCATACAAAATAATAGATTTTTAACTTCAACTACGCCTGTCGCATATATTGAAAACTTAATTATTGAGAAGCTTGAAAAGATTGAACAATCATTTATGTCACTTGGAAATGGGCTAGCATCTGAGTTTAGTCAACACATTAATAAGGATCCTGATATGTTGAGTTCTATTATACGTCTAACTAACAAGATTGAACGCTTTTTAGCAACTATCCCTCTAGCAGACATAAATACTCCTGATAATATCAAACAATTCTTACGACTATACAAATTTGATCTTGTGCCACGCATAATTGGATTAGATCCAGATTACCCTTATGCTGAAACTAGTGGACAACAACGTGTTATCCTTGCTCTAGCCCGACTAGCAGGACTACCAGAACCACATAGAAGAGATTATAGATTAGCGATAGGTGAACTAGCACTTCATAGTGTAACGAGTTATGAGCTTATGAGAGCTGTGACTGATAATATACGTGAAGCACTTTTGGCTGCTCTTGTTGCTGCTGCTGGTCCTCTTCCTGCTGGTCCTGGTGGTGGTGGTGATGGTGGTGGTGGTGGTGGTGGTGGTGGTGGTGCCGGTGGTGATGGTGGTGCTGGTGGTGGTGCTGATGGTGGTGGTGGTGGTGGTCGTGATGCTGGTCCTCCCAAGAGTAAAAGACAAAGAGGACTCGTCCCAAACCAGGAGGGTGGTGGTGAGACAGACACAGAAGAATCACCAATAGTAAATAATCCTACATACTATCTCCACCCTATCTCATATCAAGATAACAATGATATAAATGCTGTAATAGACCGTTGTGAAGCATATACTAAAACAGGTGAACACTACAAACCATCTCTCAATATAGATGCGGTTAAGGAACATATTGAAACACTATCTACCATTACATCTATCGCAGACTTTGCTAAGTTTATCCAGAAGTTACTATATCTAACACAGGAGGATGCCTATGAATCAAACTACGCATATGATACATACGCAGTAGATGTGGACTATCTGGTTGAAGGGCATGGCTTAGGTCGCATTGACGACATTGTCCTCACTGAACAGATGGATTGGTATGTATATGCGCATCCTGAGACATCAAACATATTACAGAACACTATTCCATTTGAGTTGTTTGTCTCCATTCATAAGAAACTCGCAGAAGTGGGTGTGACAGAAGAGGCACCAGCACCAGAACCCGCGCCGGTATTAGTATCTCAGAAACTTGCTATGCCCACCAAGTTTTATCCTACAAATCTTACCCCGTCACTATCACCACCCCTATCACAACCGCAAGCAGTAGCAGCAGCAGCCGGTGGAGCACGCAGATCTCGCCGTCGTCATCGCTCTTCGCCGAGGCGACCAAGACGCATAACACGCAGAAAACGCCATGATAGCGCGTCTCACAAGCGCCGCACAATCCGCCGTCGCAAGTAATGGACCCCTTCACACTTACAACATATAATGTCCATTGTTTCCCATGGACAAGCCCTGCTATTCATGATATCGTGGCTTGGATTGTAACACATAGCGGCACAGATTTGGCCGCGCTTCAAGAGATCTGGTGTCGCCACGATGAGTGGTCCACCGCATTTGCCGCACACGGTTGGACATTCGTGCGCCCGGCTCGCGAAGCGCATATCGCCACACTGTTTGGTTCAGGTCTCGTGGTCGCATGGCCCGCAGCAAAATGGCGTCTGCTTGACAGCCGATTCTATCCCTTTTTGGAAGCCCGCGGCCTTGATACATTCGTATCAAAAGGCTGGTTCCGCGTAGAACTCCAGCAAGTGAGCACCGGTGCTCCTCTCCGCCTGATCAACACGCATATGCAATCCGACTATGATCTTGTTGGATGTAAATTCCACCACATAACCGAGATAATCCGTCGTCGTCAGGTGGCACAACTGATTGCGGTAGAGAGCGCTGCGCGCCTACCAACACTGGTCACGGGTGATATGAACACGGACCACTGTTGGTTTCCTGGCAAGTGGTTCTGGGTCGCAGAACAAAAAAAGCCAGCGATTACATTTCCCAGCACAGCCGAGAGTCTTGATCACTGCACCGCACTTGGCCCCACAGCATGGGAAGTAGAAGGATTCCATGTTAGTCATATTGACATGAGTGATCACTATCCTGTGTCATGGTTGCTACGGATACTTTCATTTTAGTTGTGGATGGTGCCGAGATGGATTCGCCTCCAGAAATCGTGTTAGATCATCACCATTTCCAGTAATAAACGTGTGAACATGCCGTTTCGGAATGAGCAGCACCACTAACTCCACGATAAACAAGAGTCCAACAGCCGGCATCGCATTCCACATACCGATAAACAGACACCGTGACCAGTCCTTGATAATTCGGGATCGCTCATCAAACTGTGCCATGAGACTCGTAATCTCCGTCACACCGACGCGCCGACATTCACCCGCAGTCTGCCCAATACAGCGGCGCACAATTGTGGGCACATCCTCTGAGAGCCACCAGGCGTAAGTGGCGATCGCATCAAACCATCCCTGAACAATCGGTGCTTCTGCCACACCAACTGAACGTAGAGCCGCACCCAACAGGCGCTCATGTGTATTATAGAGTTCCTGAACACCGGTTGCCACCATCATCTCTTGAACACGACTCTCACGCCGGTGAATGTGAGATAAACACGTGCTCCAGAGATCACGCAGCAGCAGACTCTGTACAATAGGCTCACGCCACCGACATCCACCACCCATCTCCGCAGCGAGGACGTCCGCGACGTCGCGCAGATTCTTAACACGCACATCGCTCGGCGCCGTCACATTGTGAAGCGTAGTCAGAGCGTTCTCAAAGGAGCGAACGCGCGCCTTCTGTCTCTCTGTTACATGCCCCGATGTCAGATTCCACCATTCCAACAGTGGCAGAGACGCATTCATGTCAAGAAGTTGGTTCCACGCACGGACTTTCTGAGCGGCTGCGGCCAGTTTAGAAGTCGCCTTTGCGAGTGACGCTGTGAGAGTTGCGCATGTGTTACCGAGAGGAACATGACACTGTTTTTCCGTAATGGCATCGTGATGCGTCTTGAGCATCGCATGCTCGGACCAGGCCGGCTGCCAGAGTGTGTGGCCCTCTGCCCGCAGTGCTCCAATCAGATCCGCGTGGCCGAGCATCCATTGAACCTCCTCCTCGCGGAACGCATCCCATGAGCGTCGGTGACCCATTAGCGCTTTTCTGAGCGTGGGAAGTGTATATAGACCCGGATGGCGCGCGGATTCTTGTAGTGCGGCGATGACGAGTGCGCGTGGTAGCCCATCGTCTTTTGTAGAGGAGGTGCCCGGAATTATCGCACGCATATGCGACCAAACACTCTCTTTCCAGATGGAGAGTGTTAGTGATACGCCACCAAAGAATGAGACCGCCGCACCATATTCATCCGCATGGAGGAACCCCTGTAATGTCATGGCGGCAGCAAGGCCCCATAGGAAAACCCGAATAAAGTTCATCAGGTAGAGCGCAATAGATGTTGCAACAGGTTGTATTTATCCTGATCATATTGGCCGTCACGGTGTTTCACCTTTGGTGGCAGAAACGGACACCTCTGGAAGGATTTGTTGGACGTGATGTCACTGGTATGCTGCCCACTCCACGACTAGCATCCACCGAAGATGATCCAGGTGATAATCCGCTGGATCTGCCTTGGATCGCATCATGGTCGGCCATGGATCGTCTCGCACGATATGGACAAACATGTCAGGTGACCTACACCGAGGCCGGTCCCTGCGATACGACGATACAAACCGTGTCATCCACCTGCGAGGCCGGAATGCCTCATACACGTGCGGGAGATCGCATTTTCCTTCCCGAGTCCCTACAGCTGCCCGATCGTGAAGACATTCTGCGCCACGAGCTCGTCCACATTCTACAGCGGCGGAATCCCGATGTTTGGCGTGAGTTCTATCGTCGGAACTGGTCATTTATCTTCGCACACGCTCCTCCACAGGGGCTTCCGGAGGATATACGGAACGCCCGTCGTAGTAATCCTGACACATGGGATGTGCGTTCAGGTGGTCCGTGGTCCTGTTGGATGCATCGGTGGTGGCCGATCCCGATTTACAAAAGTCCAGAGAATCCGCGCCTGCGTGATGCCGAAACCATCTGGTGGGATGCGGCAACCAGCGAGGTGTTGAGCGATCCGCCAGCAGAGTGGACCGCATTTTTCGGCACGCCATCACAAAACGAACATCCCCACGAGCTCGCCGCCACATTGTTGGTCAGTAATGATACGAGTTCGGAGGCAGGTCGTCGTCTACAGAACTGGTGGCGGTCCGAAGGTCGCCGGGTCCAGATAGACGCTGATTCTGTCTGTCCATTGTAGGAACAACTCCATACTCATAATGGCTTCCACCGTATTATCCGTTAGCATCACAGATGTGTTTCAATTCGTAACACCTCCGAGTTTCACGCTACGGTTTTCGGAATCCATGGCATCACTATCATCACCGGGGTCTAGCGACTCTGAAACAGAGGAGATTCCGTATACTAAATCGCCACTTGATGACTGTCGCGGATGTGTTGCGACAGTGCGAAAAACAGAGCGCACTGTAAGGGGGTTTAGAAATGTCGCGTCACACAAGAAGAGCCGTACGGCGGGTCTGGCGGCGACGCACCCAAACAAACGATAAATGTCGCACATCGGAGGATTTCTACATGTCGTTGAATCGGCGATGGTATCAACACACCAAGCTTCCGCAGACCGAAACGCGCATTACCCAAGCGTATTTCATTGGTGAGAAGATCAATCGTGAACTCGCTGACATTATCCGCGCGCAGAAGTCGGGACCGATTGCCGATATGCTCGCGAGCTGGCGCATCGCAGAGAGTCAACGCATTCCAGAGGGACTAACACCGATTCTCCTGACTCTGTTGAACGTTACTGGTCCCACCGCTCTGAGTGCGGCGATCGGCTGGCTCAACCGACACGGATTTGACGCGCCGCTGTCAGTTTACACACAGGGCGATCCACGTGACCACCGGGTGTGTCGGGTATTTATTGACATTGGATCACCGGGCATTGGCATTCCGGAATACTGGATCTGGCGGGAGTATACCAAAACGCGCGCCGCATATCGGCACTATGTGGATAAGATGGCCGACATACTTGGGCTGCCTATCTTGCGCACCGGTGTAGAGGCTGAACACGAGTTCTGTATTATGCTTCCTGCGCAAGAGCGAAATGAACGTCGTCTGAACATGTTAACATGGTCGGAGCTCCGGCGGCAGTATAGCACGATTGATTGGACTGCGCTGTTTGTCAACTATGGGATCCCCGAAGAGCGTCTGTCAGGACTGATGTTTAATGTGACGGCACCGAGCTTTCTACATCGGCTCCAGGCACGCATGAAGGATTGGTCGGCCGCACGGTGGCAGGGATGGTTGGCACTCTATGCTGCGCAGCGTCTGGGCGGTATTTCACCGCATGGTCCTCTCCGTTCGGCGTGGTTCAGCTATGCGCGGCGATTTCTACAGGGCATGCCCCGCGATGAAACTGCGGAGGAGCTGCGGATGGCGATTGTGCGGGCGCTGATGCCCAACACACTCGGTAAGCTCTGGGTGACCAAGCATTGTTCGGCAGATCTGCGGCGACGTATTGGTGTTATTGCGGAGCGTATCCGTGATGCGGCGATAACAACGGTGCGTCACACCTCGTGGATGGCTCCTTCAACGCGCGATGCTGCGATCAAAAAGCTACAGCGGATGAACATTCAGCTCTGTTGGCCTGAGCCGTGGAATGTAGCCGATATTCCGTGTGGTGGTCTGAGCTCTACAGACTTTGTGGCGAATCTGTTGGCTGTATCCGCGCATGCGACCGCCGAATCACTCAAACAGCTGGAGCACGGGTGTCGGGATCCTATGCCAAACGGATGGTCGCGTCCAGTGTATGAGGTTAACGCATATTACTATCACGAGGATAACCGATTTGTGCTACCGGCAGCAATTCTGCGCCCGCCATTCTATGATCCAAGCAAGTCTGTAATATGGAACTATGGTGCGATCGGTGCCACAATCGGTCATGAACTCTGTCACGCATTTGATGCCGAAGGACGACACTACGACAGTCGCGGAGACAAACATCCTTGGTGGACCAAGGGCGATGATCGCGAGTATCGCGAACGAGCGCAGCATGTAGTGCGCCTCTATGAGAGCCGACCGTATCGTGGGATGTCAGTCAATGGAGAACTAACACTTGTTGAGAACATTGCGGATCTGGGTGGCCTAGAGTTTGCGTTGGCGGGTGCCGCGGCTGAACTCGGAAGGGCACTAACACCGGCGGATTTACGTGAGTTCTTCACATCGTATGCGATCTCATGGCGCGCGAAGGATAGAACAGCCAGAGCACGGGAGCTGTTGGCAATTGATCCGCATGCGCCGCCGATGCTCCGTGTAAATCACGCGGTGCGCCAATTTGATGAATGGTATACGGCGTTCGGAATAGATCCGTCGTGTCCTGACTATATACCTGTGGAGAAGCGGATTCGGTTTTTCCGATAAGTTCGCAAGTTCGCAAGTTTGACGAGGCTGGTGCGACCAAAGACTGTTTAGTACGATGCCGCGAAGCAACCCCCTGATCACATTCTGTAAAAATCTACTATCAGTATTTGCGGTGACGCTATTAATGCTGGTTCTGTTAGTTCAAAAAGATAGTTTGATTCTTCTGTTACTAATGTTTGGAATTCTAGTATTCCACACAGTAGTCACTATGTATGAGTTCCATGAGCAGGGAATGGAACGCAGGCAGCGCTTGGCGTTCCGTTAAACTCTGCGAGTTTAACGTTAGTCACCCCTCTGCTTTAGCAGATAGGTGGGTTCCGTTAAACTCTGTGAGGCGGGCCCCGTTAAATGACCATCAGATCCGACAGACGCCAGTATTCAAACTCGCCGTTGGGCAGCGGGCGCTTTATGATATAGGGCAGACGCTTCGCCTCTAGTTCCGCCTTGGAGATCTCGTAGACATCGGTGAGATAGTCGGGGACGTCAATGTAGGGATGCGCCCCACGTGCCAGCTGTGCTGCGCGGAGCGACATGATTTTGGTCTTCTCGTAGAGGGTGAGGAATGGATAGGTGGTGTGGCGCTTGTCCGTTTTGGCAGAGGGAGGATATGCGTCCCGAATCACGAGCTTCTCCAACACCGCCTCTTCATAGTCGGGCCAGATCTCAGGGTGCTGCTCAAGGAGTCCGCTAGTCTTCTGTGAAGGAGGCTCGGTAATGCCGAGCGCCTGTGCGGTCTCAAGTGCTTCTGCACCAGTATCTTCAATCTCCTCCGGACCGCCGTCATCGGCAATGGGTTCCGCGGCGTGAGTGTAGTCATCGTTTGTCTGTTCGTCGGCCATCCTCTGTTCTTACTTGGTGAATTGTGGTGACTGCGGCTGATCGCGGTGTCAACTTTAGCGCTGCCCTCTATAGGGAGAATGTCTGATCGTCGTTATACGTTACGTGCTAGTCGGCCTATACGTGCTGACTCTCGTCACACAGTGCGTGTAACAAGAGAGCAGGTGGGTGGTGCTGGAACAGCAGATAGAGCCGCAGCCAGGGCAGCAGCCAAAGCAATAAGGGAGGCAGCAGAAGCAGCAGCAGCAGCAGCAAAAGCAGCAGCAAAAGCAGCAGCCGAAGCAAGGGTCGCAGCAGAACCAACTGGACTATATGTTATTCCGCCAGAGCGTCAAAACAACTGGAACAAAGCGCTTGATGCCCAGCCCCCACTCCGAAAATATGCTACTATTATTACACGTGAGGACTGGGGCACATTAACACCAGAACTTAAACTAAAGACCTACATTGAGCTGATTGAGCGTCAGGATGATCTATTTCTTACTGCGGTAAGTATTATCTATAATGAACTTGGTATTAAGCCAGATTCAGAAAATCTTGAACAGAGTGTATTTGACATCCTAGATAAAACATCATTAGATAGACAAGCAGAACTCAAAGAATATCTATCAGATGTATATCGTCTTGTAACATGTATTGAACCAATCCGCACCCTTGGTGGTGTTGCAAAGTATAAATTTATTAAACAAACACGGCTTCTCATCAATGATCCTCTATCACATATCCTTTTACGACCAAAGCGCGCAACAAATGTCTTTATTAGTTGTATTGCCAAGATACTGATATCTTTAAAGAAAACTCCTGCGCTGCTTATCAAATCATCACAAGAAAAAGCAGACTTACAGGCAATGTTTGCCGATGTGTATAACACATTCATTCAGCATGAGATACTTGATGCTACATCAAAGAGTCTACGTGATGGATACTTTCTATGGCAGGAAGTTCAGGCCGGCGTTGTTCCACCAGATGAATGTGGGATAAATACAACAACTCAGTGTGATGAGAAAAAGAGTAATACACTTCTCTGGCAGAATTTCTGTAAATACTATTCAACTATTGGGGATACCGCTCTATTTGGCAGTGTGGTATCTAGCACTGGCGGTATCTTAAAAACTATGTTTTCACGAATTTTGGTAGATATTTTCAAGATGTATAAACACAAAACCGCAGATCAAATTCGCACAGACTATATTGCGCAATTTTACAATACACTGGAAAGTAAACCTAACACAATATCGTCCATCTATCGTCCCGCTATAGTTGATCGTCTCAACACAATAGAGGCGGGTATGATGCGTATGTTAGATCCAGAACAATATACATTTATCTTTCACTTGCTATACACCCTTACAAAGTTGGAAGCAGCAGAGGCATCTACTACAAGTATGGATGAAGCATCTGATTAATGAGAGCCTGCCGACAGTGCCACCCAACTAACCGGAAACGCAGGAACCAACAGCTCTGTTAGTCCTCCCGCGTAGGTGCGGATCTCTTTCTGCGCATCCGCACTCAGACGCAACCCACACAGACGCGCATAGGCGGCCAGTGAGCCCGTCTCAATAAACTCCGTGTACATGGACTGTGGGAGGCAGCCGCGTGCCACCTCAGGTGCGATGCCCTCCGCCAACATCTCCTCATAGAATCTGATCGCACCGGCCTGAAATTCTGTGACGCGTGTCGCCCATGCCGCCGCCTCCGCAATCGGATCAGGACGCGACCCCTGTTTGGCCTTCGGATCACGCGCCCTCAGGTCCGCCGCGGCAGGGCACCAACACTCAGGCGTCGTGTCTACATAGCGCCGCGAGACTTCATTGCGCGCGAAACCGATCTGGTGACGATACCACTCGCGTGCCACAAAGATCGGCATCTTGATGCGGAAGCGCGCCTGTGGGTGGAAAAACGGCGTGACGTGATGGTGTTCAGCGAGATAGTGGATCAGTCGCTCATCGCGTGTCGTCATCTCGGTGGCCTCCTTCGCAAAACTAACACGGGCGGCATTTACGACGGTCAGATCGTCACCGAAAGTGTCAAGCAGCTCCACGAAGCCGATGCCGTCAGGTGCGATCCATTTCTTGGATGAAGCGGATGAATCAGAAGAACTAATAGATGCCATGGTGATTATTATCATGGCATCTGTTATTTAGATACTAACATTGACCTAAGTAGATGGCTGTTACTACTCTTCAAAAACGGATCGCACTGTTTTTAGTTGGATGTATCGGTGTGCGGACACTGATTGCCTATGGTGCCAAGATAGCACCGGCGTGGTTGCTGCCGTGGCTCGGCTATGCGGCCTTGGTGCCAGCGGCAGGATTCTTATGGATCTGGGCGACTGGATCACGGATGACTGGTCCAGAATCCTCTAGTGCAGGTGGTCGCATCTGGTGGAACGACCTACGCCCTGTTCACGCCGCGATGTATCTGGCATTTGCCGCTGCCGCGATCGGGTGGCACTCGCCGCATGCCTGGAAGTTTCTGGCAGCCGATGTGGTGCTCGGTCTCGCCGTGTTCTTGTCATATCACATAGCCGCCGGATCATTCAGCTAGTTAGTGATAGCAGCCGCACACACTCACGAAATACGGTGACCGGCGCTAGAGCCACCGGATCCACATCCACCCGTCGCAGAAATTCATAGATGCCAGTGTGATAGTCTGGGTTACCCGCAGCACCAACACGACGCGGCCGCCCCTCTTTGGTAAATCCGTGGAATCCATCGGCCACGCCACCGCTCCATGGGATCTGCATCCAACTGCGCACTACAGTGTATAGTGCCGGTGGTAGATAGTTGTTCAGCGGAAAGTAGCAATGGATACAGTACAGGAGCTGGGCGAGATCGCGCCCCTGCTTACAACAGAGCTCACCCATGGGAAACCACGATCCCGCCTGAAATACCGTGTTGGGTGCTCGTGGGGGTGGACAACCAACACAGGCGAATCCGAAATCTATTAGTGTCACTTCAAACATGGTGGGAACTGACATATCGCCGAGTGTTAGTATCACTGGTTCCTTGCGTGTACGGACCATCAGATTGTTGACCTTGACATCCCGATGATTGAGACGAAGACGTGCCTGGAGATGATGTAGGATGTAGGCAATCTGTGCGAGAATCTCAAGAAATGCGCGGGCGTTTTCAGTGAGGGTGGCTGGTTTCCAGTATTTCTCAATGTAGGAATACAGTGTCCGGCCGCGCACATACGACATACAGAGTGACATAGACTTCCATCCATCTATGACAGAAGTGGCGGTAGCTGCACCTGCTCCCCCTGCGGCCGGTGTGGCTACGTGATCACCAAACACCTCATATGGTCGCGGAATTGCCCATGGAGTTGTTGTGCGCAGCATAGTCCGCCAGGCGAGCACATGGAGGAGCGCCTCGGACGTGTGCGCGGTGACATCTTCCACCGGCAAAACCGCACTACCGGTTGGAGGGAGTGTTTGTTTAATAATAACCGCATGGGGTTCTTCTGCGACTTCGTATTTACCATCTGCGCGGCGACGCACAATGAGCCGAAACGCCTTGAAGATCTTTCCGTATGTGCCCTCGCGATATAGTTCACCAATGTGCCATCCTACAAAGATGTTATCCGCACCGAGGCTGCGATCAAGAAATCGCCAGGACTCACCACCGATCATCTGTTCGCGACCTAGACGTGCGATCTCACGGGCCTGAGGTAGAATATCACATATGTTTGTATAAGTATCTGTTAGCGATACTTCCAGAAATCCATGGGGTCGCAATGTCTCCATATTATGAGAATGCTTGGGCTTACTTTCTGCGGATATAATAGAAGATGGCTGCCGCTCTGTTTAACGGTTCGCGTTTTATGCGGGAGATGCGTGAGGCAGACGAGAGGGGAGAACCCTATATGTGGGGTAATATTATGAGTTTGAGTGAAGGAGCTGTGGAAGAACTCGGTATTAATGGTGCGATGGCTGAACACAAGCGTATCTCATCGCATATGGCATCCTCTGGACAGTCACCTTCCATGCCGCGCAAGGCTCGCAAGGAACACTATAGTCGGAAGATTGCCAAGTATAAGGAACACGAGGCAGAGCGCCGTGCCAGGTGGACGCGCCGTCATCCTGGTGCTGCGGAGTCCAACTGGGAGCGCCGTGAGGCAGCGCATCGTAACACACGGCAAAAACGTCGCAACCTGCGTCGTGCGACTCATCGTAAACGCACTAGCAGTAAGCGTAGTTGATGCTGACTCCTACATGTCACACTAACCATAGTCGTGTTTGTTGACATTTACATGTCACATTAACTAAGTCGTGTTTGTTGACGTATCCATTCCGCTCCTACATGTTACATTAACCATAGTCGTGTTTGTTGACGTATCCGCTTCACTGCGTTCCGCTCCTACATGTCACAAACACTTACCAAAGTTGACACCCCCAATCAACTACCCCAAACGATCATTACAAAGAAATGTTCGTTTACGGTATCCGCTGCGCCCCTGCTGATCTTCTGGCTCTTGCCACCCGCCTACAATCCGGCAACACCAATGCCGACTACTACATGGACTACGGAATGCTCGTCTTTCCTCAATACACTCGCCCCAGTATTATCCAGGCTCACACTGGACTAACACCTGCGTTCTGGTCTCGTGTCCGTCGCATTGTTGAGACGCCCGGACGCCCACACACAGTGGATCTTGAGCATCCCTGGATTACCGATGAGCAGGCAGATGTTGTTCGTATCATTAAAGAGGCATATCCCACCACTGATACCGACTGGTATTATGTGCCTGCTGTAGCAAACGCTGTTGCTGCTCAAGGGTAAGCTCCGTCTATTAGTCAGATGTTGGAGTTCCCGCAGGTGGCCGCTTTGATGCTGCCGCGGCATCGGCACCTGCGCCAGCTCCCATCTTCTTTTGGCAGTCCGACACCTCTCCACGCTTGAGTGCCGCCTGCTGTTTATCCAGTGGGTCCAGCCGAGTGGTATGCTGATCCGCAATCTCTGTGTTAATCGTGTCAAGACGTGCTTGGAGTGCGGCGAGATCTACAACAGGTGCTGGGTTGTTACCACCGTTGATGAAACCCTCACATCCCGCCGTCGCCTTTTTGTAAATCGCATCCAGCTCCGGCCCAGTAAACCACTTGAGCGAGTTCTCAAGGAGTGTCAGTCGTGCGTCGGCCGTATCAAGCGTTGGCTGAAGAGCACCCACCGTGCAGTCCACAAGACGTCCACCGGGCACACCCGCACGCGCCTTGTTCTGGGCAGCCACTACAAGTGAGGGATCATCCTGTCCCGGTTTACCCACATCACTCTCAATGTATTTATCACTGCGCCCAATCAATTCACAGACCTTCTGTTCGGCATCGGCGATACCGTTCAGCAGTGTGTCGGCAGGTGTCATGGAAGACACCGTGTCACCTGGGCCAGGACTAGGGCCACCCACAAATCGCTCTCTAGGATGAATCGCTGAACAAAATATACAGACAAACATCATTACCGACATAACACCCACCAGAATAACAGCAACGGATAATCCCAGCTCTGTAGCATCGGCCGCACTAACACGCTCCCTGAGATAGATCACGGCAGTCAACACGCCTGCTCCCACCGTAAGTAGAAGACCCGTCCCCACGATCATTGTGAATCCAGATGTGGCACCAAATACAGCACCTCCACTCGTTGGATCTGGCATGCCTCCTTACTGTTGGTCGCAGCTTTCCCTATGTTAACAGTAAGGAGAGATGGATATGTCCACTGTGTTAGTTCCACCTGTTCTAGAGTGGATCCGACAGCAACAAATTATGAATACAGACATGGATGACAGCTTACCAGATATTATAGTGGACAAAGCCGGTAACATCTATGTAACCTATATGTCACTCGGCACAGCATTGGGTCAGACAAACACTGGCAATTATGACATTGTAGTATTCAAGATGAATGCGGTGGGTCAACTGCTATGGATCCGTCAGCAGCCTATATTCAATACACCTGCCGATGAAACCAACCCGCGTATAGGAATAGATGCTAACAATAACATCTATATCGCATATCTTACCAGTGGGATAGTATCTGGTGGCACAACTATCAGCGGGGTTCTGGACAATGTAATTATGAAGATGAATACAAATGGCACCGTTCTGTGGATAAAGCAGAATGAGTATACAAGCAGTTCATTGTCTGGTAACATTAACATATCATTGGCAATAACCCCCGCGGGCACGATCTATGCGTCTTATAATACAAAGGGCCGTGCTTCTGGCGGCACGCAGAGTGGCGATGATGATATTGTAGTGTTTAAGATGAATACGGATGGTGATTGTGTCTGGATTAAACAGGAACCACTTTTTAACACAAGTGATTTTGATGTATCACCGGCTATTGCCATAGATGCATCTGAAAATGTCTATATCAGTTACTTTACAGATGGAACAACCTCTGGTGGATCAAAAACTGCGACATACGATATTGTCGTCTTTAAGCTCAACAGTGCGGGTGTTCAACAGTGGATCCAACAGCAGCCGGCGATGAATTCTGACGCTGATAACAGAGAGCCTGCGATCATTGTTAGTCCTGCTGAAGATATCTATGTTGGTTATTCCGCATTTGGGATCATATCAGGTGGATCGTCCATGGGTGGATATGATATTGTCTTGTTCAAGATGAACATGGGCGGAGCCCTTCAATGGATTCACCAGTATCCCGTGATGAATACAGATAGTTTTGAACTTGGCATTGATCTTGCAATGGATGCATCAGGTAACGTGTATGGCACCTATATGACAGACGGCACGGTTTCTGGTGGATCTCGCATTGGATCTGGCACAAATGTAGTGGTATTCAAGATGAATCCGGCAGATGGGTCGCTCATATGGCTTCTCCAGCAGACGGCATTCAATACAGATTTATTCAATGGAAATTCACGTATTACAATTGATTCTACCGATAGTATCTATATTACTTTTACAACAAATGGAGAGGTATCAGGAGGATATCATAGTGGTGCTGCTGACATAGTCGTCTTTAAGCTCCGCCAGCACCCGTTTTTGCCGCCGCCGCAGCCGCGAGGGGACTGTGGATATACACATGGTCCAGGCACGCACGAGAGTGTCCGTATTCGTAATCAACGTGAATGTGTGGAGGCACTGTCTCCCCCGCTAAATCCAAACATTGATATGTGCCCGCAATGTCGGTCAGCGGCACCACATGGCACTCGTGTAGTTACAACGCCCTCAGAGCATGATCGGGTTCTAAAGGAATTAACACGCTGCCCACTCTACTATCGGAATACTGACACAGGTGGGCTCTGTGCTGGAGCGACTAGACCGCTAATTTATCAGCCGGCCACTGTTAGTAGTCTTCTAGCATCAGGCGCATCAACAACTCCCCCATATGGACTCCATCGGTATCGTATTGTGGATCGTGTTCGCGGCATTGAAGATATTGCCGTTGTAGTGCGCACGACATCTGCCTCGGAAGTAACTGCGCGTCGTCGGGCTGCAATACAGGCCTCTGCACGGCGTCATGCGGAACACTTTCGGGTCCACCCCCCGCCGCCTCCACGATTATGTCGTGTGATTCAGCAAGGACCACAAGCAGGTGTGCCGATTGCGCCGCAGACTCCTTGTAACAATGGTAATCAGCGGGTGGATTACAGTAATCCTCGTGCTTAAATCGCCGCGTAGAGCAGAGAAGATGAATCACAGTGAGTATCTGCGGCGCAAGCTGGAACAGCTACCGGTTGTGTATGGTCCCTCCCGTCTTGGCGATGAGAGTATGCGCATTATGGAAACACGCTTTAAGGCATCGGTGCGCCGACCGGTGGGTCCACCACCGGTGACAACATGCTGCCGTGGACCGACGCCATATTGGCGTTCAGGCGGGGGAAGGCCAGATGTTGGTCCTTATCCTCGTGTGGCGGATGGTCAGCAGCAGGAGTGGTCTTCTGAGGGAGTTGTGTCGAGCAAAGCCGGTTGTGCGGTCTGCTCGGCAGGACGTGCGGGATATATTTTTAAGGCGTGCTGTCCACCGGAACCGACACCTGAGGCTCGGTTGGATCCTAGTAAGAAGGCATACGCACTGCGAGGAAAGGTTACATGCTGCCCTGTTGTGGGACCAACACTCCAGTCGCTTCCTCCGGACTGCGGTTGTACAGTGGGAGCAGGGCGCCAGAATACACTGTTGGCAAACAACATGCCGTCTGATAAGATACCGTATCCTGTGCCTATCAGGAATTGTAGGACATGCCCTCCTATAGACACAGAGGCGTGTGTCTGTTCTACATGTTAGTGCGCAGCGGACTTCCCATTACTGGTTTGCTCATCTAACGACGAGCAACCCTGAACCCCACTCTCCTGAAAGGAGAGAGGACTAACGCGTAAGTCCGCCTATCGGCGACTTACACGGAACCCCTCCGCAAACGGAGCAAACTCGCTAGAGAACTCCGCCTGAGGCTCCATATTATTACGCATCACACATCCACCACAGAGACCACGCCCGCCGCACGAGCACGTAGATCCCTGGGGTGTTCCCATCACGGCCTGGCAATCCGCATCACTAGAGCATGTGACCGCAAAATGTTCCTTACCGCTCTTGCCCTTGGCAACAAACCCCTCCTTGCCCCGTGGTGTCAGTGCCGAACGGCAGATCCAGAACTGCATCAGCGACAGCACAACTGAGAGACCGATTGACAGAATCAGACTGATCGCAATAGTTGTAGTTGGCACGAACTTCTTAATCATACCGGGCAGCGTAAACAGCTGCACCAACCCATAAAGACCATACAGAGCCACGATGACCGCCATGGCAAAGTAGTAGTAACAGAAGTCATACGCCCAACTCGGGACAGTGATAACAGCCTTCAGTGTGTCCATGTGTTCTAAAATAGTATCACAAAATATCCGCGCCAAAATTAAGCGACTATGTGTGTGGATGAGAAGATGATTACTTGGCGGCTGCCTTGACCACCTTCTTGATCACCTTCTTGGCGGGCACAGGGGGTGCCTCCACCACTGCTGCTACAACATCCTCCTCCTCGTCATCCTCCTCAAATGCGGGAGCAGGAGCAGGAGCAGGAGCAGGAGCAGGGGCGGGAGCAGCAGCAGCAGCAGGAGTAGCCGCCGCCTTCTTTGGAGGTGCGACCACAGCTGCCATCACATCCTCCTCCTCCTCATCATAGCCGCCGTAACCAGCACCGGCACCACCAACAGCAGCAGCAGGCGCAGCCATCTTCTTGGCCACGAATGCGCGGATGTCAGGCGCATCACTGCGGAAGGCAGGGCCACGGATCTGCTCAGGCTGGCTGTCCACACGCAGCTGGACGGCCTTCCACGTGGTGCCGAACTTGCCACCCGCGAACCAGACACCCGTACACTGGATGATCGCCGTCACCTGGCTGCGCTTGGGCAGCGTAGACTCAATCGTGGCATCCGCGGCAAAGGCGGAAATCTGACCCTTGCTGTCAGTCTCAGCCGCATTGTAGAGCTGAACCTCAAATGCGCCCACGCTGGCGTCATTGGGATCGGGGGCCGCTGCCCCACCCTTCTTGGCAATCCTCTTGCGGAGATTCACCTTGAACGTAGGGGGATAGGGCTTAGGAGCACCGCTGGCATCGCGACTGATCTTCACCACAGGGGTGTAGAACGCCTTGATCACCTCGCGATTAGGGTTCGCCATCTTGAACCACTTACCGGCGTTCTCCACACCGGCATCAATCATGCGCTCGTCAAACGCCTCCAACATCTCCTGCAGCTCCTTGATCTTCACATTGTCATCCGCGCCGCGAAAGCTCAGATCCACGGAGAACTTGGGAGGAGACGTCTTGTCAAAGACATTGATGCCGTAAGGCACGTTGAGGCTGGGGGTCTCCAACATAATATTGCGACCCTCAAAGTGCAGGTTGACCGACTTGCCGCCATTGTCAAGAATCTTGACAGGCTGGAAGGCGATCTTGCTAACTTCAATCTCGGAAGGGGTGTGAATCATGCTGGACATCGTGCTTGTTGGGTAGGTGGGGGGTCAACCCCGTCAACTTTGCTGGGCCCCCGCCCAAAACTTTTTGGCGCCCTACTTATATGGGACGCAAGACGGCAAAGACTGTCAGAAGATTCACAAAATGACACCATATGGAAGGCCACGCCTCTTTGTTAGATCGCCTAAACATATAATGTGATGCCGTCGCAAACAGCAGATAGAGTGCCGCAAATGCCGAGTTATTCAGTGTCAGAATAGGATAGATCAGAGCAGTATAGTAAATATATGGAATAAATGATTTGAACGGCACACCGGGCCATACAAGATGACCAGATGAGCCGAGGTGAGCACATTCACCGTAGTTTTTCACAGCAGAATACAGCCGTTCAGGAACCAACAGAGCAGCCGCAGAGGCTGCCACTACTCCATAACTGACACCCCATCCTGCCTTCCATGCTCCCACAATCCAGTTGATAACCACCGGCTGTAGCACGAGATACACCGGAATGATGGCCATGATGAGTTTGTTGATAGACCCACATCCTAGATTGAGCCAAAGTATCCACTCCAGCACCTGCATGAACGCAATGAATAAGAGAATGAGGGCAAGTGGGCGATCAATGTCACGATTACGTTGCCACATGTAGTATGCACCCGCCGCAACAAAAAGAAAGGTTCCGATACTCACATTCGCGCTATAACACATTGGATCTTCACCTGAAGAAGGACAAGAGTTCCCGATAGAAGGCTTCTGGTGGCGGAGCTTCGGTGGACCATGTTAGTCCCTCATCAATGCGTCGCATGTAGGCTAACACCGTTGGGTGCGCTGCCGACATTTCACGATCACGGAGTGCCACAAGATCTTCATCAGATGTTGTTGCGGTCGCAGATGCGTCTCGGAGCGCAAACATGGCAGTCTGGAAGGTGGTCCGGCGATTATCCACTGTATTCCAGGTGATCTCCGCGAGCATGTAGCCAAGAGCAGTTAGATCCATTCGCCAGCTATAGAGCGGCTTGTCCAACTCGGCACCCATCGCCAGATAATAGTAGCGGAATTCCGGCCCATATGTACGTGTCAAGCGCGGATTCGGTACATCACAGAGCTCATAGTCACTGACAATGAACTGTGGATGCACGTGATGACGGAGCACATTAGTAACCTTAATGTCCATATGGACGAGGTGACATGACCGATGGAGCTGTGTTATAAATGCGAGAACATCTTGTGCGATCCGTCGCCAGTTATCGCGCGCATAGACATCATAGGCGACCGTGCCGCCGTAGCGTCGCATGGCGTACCAGATATGGGTGTCAGTCATCCCGCAGAACTTATCAGGACCAGGGGGTGTATGAACTGCGTAGTTGAGACGATGGCGGCGGATCATACAGAGTGCTCCGAGCTCATCGTGGGCGATATCCGTTTTTTCACGGATCTTGAGTACATATCTATCATTCGTCGTGGCTAGAATACGAACATCATTCTTGCTATATATAACTTCATCTGTAATAGTCCATGGTCCAAACTGTTTTGGTATCGTGGAGAGGTCACTTGTCATCCTAACACAGGGTTGCCGATTACACCTCACCCGTGTGTCAATTTTAGCACCAAAAAAATCGCGGGGACTAACAGAAGATGGGTATCGCAGATAATAGTCAGACAGAGCGTATCCGTATTTTGAAGGCGCGGACTATTGCCGTTGCTCGCCGTAATGCCCTGGTAGCAGCCCAGACCTCAGGATTCTATGCTACTGAGTTTGGACCCGGCGGACAGACATTCCCTGAGTCCGTGCGCCAGGTGCGTTCGCTCGGTCAGCGCACCTATATCCGTATGAATGCCGCGGGGACACAGACAACTACTCTGGCGCCGTGCTGCTCTGTGGTTACTTAATATGCGAGGACTCCTGGATGCAACAACTGGATGGTGTTACCCACAATACGGCTAACACCAGGCGAGAGCATCTCCACGAGCCAGGGATAGGCAGCGCTAGCTCCGGCGCTAACCATGGCGAGCACACCGAGAACATACATCACGCCGGTCTGTCGGTCTCCGCGTACTGCGGCAGATGATACCAGAAGACGGCATGTCTGTAGAATCACAGGGCGGAGCGCTCGCTGCTGCATAACCATTACGGTGGCTACCGGCACACTGAACGGATTTGCTGGAAGTGGCACGATACGCGTGCGATCAGCACTACTCAGACCCGCACGATGATACCAGATGTCGGTGAGTTCCAGATATATCCGTTGGAGTTGGAGACGCGACAGATCTGTGAACCAGTCGGGGTCCGTATAGTAGCCGAGATCCTCCATGGCACGGAAGACGTCTGTCACATTGAGCGACTCGGTGGATGCGCTATTTCCGACACCGGCACCTCCTACGGCGGATGTTGCTGCGGCGAGTGACTCCCAGTGCGCAGTCTTGCCGTGGCGGGCAATACGGGTCTTAAAGACGGCCGGCAGAGGCGCCCGATTGAACGGATTAACTGCCACCTCACCGCTCTTGTCTGCGTGCTCAAGAAGTGACACGGCCGACTTGATATCCATACAGTAGCCTTTGCCTCCATCTACAAAGCTCACAAAGTCGCACAGAGGGATCTCTTCTACGGGGTCAGCGCTGAAGAAGTCAAACGGATTGTTGGACTCTTCGCGGAATCGCAGAAGAGGTCCGGCACGACGCGAGAGCCAGCGACTCCATGCGGGGCGGATGAGAGAGGCGAGTGTCAGTTTCTCGGCTTCTGTTACTTCCGGATAGTCTCGCTTCTCACGAACTGGTGTCTTGGCTGTCTTGGCTGCCTTGACTGTCTTTGATGGACTGCTGAGGGCATGTTCAATCACATCGGTTGCTCCTCCTTCTCCTCCTGCTCCTCCTGCTGCTCCTGGAGCAGAAGCAAGAGCAACGAAGCGAGTGGGATGTGTCTGTTTACCGTGCACACCGCACCATTCACTTCCGGCCTGAGCTCGGTGAGAGCATCTTTCTCCCGGATGGGTCTTCCCACGGATGCTGTTACAGATAGGGTTCATTCCTACTTTGGGCATGTTCAATAAAACTCACCCGGCGACCTAAGGTGGGGTGGCAACTTTGGGGGTGGCGGACACCAAAGTTGACACGGCTGTCCACCCTAATCCCCGACAAAGTATAACGCGTTAAATGTCTGCCATTAACTCCTCCGACATCAGCAAAATGAGCTCTGCCGCCAAGTCTTCTAAGAAGTCCGCCGTCGCAAAGTCTGAGGCCCCTGTTGCCGTTGCCGCAGCCGCGGCCACCCCTGTTGCGGCCCCTGCGCCTGCCGCCCCTAAGGTCTCCAAGAAGGCCGCCAAGGCGGTTGAGGCACCGGCGCCTGCCCCTGTGGCCGCACCTGTAGCCGCCCCCGTGGCGCCCACGCCTGAGGCCGTCGCCCACGTCGCGGATGAGGATCTCGGTGCCGCCCTCCAGAAGAGCATCGCGGCTCTCCAGGAGAACCTCGCCAGCCTCAAGGCCGCTGCCTCTGCTGCCGGCAATGCGCTGAAGGCGATTGAGAAGCAGGCGGCTCGCCTCGCAAAGAAGGCGGATCGCAAGAAGAAGCGCTCCACCAAGACCGAGGGTGGTGAGCCCAAGGCCTGCATCTTCACCAAGCCGGTGAAGGTTACGGATGAGCTCAACGCCTTCCTGGGCAAGCCCAAGGGCACTGAGATCAGCCGCTCTGCCGTCACCAAGGGTGTCATGGCCTACGCCAAGGCCCACAGCCTGATGGACAAGCAGACGATCAAGGCTGACGCTGCTCTCCGCAAGCTGCTGACGCTGAGCGAGACGGATAACCTCAGCATCCTCAACCTCCAGAAGTACCTGGGTCGTCACTTCGTGAAGACTGTTGTCGCCGCGCCTGTTGCCAACTAAATGTGCTCACTTCTTGATAAACTCTTTTTTGGTTTCTTGACACATTCGGCTCCTCCTCCACTTAAGGAGGCTTCCTCATTAACATGATCACGAGAGTGACTGAGTGGTTAAAGTGCGCGCCTTAAGAGCGTGTGGAGCATATCCGCGTGGGTTCAATCCCCACCTCTCGTAAAAGGTTCCATGGCTCTGAGTTGTTAGCTTGTGCTAACAAAGAGGGTTGCTATGGAACCACAGGTTCCATAGCTCAGTGGTAGAGCGTCTGGCTGTTAACCGGAAAGTCGCAGGTTCAATCCCTGCTGGAACCGATAAAGGTTTGGTGTTTATACCTACAAAAAAACACCTGGTGGACCATTCACTGATCTTTTTCAAACAGAGGCATCCTCTCGTGAAAGAGCTCTCCGCCAATCCATCGGCCACATGTTATCCAAACAGTAGCTGCCCAACGACTCCATCTCAACAGCCGGTGCCCCCGCTGCCCATTTCTCGCGCTGCGCCTCAACTAACAGATCCTCCCATGTCACTCCGTCGCCCCGCAGCAATGCTGCCCCACTGCTCATTGCCGAATCAGTCATTGCCGGCACTCCAGCGTAGCGAGCTGCTGTAATTGCCACTGGTGGCGGCATAGTTCGCACCTCATGTGGCGTGTAGTCAGATCCCATCAACATACAGGCATCCACAAACTGGGTGTAAGTCACTCCGAGCCCCGTAAGAACTCCATCCAGAGATAACTCTGTAAGAACTGTCGTATCAGGTGTTTCCGGCTGAACTAACACTCGGATTCCGCGCGCCAGCATATCCATATCCGTACTGACCACTGCGCTCACCTGGCCCGTACGTGAGAGGAAACCTAACAGATCATCTGCCTCCCCCGTCGCTGTTACGAATAACACTCCCGCCGAATACAATAATTTTTTGATATCATCGCGATCACGTGAGGTAATCTGAGGCACCTTGGCCTGGAGTTCCGCTATCTGTGTCTCCTTGTCCGCAATCATAGTTGTGCTGCGTTCTGAAGGAACAGCCAGTTCGGCCTTGATTGCCGCGATCTCCTGTTTGACCGCTGTACGGACCTCTCGCCGTTTCTCTACAGTCTCCGTTTTGGCGGCAGGAGTGCGCCCATCAAAGATAAACACCGGTTCTATCCCTGAACGGCGCAGTCGCACAATCAGACTGGCTACTACTGTTAACACTGAGAGGTTTGCCCCCCGCGCACGATATAGAATACACGAACAATCCACCGCCCACCGCTCACCCGCATGAGCTTTCCATTGAACAGGGCGACGCGCATGTGGAGTGCGCCACCGAAGGAAACCTGCTAATCCTCTTATTCCCATGTTTACAGAGTTGTATATTAGGCACACAGACTTATTATTAGGTGTCTGTCATTTTTGGCGATTTTAGCAACTATCTGTCTATTAATAGAATGAACGCTGGAGGAAATGATGGAGGGCGCAGACGCACAGCACGCCGCGCAGTTACATCCAAGCGCAAAACAAAGAAGCTTGGCTATGTTGCGCAGGCCTCCATCTCGCATAATGACGCGATCGTAGAGAAATTCATTTCTGATCTGCGCGAGGGCAATGAAACACCGTATCAGATTGCGATTATTGAAGCAAATCCGGCGGGTGAACACCCAGGCCGCGTTGAGTTCGGTGGCGGTGTGTTTTCCATCAAGCTCAATGGAATCTACCATCGCGCAACCCTCCGAGGACTCCTCAAAGGCCGCGGGCGTTTCCATCACAATCCCGAAGTCATCACTGCGGCCAAAGAGGGACGACACGTGTTAGTTGAGGATCTTGGGTTCGGCGGGCGCACCAGCGCTCTCACACATCAGATCATGGCAGTCATGATGTATGATCAGTATCTCCGTGCTCTTAATGCGATGGGCAAGAAAGTGCGCAGTGGTTCAACTGCCAGGAGTAGCAATAGCAGAAGCAGCAACAAGCGCGGCTTCATGTTCAACCGCACACCGGCCCGCTATGCGGCGGAGGACCATCGCGCAGCTACATTAGCGAGTCTTAATCTGATTAAGGCGCAAGAGCGCCGTCGTAAGGCAACTGGTGCTGGTGGCGGTGCTGTTGGGGGTGCTGGTGCAGTCGCAACAGAGCCAATCTAAAGCATCATCCCTTTCCATACAGTAGAATGTCCCGTCACGTTGTTACCAATCCCCATGCTGAGCAGAACAATCGTATCCCTGGACACCAGTTCATCACGGAGCATCTCACTAATGTGGGGCTACCCGGCATCCCCCCGTATACTACCAAGGGGTGTATTCCCTTTGATCTGATCCGTCGTCGCGCTCCCTACAAGGATGACGACGATGGATGGACCGAGGTTATTGACAAGCGTAATCGTCGTCGCGAGCGTATCTCTCGTGGCAATGGTGGATGGATTGGTAGAGCCACCTCTGTCCCTGTCACCGTCACTCCTGCATTCGGCCGCACGTCATTCCCATAGCAATCGCCCTATTATCTGAACCGGACCGCTGCTCTAACGCCGCGATCCGATCTAGTTCCCCTCGCGCAGCACGCCACCACGGTAGCCACATCGGCAATGAACCCGTCGGTGTTAGTAACACATCGTCCTCGTGAAGGATCAGCACGTATTTGAGCACGTAGTAAGCAAACACATTGGTATCTTCTGCCGCATTTGGTGGCAGACCGCGAATCCGCGACCAGACAATCGCCGCCTGTTTCTGTGCGCACAATCGCTGGAGATGCCAGCGTCGCCGCGCATCTGTGAGTGTCTGTGTCTGTGAACCGGCAATCGCCCAGAGCCATTCCGCGAGAAACTCCGTATACGCCTCGCCCAAATGCGGCCGCAGACGTCGCCCACCGAGTTCGCGCTCAAACGCAGGGAGCAAGGGATCAATAAGTGACGCGGGAACATCCAACATGAGTGCGTGGACTGTCTCATGGAGCATCACCTTGTGTGCTTCTTCCCGGCGATATACATGGACTTCGGGCACTCCTGATACAGCCCATCCACCATTAACATGATCGCGACCTGGGGTCGTATGTGCCGGCAGAAGACGGATCCATGGCTGATCCCACCAGAACCATGTCAATGGCGGACCGCTAGAGCGCATCCACGCCATGAGGCGCAGACCGAGTCGCAGATCCACTGTTAGTGACCGCCGATCAGATATACAGTGAATAGTGTGCCCCGTGCGCCGATCACGCACAGAGTGCCACACGGCCCGTCCTGCGTCTGTAAGCTGGCGCGCCCAGGCCGCGGTGCGCCCTCCATCAAATCCATCAGCCTCAATGCGTCGCTGGAGTTCCTCGCGTGGTGGTGTTAGTTCCTCAAAGTCTATAACATGCCTTGTCCCTGTCTGCTGCCACCCACGCCATAACTGTTCGCGATAGCTCTCTATTGCGGCCATTGCTCACCCCTTACTGATTAATGAGATCATTCGCGCAGATGAAGAGAGCGCTGTTACATTTCTGGAGACCGATAGGCTGGGGTTGTTCTCATACACTTATTGACTGGTTTATTCAGAAACTTTGACAGCAACAGTAGCGGTCGCAATCGCATTATAGACAGACACCACGATCATCTCCAGCATGAGCGGAGTGCGATAAGAGGGCACCCACCGCGCCCGTGTTAGTGCCTCCAGGGCCGCCCGCGTCTGCGCATCGGTGAGTGCTCCCGCCGCTGCTAGTCGCACTGTCGCCCATACGAGTCCTGACACTAGATCACTGCCAGACAACATGAGTCCGAGTAGATCATAGACACGTGCGCGAATCCACGTTGCCGCACCCAGACACCGTGGTCCCTCATTCAGCGCACACACCATCTGACGGAGCATTTCGGCAATGTAGGTCTGAATCGTAGTAACCGGTAGCATGCCTCCAGCTGCTGGCGCCACCGCTTTCCGATCTAGACGCTTACCATCCTCTGGCCCAGGCACACGCCGATAGACAAATCCATCGGCAATATGTGAGACCACCGAGTTTAGCACACGGGCTGTGCACCAGATCATAGCCGGCGCTCCTGGCGACCATACCAGATCTTCCAGACAAACACGGAGACGCACTGCTGCCGCCGGTGACAGCCCGTGGACATGGCGCAGAATCATCATCTTGCGCCGCCCACCCGTCACATCGCGCGTAGAGAGAAGCTGTGTCAGTAGCTCGGGAAGGATCTGTTTGTCCATCATTGACAGATCCATGATATCAACCTCCATGTGTGTGGGGAACTCCCAGTAGCGTGCGGAGTAGTCGCCGATCTCTAGTATCAGGAGTCGTGGAGCCTGACCGGTGGGAACACCGAGCGCCTTGCGGGCTGCCGTCAGTTTACCGGATCCCGCGGGTCCAATCCAGAGTTCTGGAAATGCAGTGGTTGCCATTACATTTCCAGAATGTGTGCTTCTCTAAGCTGTGATCTTCTGCTGCTTAAGACGAGACTTTACCCGCGAGCAGATTCCGGGTGTTCTGAATGGAAGTGACATTCATCGCCGTCGCAGCAATGGTAGCCGGCAGTAACACCAGGAAGATCAGGTGGGTGTTTAGCCATGTCAGACTCTCCGTATTTCTGGCATAGAGTGCCATGACCGTTACCCAACAGAGCGCCGACAGACCGTAGGCAACTCCCATGATGATGGTGACACCGCTGGCGGCGGGGACACTGTCAAGCGGAATCAGGAGCGCAAAGGCCACAATAGACACAACGGCACCCACAAGCACCACTCCACCAGTTACCACCATGTTGCCAGTGGGAGAATTCACATTCAAAAGGTCAGCGAGTCCCATCTCTATACTGTGGGGAATGTTAAAGTTAGGATGTGACACCAGCAGTGCCTAGATCAAATCTTACACGATGACCTGTAGCTGTTGCTGATGCTGCTGATGCCGCTGCTGCTGCTGATGCTGATGCTGCTGCTACTGCTGCCACCGGAGCAGCACCAGGTACTATCCCCTGAAGAATGATTGGCACATTCAACACACCCACCAGAAACAACACTAGCAGAAACAGTGCCCACAACGGAAGTGTCCACGACCACAGACCACTGAAATCAATCTCCATATTGCCCTTACTTTAGGACGGCTTTTTGTCTTCTATGAAAGTAAGGATATGTCTACTCCTGTTCCTGTTCCTGTTAGTCCTGACCATGTTGGTGGTGCTGCTGCTGACAAGGCCAATCTGCTCCAATGTAATCCCTCCACACTTAACACCACGCGCACGACATGTCTACCACACGAGATGTTAGTCCGTCTTCGCGATGAGTGGAACAAGCGATATCCCGCTCACGCGATTCCAACAGATCTGCGTCGCAAGGATGAGCTCTGGGTCGCCATTCGGGATAGGATGCGCCGCGAATTCAAGTGCGCCTCTGAATACTGTGCCGTCCAGAAGCTCGGCGACGGCGAGGGAAAGAAATCGGCAGCCGGCTATTTTCGTCCACCCAAGCCCACTGAGTGGGATGGTGATGGTGACGAGGAGGAGTGGCACGATACCATGACTATCGCCCGTGTTATGCAGCAATACGAGGATGCGAATCCCCACTTTGAATTCATCGGACCCACACCAATTGACTTTGATTCCAAGGCCGAATGGGGCACTTGTGTGCTGGATGAGCTCTGTAAGTTGGATCTTGCCGCCATGCGCCGCCGGGGCGAACACTCCATCGGTATCGTATTCAATCTAGATCCACACTATCGGCCCGGCTCTCACTGGGTGTGTGCCTATATTGATCTGCTGAAGCGGGAGGCCTACTATTATGACAGCTACGGCTATCCTCCTCCACCAGAGATCCGCCGCCTCCTCCGCCGTTGTCGCGAGCAGGGATGCACACAGATCTTCTGGAATGATATCCGTCACCAGCGCAAGAAGTCTGAGTGCGGAACCTACTGTATGTATGTCATCATCTCGCTGCTCCAGGGCCAGACGTTTGCCAATATCTGTAAGAATCGTGTGGACGATGATACAATGAATACGATCCGTGATTTACTGTATGCTACGGTGACACCCCGCCCTGATGCTGTGTCTAAGGGCACACGGTTGTTGCGGGTTTAGGTATCCAGAGCGATAATAACTGACCAGAGTAATGGACACGACACGGATGTTAGTTCCGTTGCGGGGCGCATTTGGGCGACCTCTCACTAGTGATGAAGATGAACAGCTCCAGAGCTTACTGGGTCACTATCTACGTGAAGCAACACACGTGGGTGGCTCACGTCTGAATCAGGGTGTGGTGATGCGAGCTGTGGCAGCGGCTATGCAGAAAAGATTAGCCGAACAATCTGAGGATGATAGTGACAGTGACAGTGATGAAGAAGGCGAGGAAGACAGTGACAGTGACGGTGAAGAAGGAGAGGAAAACGAAGAAGGATTTGAATCTGGAGGCAGTCGGTGTAGCGACGACGATGAAGATGATGATGATCCGATGGTGCGGTTCGGCAAACTCTGTGCGCAGCGGTCGGCAGCAATGGCTCTCGCCCCTATTCCATCCATTACACCGGTCAACAAACTGCCGCCCTCCCTCCAGGCACAGGAGACCCGTGAACCGTCCTCATTGGCACCACCGCAGCCCATGGACATCTTACAGCCCCAAGGCGATGTTGTCAAATATCGCGAAGTTGAGACCAATCTGATTCTGAACTCAAAAGATCGTGACTGGCTCTACAATATCGGCGAGAACCGATACAACTTCAGTGTTCAGATCAACGGTGGCGCCTACGCACAGGGCGATGCGCCCCAACAGACAGTTCACACCCGCTTCCGCAACATTGTGCGTATTGAGTTTGTCAAGGCCATCATACCTGTAGAGGGACTATCAGTGGTCATTCCACGTATTTGTCCTACTGAGGGACCCGCAACCGAGGCGCCCGAACAGGCGTTCTATTCGGCACTCGGACTGCCATTCATCCAAGTCATTATGGACGAACTCCAGGGCAACAATGTTGGTACTAATGACTCTGTGGATCGGTCACTCGCCATATGCCAGTATGATTCCACCTGGCGTTCCGATCAGATGACGGGTCATCACGCCACTATGACGAGCCGCGGATACACTCTGTTTTTTCCCAAGTTTATGAAAGCGCAGCGCCTCTACGCACCAACACCGCTCGCCACACTACAGCGGATGAGTTTCAGTCTGCTCAATCCTGAGAACTCCGTGCTCTCGGCGACGCCTGACGCGATCTCAGTATCGCATGTAGTCTTTGGCAATGACATATCAGGATCGTGTTATGCGGATGTGACTGGTGATTATGTGTTTATTGAGGCCAGTGCGTGGTTCCCACTGTGGGCATTTAGCAAGTTGGATCGCATTCAGTTGCGCGGACTCTCGTTTACAGATACTATACCGGCTCTGACTGCGGCGGGACTCTCTCTCAATAACTGGCTTGAAGACCCGGTGGGTCAAGTCGTAGTCGGCATCGCTCACACTACCGCTGTGGGAGGACCGCCATATATTCTAACAGATGGTGCGAATGACTGTGGCTATGCCAACTGGATCATAGTGCGCAACCGATTCTCGGATCCAACAACGGGTGCGTGCTCACGGTATCTATTTACGGGAGATGCTGGGGAGGAGCTGACTTTTTCTGAAAAGTTGGCCGAGTGGGCTAACACGGGTGGTGCTATCAATCTGAGTCGTCAAGTCCAGCTGTTTCTGCGCATAGTGACACGTGAGCTGGATAATGCTTCCATTATTCGTCCTGATAACATCTAGGGACCCCCAGCCGTGTCAAGTCTAACATCCAATTTGGTAATCCTGGTTAGAGGATAGCCAAAATGTATTGGCTCTTGATTGGTTTGATTGTAGTGGTATTAGGATTTCTCATGTGGAATAATGTATCCACAACGAAAGAGCATTTTGCCACAGTAGATCTAGACACTGCCACCGCGCAGCGCCAGCAGCTCCAGTTTGAAGGAGAACGGCGCTACAACGATCTGGGTCGGCTTCAGTTGCCTGGAGGCACGTTGTCTCCCGACGCGATTGATTCCGCTATTTCACAGCCACTTGCCAAGCCTTCTGCTGGCACTTCCTCACTCCTAACACTTATCAGCTCGTCTCTCGGTCTCGGTGCCGGCGCATCTGGTAGCCGTGGTGCCAGTGTTGAGCAGACCGGTGCCGTGATGGAGAAGATCCGTTTCTGTGAATCACTGCCGCTGAATTGTTCAACTCTTGATGATCCGCGCATGGCCGAGTGCGGGTTCTGTCATCGCGATGGCATAGATAGCAAGGGTGCGGCACATCGCGGCGGCATGTATATCTCCGCAGATGACACCATTCGCGCCAATGAGCGCGCAGAGGGCGGCACGGCCACCTATCAGCCCACTGTTGGCACATGTAATCCACGGAATTTTACCATGATGCGTGACAACTGTCTGATGCGCGAGAACCAGCTCACGTGTCAGTCGGCCGGCGCGCCCACTCTGGCCAATCAGTGCGGTCAGTGCTATGGTGCGTCACCCGGTGGAGCCACGGGTCTGATATTTGTTGGTCCGAAGCCGCGCACATTCACCGCTGTTCTGGTTTTGAGTCATCCCGGTATGCACAACTATCAGGGCACCGGCACAATTGTGACTATGCCCGATGGAAGCATAATCAATGTGGCAACGAACACAATCAATGAAACTAGCATGAATCAGCTGATTAATCCTACCACCGTCTATCTTAACAATGTCAAGGAGGGTGACACGATCAGTATCAAGGTGTTTGGTGTTCCGAAGGTCTGGTGTGCCTGGCTGACGAGTCCTGATGGAAATCGCTCTGTTAGTATTGATATTGGTCTCCAGAATGAGTCGGCAAACCCTGGTCTTGTCATTGCTGGTGACAAGCGTGCTTCCGCGGTTACGAATGCGATCTCTTCATCTTCATCCGGTGATGCGACCGCGTGGAGCACTTTCCAGCCGCAGGTGCCGAACACAGTTATGTGGTATGCGCGCCGCGACGAGGTCCTGAATGGCGGCATTGTTAGCGCAATATACAACAGTAGCAACGGTGGCTCTATTGATGTTACTTATCAAATGAAGTCGTTTGCGGGTGCCTATGCGGATGTTACTGTAGGACCTGCCGCGTTTGGTAGAGATCCTGCGCCAGGCATTCCCAAGAATCTGACAGTTACGTTGGATAATGGTCAGTCATTCAATGTGGCGGATGGCAGTATAATTCCCAAAGCACGTCTCAACAACATTGCAAATCTGCAGGTTGTAATTCCTGCTACGCTGGTTGATCCCGCGTTTCCTGATGATAAAGCGGATTGTCCCACGGGTCCGATCGTGTTCACGGCGGTCGGTGCCGGTCTGATGGGCTCTCATTCGTGCTTTAAGCCCGATGGCTCGTTCAATCCTACCGCCTACTGTCTCCAAGAGCTGTTCATGGCGGCGGGCGGCACACAGGGTGGCGCCGATTATCCGAGCACGGATGCCAAGGCGGCGGCACTTGTGGTCAACAACAGCCTGGATGACACGGTGACTCTGCTCAATACGCGTGGAAGCATTGCCCAGTACGGATTTGATAGCAACGGTGTTGCTGCGGATTTTCCTACCTATAAGGATGCGTCCATGCGGATGCTCGGCACATCGCCGACCAGTCCATGTGATGGACCGAATGCTGCGACGGGGCCACACACACCAGAGTGTCTGGACTATCTGTGGCGCACGGCAGGAGCGTCGTCACTGCCACCGGTGGGCGCCGATCCCACATCACTGTCATATGCGTATTGCGGCAAGGGCATGCCTGGTGCTCCTCTCAATATGGATAATACCATGAACACTGCCAATATCAATGCCGCGAATGCGCTCGGCTCTGTAACCGCGATCAGACAGGCATATGGAACACTCTATAGTCGCACCCGGAACTCGGCTAACTTTGCGGATCAGAATGCGGCAATGCAGCAGTGCTTTGGTGTGTCTATAACTCCACCTCCACCCAAGCCACTATCATGCGTGCCCGAGGTGTTCAACATCTGTCCAGGTGGATATACGCTGACACCAGATGAGGCTGCGGCTGCATGTAAGGCGGCTGGAGCACGTCAGGCCACTCCTGCAGAGATAGCAGCTGCGCAAGGTCGCGGTGCCAACTGGTGTGCCTGCGGGTGGGCAAGCGATGGTTCTTCATCATATCCCATGAACAAGATTCTATCTTCTTATGGTGGCGGATGTGGATCAGTTGGTGTTAATCAGTGCCCGACGACTGCGGCGTCATGGACGGGTGGTAAATCGTGTGCCACCTGTTTCGGTGCGAAGCCAACGCAGGCCTCTAATCCACCTGGCGTGCTACCCTTCAACAATGATACCAGAGAGGTTGGTTATCGCATGACCAGTCCTGGGTATGATGAATCAGATGGTGTCGGCCAGCAGTGTTTTGATGGTCTGACAGTAGCACAGGCACAGGCACAGTGCACGGCCAACTCTAGCTGTATGAGCTTCAGTTTCGCGGCGGCACAGGTGGGGACACCTATGGCTAGCGGTGGTGGCTGCTTCAAGATGAATCACAACGCACCGTTCAATCCTAATCCCGCCTATGTGGGCTTCACGAAAGAGGTGAATCCCCCACCAATCATAGTATGGAATGATCCTCGGATCCCGCGTGTAACTCAGATGGCCACTTTGAAGAATGCCGCAAACCCCGCGAATGGTGTGCTCTCAATTGCGAATGGTGGTGGGTTAGTCATTCAGGATCCCAGCACGATTAATCCTCAAGATGGCACATTCAATGTGGTTGCGCCCAATAACGGAAAGGACGGTTATGTCAGTCTCCAGTCATACAGCACCCCTACATCATATATCCGTCACAGCAGCTTCATTGGCTATGTAATGACAAAAGATGGCAGTGACATGTTCAATAATGACAGCAGTTTTATAACTATACCAGCGCTGAACAATGATCCCACCATGTTTAGTCTCCAATCATTCAACTATCCTGATCACTATCTTATGACAGAGACCAATCCTGATGGAAGTATTCAAGCCGTTCTTCGTGTGCCTGGTGCCGCAACGGCTAACGCATCGTGGTTTGGAGTGCTACCACTTGTTGCTGTGTATTCCTCATAAATCCGTGTTAGTATACCAACTAGTTTCAAACGCCTGTAAATTTGAAACTAATCGGTAGAGGGAATGAGCTTTGACCGCTCGCAGCAATCGTATTATGTCCGAGAGATCAATCGTGCTGTCTCATTACCAGGAGCACAGGGCTCCATTAATCCGTCGTCGCTCAGTGCGTCACTTGGTGAGCCCGATGGAGGTGCTGTCCATATTGACAGTATCATGAGCAATAATGCCAACCTCGCTAATATCCAGCATCGTGATTCCGCGTGTCGTGCGCTGCCGTATCCTGGTCCCGGAATGCGTGACCCTGCCGCACGAAGTGGATGCGGCTGGTGGTTCGTGCCTGATCCATCGCGTCCATCCATCGCCGCCTACGGCACGCGGCGTGGCCCCATGAGTCCAACACTGGACACGTCTATCGGCCCTGGCAAGTGGATGTGGGATCCACGTGATGCGCAGCGTATGGAGGGTATGAAGCAGACTGCCAATATCGCGGCCTGTTCCGATATTCAGTTCGCCAAGTTTCCGAATGTGGGTTGGTGCCCCACGACCAACATGGCGATTCTGACAGATGGTGCCGGCAATCCGCTATTTCCAACAATGCCTGGTGGCGACTGTCCCGGTACACCGATTGTCATGAATGCGGCGAGCTGCCCATCTCCTCCCCCCCCGCCTTCTGCGGGTGGTGGTGCTGGTGCTGGTCCAACTCCATCTCTATCACCGAGCATCACCCAACTCTGTACACCTGGTGCCGGTGGTGCGCTCTCACCGCAGTGTTTGTTCTCGCTGGTTGGAGCAGCACAATGTTCCACAAATACATCTGGACTAAACGCACCTACACTGGCCGTCGCACTCAGTAACGGTTACGCCGGCACAAGCCAGGATTTCAACAGTATGAACACCTATCTGTCGGCTCGCGGATTTCAGATTAACGCTGGCATCATAAATGACGGCAAGGTCAGCATGGGAGACGCACTAAACTCCATGCAGGGAATCCGACAGTTAGCAAACAGTGGTGATGGATCCAGCTCCTCAAGGGCAGCCGCCAAGCTCTGTTATGGAACTCCGTTTGATCCGTGTGCGATCTCACCGACACAGACACGGTCATCGCAGCCCGGCAATACATGGGCCAGCATGGCAGACTGTATTACACAGGCCGCCGCCATGCGTGGATATTCATCCAACGCAGGATTGTTACCTGGCAATATTGGTATTGCTTACTGGGATCAACAGGCTACGTGGGGCGGAGTCACGGCTGATCTGGACTGGTGGATGGCTAAAGCGCATGATCAGAGCGATCCAGTGGCACAGGCAGGTGCGATTGAGAATGTCTATGGCCTCAATCTGAACTTCCCAGCACAAACATGCCCCATTCCACCCGTGGGCGTTTGAGCAGTAAGGAATCGGTTAACTTATCTTGAAGTGTTAGACACCACCAGATGAGTTATGGAATGAGGGGCGAGGTGTTAGTTCGTCACAAACAGATCCATCAGCTTGGCAAACTCAGGATGAATCCGAATTAGTTGGCGCATGAGCTCCACCAGCTCTGGAGTGCGCGGCTGTGCGGCCAGATACGGCAACAGCTTAGCAGTCACCTCTTGTGAGATAGAGAGCATGGCATTATTACAACATGGAGGATCCATAGGCATCTTTGAGGATGTTAGTCTTTGCGTAGGTTTAGATGGTTATCTGCCACCAGCAGAAGCACCAGCACCACCAGCAGCACGTACAGAACCACCCTGGAGATCCTTGTGCCAGTCAGGATGATACAAGAACATCGGTCGTCGACCTTCTCCAAAGCGGAAACATTTAGTAACCTGACCGTGTTCGTGAAAGTGGAGCTCACAATCCACCGCTGCGCTCTGTGCGATTTCAGAGAGACTGTCCGCGAGCAGCTGTTTCTTGGTGGCAATATCAAAAATGATCTGATCCGTGGTCATGCTCTTATCCGCCATCATAATCTGTTTAGCGCCCGTACTTTTCTGTGTGTCCGAGAAGACTGACAGATAGGTAAAAACATCCACCACACGATCATCCCACGGCAGATTCATATGCGAGCAAAGACGGATGGCGCGACCGATCACCTGCTGGAGACGCACATTGTTCCAGTACGGCTCCATGATGTGGACCTGACGGGTGTTGAACAGCGAGATACCCTCGGCACCAGACTGCGTGATCATAAACGCCTTACAGACACGACCATCACGGTTGTCTGGGGCACCATCAAGGAGCTCGGCACACTGCTCTGATAGAACTGGTGGCAGTCCGGCTATATCCGCATTGTAGATCTGAAGGAGGAGACGACGCTTATCAAGACTCTGGTCGCCTGTATACAGAATATAACTCGGATGACGGCGTGTCTTGGTTCCATTGCCTTCACTGCCTTCACTACCCTCTTCAATGTCGGTCATCAATTTCTCCATCAGATCTGGTGGAATTTCCCACTCACCATCTGGTCCCTTTTTAATGTCAAGCTGGATAAACTTCTCGGGTGCTGCTCGCAAGGCCGCCGCAAAAATACCGAGACCTTCCAGTGTCTTGAACTGACTATAGACTAACACGGGGCCGGCACTCTTACGGATGTTGGCAATCATGGTCGCATATTTGGTGGAATACTTGGCGAGATCTGTATTCAGATAGCTATCTCCACGAGCTTCAAGTGCCGACATGAGCTCAGTGATAATGCTGCCGAGTTTTGGTTCAAGTGGTGCGGCTACAGCGAGAGCGGCAGTGCCAGGATCATCAGGTAGCACCACACCTGCGTTTGCGGCGTCTTCATCCTCTTCAGCTGCTGCTGCACCAGCCCCAGCCCCCCCAGTAGCAGCCTTCTTGGAAACTGGTGCCACATCCATATCCACATCAACATCAACACCATCTGCTGCCAGAATACGATCTGGTTCCACACCCAGCAGCTTTGCCTTCTCAATGCCAGTCATAGTTGTGCGATTTGTCTCTGGTGGCCATGTCCAGTTACAGGCAGCGCGCGAGAGTGTCAGAAAACCAGACTGGATAGATTTAGTAGCCTGCGAATACAGATCCATCTCGGCAGCTGTCATGCCCTTGCGACGACGCACCCCTTCTGTTGCGCCCTCCTCTGGTTTCTCGGTAGGTCCCTCCATCTCAAGTTCCTTACCGCGTGCCTTGACATACTCAATAAACATCTCATCAGACATCGGCACCTCAATAATTTCGGAACGCGCCCGTGGCATGAGCTCCTCTGAGCCACCACGGTAGTAAGAAACAAGGCCAGTAGTGCGCGCCTTGAGCACATCTGTGTTAATAATCTTGAGTGTGTTACGATCCACGAAGTTGGAGATAAACACCTTGGGATCTTCGGGCAGCATGGGATATGTATGGAGACGGAATGCGGGTGTAGTCAGTGCAGAACCAGGACCGAGTGCTCGCGCCGCCTGAACCGCCGCCTCAGACTCGGCAGAACCACCAGGTGTTAGTATTCCCTGTGTTTCCAGATCGCTCACGAGTGACACTGCCCATGCGTCCATGTTGCGCTCACGAGATGTCTTGACGGTGCCGGCTTCAGATGGTGGAAGCCGCACAAAGCCGCGATTCGCAAAGTCACCATCGCTACCCACGACCTTGGCGAACCCAAACGGCACCGGTGTTACATTCAACACGGTGGACTTATCCAGCGCTTCTTCAACAGAATAAAAGTCAATATCTGCGCGAGTTGTCGCCCAAGTTGTTAGACGCTTGAGAGTGGCGGGATCACGTGCCATTGATCGCAGTGAAATCTCGGCCACGCGCTGTTCGCCGCCCACCAGATTCATCAGAATCGCCATCTCCTGTGAGTAGTTGATCATCGGTGTGGCGGACAGCGCAATAATCTTGGCGCCCACCGCATTCTGGAGGAGGCGATAGAGTGTGTAACCACGCGGATAACGGAAGCCAGGTCGCTGACGACCAAGAGGTGCCGACCACGTATACTCGCGAGGCTCCACCTGGTCAATGACGGTGGCCATCGGTTTTCCACCGATAGCCGTGCCGTTAATGGTGCGCACCAGATTGTGAATCTCATCCACGATTACTACCGCGTCATCAAACATGGACTTGCCCTCACGGACACCTGACATCGCCAGCTGCGCCAGAACAGTAGGTGTCACACCGTTGTAGTGGATGAATTTGAACCGATGCGCCAGATGCGCGGCCTGCTGGGCACGGATAGACTCGTGGATCTCAGAGCTAAGTGAGTCCCAGTTGCTTGGCTTATCTGGATTTGGAACCCAGCCACCACCCTGCATCTGAATAATGGATGCTGGTAGACCGAGCACATTCTCTAGCCAAAAGAACTCAATGCTTTTGGGATTTGCGATATCTTTAATTTTAAGGAAGGTCCAAAAGTTGTTGGAACGTAGCGGAAAAAATCCGCACTTGCCGAGCTCACGGCGATAGTTGTTAGAGAGAGTAGCCGGTGTTAGTACAAAGATGGTTTTCTGGCCGCCCCAATACAGTGCCTCTGCGGCAGCAATGGATGTACATGTCTTACCGGTACCGAGGCCATGGTAGATTAGGAGACCGCGATAGGGCGAGTCTTTGTTGAGATAGTCGCGCACAAACTTCTGGTAGTAGAAGTTCTCCACTTTGTTGGGATCACGCCGCTTACAGGCATCGCGATCAATCTCCTTGGGTTTGGAGAGTGAGGCGGGGCCCTCACGGAGAACTTTGAGCAGAGTGGGGCTGTATTGATTGTAGGTCTGAATAATGAAATCGGGAAAGGTGGCGGCAGTAATGGGGCGATAGATCTTGGCCTCTGGCAAAAGTTCAATAGGATTATCTTTGAGAATCTTCTTTTGGAGGGCGGCACTGTCACCAGTTGATTTGGAAAAGAACTCTTTGGCTGTCACAAACGGTGAATCCTCAGGAGGAATAGCTGTTAGGGTAATGCGTTCTATGGCACGGAGGCGCTGTTTGAATGCTTTGGCCGCCGCATCTTCAGAAGCCTTGATGGCCGCAGCATCTATTGCTTCTGCTTCTGCTTCTGGTTCTGCTTCTGCTTCTGCTTCTGGTTCCACAAATCCAGCCTTGGATTCTGTCACGCCTGTAACAGCCACTGGTTCTTCTTTTGGTGCGCCTACCTCAGACACTTCCAATGCTGGAACCTCCAATGCTGGAACCGCAAACTGAACACGTGGTTTGGGTTTCTCTGATACTATGGCTGGCTTGGGAGCAGCCATAGGAATTGAGAACTTGGGCATTGAGATTACTGGTGCTGGTTTGGGAAGAGCCGCCACTGCTGGCTTGGGAACTGCTAGCAGTGGCGCAGCACTACGAACACCCTCCGTTCCAAACTTGGCACGACGTGTCACGGTTACACCTTTCAAGGCTGATCCTCCTGCGGTAGCAGGACGGAACCCAATCGGACCATTATCACTATTGGACTCTGGAGCCCCTGCTGCTTCATCTGCCATCTCCTCTAACGAAGCTACAGAATCCTCATGCCGTAATCTGACCTAACTGCACGAGTGCCAACCGGGAAGCCTCCTGTTCAGCATCCTTCTTATTACGTGCCGTTGCCGTTGTGAGCACGGTGCCATCTGGCAGAAGAACACCCATCGTAAAGATCCGATTATGGAGTGGCCCCTCCGTCGCCACCTCTTTGTAGCGCGGTGGCTGGTGAAACGTGGCCTGATAGTAGCGCAACAGCTGATCCTTGTAGTTCGTGTTATTGGAGATGAGTTCACCAAAATCCACATATGTCTCCAGAATCGCAATCATCCACTGTTGGACACACCAGAATGCCGTCCGCACATCCTCCGCAGCCCGATCACGATACATGGCCGCAATCCACGCTTCCAACATAGATCCCAACATACGGCGATTCGCACGACCGCCACACACTTCCTCCATGTGCCGCGACATGATCAGCCACGGAGCCATGCCGATTTTGAGCGCAAGTTCGCCAAGGTGTTCGTTGTTCACGAGTTCCGATCGCAGTGACGTCCAGAACCCCTCGCCTTCGCCGGGATAGCGCCGCTCCAGATACTCACCAACAATCGCATCCAGAATGCCGTCGCCGACATATTCAAGGTGTTCGTTATCTGCGGGTTTCAGCGGCATACAATCTGCGGGGCGAGGAGCAATCAGCTGGCCATCGTGCTGTTCGCGCGACACGAACGACTTATGGACGCACGCCTGACGGAAGAGGTCTACACGCTTGGGAGCATACTTACAGATACGCGCAATCTCAGCAACCGGTATGTCACGATTGTTGGGATTCCACGGATTATAGATCTTCTGTTCGCTACCATCCGACATTGGCACACTAGAAGATGTTGCGGTTGTTGCCATTATATCTCTTATAGGAGCCCAATAGTTTTAGATCCTGTCAGCAGAGAGGATGTGGTGGCTTCATGCGCTCGTGATGTTTGTCGGTATGATTGTACTCCAAGTGTTTGCCATGCCATACATGATGGCAGAACGCCCGGATCATGTCTATTTTTCGGTGACACAAGGATGGATGGGTGCGGCCATGGGCGCGGCAATGGTGGCGCTCGGCGGCCTGCTCCATCCAATGCCGTGGTGGGCGTGGCTCTTATGTATAGTGGCAGGCGTGGTGTCAGTTCTTGGATACCGACTCCAGTGGTTCGTTGATGATAAGGGCTATGTGCGCGAGATGATCCCGCATCACTCCATGGCTTTAGTAACATCGCGTCCTCGTGTCAAGACATCCCAGGATCCGGTGATTGTCCGACTGGCTGAACAGATCATCACGGTCCAGGAACGCGAGATCCTGGAAATGAAGAACTACTTGCGGCGCTGAGTTTGACGCCGTGAAGGCTTCCACCCCCTCTCTATCGCCCGCAACAAGCGCATCTGCCGTTCTGCTCTCGCACAGGCGATCGGTTTTCTTGAGAAGGTTTTACGGCCTCGCGCCACCTGACATCCGCGACGGCTGCGGCGCATTGTATATGGCATGTCTCTACTTAGTGACCGCCAGAAGAATGGAGCGCCTCGTGGATTACAGGGCCTAACACTCCCAGTCGTTTCCCGCCTACCACTAGTGCGGAGAGCTCATCAGCGGAGAGGCCCACCAGATCGGCCACGGAACGCTCTGCCACGAGCGCCTCACACTTCTTAGCACCGAGTCCCGGAATCGCCGACAGCATCGCCGACGCTGTGCCGCCCGCCGTCCTATTAGAACGCTTCACGGTACTCAGCGCTGCCGTAAACGAAGACATTGCCGCAGCAGTAGCCGTGGCCATGCCTTCTTCGGGTTGGAAGATCGCCGCATCATCTGTTAGTTGTGCCAATAGAGTCCGACACCACCGTGCGGTTTCCACTAATGTTGCGGTCGCGATGACCGGCATCCCATAACGGAGCACGAGGCGCGTTGTTAGTCGTCGCAACTGTCCCTCGGTAGTCCGCCCATGACTAACTAGCCGGCTATCATCTCCGCTCCATACACCCTCAAGCATATAGACCACTGCTGTTCCACCACCGCGTACAGCCATCAGCCGCGCCCGCTGTTCGCGATACCGACCATCCACATTGGACGCCGCAAAGTCCGCGAGACTTTTGCGTTCGGCCACGAGCAGTGGTTGCCCTTCGGCAGCCGTGCTCTGAATCAAAATGTCACCGACATCAAGAACCGCGGTGGTGAATGGAACACTGAGGCGTGTTAGTTCTATGGCAAGAGCCCGCTCGCGATTATCAATAACTAACACTGGTCCTCCTGTGCTTGTTCCTGCTCCTGCTCCTGCTCCTGCTCCTGCTCCTCCACTGGCCATTTATCCCTGACTAGGACCGTCTGGCTTTAGCACTGCGACTAGCGAAGCGGTTATTACTAGCGAAGCGGTTATTACTAGCGAAGCGGTTATTACTAGCGAAGCGGCTAGCACGTCGTGTCCGTCTCCTAGAGCCGTCCTTGCCGTCTGTGAGAAACCGCAGAGCAGCGGCAGGGCTCATCCGTCGTGCGGGATCAAACTCTGTCAGTCCGCCAATCACCTTATCAAGAGGGCTACCTTCATGACCCTTACGGAGTCGCCGCCACAGCTGCCACACGGTCACACCTAGACGCCACCAATCTAATCTGAAGCCGTGTTTCCGCATGTAGGCCGTCGCATGTGTCATGCTTGGCACACGTAACTCTTCCATGGCAGCGTTGAATCCTTGGCGCTCAGGATATGCCGCTTCTAACTGTTTGAACTCGGGTATCTTTGTGTAAAGCCGACGAGCCGAAGCATGGTTGCCCTGGATTCTGATAGCATGGAGTTCCGGTGCCAACCAGACATATTCTGCCATGAATCGCCGCCCCAGTTTCAAATCGTCCCAAGAACGTAGTGCTGCCGGCTGAAACCCCTGGCCAAAATCTATGTAGCGCGCGAGCCCGTCTTCTCCCACCATGATGTTGCCACCGTGGATGTCATTATGGACGTAGCCGGCGCGTTGATAGAGAACCATCCCACGCAGCACATGAACTAACACAGCCTGGAGATTCGCCGGTGTTAGACCGCTTCGGCTCCAACTTGTAAGTGACATACCCGCATTCGGCATTGCCGCCATGGTCAGCGGCTTGTCTTTCTTCAGAATGTGACACTTATCGGCATCCGGATCGGCAATCGGCAGACGGGGACGGCAGCTCGTCGTCGGCAACGCAAAATAGTCGCGCCCGTCACGGAGAGCCATGAGTGTTCGTCCTGTTGCCACTTCGGCAGTCATATCCTGAACACTCACTTTGGCTACGGATCCCCCTGTCGTAGAACCGCCATCGCATCGCGGCACCGGTGAAAACGTACACGCATACGATCCTTTGCCCAGAAGTCGCCCTCCGACCTGTTGGAACATTCCCTACACAGTGTGTTGGTTTTGTGTTGGTTGATCAGTCGCTCTCCCTGAATGCGTGATTTAGCTGCTGCTGCGCGGTCTTGACATGGCGATACTGGTTCAGCATGGCGACATGGTCTCCCGTCTGGATGTAGGTCTCCAGCACGTCGGCCAGTGCGCCATCCACATTCACCACCACATATTCATTCCCATCATATTCTTCAATCTCCCAGTATTTGGCGAACGTAGCGGGAATCTGTCGGATCTCAAGACTGGCACGGAGCCCTGAACACCACTCTCTGCCGCGTTCCTCAAAGATCGCAATCGCAACTGGGTCTATGCGGATTGAATCACTGCCGCTGCCAATGTAACGATGCTCGCCAATTTTCTTACCAGTGCGTTCTTCATATTCGGCCGTGAATTCATTAGAGAAATTGAATCCTCCGTAACAATCGTTGTAGAGAATCTTGATCATTGGCGGTCCTGCTACTGCTTTTACTACTACTGTTGCTGACATCGTACCTATGGTGTCCGGTGACTATAGGGGCATCAAGCTTTTTTAACTTCTGATACAGAGTAGAGAGATGAGTGCTGGAACTTCTAGATCTAGATCTAGTTCAAAATCAAGTTCTGGTAACTCAGCAATGGCGCAGCGCCTGGAGCTTAAGGAGATTGATAATCTAGAACTATTTGCGGCCAAAGCGCTCACATATATTCCAGATCTACCAGATCCTATGATACCAGAATATCATGTATTGGATCCTGCCCGTGGTGCCGATATGTTATCATGGAGTGTGGGTAGGTCCAAACACGAAAAACTACATGTTCAGATTCAGGATATTGGTGATGGTCTAGCACGTGTTGGTGCGATAGGTGACGGCAACTGTATGGTCCATTCAATGTTTACGGCAACATCTCCCACATATCGCGCACAGACAATGGAGGTTCGCCAAGAGATTGCGGATCGGTTCCGTGATATACTTTCGGCCCGTATAGAGGAGCTCAGTACAATTGCTGAGATTATATATGTAGAGCAGGGTGGTGCTATAGCATTCTCTGATTCTTTTGAAAACCTAGTGGAAGGAGGTGCGGGCCGTTCAGAGATTGACATGGAGCTTGGCCCCGTGATTGGCCAGCTCTATGGATTCAACTATCTGGCTGTGAGCCTAGATGCTCGCCTGAACATGCTGCCCGTCAGACAGACACTCCTTGGTCGTCGCCCAGATCTTCCAACTGTGCTAATTCACTACATAGGTGGTGCTCTAGAAGGTGGAGAAGGTGTCAATGCTTCGCAGTTCAGCGGACATGGTCACTATGAGGTAGTTATTAAACCTGTTGTAGCGGGTGGGGCTGCTGCAGGTAGAACCAGTAGCTCAAGACGTGCCACAACTGCCAAACGAACAAGTGGAGTGCTCCCTGCCTCTGGCGCGATTACACTCAACGAAGTGGCCACTACATTCATGTTCACGGAGGCGGAGCTGGCGAGCGTGTTGGCCAAGTTCGGTAATCTGAATGCAACAGCCAACATGTCTCCAACTACAAAGGGTGTGTTTCTACGCTCAGTGGCCAGAAAGCGCGAGGAGGATATTCCACTCAGTCCTGCTACACTGAGAACACTTGCGGCTCTGGAGAAGAAGGCATTGGGGGCAAAGAAATCCAGTAGCCCAAAACGTTCAACACGTAAGTCATCGTCTACAAAACCAGTTGGTGGAGCAGGTGCACCAACAGCAACCCGTCGTTCCACCCGTACGACTACACTAAAGAAGACAACGAGCAGCAGCAGCAGCAAGAAGGGAAGTGGAGTGTCTGTCAGTTCTGAGACTCTTGCTGCCATTCAGGCATTGGGGGCAAAGAAGACATCCAGTCCTCGTCGCTCTACCCGTACGACTACACTAAAGAAGACAACTAGCAGCCATGGAAGTAGGAGTGTTAGTCCCAGTACACTCGCCGCGATTGCTGCCATGGAAGCAGCAAGTCTGAAAGGTAAGAGCAAGTAGTTCTGTCTAATCTAAAGCCGCTATCTATAACAGAGCCAAGATGATCCGTCGTATCCTGACTATCTTGGGCCTGGCTGCATCTACCTCGGTGGGTTCTATTGTGGATTGTGGTGCGGGTAATAGTGCGTTCCAGATCACAAGTCTCGGCCTCCGCCCCGACCCACCTGTGCGCAACCAGCCACTCTATATGGATCTCCAGTTCAATAACAATGGTCCCGCTATCTCTGATGGAACTGTCTATACCTCGCTGACGTACAATGGGCTGCCGATTACGGTGGATCCCAAGCCACTGTGTTCTGACACCGCCTGCCCTATTCCCGCGGGTTACAACAATCGCAGCACGGTGACGACGTGTCCTGATGCATCCGGTAAGATTACCAGTCAGATTAAATGGACCAGTGCCGATGGGACGGTGCTGTTATGTCTTCAGACGGTCCTCAAGGTTGCAGCGTCCGCACATTACGCTGCTTTACGTGGATCTATAAAGAATAGTGAGGCACTGCCTCTAGTGAAGGATCTAACCGTGTGGCAGGCCCCGATGTGTCCCGCAGACGCGTTCTATTATGGACCGGAACTTGCTCAAAATAAATCTATCCGGCTCCGTGGTAATATTCGCAGTACACTATAGAAATGGCTGCTATTGGAGGTGCAGGTGCAGGTGCTGGTGCTGGTAATGGTATTACTGCCGAAATTGATAGACTTTGGATGGAAAAGGCATATCCTAGGCTAGAAGGTCTTGATGACACCGAACAGTTTAAGGAGATTACAGATAAACATAACTATCGTGGTTGGTTCTTTGAGCAATTACTTGAATACCATGATTTAACATTACCGAGATTAAATAGGGCGGCGTATAATAGCACTACTAGAACTTATAGTGATAACGCTTATGCGGAATTTGAGGGGTTAATAAAGGGTTCGCGTTCTGTCTACTACCCTCTATCAAATGCTTTAACATTTATAAGAGATCTTTACACATTTAGCGCTGATGATAAACGTAGTTCAAGTGAGATGCAACTTATATTTGACCCTACAGAAATAGAAAATATTAAAAGGGTTATGTTAGAAATACTTAATAAGGAATACCACCCACAACACGCTGGTGGCAGACGTCATCGCCGTGGCCGTGGCCGTGGCAGCACTCATCGCCGTGGCCGTGGCAGCACTCATCGCCGTGGCCGTGGCAGCACTCATCGCAGAAGCATGCGTCGCTAAGGAGAAGCTCTACCATCTGCTTCAAGTGATGGATCTGGTTGTATTTTAGAAGTTGGAACTCGCAATGGAGCAACCTTCTCCTCCGCGTGGATTCCAGCCACACCGTGTTGGTTCAACACGGCTGCGTCACGCTGGGTCGCACGCACGTAAGAATGAATGAGCCACTCAACGGTTTTGATTCCGCGATCATTTGTACAGACACCCCACATATCCATTGTGTCTATCGCACAAGTATTCATGATTTGTTGGAAACAGGCAACAGCGGCATCATAGACACGATGTATCGCAATTATGGTGGACTTTGGAGCTTTCTCCCTGATAATATAATATGTCACTGCGTTTTTGTGAGCAGCAGCAGGTGCAACCGACATTCTTGGCTATGGTGGCGAGTTAAAACTGATTTAGACACACATTGTTAGGAATAGGGGGGGCCCCTCTGACCCCTCTCCTAACAGAATGTAGTCCTTAAATAAATCTTTAAGAACTGATGATGCTCTTAAAGGTTTGATTTATTACTTACTATGTAGGAATGAACCGGATTCCTGCGCGTCATGGTACCCGCAAGCGTACCAAGATAGTCCATCGGTATCTGGTAGGGCCCATAGGAGCTCCCAAGTTTTATGTGGAAGATTATGTCTCTGCGAAACTGTTTTTAGTATATGTGCCAGACGATTACAGCGCGGATCTCCCGGGCATTGAACGGTTCACACTCGGAAGGCGGTTATTTGAAGAGATGCCGGCCTATAAATCACTGCGTGTTGAACGACGTGGTGCGCCAGTAAGCAAGATCGCACCTGCTGTTGCCAATGTCTTACACGTGCCAGTGTTGGACATTGAAATTACGAGAGGGCGGATTATTAGACTTGGGAAAGCTGTGTGATAGCTGTGTATGAGCCACTAACAGCGTCTCTGTTAGCCACCAACAGCGTAACAAGCTATGTGATAGCTGTGAAAAGCTCCACTAATACCACTTCTTGTGGTCAAATGTGGGACCAAACATACGCTCCATACCAGGCACAGGACCCATGAAAGGATCGGTGCTGTAACGATCTGAGGCGGATGGTAGATTGCCAGTGGCAAACCCAAAATACGGATCAATCGCATCTTCTACCACAGGTTTCTCACGATAGCGGAAGCGCACGTCCACCGCATCATTGTTAGTATCCACAACACGTTCATCTACAACCTCGTCACTCTCAACGCCTACACGTCGCCGGGGTTTCAGCTCATTGACTTCCCAATGATGCGGGCCCACTTTGGTTACGACCGGCTCCCAGTTAGGATCCGACTCGTAGGCACTGGCCACCATACCCGCGACCTCGCGGGCTTCACGACCAATCTTACACTCAATGTCATCGTCATTCTGGCTGCTGCGGCGTTCACCATAGCGAGCCGTGGCTTCGCGTGTAGAGTCCATGGAACCAACAAAAGCTTCCACCTTGCCGCTCTTAGTCACAATCGCCGTACCACTCTTGAGATCACCGGCAGCAGTGAATCCCTCGCTGAGCCCTTGATACGAATCGCGGCGCTCATCGGATGTCATGGGGCGATCCGCCCAATCAAACGTGCGCTGCTCCAGAATCATATTGTAGTTCTCCCGTGGCATGATCATGTGTCCATTGCGTTCATAACCCACAATTCGCGAGAGCTCATAGTCATCCACCTTGTTGATTGGAGTCTTGGCATAGGTCTGTTCAGAACCGCTAGGTCCGGTAAGAACGGGCACCTCACGTGCGCCAGTCATGAGCGGCAGCCGGCAGCCAGATGCCTGCAGGCCACCGGGCGCATGCCACCACTGTTGGAATGCGTTCATGTCATTGAATGTCTGACCGGTGGGGCGGAGCTCCAGGGTGCCATCCATGCGCCGATAGATCTCTGTGGGACAAGTGGATCCACCTGCTCCACCGAACATAGTATACGCCACGATCACGAGAACCGCGAGGATCAACATGGTCCCGACAACAGCACCAGGACTTGTTAGGATAGTCTCAAACATCCTGTCTCTTATTGGGGCAAAGAAAGTCCACGTCAACATTAGAGAGAAATGCCAAATCGTAGCAACAGACGTTCAACAAGACGATTGTCTTCCAAGAGTGGAGGTCGTGTCATGCATCTAACATCGCCATCTCAGGTTGGTGCGATGGAGAAAATGATTGGGAGAGGGCCGATGACCATCATGTTGGTTTATTCCACGAGTTGCCCGCACTGCCACACCTACATGCCGCTATGGAAGCAGCTGTGTCGCCAATCTCAACGACGGGCCAACATGGTGAGCATGGAGGCGGATGTGTATGAGAAGACACCGATGGCTGCCAAGAAGCAGGTGAGCGGTGTGCCGACCGTTCTGTTTGTTGACAAGGAGGGACGCATCACCGAGGGTGAGGATATCCGCAATAAGCGACTGATGTCCACTGCGGTCCAGCGTGGTGTCTCGGAGGCGGAACTCAACTCGTCGTCTACTACAACTTCTAATGTAAGTGCCAAGATGCTGACAGCGGACTCGCCCATCTTTACACCGTCATCATCTCCATCTTCTTCGTCTTCAATGAGTCTTTCAGAGCCACCAACACCCGGCTCTCGTGTGCGACCTAATCCTCTGCCTTCTGTGCCAGCACAGGTAGTGCCATCTCCACAGGTTGGGGGTGCTTTACCTACCCAGCATGGAGGTAGTCCATGGGCCGCCTTCCTAGCCGCTGCACGTCAGGCGGCTCCTGCTGTTGCGCTCCTCGGTGCCTACGGAATGCTTCCGCAAAATAGCCGCTCTAGCGGTCTCGGTCCTGCTCGTAAAACTCGTCGTCTCAGGCGTCGTATTTAGAGAGATTCTACCCACTATAATAGAATATGCCCGCCGCCTATGTATCTGTTGATATTACAGCAGGAGATGTTCCGAGCATTGCTGTTGTGATAGATGATGTAATGTCTATCCTGAAATTCACTAAAACGGCGGAGTTCATTGTGCCGCAGCCCAAGAAGAAGGCGATATGGCTTCATGCTGAGAGCGGTATTGATCTGAAAGTACATCCCTACACTTGGTGGATTGTGATGGATGGCTATGCGCAGATCGGTGTTACTTTCCAGCCGGCACACGGAGACGCTTATGTGCTGGAGGTTGGTGATGGACGTCTGAATACACTAACAAAGATATCTACTGCCGTTGCCAAGGAACTGTTTACCACTCTCAAGACTAGCATGCGTAATGTTAAGAGACATCTCCGTAGCGGCTCTTCTGGAATCTTTAAGCCTGCGGAAACCATGTTGGAATATCACGTGAGTTCGTGGGTCTATCGTGAGACTCGTGATGTGTCTGAGCATCTGCCGGAGTTTGGGCCGTTTCCACCAAAATTTCGGTCTAGTGTTGGCTCTGCGTGAGGGGCTCTTGTTGGTTTTTGATTTTTGCTTCTCGTCGCTTTTGCTTCTCGTCGCTTTTGCTGACGTATCCGTTACGCCTACTGGATATACCAGCTTCTCGTCGCTTTTGCTGACGTATCCGTTACGCCTACGGCTCCAGCGCAGCAAGCTGCGCAGTTGCCTTGATGTGACCTTTCTGCGCCGCAGAAAGTTGTCCATCTACGGCTCCACTCCTACTGGGTATACCAGCTTCTCGTCGCTTTTGCTGACGTATCCGTTGCGCTTTGCTCCACTCCTACTGGTCGCAAAAGCTTATAAAGTTTACAGGCCTAAGGCCACCCCCCTACACAAAGGTATGACTACTCCAGCATCAACCGATGACAACAGCACCCCTCTGGAATTCCAGATTCTCTGTGCCAACAGCCGCGATGTGGCAGGCGCCTATATTATTACACTCTTCGGTGCGAATCCGGCAGGGAAGAGTGTCAGTCTTGATGTTACCGGCTTCCAGCCCTATTTCTATATAGAGATGCCGACCGATTGGACCGCCGCTGACCGCACCGTCTATCAAAACCATCTTAAAAGCCACGCAGGACTAACACCCACTCAGTTACGCGGTGTCAGCTTTGAGGTGGAGAAGCACAAGTCCTTCTGGGACTTCAACAACGATCAAAGTCTCACATTCTTGAAAGTCCAAACACGGTCCAAGTCGCTCTGGACCAAACTGCGCGACGTCTGTCAGGATCGCGAGACGTGTTTGCCTATTCCTTACAAGGCTCCCGCAGCTGGTGGGCGCAGTGGCAAGACCATGACACTCCGCGTGTTTGAAGCCAATCTAGATCCCATGCTCCGCTTTTTCCATCTGCGCGAACTCAAACCAGCCGGTTGGGCACGCGTGGAGGCCGACCAGTGGGAGGATGCCGAAGATGCGCCCACTAGCACTGTTATTCAGGCCACCGCCGATTGGGATCGTCTTGTTCCTGCTGCCGAAGCCGTCCAGCTCTCCAGTGCGCCCCTCAAAATCATGTCATGGGATATTGAGTGCACGAGCAGTCACGGTGACTTTCCGCTGGCCAACAAGACCTGGAGAAAGCCGGCTCGCGAGATTGTGGCTGCTGGTCTCGTGGATGCCTCTGTAGTAGCCGCCGAGATCCGTGCTGCGATCACTGGACCAACCGCACATCTGAGCCGTGTTTATCTGGATGAAGCAGCGGGCCGAGAGATTGCGACGGGGATCGCTGCCGTGACCGCAGGATGGTCCTCGGTTTCTGCCTCGGAAGAAGATGCCATTGATCGCGTAGAGGCGCTACTAAACAAACACTTGCCCGCTCCTCTCGGTGATCCGATCATCCAGATTGGTTCGGTGGTCTATGTCAATGGTGTCGTCCAGCGCAAGGATATCTTCGTACTCGGCAGCTGTACGCGTCTTCCTGGATCTCCCGTCGTTCACACCCACGCCTGTGCTACCGAAGGCGGACTGATCCGCGCCTGGTGTAAGGCAATTGAGGAGATTGATCCTGACATCATGGTGGGATACAACATCTTCGGCTTTGATGACAAGTATCTCTGGGATCGCGCTGTAGTGAACCATTGTGAACGCTCCCTCCAGGCGTTTGCGCGTGTGACGGATCGGCCCATCAAACTCACCGAGAAGTTTCTGAGTTCATCGGCCATGGGTGACAACACCTTCTACGTCATCACCGGTGATGGACGTCTCCACATTGATCTGTTGGCGTACGTGCGTCGTAATGCCGTGTTGGATTCTTACAGTCTGGACAACGTGACTGCGACATTCATGAGCGGCGGTGTGTCTAAGGTTGTCGCAGATCCTACAAAGGGTGAGGACATCTGGACTATCCATACCAAATCCACCAAGGGCACCACGCCTGGCCGCTACGTGGTGCTCATGGACGAGGAGAACGACGTCATCGGTGATAAGCTGGAGGTGGTGTCAGTGGAATCAAAGGCTCTCCATGTGCGGATGGCCGATGGTGGAGCCGCGCTAGCTGAACACGGTCCTCCTCCTGTGCGCTGGAGCCAGTCCAAGGATGACGTGTCACCCAAAGACATCTTTGCGCTCCATGCGAAAGGCCCCGCCGACCGTGCCAAGGTCGCCAAATATTGTCTACAAGATTGCGATCTGGTGATGGAGCTGCTCCAGAAGCTGGAAGTCCTCAACAACTCGGTGGCCATGGCGAATGTCTGTTGGGTGCCAGTGGACTACATCTTCACGCGGGGTCAGGGCATTAAGTCCGAGTCGCTCGTGTTCTACGAGTGCCGCAAGGAGGGACAGCTCATTCCGGTGTTACAGGCTCCGCCGCGACGTGTTGACGAGTCGGCCGGTGCGGCTGATACGGACTGTGCTATTGCTCCGGTGCCAGAACTCATTACTGGCGACGACAATGAGGGTTACGAGGGTGCGATTGTGCTCAATCCGCTGAGCGGAATCTATCTAGACGACGATCCGGTGGCCGCACTGGATTTCAGCTCACTGTATCCCTCCACGATCATCTCGGAGAATCTGAGTCATGACAGTCTTGTGTGGGTCAAGGACTACGACATGAAAGGCAACTTCGTCCAGCTCAAGGAGGGCTCCGATCGCTATGATGACCTGGAAGGCATGGAGTATCTGAATGTGGACTATGACATTCTGCGTCCGGATCCAGCAGATAAGCGCAAGCATCCCGCACTGGTGCCACAGGGACGGCGTGTTTGTCGCTATGCGCAGCCATCCTCTGTCAAAGGAGAGCCCGTCAAAGGCACTTTACCAAAGATTCTGATGAAGCTACTGAGTCAGCGCAAGGCTACTCGTAAACAGGCTGAAACGGAGACGGATGAATTCAAAGTTGCTCTGTTGGATGCTCAACAGCTGGCCTACAAGCTGACTGCCAACTCGCTGTATGGCCAACTGGGTTCCAACACATCCAAGATCCGTCGCAAGTGTATCGCCGCCTCTACGACAGGGCATGGACGACAGCAGCTGCTGTTTTCCAAGGCGTGTATTGAGCAGGCGTATGGGCCCACAGCAGGCGATCCGCGATGTGATGCGATATGTGTGTATGGTGACACGGACTCGGTGTTTATTGGATTCCGGCCGAAGAATCCGGTCACGGGAGAGCGTCTGCGTGGCTACGAGGCACAGGTGGCGGCCAAGATGTTGGCAGAGGAGGCGGGCAAGAAGATCTCGGGCGCGCTCAAGCCACCGCACGACTTTGAGTTTGACAAGATGTTCCGATGCTTCTGTCTGCTCTCCAAAAAGCGCTACGTAGGTGACATGACGGAGGGAGGCCTGGAAGACTCGGACTATCACCGCAAGAGCATGGGCATCGTCATGAAGCGACGGGACAATGCGCCGATTGTTAAGTACGTCTATGGTGGCGCGATTGAGGCGATTCTGGTGAAGCGCGACATCGTGGGTGCCTTTGAGTTTGTCCGTGGGGCGGTACGAGAGCTGTTGGCTGGAAAATTCTCCATGAAGCGACTTACAATCACAAAATCGCTGCGTGCAGAATACAAGTTGGTGCCGGCACACAAGATACTGGCGGATCGGATTGGTAAGCGGGATCCAGGTAACAAGCCGTCATCCAATGAGCGTATTCCATTCGTGTATGTCGCACCGCCCAAGGGACAGAAGGCACCCAAGAATCAGGGTGACAGGATTGAACTGCCGAGCTTCATCCGTGAAAATGGATTATTGCCAGACTATGCGTTCTATATCACGAATCAGATCGCGAAGCCGGTGGCACAGGTGTTTGGTCTGGTGGTGGATCGGCTGCCTGGTGTCAAGGCACATCAGCTGTCAGCCGCTGCGAAGGCCAAAGATCCGTCAGCAGCACGAGAGAAGATCGCTGAGGAGCTGCTGTTTGGTGATCTGTTGCGGGAATACAATCGTGAGGCTGCGGGACAGCGGGATATTCGGAGCTTCTTTGGATCAAAATAGCACACAATATCAATCTATTTTTGTTTTTAAGGAAACACTGGGGCAACTCCGCCAGCTGCCCACACGCAGATGTAGCCGGTTAGCCAGGCATCAATATCTGTAGGAGAACCACCAACACCCTCGGTTGTCGGCCCCCTAATCAACTGGATTTTTTGGAACCGGTAGGCATGGAGTGGATTCGTTGGAGAGACTTGTACGACTACTGAACGCCCCAGATCACGGAGTAGTGATCCCGCTGGCATACCAAATTCAGCCCAGCTGACTCGTGGGTTTAGAGGAAGTGGTAAACCAGCAACGAGCGCATCCATTGCTTCCTGTGTATAGACTAACACTAGGCTCAGTGCCACAAATGGATTCACTCGCAGAGCGAATGAATTTGTAGTTGGAGTTCCAAATCCTGCGAGATCATCTGCTGCGTTATATAAATCGCTATTCCACGGACTATTTCTAAACGGTATCAAGATTGGAAGGTTATATATGGCAAGCAATCCATTGATTGTAACAGATACTGGTCCTCCAGGCATCCAAACAGATGAAGGTGAAGGTACATTCCAGCATGGATAAATAGTTCCATTTATAAGACTCAGATTAGTGGAAGAGCCTGTTATAGTAGCAGTGCCACCTCCAACAATTGGAGTTCCGTTACACACACAGCAAGTTATTATACATGTGAGAGCAGTATTAATACTAGTAATACCTCCCGCACCACCGCCATTAATAACTCCTGTGCTGTAGCAGTTAGTTATTTTACATGTAGTACCGCTCCCTGCCCCAGAAAAAGAACCAGAAATACCTCCCGCATTATTTCCACTAATATCTCCTGTGCTGTAGCAGTTAGTTATTGTACATTTACCGTTGATTATCCCAGGTAAAAAAGTACCAGTAATACCTCCCGCATCACTGCCTATAATATGTCCTGTGCTGTAGCAACCAGATATATCACATGTACCGGTGTTAAACGCAGCAGTATTACCAGTAATACCTCCCCCACCAGTGTTGGTAATATCTCCTGTGCTGTAGCAGTTAGTTATTGTACATTTACCGCCAAAACCCCCAGCAGAACCGCCAGCAATACCTCCAGCACTAGCGCCATTAATAAATCCTGTGCTGTAGCAGTTAGTTATTGTACATTTACTACCTGTGTTACTCCCAGCATTAGCGCCAACAATACCTCCCGCAGTACTGCCACTAATAACTCCTTCACTAGAGCAGTTAGTTATTATACATGTACCATTGCTCAATGCGGCACGTTGACCAGCAATACCTCCAGCACTACTGCCATTAATAACTCCTGTGCTCCAGCAGTTAGTTATTATACATGTACTACCGGCCCCCTCTCCTGCACGCTGACCAACAATACCTCCCGCTAAAGATACATTAATATTCCCTGTGCTGTGGCAACCAGATATATCACATGTACCGTTCGCCCCAGCTTGAAAACCAGCAATACCTCCAGCAGCCTGTCCAATACTTCCTGTGCTATAGCAGCTCTCAATTTTAAAATATTGTTGACTGATCCGTATAATCGCACCACCATTAGTAGTAATAACTCCACCTGTAACACCAAGATTCTTAATCTGAGGTGCTATCTGAGTTGAAATTGTAACAGAACTAGCTAATAAACCTAGCCATGCTGTCTGATTAGAAATATCAATCGCATAGTTGGATCCATCAAATTTTTCGCCAGGACCCAATGATATAAATTCCGTATTAGTGACACTACTACCATTGAAACTTATATCAGTCCAAGCAAAGTCATTTAGGACTGTGAATGTGTTTGTTCCATTCCATGAAATATATGTAGCGCAGTTTCCTGATCCATCTTTTATAGCTTGGGATATATCTCCTGCTAGCACACTATTCCATGCCAACACACCATCTGTAAAATAGATGTCACGCACATTAACAGCCGGTTCCTCACTCTCTAGGGTCCAGTTGGCACCACTAGATGGATTACCCGTTTTATCCACAGAGAACCGAATGTTGATACTGAGATCTGTTTCAATCTTCTTGACTTCCTCGGCATAGGCTGTTCCTCTGAGGTCACAAGCCAGAATATCTACGGTGAGTCCATCAACCGAAGACACAGAACGTAGTGTCTGTAAGATATCAATGACCGCGTCACTGAAATACCTATATTTAGACTGCGAAGGAATCACTTCGGAGACATCATTTTCACTCTCAATCGGTATATCGGGGAAAAATGGTAGGCTGCTGTAACCAGGATAGTGATAGACAAACGAGACATGTGTTAGTCCTGCCGGAATAGCAGCTAACAGTTCCTCCTTTGTCATTCCCGCAGTGTACCGAACCACGGTGACATCGGCTAGAAACGACGACGTCAACGCATCGTTTTTGGGATTCCCATAAATCCCAGGATGGAGGATAGCTACCTTCGGCATAACTCTACAATAGCAGTTTATGTTATTGTAGGATTATTAAGTGTAACTCTGTTTTTAAGGAAACACGGGAGCAACTCCACCAGCTGCCCATACGCAGATATAGCCAGTCTGCCAGCTATCAGCAGGAGAACCACCCACTCCCTCAGAGGTCGGCCCCCTAATCAACTGGATCCGCTGGAATCGGTACGCATGGAGAGGGTTGGTTGGAGAAACCTTCACAACTACTGATCGCCCCAGATCACGGAGTAGTGATCCTGCCGGCATACCAAATTCAGCCCAGCTGACCCGCGGGTTTAGAGGGGGTGCTTCACCAGCAACGAGCGCATCCATTGTTTCCTGTGTATAGACTAACACTGGGCTCAGTGCCACAAATGGATTTACTCGCAGAGCGAATGAATTTGGTGGAGTTGTAGATGGAGTTCCAAATCCTGCGAGATCATCTGCTGCGTTATATAAATCGCTATTCCACGGACTATTTCTAAAACGTGTCAAGATTGGAAGGTTGTAACCTGCTACTTCTCCTCCAGACTCCCAAACAAGTGAAGGTGAAGGTACGTTCCAGCATGGATAAAGATTGTCATCTATCACAATCAAATTAGAGCAACAATCTATTATAGTAGCAGTGCTGCCGCTTCCAATAATTGGCTCACCATTACACACACAGCAAGTTATGTTACATGAACCTCCAGTATCACCAGCATACCAACCAGTAATACCTCCCGCTGTAGTATGAATTCCTGCGCTGTAGCAATTAGATATATCACATGTACCAATGCTTCCAGCATAATCACCGGCAATACCGCCAGCGCCCCCTCCATTAATTAACCCTGTGCTGTAGCAACTAGATATTGTACATGTGCCGTCACTCCCAGCATTAGAACCAACAATACCTCCAGCACCCCCTCCACCAGGACTCTCTATACTGTAGCATTCAGATATTATACATGTACCGCCATTTTTGCCAGCATTAGCACCAGCAATACCGCCAGCACTCCCTCCACCAATTTGTCCTTGGCTGTAGCAGCCCGTTATTTCACATATGCCAGCATTAGCACCAGCATTAGCACCAGCAATACATCCAGCATTCAGACCAAAAATAGCTCCTGTGCTGTAGCAGTTAGTTATTGTACATGTACTACCAGCCCCCGCTCCTGCATTAGCACCAGCAATACCTCCAGCATTTTCTCCACTAAGAATATACCCTGTGCTGTAGCATTCAGATATTGTACATAAACCACCACTTTCACCAGCATTAGGACCAACAATACCTCCTCCACTACCATCAATATCCCCTGTGCTGTAGCAACCAGATATATCACATTCGCCGTTGAGACCAGCACCAGCACCGGCAATACCACCTCCACTACCATCAATATCCCCTGTGCTCCAGCAGCTCCGAATGCTGAAATATTTTTGAGCAGCCCGTACAATCGCACCACCACAAATATCTCCATTTATAACACCAAGATTCTTAATGAGAGGTGCTGTCAAACCAACAATATTAGTCACATTACTTGTGATTAATCCTTCCCAGGATAATCCAGAAATATCAATCTCATAACCGGATCCATCAAATATTTCATTGCCACTTAGTTCTATATAATCCGTAGCATCTAGATAAATACTTCCATAGCTAAGATCAGTCCATCTAAAGTTCTGTTGGACTGTGTAGGTGTCTATTCCACCATAAGCCCATTTAATATAGTTGTCAAAAGGATTTGATAGAGCCTGGATAAGTGGAGCTAAATTTATTAGCACACCATTCCATGCTAACACACCGTCTGTAAAATAGATGTCACGTACATTAACAGCGGTATCCTTACTCTCAAGAGTCCAGCTACCATTAGGCGGATTACCTATTTTGCCCGCAGAATAACGAATATTGATACCGAGATCCGTCTCAATCTTCTGGACTTCCTCTACGTAGGCCGCTTCCTTGAGGTCGCATGCCAGAATATCCACAGTGAGTCCATTGGAAGACACAGAGCGCAGTGTATCAATCGCTGTGTCACTGAAATACTGATATGTTGGCTTCTCACCGGATGCCCCAGGCACATCAGGAAAAAACGGCAGACTGCTGTTGCCAGGGTTGTGATAGACAAACGACACATGTGTTAGTCCTGCTGGAACAGCTGCTAACATCTCCTCCTTTGTCATTCCCGCAACATACCGAACCACCGTAACATCCGCTAAAAACGATGTGGTCAACGCATCGTTTTCGGGATTCCCATAAACCCCATGATGGAGAATAGCTACCTTCGGCATCGCTCTACTATATCTATTTATATTTGCGCAGATTCAACACTGTTTGCTATTATGAAATAGTAACAAACAAGATTGATATTATGTTTCTGTTTTTAAAGAAACACTGGAGGGGCTCCACTGGCTGCCCACACACAGATATAGCCTGTCAGCCAGGCATCCATATCAGCAGGAGAACCACCTACACCCTCAGAGGTTGGCCCTCTAATCCACTGAACCCACTGGAATCGGTAGGCGTGGAGTGGATTGGTTGGAGAGACTTTAACGACCACTGCGCGCCCCAGATCACGGAGTAGTGATCCAGCAGGAACACCATCTGGAGCCCAGCTGACTCGCGTGGTGGGTATAGGAAGTGGCAAACCAGCAACGAGCACATCTATCGCTTCTTTTTTATAGACTAACACTGTACTCAGTGCCACAAACGGATTCACTCGCAGAGCGAATGTATTTGGCGTTGTATATGGAGTTCCACATTCTGCGGGTTCATCTGCGGCGGTATAGAAGTCGCTGTTACACGGAAAATTTTTAAAACATGACAAGAGTGGAAGATTGTACTGAGCAGCCTCGTTGTTAATTGTAACATTTACTAGTCCTCCAACTTCCCAAATAGTTGGATCCCACGAACGGGGGGGATCAAAGCAACCATTTCCATCAATGACAATCAAATTAGAGCAACAGTCATTTACAGTAACATTAGGCGATCCACCAGTAACATAAATTGGCTCACCATTACACACAGATCTAGTTATTATACATGAGCCAGAAGAAGAACCAGGATTTAAACCAGTAATACCTCCTCCCCCTGGAAAATTTACATTATTATGTTGCCCTGCGCTGTAGCAGTTAGTTATTGTACATAGGCCTGTTTTACCAGCATCGGCACCAGCAATACCGCCAGAGTTGCTGACAATACCGCCTATGCTGTAGCAATTAGATATATCACATATGCCTGTTTGACCAGCATACCGACCAACAATACCTCCAGATGCCGATCCACTCTGTGGCCCTATGCTGTAACAATTAGATATTGTACATTCGCCACTAATACCAGCATAAGCACCCGCAATACCTCCACATTCAACTCCCTCAAGAGCTCCTGAGATGTAGCAACAAGATATTGTACATTTGCCACTAAAACCAGCATTAGCACCGACAATACCTCCAGCAATGGATCCTGTTGCTGTGGTAATTTTTCCTTTAGTGTAGCAGTCAGTTATTTCACATAATCCATTAGCACCAGCATAAGCACCAGCAATACCACCACCACCACCACCACCACCACAATCAATATCTTCTATGTGGCGGCATTCAGTTATTCTACATATACCACCATTCTCACCAGCATAAGCACCAACAATACCTCCAGCATTGATTCCAAAAATTTTTCCTGTATTGTAGCAACCAATTATTTCACATTCGCCACCACCAAAACCAGAATAAGCACCAGCAATACCTCCAGCTTCAGGGAAAGTTGAAAAATCGGCTCCATTAATATCTCCTGTGTTCCAGCAGTTCTCAATTCTGAAAAATGCTTGTTTAGGTCGTACAATCGCACCACCGTACCTCGGATTACTGGGTCCGCCAATATTTCCATTTATAACACCAAGATTCTTAATGAGAGGCGCTGTCGGAAAAGAAGTGACACTAGCTGAAATTAGTACTAATCCTGCCCAGGATAATCCAGAAATATCAATCTCATAACCGGATCCATCCAATATTTCATTACCACTTAGTTCTATAAAATCCGTAGCAGTTAGGGTAAGAGGAGGATCATTCCATATAAAGTTCTGTTGGACTTTGAAGGTATTTATCCCATCCCATGTAATATACGGGACATAAACCCCACCAGCTTTTATAAGTGGAGCTATATTTATTAGCACACCATTCCACGCTAGCACGCCATCTGTAAAATAGATGTCACGTACATTAACAGCAGTCTCCTTACTCTCAAGAGTCCAGCTACCACCACTAGACGGATTACCTATTTTGCCAGCAGAATACCGAATGTTGATACCGAGATCCGTCTCAATCTTCTGGACTTCCTCTACGTAGGCCGCTTCCTTGAGGTCGCATGCCAGAATATCCACAGTGAGTCCATCGGTTGCTACAGACCGCAGTATCTCAATCGCCGTATCGCTAAAATACCGATATTTAGGCTGCTCACCGGATGCCCCAGGCACATCAGGAAAAAACGGCAGGCTGCTGTTGCCAGGGTTGTGATAGACAAACGACACGTGTGTTAGTCCTGAAGGAATAGCAGCCAACAGCTCCTCCTTTGTCATTCCCGCAACATAACGAACCACCGTAACATCGGCTAGAAACGACGTGGTCAGCGCATCGTTTTCGGGATTCTCATAAATCCCATGAATCCCAGGATGGAGAATAGCTACCTTCGGCATCGCTTTACCATAGCTATCTATATTCTGCTCGGGCCCTTAAGGGAACACTGGGGCAACTCCATCCGCTGACCATGTACATATCCACCCAGTATACCACCTACCGGTGGCATCACCTGAAGGAACACCTTCTGAGCTGGATCCGTTGATCAGCTGGACATTTTCAAAGCGGTAGATCGCCAGTTTGTTTGTTCCGTTGACAACAGCGGAACGCCCTAGAGGTTTGAGGAGTGTGCCGGCTGGCAGAGGATTAGCGGACCAAGCGGTGCGTCCAGGGTTTGGAAGGGTAGTTCCAGCAACGAGAGCACGGATAAAGCTGTTAGTGTATACGAGTATAGTACCAATTGCAATATACGGATTCACCCGCAGAGGAAATGTATTTGTTAGGACTACAGGTGGTGTTATAAATTTTGCTGGGTCATCTGCGGCATTATAAAACGCGCTATCCCACGGACTATTTCTAAAACGTGTCAAGATTGGAAGGTTGTAGTTAGTAGGTGGTACTGGTCCTCCACTACTATCCCAAATAAGTGAAGGTAACCAACATGGAAAGATTACTCCGCTAATATCAGCCAAATCAGTGGAACAGTCTATTGGGTCAATAGGGATGCCATTTCCAAAAATTGTACCACCATTACACACGCAGCAAATTATTGTACATGTGCCTCCAGTAACTTCAGCATTAGCACCAGCAATACCTCCCGCGCTTCCTCCACTGATATCTCCTGCACTGTAGCAGTCAGTTATTGTACATATGCTTCCGGATACAGTGCCGGCGGCAAGAGCACCAGCAATACCACCAGCATCCGTACCAATAATAGCTCCTAAGCTGTAGCAACTAGATATATCACATATGCCGTCATTTCCAGCATCAGAACCAGCAATACCTCCAGCACGCCCTCCAATAATAGGCCCTGTGCTGTAGCATTCAGATATTATACATATTCCATAAAGACTAGCACTTAGACCAGCAATACCTCCAGCATTATTTCCACTGATATCTCCTGTGCTGTAACAACCAGATATTATACATGTGCCATCAGTACCAGCATTAGCACCAGCAATACCTCCAGCATTGACTCCATTAATATCTCCTGTGTTGTAGCAGTCCGTTATTGTACATGTGCCGTCATTACCAGCATTTTGACCAGCAATACCTCCAGCATCGGCTCCAATAATATCTCCTGAGCTGTAGCAGTTAGTTATTATACATGAGCCGAGTTGCCCAGCACCCTCACCGGCAATACCTCCAGCAGTCGGACCAATAATATCTCCTGTACTGTAGCAGTTAGTTATTCTACACAAGCCTCCACCACCACCAGCAATAAGACCAACAATACCACCAGCATCCTGACCACTAATATCTCCTGTGCTGTAGCAACCAGATATATCACATTCGCCGCCACCACCAGCAGAACCACCAGCAATACCTCCAGCAAACAGACCAGTAATAGCTCCTGTGCTGTAGCAGTTCTCAACTTTGAAGAACTGTTGGCCCAGTCTAACTATCGCACCACCACCACTAGGCACACCAATATCTCCATTTATAACACCAAGGTTCTTAATAAGAGGCGCTGTCAGAAACGAAGTGGCGCTACTTGTTGCTATTAATCCATCCCAGGATAATCCAGAAATATCAATCTTATAACCTGCCCCATTAAAGATTTCATTACCACTTAGTTCTATATAATCCGCATTAGTGACACTGTTACCACCGAAACTAATATCAGTCCAAGAAAAGTCTTGTAAGACTGTGAATGTTGGGGCATTCCATGAAATATATGTAGCGCAGTTTCCTGACCCATCTTTTATAGCTTGGGATATATCTCCTGCTAGCATACTGTTCCATGCTAGCACACCATCCGTAAAATAGATATCACGTACATTAACAGTCAGTTCCTCACTCTCCAGTATCCAGTTGGCACCACTAGACGGATTACCGGTTTTGTCAACAGAGTACCGAATGTTAATACCGAGATCTGTCTCAATCTTCTTGACTTCCTCTGCGTAGGCCGCTTCGTTGAGGTTACAGGACAGAATATCCACGGTGAGTCTATCGGCTACCGAAGACACAGAACGCAGAATATCAATCACCGTATCGCTGAAATACCGGTATTTTGGCTGCTCGCCGGAAACACCAGATATTCCAGATCTGTCGGCAAAAAACGGCAGACGGCTATAGCCAGGATAGTGATAGACAAACGAGAGATGTGTTAGTCCTGAAGGAATAACTGCTAACAGTTCCTCCTTTGTCATTCCCGCAGCGTACCGAACCACCGTGACATCGGCTAGAAACGATGTGGTCAACGCATCGTTTTTGGGATTCCCATAAATCCCAGGATGAAGGATGGCTACCTTCGGCATAACTCTACAATAGCAATTTAGTTTTTGTGCGAATGCCCTTACAAAAGTAACATGAGGAATCCAGTGTTATCCTTTCATATATGATTCAGTAGTTGGTCCACGGCCTTGTGGATTCTTGGGACACTTAACATTCGGCTGATTCCACATCCAGAATGGTAGCGCCACAGGCGCCCACGGCCCAAGAAAGAGACCCGTAACACCATGTTCTGCCATCTGTTTGATCTGTTCATCTTGTGTCTGTTTCTGTGTGGAAGACATCTTGCCGTGGATGGCGCCAAGCGCACCGCCTGTTACAGAACTCGTGATAAGATAGTTGACTAGTTTCTGGTGGGACATCGTGGTGATTGCGGTGACTGACACCGCTAACCCCTGTCACTTTTGCCCGTGCCTTCCTGATAGGCGGGGCTTAAAAAGGTGAAGGTATCAACATCAACAATCGCCCACCACAAGTATGACATCCATTCATCCTATTACCAAGAAGACTGATAGTGAGATGATCACAGATGCTACCTCTACCTCTACCGTTGCTACCTCTACCGTTGTTACCTCTACAGTTGCCACTAGTCCCCGTCGTGGACTCGCCAACATTGGAAACACCTGTTACCTCAACTCCGCGTTCCAAGCACTCCGCTATTCAAAGCCGTTCGCAGCGTATTTCGGCAGCGATGCGTGGCGCGCGCACAGTCATCCTGACCGCAACGGCTACGCGCTAGCCGAGGAGACCTCTGTTGTGCTGCGCGCATTGGCCGACACCACAATCACCGCCCGAATGGTTGCCCCTTCCAAGTTTGTCCGAGAGTTCGTACGCTTTGCCGGCGAGATCAATGATGATATCCGCTTCGGCGCACAGGCCGATGCCGCAGAGGCCATCCAGATTCTGCTAGACGGTCTCCACACCCAACAGGCGCGCGAGGTGTCCATGAAGATCCGCGGTGAGCCTAAGACACCCGAAGCCGCGGAATATATCAAGAGCCTGGAAAGCTGGGCGAGCTTCTATCACAAGGAGTATTCGCCTATTGCCGAGAACTTCTACGGACAGACACGCACTCGCATTGTCTGTGCGTGCGGAGAGTCGTCGGCCCGATATGAGCCATGGGGCGTATTCAAGGCGCCTATTCCAGGTGCCGAGAAGGCAGGCGCACCGGCCCCCACTCTCCAAGCCTGTATCGCCGCCGCGCTAGAAGCGGAGACACTGGACGATTATACGTGCGACAAGTGTAACAAGAAGGGCTCCTCACGTATGAGTCGCACGATTTCACGGTTTCCCAACCAGATGGTGCTGTGTCTGAAGCGATTCACTAACATGGGTGCCAAGGTGCGCGCGCGCATTCCGTATGATCCAGACATTGTGGATCTGAGTGAGTGGCTCGCGTGGCCGACACTCCAGCCGGCGCGTGATGCCCGCTACCGCGTCTATGCGACGGTGGAGCACATGGGATCCAGTCGCTTCGGTCACTATGTGATGCGGGCCAGAGAGTCAGACACATGGCTCGTCTACGATGACGGCAACTGTTCGGTCTCGTCCATCGGTGGCGCAGCGGGTCCTGACACATATATTCTGTTCTTGGAGCGCATATAGAGATTCTGCGCCATCGGTTAGAGGGATGAACACAGGAGCAAACGTAAGCGCTTTACCCCGGTTCTCAGGCAACGCGGGCGTTCGTGTTAGTACTTTTGGTGCGGGATCAGCTTCTTCTGCTTCTTCAGCAGCAGGTAATGCCGGTGTCAGCGGGTTTATGATGGGATGGGGCGGAATTCTTTTGGTAGTGTTAGCTCTCATTGTGCTGTTCGCGGTCTACTACCAGACGATTGGTTACTACATCCAGATCGGCTGGGACAAGCTCAAGTGGAGCCACGATCGCGGTGAGCGTGTGGAGATTGATGTGCCTGGTCCGATCTCGGCTCAGCTCCAGCCGGCGCTTGGTAGCGGTAACGGAATAGGTAGCACCATCTCCAATGATCTGAGCTCGGCCATTGGTGCTCTAGAATCTGATGTGAAGACGGCGTTGGGTGATGTTGGTATTGGGGCGGGGGCCAAGCAGGTGTTTAATGTGTCGCGCAACCTCTACACGTTCGCGGATGCCGAGCCACTGTGCCGTGCCTTTGGTGCGGAACTGGCCACCTACGACCAGGTCAAGGCTGCGTATGAGAGCGGTGCGGATTGGTGCAACTACGGCTGGGTGAAGGGACAGCTGTCGGTCTATCCGACACAGAAGGCGACGTATGACAAGCTCCAGCACGGCCCGGAATCGGAGCGGATGTCGTGCGGTGTGCCCGGTGTAAACGGTGGATATTTCCCGAATGAGGATCAGCGATTTGGTGTTAACTGCTACGGGGCGCGCCCTGCGGAGTCGGCCTTGGATGAACGAGAACAAATGCAGGCAAAGTCTAATACCGCATTTGATCGCGAGGTAAATCATTACAAGGCGCAGTTGGATTCCATTGCGGTGAACCCGTGGAGTGGGGGGCAATGGTCAGCATAAGCGACCTCTTCCGAAGGAAGGTCAGCTTATGCGGTTAGCCGAATGCTCAGCATAAGCGACCACTTCCAGCAGGACACCCTCATCCCGAAACAGGTCCGCCCTCCTTTTCGGCTTGACGACGCGCCCGTCGTCCACCGTGTTCCTGAATATACGGATCAATCGCCTTCTTAGTAGACGCCTCCAGCGCTGCGATCTCAACAGGATCCGGTAGCGGTGTAGGATCAATATCCTCAAATATATCCAGATCGCGAACAATCCACCATGGCAGAAACTCCATGATCTCCATGCGCCACCCCTTACCAATGGATGCTTCCCACAGACGTTCATCCGTGCCAAACACAGGCTGAATCACCTCACGTTCCCACGCAGCCAAGTTACATACATGACTGATCCACTGCCGCCAAATGCTCTCCTTCTCAATAGTCCATCCGGATGGTGCCTCCTGTTTGCGTTTGGGATATGAAATGCGCTCAGGTGGAGTCGTGTAGCGCATCCAAATGTATTCCAGAATGGACCGATGGAGCTTCTGGGGTGACAGACTTAGCTGGAGCCCCCTCCGCCGCTTGAAAAATGGCAGAATGCGATCACACACTTCGGCGATATCAGCTGCGGGACACTCATCATACTGATTAGTCTCCCACATCTGTTGAAATTCATCCAGATTATTGGCACTCATTGTTCTACTTATGGGACAGATGGCTTAAGCGCTACCGTTTGACCAATTTATGTCAAAACGGTGGCCACTGCTCTTTAGAGCTTACGCGCCGACGTAGCAGCAGGCATAGACTTCTCCAACTCCTCCGACTCTTTGTATTCACGATGATCCTGGAGCCACTTGAGCAGCCCCCGTGCCTGTTCAGCTGGAAGCCGCACCGACGCGGCCCACGCCGGCACCTCACGTTCCAGATACTTCCACGACAGCGGAGTGACAGTGCGGTGACTCGCCAGATGTAGTTCCGCTCCCGATATCTGAATCTTGGATTTGGTGAGACCGAGTTGCCGCATGAGCCCGACCGCCTCCGCCTCGTGTTTAGCTCTCACTGTCCGCGCGTTAATTGCCTGACGCTGGTGTGACTCTGCGAGATTGTCCATATGCACCCAACCCCGGATGGCTGTCACCAGATGCGCTTTCGGATCCTCTCGCAGCTGCGCTGGAGGTTTCGGATCCCTCAGCTGCGCTGGAGGTTTCGGATCCTCTCGCCCTGTGAGGGGATTCATAACCCTCAGCTGCGCTGGAGGTTTCGGATCCTCTCGCCCTGTGAGGGGATTCATAACCCTCAGCTGTGCTGGAGGTTTCGGTTCGGATACTGACATCCCCCTTAGTTGCCTCTGCGGTTCTAGACTGACGCTATGACCGCTGTAAGCGCTCTGCGCAGACGCTAGCTGCTGAAAGCAGCTGCGGCCATCGGCAACACAGACGGTGTTGATCCCGAGCGCAACACAATCACACATGTCACAACCGTACACACGAGCAGCACCAGAAACAGCACGGCGACGCCTACTACCCAGGGGAAGATCGTGTGTAGGATATGTGTCACGGCTGGCTCAATGATCTTCTGGAGAACGAGTTGCTGTGTGGGGCGACGTTGGAACCCGGTGGCCCAGTGATCCGCAATCTCCATACCGAGCTCATGAAGTGCTGTGCGTGCGCGTGTTTCCTTACTATCCATGATATCCCTCTTGTGAAGAGACCGCGGTTTTACAGGGTAAGCGAGACCGCGGGCTCCAGTAAGGACCCTACCATGCCGCTCCAACCCCCCAAGAAGACCGCTGCCGGTTACTTCCTGGCACTAACACCGCCCATTCGCTCTCCCGATGTACGCTGGGCACGCACCGGCACATGGGAACCACCCACTGCGGAGTGGATGGCCTGGTCGGATCGTATTCGCTCCGAGCTTCTGGGTGAGCTTCTGAGTCACGGCACCTGGTTCTCGCGCCCTCCCCGGCACGATGTATTGGATCCATTATTCTCGCCCTGGGTAACTAAACACACGGGAGCTGGTCTGAGTTTCTACTGTAAGGGGCCCGAGGTGCCCGGCACCAGCAGCAGCGATAGCAGCAGTGGACGTGCCACCTGGTCTCTACAGGGCCTGATCATGAGCTCTACATCTATTGTTCCGGTTTGGTCAGTGGGGGAGACTGTCAAAGACGATGCGCCTGACACCATCTCTCTGTTTGGTGATGGTGAGACAGTGGATGGCAGTGATGATGATACGTCGGCAGACGCTGGTCGCCCACGAGCCGCCAGCGAGACCCGCGAGATTCAGATTGAAGAGATCGCTGATGCCCCGGCAGCGACGCCAACCCGCATCCGCAACCGCGAGTGGGAGGCCCGTAAGTTCCTGGCCAAGGAGCGGGTGCGTGAAGCCCGGCTTAAGGCGCAGATTGCCATCCATCTGTCGCGCAAGGAAGAATCCCGGTTTCACACCCAATACGGTGATCTGGACGATGGCGAGTCTCATTTCAGCGATTATGATTTGACAGATGATGAAGGCAGCAGCAGTAGCAGCAGCGGATCGGACTCTCCAGCAGAGCTATAGAGTTTATGCAATGGTGAACATTAAGAAGTTGTGCTTGCGCTCCGCAACCCAACAATTTTCACGCCGATCATCAGAACATGTTTGACCAGAACCTGATTATCGGCCTCGTCGTGCTTGCGGTCATTGTCATGGGCATCTACATGTATGCCCCTAAGGTTCGTGCTATGCTGATGGGTCGCGAGGGCTTTGCCACTAGTGTGGGTGCCAACTCTGGTGTCAGGAAGCCTGGTGTCACTGGTGGCATTCTCGGCAATTCTGCTGCTATCAACCCTTCTTCAACCGCATATGGTGCCAAGAATGAGGGCGCGCTCGCTCTAGCTGCTCCGAAGGCCACTACTTCCGGCAAGGAGAAGTTTGCGGACTACCTGAGCGGTGGTGCGGCCGGTGACGGTCTGGCCCCCGTTCCGATGGTCGGCGCCCAGAAGCCCGCCGGCTGCTACCCCCGTGAGCAGATGAGCCCCGTTGATCTCCTGCCCGCCGACCTGAACTCCACGTGGTCGCAGATGAACCCTGCCGGCAGCGGTGACCTCCAGGGCAAGAACTTCCTGAGCGCCGGTGCTCTCGTGGGTGTTAACACCATTGGTCAGAGCCTGCGTAACGCCAACTACCAGCTGCGTGCGGAGCCCTCGTGCCCCCAGATGCAGGTCGGTCCCTGGAACCAGACTACCATCGAACCGGACCTCTCAAGGCGCCCGCTCGAGTAGTTATGACGTAAACATGTCATATAGATTTTTAAATCGTAGAAAAAATATAGTTTCAGCGATTTAAAACCCCAACCTCCATCAAGGGAAACACAATGAGCGCATCAAGTCCATACGCGCTTGTGTTAGGTGTCTTGGGAGCCGGTCTCGCTGCCTTTGCTTACAAAAAAGGAGCACACGACATGGCCTATGTGGAGAGCAATGTGGATCATGAGCGGTATCTCGTGCGTAACCTGCCAGACAAACAGGATGCGGCAGATCGGCTGGCGCGGACTCGCGCCAAACTGTTGCGTCTCATGACAGCTCTGCGACAGAGCCATCCAAATAAGCCGCTCGTCGCACAGATCCTCCGTAATTTTGATGCGGCTCCGTCGCGCTTTTCGGAATCAACACCCGATGCCAGTTACACCTCTTATTCGGTGAACAAGGGCGAGAAGGTGTATATGTGTTTACGTCAGCGCAATGACCGTGAGGAGCTTGTGGACGAGAATATTATTACGTTCGTGGCGATTCACGAGATGGCGCATATTGGCACCCACGAGATCGGTCACACGCAGCTCTTCTGGAACAACTTCGCATGGCTCTTACAGCGTGCGGAAGAGATTGATGTCTATGAATACACGAATTTTTCGGCGCATCCTGTGGAATACTGTGGGATACACATCACGGACCAGCCAACCTACGACAAGTCCAAGGATCCTGATGCTGATAAATAGTCAATGCGGTCCATACCATAATAGAAATTAATATATAGTTTAAATGATATATTTTAGTTTTTCCTTGTATGGCACATTAGATAAATATACTCGTGGAATGATTGCCAATATGGAGATAATACGTGACCGATTCCCCGCCGCACGTGTTGCTGTATATATCGCAGATGATGTTCCTGCCGCAACTATAGATACACTAAAGTCATTTACAAATATTAATATTATTCCCACTGTCCGCAAAGAAAAAACAGAAAACTCATTTGATCGGTTTTTAGCAATAGATATATCTGATTGCGATATAATGTTTGTTCGTGATGCTGATAGTCGCATACATGAGCGTGATGCCGCGTGTATAGAAGATTTTATAAACGATCCTTCCAAGTTACTCCATATTATACGAGATCATCACTATCATTCAGATAAGATAATGGGTGGTATGTGGGGAATACGCAAAGCTGCTTTGCTAGAACCGATATCAATAACAATTGACAAATGGAAGGCACATAATAATAGCAAGAGTTATGGTACCGATCAACATTTTTTGGTACGCACATTATATGGCCGATTGTTACCTGTCGCTATGATTCATGACCGAAATAATCGGCATGAACCTATTGAAAAACATACACCCTTTCGTGTAGCGATTATTAATCATCTATTTATTGGCCAAGTTCATGACTATGACACTAGTGGAAATGAAAAACTTATGTTTACTGCTTAAACATTAATATAATGTGTTAATGCCAAAAGATGGTATTTACACTTAATGACATCTATATCTATATATTCTCATGGAAACATGTGACCGCAAATGCTAGGGCACTTTACCATAGTATATCTCCCCACTTTCCGCAAACGTTTTTCATTAACTGTGACGAACATACACCGATTACAGATATTTCTGCCGATCGTGTTATACAGAGGGACGATAGTTATTACTATGGTGGGCAGTTCTATACAGCATTACAGCATATGCCACCAGGAAAGATTCTAGCATGTGTGGTGGGTGATGTAGAACCACATGCCGACTGGGCACAGATTGCCAGAAATGCAGTAGATGCGTTCAATACAGAAGCAGCCGGCATATACGCACCGAATGTTTATTTTACAGCATGGACATCACGCGGCCCGCCCATTAATATAGCTAAAGGATTATACTCTGTAACTAACACAGACTGTACGTGCTGGTTCATACACCCTACTGTAGTTGCCAGCCTTAGTTGTTTCAACTACTATAAACTCTGTAATATGGGATGGGGTATTGATCATATATTCTGTGAGGAGACCTTGCGCAGCCATCTCGTTGTCATGCGCGATTATCGTGTAATGGTACATCAACCAAAGGGAACGGCATATGATCAGAATCTTGCTCGGCATGGTATGGCATTCATACGCAGAGCATATGAACAGCTAGTTGAGAAGCGCGCACAGTGAATGTGTTATTCTTACGATGACTATTTTATGATTAAACACAATAGAGAGGATGAGTGTTACGGAAGTATCACTCCTGTCAGATTTACAGGGTCCGTGGGCGACCCTCGCAATACAGCTCACCGGTCCAGACGCACCGGCTGAGCCCATCACGTTACCCGATATTTATCCGTTTACAAGTGTCACAGATCTGAAGCGTGCGCTATGGATTCAGCGTGGAGGGGATCCCCGGTGGTCACCTGAGCGCGTGTTTTTGGGTGTGCGATCCAGTGATGGTATCAGACCACTGGAGTTCCACTGGCCAATGTCAGTTATGGGTGGACCCGATATAGTTGATCTGCCGTATCCCACTGCTGAAGGACGAGCACCCTCTGCCGGACTCGTGGATGCCGCAGGCAATCGTCTGCCGGTTGGCCCCACCATGATTGGCTCACTGATTCTGGAGACGGCGCTCTCGCCTGAGATTATGTCTGCTGCTGGTGAGCGAAGCGGAAACCCTGTGGACGAGCGAAGCGGAGCCTTGCCTGTCATAGAAGCCATCTCGCTCGCCACACTCACCACTGATCTTACTGCCGACACACTAACACCTGCGCTCTTTGTCGGCTTCTTCCAGCTCTACTATCCGTGGCTGACCGCACCGGCCCAAGTGTTGGATGCCGCAAGCAACACAATGACTCCCGCACTGCGTGAGACCTATGCGGCCACTCTGCCGTATTCGGAGGATCGTGCGGGACGTGTCAGTGTTGTCCAGCGGGCTCTCGCCTCACTTGTGGGAGGTACCTCCGTGACCATGACCACCATGGTGCGTCTGCGCTGGGTTCTGCCGCCACCTACGGTAAGCCCGTCATCGCTTGAAAAGACGTTTTACAGTCTCCGTGCTGGGCCCGTTATTCCGTTTCTGCGGTTCTTTCCCGCAGCAGCTACTGGTTCTCCGCTCCTGAAGCTGGGGCTTAAGGAAGATGGCAGCCCCATCGTGGATGATGCCCGTGTCTTTGCGCAGTATATCAACCAGCCGGCACCGAACACCAAGTCGGCGGTGATTCTCGCCCGTGTGCCGATGCGCTCCAGTCACGTGGAACGCGGTGCGGCGTTCACTCTCCATATGTTTGAGGACGGCACGGTGGATATCGCGCTAGAAGTGCCGCAGCGCGGAGCCACCTATATCTCCGCCGTTGCAGCGGATGCGCAGCGCCTGCTACGTGAGGTGTTAGTTTCCATAGGATTCAGTGCGGACACACGTCCAGTGCTGCGTGATATCCATGCCACCTATAAGTGGTCGCATCCGGATCCACGAAGAGCCGCACCACTGTCGGCCGCACGGATTAAGGCACGTGTAGAGGCACTAACACCGTTCCTTGATCCCATCCCGGTCATTGCTGAGACGGCGGCACTGGCGGCATTCCAGTGGCGAGCGGTGTCCAACTATGAGAGCGAGTCGGCACAGTTCGCGTATGTTACACAGATGGTGCTTCGTAGCCCTGCTTCTTCCGCAGGAGCAGAACTAGAAGGTCTGGAGGCACTACAGGTGTTTGTCGGCGAGCTGAGCGAGCGGTTTGGTCTGACACGTGAGGCGGCTAACACGGTGCTTGAACGCTGGTTGGAACGTCGTGGATCCGCCGTGGCACCGGCACCTGGTATCTCAGCGGGTGTCCACGCAGTGCCGCGCCACTCAACTGGTGCGTCGGTGTCTATTTCCGGCACACATCCAGAGTATTTTCTGGAAGTTCAGGATGTGGATTCAATGGATGAGCTCCAGCGTCTTCTGTCGGTGGTGAGTGTGCTGCTCGGTGCGGCATCTACCGATCTCAGGATTCAGCGACCGGCTCCTGTAGTCGCAGCAGTAGAAGCCGCTGTAGAGATGGCCGCCGCTGCCACTGTTGATGCCGCTGGTGTAGCAGACGCGGATGCAGATGCGGATGTTGGTGAGATGGATCCCGCACTCGCCGCTCTCTTGGGTGATTTGGGGATTGATATGATGGGTGGTCTAGATGCTGAGGCGGAGGAAGAGGGGTTGGCACTTGGATCCATGAGCGTCGCAGCACCCGCATTGATCGTGGAAGAAACAGTAGCAGCAGCAGCAGTAGCAGCAGCAGCAGGAGGAGCAGGAGCAGCAGGTCCCAACCTAGAAGCCGCCGTCGCCGCTGTAGAGGAAGAGTGTCGCGGCACACGGTGGACCGCCGGTGAAGCACCTGTCAAGATCAAGCCCGATTGGTATATGGCACGTCTCAAAAAGAAGGACTCGGTGCTATACGGCTACAAGCCAGATTCCGCTGGCCGCATCAAGTCTTACAGTAAGTCGTGTCAACGCAGCGACGGGCGTCAACCCAATATCATGACTCTCTCTGAATACGCCCGAGTGAAGCGCTGTTATGAAGAACAGGTGCGATTTGTAGATCTACCTCCTCGCAAACCCGAGGATCTACCTAATGATCCTGATTACAATCCGAGCCCGCGCACACCGTATCCCGATGAATATTTCACAAAAGACCCTGAAACCGGCAAACCGATGTGGTCTGTCTATGGCTATGAGAATCGCACACGCCCTGGAGAGTTTCTGTTTCTGTTGTGCTCCGAACTCTGGTGTGAGCGTGACAATCTCCCGCTTCTGCGGTCTGAATATGAGGGTACTGTCGGTCGTGGATTCTCTAAGCCACCGAACACATGTGCCTTCTGCGGTGGCGGCGATATCGGTGATATGGCGTCACCGGCCAGTGGGGAGTCTGTTATTGTCCGTAATCCCAAAAAGAGTACTGGCAAGCTCCATGAGTTTGTCGGCACGATCCGGCATAACAAACATCCACTTGGATATCCGCTGCCGTGTTGCGACACATCGCCGCGTCTGCTGAAAAAGTATTTGGAGGCGGCAGCACTTGGCACAATTGTTTGGGGCAAAGATCTGGCTGCGGATGAAGAAGGTGGGGCTGAGGGTGGAGCTGGCGCAGCAGCAGCAGAGGACTACGTAGAGCCTGACCCTGAACTCGCCGCAATTGAAGCCGGTGCCGGTCCAGAAGAGATGCGCACCGACTATGGGCGACTCTTCGGCACCATGAATACACATTACATCCTCGGCAGCGACAAGACACTGACTGCGGGTAAGATCGGTCTGCTACCACCACTGCTGGATGCCTTCTTCGGCCAGAACGGTCAGCGCTCCGTGGAGAGCCGTGGTATCCGCCCCACATTCGTAGATGGAGCGACAGTGTTCATTCGTGTGGGTGTTGATACGCGTATGCGCGCTCCTGGTCTGAATCTGTTCGCCGGTCTCGCACCACTCCTCGGGTTTGAATCCGCCGAACAGACTCGTAACTATATTCTGACACGCCGCATGGTCCGTGCCTTTGAGTCCGCCAACTACGGTAATCTCGTCCATGAGTTTGCCGCCGCCTCCACACAGTCTGATGCCGCCTTTGAGAAGTCGCTCGCAGATTTTGCGGCAGAGTTCGGTTATCCACTGGAGGCCGCGCGTCCCCATGTGATTCGTCTCTACAAGGCATGGGTCGCATATCTAACATATCTCAATGACCAGCGAAAACCCAAGCAGCTGCGCCATCTGGAACACCTACTCGCTCAACCTGGTATAATAACACCCCGTGGTCTTCTGTTGGTAGTGCTTGAGCAGACGGGTGACAAGATTGAGGTGGTGTGTCCCGCATTCGGTATTCCGCCGGCCTCTGTGTTTGGCGATGTGCCGGTGGCATTCATGTGGCACGATAAGCGCGACGAGAGCTGGGAGCCGATTGTGCTCTATAATGGCACCAAGAATGCGGCGACACTGTTTGGTGAGCGCAGTGCCCAGCTAGAGATGGTGCCGCGTCACCTGCGGTCCAGTCTCCAACGGTGGATTCGTGAGTGGCGCTCCTCATCACTGGGCTGCGGTCGGCCGAGCCCACCCCCACATGTGTGGACACCGGACCGTGATACCTCGGGCCTGCCACGACTGACACAGCTCCGTCACAAGCTCTCGGTGACTGCGCTGGTCCGCGATCGCTCAAATCGTCTGGCGGGCGTGTTAGTGTCTACACCGAGTGGTGGTGGTGGTAGTGCTTCAGCAGCAGCGACAGCAGTGACAGGACCCCAGGTGTTTGTCCCATGTTTGGATGACGGTGCGCTCGCTGAATCGGTGCCGCGCGTCTACGAGGCCGAGATGATCCCCCAAACCGCACTAGATATCTATCTGCGCATGTATGATGCGATTTCAGCGGAGTTTCCTGGTCTGCGTCCTGTTCAGCTCTTGTTCCGCAGTGCTAGCGAATCCGATGACACATCCATGATTGTTGGTTTAACCACAGCTGCCGGTACGAAGATACCGATTGCTCCACTACCATTGGCAAGCAAGCCAGCAGGATCGCCACAGGAACAACAGACAGATGCCTTCCCGTGGGAGCGTGATGCGTTGATTCTGAGTGCGCCCGATTCGGCACGAGGCACAGTGGGCGCCGCTGATGAGACATCTGCTTCCGTGGAAGATCAGTTGGCCGAGGCGTATCAACATGTTCGTCTATCGCTCAGCTACTGGCTGCTCCGAGATGCGCGCGGCCCGGCACTCCGTGACAGTCTGGCTGCTCTGCTGCGTGGAAACCTGCCGCTCTATGAGAAGCGGAAGCGTGCCGATATTCTGCTTGAGCCGATTATTCGTGAGTGGGTGGCCACCGAGAAGACAGGAGACCGGCGATCGCTGTCACTGTTGCGCCAGGACTGTCTGGTGTTGCCTGAGGCACAGTGTGCCGGCGCCTGCCGCTGGAGTGGTGACCGGTGTTTGATCCACGCACCAACGCGTGAAGAAGGCAGTGATCCGATCCGTGTGTTTGCTGCCCGTCTGTCCGATGAGATTCTGCGGTATTCTGCCAAGCAGCGCGAACTCTTTGAACAGCATGTGCCCGAGATTCGTGTGCCTCGCGGTATTGTGCGCACGGGTGATGAGCTCTACATGGCGATCCGGCCAAAAGAATCGGCGTTGGCGGTGATGGCGCGTCTCGGTTTCACAGGAGAGGCACCTACCGCATTTCCAGAGGAGATGCTGAAGTTTGATGGACTGGAGGAAGAGGAAGGAGCAGAGGCAGTAGTGTCAGAGACCGAGATGCCTCCGAGCTGGCGCGAGAAGGGACTTGAGATTCCACGTGTGGCGGCCGATCTGGAAGATGGTCGGCGTCTCGCATTTGCGGGTGTGACGGGCCGCAGTATTGAGGAGTGGGAGACTGCCATTCAGGCTGCGCGATCACGTCTCGGTCTGCCTGGTGATGCCGCGCGCCCCTTCCAGTGGAGCACTCAGGATTTGTATGTGTTGGCCAATCTGCGTCTGAGTAACATACTGTTTGTTCGTCTGAGTCCGACCACGGGACTGCCTACCGTGGTGCGATGGATCGCACCCGCACAGGCTATCGCTGCCAAAATCAAGGATCCGCTATTTATGATATTCTGGGGACCTGGCGAGGTGTTAGTCCATCGTAAGCGTGACTATCGGTTTTTGGCACGTGATCTGCCTCTGGATCTTTCTGCCGCAATGGATGCGGCAAGCCCGATGACAGATGAGGAGGCACGTGGTGTCGTTTATGAAGGAGCAGTGACAGGTGTTCCTGAGAGCAAGGGAGGAGATGAAGGTGATGAAGGTGTCGTCGCCACTGTAACATCTGCCATTCAAGGCGCATTTGCCGCACTGACTGGAACAGCAGCTCCGGAGTTAGCTCCAGCATTAGCTCCAGCAGTAGCAGTAGCAGCTCCAGAAGTAGCAGCTCCAGAAGTAGCAGTTCCAGCAGTAGCAGTTCCAGCAGTAGCAGTAGCAGTTCCAGAAGTAGCAGCGGTTCCAGAAGTAGCAGCAGAAGCAATACCAAAACTAACAGTGGCCGAGGTTGAAGATATCTAGTCAAACACTACAACTGGTTTGCGCCCGTCATTGCCGGCTACTTTCAGAGCACGTGCGCGTGTCTTCATCATATCGGCCACCTCATCATCCATCATGTTGACTTTTGCTACACGCCACGAGCTATTCGTGGGATGTAGGACAACCAACGCTAGTTCTGACACGATATAGCCATAGTGCTTCTGGAGGATATAGCGATAGACATTGAGCTGGAGCGAGTAGTGCCAGTAGTTCGTGTCTGGCAGGTGATTAACAGGGCCGAGACCACTTTGGAACGTGTTCTCCGTCTTGATCTCCTCGGCACGTTTCCAATCGTAGATGGCCAGAGTGCCATCCGCCTTTTTGTAGACCATATCAATGGACCCGGCTACTTTGTGTTCTTCGTCAAACACGAGCCACTCTGTGCGGAATGGTTCAAATGTGGCACCGTGCGTGCGCTGATAGGCACAGAAGTAGTTCCATTCGGGGCCGGCAACAGGCGTCCAGCTGTCCTCTTCCCGCATGGCGATCGTACCGGCGTCAATGTCGGTTGTGCGGGCTGCGACACTGTCTGACCACTTAACGGGTAACGCATTGTAGAAGTGCTCAATATCCAGATGCATGCGTGTTCCCGCCGTAGCAGCAGCATCGCGTTTGGCATTCCACTGAGCCTTAATAGCAGCCGGTGTCATGCCGTAATATTTGGATTCCGACCATTTGCGTGATGACATCATCTTCTTGATGATCGCATCAGCGTTGAACTCTTCAAAGAAGTGATGGAGAAAGCCCGTGCAGCTCGTCCAGCCCGCACGGGTTCCATCAATCGTATAGGTGTGTGTTTCTTCCTCAAACTGAATGCGCTCATCGCGCGGGTGTGGGTTGACGACAGCTAAGCGCTGCCAGGCAAGCGCTCCATCAGTAATAGACAATGGCATCGTAATGGGTCGGGGTGTTAGTACCCCCAGCCACGGCTCACCTTTGTAAGTATTAATGACCTATTGGGTTCATGATGCGGAGCATCGTGAATGTAAATGTCAACTAATACGACAGAAGCGTGTTAATGACCACTTGGGTTCATGATGCGGAGCATCGTTAACCTCTGTGTACGCCACCCATCAGACGCCTCTCACCTCCAGGGCCTATCAGACGCCTCTCACCTCCAGGGCCCAGAGGACCTACGGGGCGGTGAGGCGGCACGGGCGGATTGAACGGATGCGGGTTCCAGTGCGGTGTCCAAGGACCCGCCGGCCACCACCCCCAAGGATCCCACCGCTCTTCATTAACATACACTACCTCACTTGGCCGTACCGACTGAGACTGGGAGGCCCAAGAGAACGCAACTAAAACAACGACTAACACAGCCATCAGGGTGATCAGAGCGGCAATCATTTTCTACTCTTCTAGTAGAAAATGCTCAGGCCCTTAAAGGCGCTAGATTACATACCTGTAAAGCGACTCTTTCAAACAACATTTGGTGTCAGCGAAGATAAGAACTTTATAGCCTCCTGGCGCTACCGAGATAAGGATGCCAGTTTTGGTCTCTGGGATAATGGCGCCCTTCTTGGTGTCACCATTGTCCGCGGCACCTGTCTAGAATACATTTTTCTAGATAAGGTATGCCGTGGCCTCGGCCTAGGCACCACACTTTTGAAGGCTGTTCTTGAAAGAATACCGGCAATTCATCTCACACCCGTGAACGATCCTCGTGTCATTCGCTGGTATGAGAGCCAGGGGTTCCGCCGTTTATGTAATAAACTAGAGCTAGACCTCTTTCCGAATGGACAAGAAGAGGGATTCAGTCGTGTCAGACACGATAGTGCGGATGGCCAATCCATCTATCTCCACCACGCATACAATCTACGATCACACAGCACACTCATGGAAGCTGAACGCCGTGAGAAACCGGTGTCGGCTAAGTAGATCCATTCATACAAAAGAATCATCTGACACGCACGCAGTGTGTGGATGTCAGTTGATTTTGTTGACGCGTTGGTCGCACATCTTGGTCGGATTTGCTGACGCTATCGCTGGTCGCAAATCCTTTGTCGCTATTATTGACTTGTTTCACTCCACTACATGTCGTTCCACAATGTCATAATAGCTTTATCCTAAGCGGACAACCCTCACACTATTAGCATGGGGGAAAGTAGCATCCGCCGACCAAGTCTTTACAAAGAATGTACCATAGATACCATCATTAGTACCAGCAGCACCAACACCCTCATTAGTCGCACTGTTTACACGCTGCACCTCACGATACACAGCCAGATGTCTGCCCGCTGTATCCACAATAGTAGTGGAGCGACCTAAATCTTTTAGAAGGGTGCCCGCACTAAATACAGGTAAATCGATAGGTCCAATAGACCCATCTACTACTATCGGGCCAGGGTATCCACCAGGAAATACAAGAGCAGGATCATCATAGTTATTAGGAGCAGTAACTATGACATTCTCATTAGTCGTAATAAAAAACTTGGTGCGCACAGGGATCTGTGAGAACGAACGCAGGGACGACATTTTATACTCAGGGCTGCGATTTTATTTTGGCGATCAATCACCCAGAGCCAACATCCAGCGACCCACCATGTTGTCACCACCCGAGATGCTGCCATCCACGCGGACACCAACACCCAGCTCAGTGGGATCCGTCCCATTGGCGAACAGGATCTCTCCACCCAGGGCCTTCACGCCATCCACCATGCGACGGAAGCGATCATCCATAGCATAACGACGACCCAGATACGACTGATAGACTTCATTACGCACTGCTGTCCACGCATCTTTATCCCAGACAGCACCATACGACTTCATCTTCGGGCCGGCAGAGGAAATACGTGTGTCTCCAACCTGCTTCTGTGTCAGAGCCACTATCTCTTCAGGGGTCTTGCCCTCACGCAGACGTTCATACTTCTGGTGGATGGCTGCCTCCAGGCGGAAGAACTGAGGCCCAAGGAGCGGCTTGTCAGATGCCCGCTGGAACTTGGCCGACGCGATAGCGGCTTCAATACTGGGATATTTGACACTTGGGTCTGTCAGATCAGGAATGCCACCTGGAACGAGCGTGCCAAGTCCCATGTAGGTGGGCCAGTCAGCGAGATCAACACCCAGGCGGTTATCTGTCGCAGCACCTGGGGCGCCAATCAAGAAGGTTCTGGAAGGTGGTTCTGCTGCTGCTGCTACTTCTTCTGCTTCTGCTTCTGCTCCAGGCAAAGGCAGTTCAATCACATCCAGCTTAGGCACCTCACCTTCTATCGGTTCAGGAGCAGGAGCAGAGCCAGCATCAGACGCCCCTCGGACCTCCGTGAGAGCGGCAGGCGGAGCCGGAACACCCTGAGGGGGCGCAGGCCGACGATCCGAACGCCGCTTGAAGATATACCAGCGATTCAGGAACGAGAACCGCTTCACCGCCTCCGACATAGCAAACACATCGCCCGTCGCTTCCGCATGTGCCCACGATTCACTGAACATCTGACTGGACGCAGGCACAACGAGTTCAGCACACTCCGCCGGTGTCAGGAGCTCCAGACCCGCCTCCGCCAGTCGCGACTGAAGATACGGCCAGCTCACCAGATACTCGGTGTGAGTCTCACCAATACTGATGAAGTCCACATCCACGGCGAGTCCGAGTCCAGCGTCCGAGGGTGGCACCGAGCTGCCGATACCAGAGCCATAACGCTTGGTCAGCGCCCACACATCCGTGTGACCATCGCGACCCACCACAGTAGTCTCCTTGGACATCAGACGCGCCACTGCGTCGCCATCAAACCCACAGCCCACAAAGTAGCCGCCCACCTTGACCGTCTCGGCCAGATTCTGAATGAAACCGGCCAGAGTGTCAGCATCACGGAACATATAGTGGAGCGCAAACATACAGCTCACCACGTCAAAGCCGCCCGAGGCAGGACCGCCACTGCCAAACTCGCGGCGCAGCAGGGCCTGGTCCTCTGTGGTAACACCGGCTTCTCCCGTAATCAGACGCCGCGCAGCATCCGCCTGGACAAACACCATGGGTGGCACACGGTCGCGTCCGCCCATTGCGATCATCTTGTTGAGGAGACGGCGATAGGCACCGTCTTCAGGATCGTTCAGGTTCGCGGCGGCCACGTCACACCCGAACACGTAACCGACATCTGCTGCGATCCACTTGTGGAGGTCGCCGGCCTTGCCCATCGCCAGATCGGCTAGGAGAGGACCGAGCGCAGAAGCACCAGCTCCCCTAGTCGCAGAGCGACTGGTTCCAAGAGTCGGTCGCAGAAGCATGTTACGCTTGATGTAGTCATTATGGAAGTTGCGCAGACACTGAACCTTCATCAGATCACGTGCGGGAGCGCGGCGATTGTAGTAGGAGGCCGGTGCCACGAGCGCCGCGGGTGCCAGACACTCGGTGATCCGCCCTGTGCGCACGGCATCCTCCGTCACGGGGTTGTGAAGCGACGACCAGATGGAGTTGGCCACCCAGTCGGCGTTCATGGTCCCACTGCGTGATCCGCGGAGCCAGCGCTCGGTCTTGTCATGACGAACACGGACCGGTTCCCATCGCCATCCCGGCGAGCGTTCAGGATGATATGCCATCTCTACGATCATGTCGCTCTGAATCATGTCGCCCGTGCGCGTGGTGCGGATGGCTTCGGTGTCAGTATCTAGCGCGGTCGCCGCAGCCGTCGCACCGGCGGGATCACCGGCGCCCTCACTGATCGCCACATAGCAGATGGCGGCCATGGGATCACGGGGCTCCGTGGGGCGGAACTCCACCTCGCGCCATTCGCCCTGATCCAGTGAGCGCGGCAGCGGCACATCGTTCAGCACTGTGGTGCGCGGATCGGCAAAGGCCACATCGCGGTTGCTGCCAACGAAGAGGCGGAGAGTCTTGTAGCGTACGGTCTGCCCCGAATCCTCGCGATATTTGGTGCCGGTTGCGTCAACCGCAGTGGGCTGACCATCCTTGGTTCGCTCCTTGTCCACGAGCACCAAGAAGTCAATCGTGTTCTCATGGGGCGGCTTCCACTTGAGCTGCTCAAGCCAGCTACCGCGGCCGAGAGGGAGTGGTGAAGCGTTGGGCGTGAAGATGAGACCATCGGTGTTATACGGCGCAGACTTGGCATCTTCTAGAACAGCAGCGGCACAATCGCGGAAGATCTCATCACCTGTCGCTGGCATGGCAGCGCGGAACGTTTTCATGCCGATCTGGAGATTCTGTGAGGCGGGCACACCGCGCACAGTCTGTACCGCGCTACTGAGCACTCCGACTGCTGCCGCCATGACTGTCTGACGTGTGTTGGCCGCCGCCGCAGAACCGATCATGGCGCCTGGAATCAAGAAGGGGAGTCCGGTAACACCGGTGTCACCCCCACGTGCTGACAGAATGTCAAACGCGTAGAAGTGGCAGATGGTCTTGCCGGTCTTGTCACGACGGATCCACTCGCCGTCAAGCACGGTGCCAGACAGAGCAGTGTCAGTCTTCTTGCCGGTACTGTAGACGCGACCACCGCCGTCCACTAGAAACACCTTGCCATCCTCTGCGACAAACAGCAGAGCACGGAGTCCATCGGCTTTGTCCGTTACATTATAACCGCCGCGGAGGTTCGGCACCCCTGGCTCTACTTCTTTTGCCAGGTGCCGACGCTCTAGTGTGGCCGGTTGGGGTCCAGGATAACGAAATGAGGCAGACGCGGCGGCGTTACCGCGACCGCCACGGTTACTGTTACCGCCACGGTTGCTGTTACCTCCACGGTTACCATTTCCAGTGCTGGCACTGAAGATGCGCTGGAGGCTGCCGAGCACATAGTCGGATGCCGAGCGAGTGACAAGTACAAAGGAGCGCTGACGACCCTGGAGCATCCAGCTCAGACCCTGAACCACGAGAGATGCGGCACGATCTGCCTCGGTGGTATCACGAGCGGCTGTCAGTTCCACCTCGGCCTCATAGCGCACGGGCGTGTTTGTTACACGTGCCTCCTGATAGGTGCGTCCGCGCGCCTCGCGCACGATACTGACATCAAATCGGAGTCCGCGACCACCAGGTGCCACGAACTCAAAGCGCTGAATCTGCCGGTAAAGTTTTGACAGCTGATCCCAGCGCGCCAGCGCTTCTTTCACACGAGCATCATCGGCCGCCAGTGGAATCTCACGTTTGAGCTTCGCACGGGCGCCGTAGAGACCGACATCCACGGGCTCGGCGTCGGTAACTGACTCCTTGAGCATGGCGGTATAGGGTTTGTCGGTGAGCCGGTTATCGCGGCAGTAGGCCTGGATTACACCAGCACCTTCCATAGTAAAACGAATGTCATTGGAAAGACAGATATTTAGGCGGACAATCTGTGGGTTCTCACGCATGCCGAGGCTCCGGAGATACTGAATCACATCCTGCCAGCTGGTCAGGTCTAGTCCTGTTAGTAGTGCTTCTAGTTCCGCACCTGGAGTCGTCTTCCAGAGTGCGGCGAGGCGTTTAAATCCATCAAAGTCAGAGCGGCGGAGATCCATCGTGCCTTGTTACTAAGGGTGGCGGTTTGGGGGGTCAAGTTTATAAGCTATTGCGACCGCTTGTAAGGAAGTAGTCGCGAAGTGATACTGACTGGAAAGGTCAGCAATAGCGACTACGGCTGGTGTGACCAGTTGTAGAGAAGGAGTGCTGCGCACACCTGAACAAAAACGTCAACACCAGCGACCTGCGACCGCATCAATCCGAATCCGTCGCAGAAGGACTAGACAGCGCAGCCACCTCCTTCCCAGTCAGTGAATTCAGCAGTGTCTGCCACAGATAGCGTGTCCACATGGCTGCCTTACCACCTCCCGCTGTTGAAGCCGCACCAACTGACACCAATCTCTCCTGAATCTGCGCGATAGTCTGGGCACCTACCGATGGACAACACAGAGGAGCAGTCCATGTAATATCCACCGCCTTCTCTACGCTGGTGCTTACCCAGTCAGTGGATTCCGTACGCCATCCAGTAGCTGAAAACAGAACATGGCCCGAATCGCAATTGATATTAACAACTCCTGCGTCTGGAGAGACTCCAGACAATGGCACTGTAGTGACCTTCTTCTGAGTGGGCCACCAGAGTGCTATACGGATCCCACGCACAACACATACATAGTCCAACATCAGTGCCGCGCGTTTATTCGTGCGCACCAGCTCCCAGAAATCTGGAGCGGGATCGGCCCCTGCCGAGCGCCCACGCAGATCCTCCTCCAGATGTTTACGCACCCAGCCGCGATGACGCCCTCCACGTGCTCGCCACTCTTTATCAATAACGATCTGCATCGCACCGGCAGTCTCCATCTCCATGGTGCGGCGCACACCGGCGACAGCATTGCGATACATGGGATCCGTAATCCACAGGACCATAGCCACTGCGTCTGTTACCAAGGTGGATGTATCTGCGTCATCCATCCATCCAGGCAACCATGTTAGTTTTATTGTAGTCGTCGGCATCGCCACAATAGAGGCAGAGGCACTCGCCGATTTTGCGACACCAAGCAGACGTGATCCGCGATGCGGATTTGCCTGGATGGATTCGGTCAAGGCCGACCAGCCGACGGATTGTGTGCGTGAAGCGGAATGCATCATTACTATTCATCATGGCCCGGATTCTTTAGACTGTTGAGAATGCCGTCACGCTTTGACAGTTCGTTCGTATTGCGGGTCACAAATTCACAGAAATGGACGAGCTCATCAAATACAACGCGGTCCAGCTTGGCCATATCAAAAAAGATGCCACTGCGATTCTCGGACATAGCCACTTCCGCTCGCCGCAGAATACGAGCGATCTCAATATGCTCAAACCGCGACATGCGCTTGATAGACTCACAAAACTGGCGTCTCTCTTCATAGTCAGGGGAGGGGGCAACAGTGGGTGTTATGCTCATCTTCACTTAGGTCAGTCGGAGGTTAGATGGTGTTGGTTGGACCGCGGATAAGGCAAAGGCTGCAGGGACAAATCAAGATACAAGGATTGGATTTGTTATCTGCGACGCAGCACGCACGACAAACACCAGATTCATATATCCGCGATGACGTGTGGTGAGACGGATGATAGCAGCATCAGTGTTAATATCTACAGCGAGCACGCCATGCGTTTTCTGGTGCATCATGCGCAGACAGTCAAACCGATTCTCCATAGTAGCGATCTCGGCAGAGGCAACGATAGGGTGTGTTAGTTCAAAGCGGAAACAGTCGCCATCGGGAAGGTCTAGCCACCGTCCAATCGCCAGTTGGGTGACTCCTCCGCTTGTGAATTCAAACACCTTGGTGGCCGGTCCACTTTCCAGGAGCCGTCGGCTGCTGAGAGCATCCCACGACCAGTGTTGACCCAGGAGCTTGTTAGTTGTAACAAAATCCTGAATAAAAAGATCTAAAATAGTTGACATTCTGTTGTGAGCACTGTTACTCGCCGTCGGCTTCTTCCGCACCCGCTTCGCTTGCCACTTCGCTTGCCGCACCCTCTTCGTTTGCCGCACCCGCTTCGCTTGCCACTTCGCTTGCCACTTCTGCCTCTTCACCTGCGTCAGCACCTTCCGTTACCTCTTCAATAACTGGTAGCACGGATTCTGGGGGCACTGGAGCCTTTGCTTGTGCTGCTTTGACTGCCTCTGTTAGTGCCGCCCGCGCAGCAATCACAGTGACATTCTCATCTTGTACAGCCGTGGCCGGCTCCGTAGCAGCTACATCCGGCTTCAACAGCTCCTCCTTCTTCTTATGTGTGGTGGCCGCCTGTGCAACAGCAGAGATACCCTCATAGGTTCCAACCGCCTGGATGAAAGCATCATTCGCCTGGAACCGAGAGCTCAACAGGCGCACCTTGATACCCTGGTCCACCTCAAGAGCATCAAACTCCTCGTTGCCGATATGGAGATCACGGGGCACCAGAATGCGCATTGCCTCCTGGATTTTGCCATCATCTACGATCAGTGCGTAGGCGCCGAGCTTGTTGACCTTGAGAATGCGTGCGTCTACAAGCTGACCGGCCTCGGGTAGCAGACAGAGCACACGGATCTTACAGTGATAGATAAAGTCGCCGGTGAAGCGACAGTGTTCGGCCTGCCCCATGGAGCGTGCCAGAATCTGTGTGGAACCAAGCCGGACATATCCGTGCGTGCAGCACTGGCCTTCAATAGCTCGGCGGATCTTCTTTACAAGAAAGCCATCCATATCGGCGGCGGCATCGTGGAGCTCCGTGGGCGTCAGAGACAGCCGGTGATCAATATAGACGGGTTTAAAGAGTGTCATTCGTGGGAGGGTCTTGGGTGTTTTTGCTGCTGACATGTCGCTACTGGGGCTTCATTTTTTGTGTGTTTAGCCTCTAGCATCCGCCAGGTTGCTAGAGGATAGGAACTGAGCTGCTCTGCTGCGAAGGCTAGGCATCCGCAACCGAAGGCTAGCAGAGGCTCCAACCGAGCAGCTCTGCTGCGAGGGCTAGGCTCTATCTGGCCGAAGGCTAGCAGAGGCTCCAACTGAGCTGCTCTGCTGCGAAGGCTAGGCATCCGCAACCGAAGACTAGCCTCACTTCTTACCCTTAAGGCCAGACAAATACGAATTTATTGCGCTCAAGAACCAACGCCGCCCCGCCACACGCTCAGCATCCATAATACGTGTCAAGAACTCCATATACAGACACAGCGGCTGATGCGTGATATCTTTCATGTGTGTGGGCCGCCCTGCCTCCATGCGCTTCTTGGCACCCGCTGGATCATAGTCGGCATCCGAGTCCGGCAGCATGAGCGGCGCCAGCGCAGCCACAGAGGCACCCGCCTCATGGAGCAACCGAATACGCGGATGATGTTCACCCAGATTGGACGTGTTACCACACTCCGCGCCAACAGACGAATGTGTCTTGGCCTTGGTGGTGTCTAGTGTCTTGAATACAATGGCCCCCTTCTTTGGTGCCATGAATCCAACCAGTGTACCGGTGCCCTCAGGAATAGGTATCGGCTTTTCACCAATCGCATCAGCATAAACCTTGCGGAAAGCGGGAGGACAGAGGGTGAACGGTGTGCCCACCGGCGCGTTAGTTAAACGGTACCAGTATTCTATATTACTAGTGTTACTCGTAGACGAAGGCATAAATTTAGCATTTTGATTATAGATACGATATACTAGATGCTTCGCATTTACATTTATATCACTACGAAGTATACTGTACATGGCAGCCTGTGCGGGCTCTTCTGAGCTGCGCGCCTGGATGGCAAACTCAAAGAACGCCCGCTGTTGATCATAGTTAAGCATTCTGTCAATCCACCAGTGCAACGCGACCTGTGTTGTACTGCCCACACCAGCATAACGTTCAAGCAGCCCGCTCCAGAGCTTGAGTGTGCTCGGCAAATAATCGGGCCACGGCGCCTCGGCGGGATTCGTAACATAACGGAACCATTTGGTCCAGCGTGTTAGTATATCAGGGCTGAGTGTAGGTGCTCCAGCTGAAGCAGATCCAGCTCCTCCTGCTGCAGCGAGAACTGGCACTTCTGAAGCGGCAGCAGCCGTCGTTGCCTTAGCAGTCGTCGTTGCCTTAGCAGTTACCTTAGCAGTCGCAGGCATCAAGGTCTCTTCCGCCCGCATAAATACCGGCAGACGCGGTGTCATAAAGTGGCGCGACAGCTGGAACGCCTTCGCATAGCGCAGAGTCATCGGAATGTCAGTATCCTGAATGAGTGCCGGCTGGAATACAATGTAGCCCGCCTTCTTGATCAGAAAGCCCTCAACACCATCTGGGCGTGTCAGTCGGAATCGCCGACCATCAATGAGCTCCATGAGTGCTTCAGAAGATATCTCCCATGGCAGATCACTATAGATCCCCTGAACCACAGTCTCAGGCACCATCACCTGATCGTCAAACAAGTGACGCACGGCATCCTGTTTACCCAGAATAATCTTGCGAGCATCAGCAGCCGAGAAGGTGCTGCTGTCCAGATGGAGACCCTCTGCCTCAGTCCGTGCCACTGTTACCGCACACTCCGCAGCGCATCGCTGATAGTCGCAATAGGTGGTGAAATCCTGATCGTTAATGTTGTAGTCCTCCATGCGGCGACCCTGTGCGTCAATCTGAACACGTCGTGGCAGACCCGTGAACGTGATGGCCTCCAGCTCCAGATTACAGTCCCATGCTTGGCGCTTGAGCAGACGCTGGACACGACCAACGGCAATCGCTTTCTCAATGGCGATACGGTAGGCATACATGTCGGCGGATTCAAAAGCGGGAAGCGTTCCATCTGGCGACTCCCCCACCCGTGCCGCGTGGAGATAGATCAGCGTATTATTGAGCGACATAGCCGGCAGACCCTGACGACGCTCAACTGCGCGGAGCGCAGTGTGCGAACAGTAACGGATCGCACGGCCAATAATCTGGTCCGTGCGGTTCAAGTGATACCATGCGTCCAGCACATGCATCTCGCGGACACATTTCAAATCCAGACCCTCAGAAGCCACCTGAGAACCAATAATCACCTTGACATTCGTGCCCAATGGCCCATTCTCATCATCAGCGGGCCAGTTAGTGGCCTGCCGCACAAGACCCGCAAAGTTCGGGCTCAGATCGTCCTCTGATGTCAGCAGAATGTAGCACGCCGGCCTATGAGGATGATCGGCAGGGTGTGAGTCTCCAGCACGCTCGCCACAGACAGCACACACCGGTGCCACTGGCGGCACACTGGCCAAGACAGGCATCAGACGTCCATTAGCTAGTCGCCGCTGGAAACCGGCGCGCTCCAGTGCTGCTGCCAGCGGCAACGCACCCGCCTTGATGTAGCGACTGTAAGCAAAACATATGCCGCGTGCTGCCTTAATGCTCTCTACAATGCGGTGGATCTTGGGAGCATGTGTGCGTAGCCCCTCACCACTAAACACACTGTCAATCGCAAATGGACCCTCGGGCTGAGCCTTTGGTGTAAAGACACGATACTTGCGATCTCCAGCATTCACTGTAAGACGATTAAAGTAGTTGTCCCAGCCGGCTGTGCCGAACATAGTATTTGGATATGTGATGTTGGCCATCTGCATGCGGAGATCCAACATGGCATCTGTTACAATGGCTGGCTCCGCTGCTTCTGTCTCTTCTTCTCCTCCTCCTGCTGCTGTTGCGGCAGCCGCAGCAACGGCCGACCTGGTGGCAGCGCGCAGTGCCACTTCTGGCGGCGAACCCGGAATCGGCTCTGTGAAAACTAATGGAAGCGCATTGAGAGCATCCGCCACCTCTGTTAAATCAATGGGACGCTTTGTAGCCGACAGTTCAGGCCATTCATCCGCTGGAACAGCCGCAGCAGCTACAGGACGCATACGCAACGGAAACGTATACGGATTCTCACCCCGCATGTAACTAACATAACGCCTCGCCGCACGCTCTAATGCCCTCACTGCTGGCGCACCTTCTTTCAGGTGTCCATTACGATCAAACAGGTTCTCTGTCTTCAGGCGAGAGGATTCCGACTTGGTGTCATTCATGATGAGATAGTTTAGAAGCAGCACAATCTCGGGAGCAGAGTTATACATGGGTGTGGCCGTCATGAGCACCAGACGCAAACCTTCCGCATTCAGCACGATACGACGCAGGAATGGATTGAGCGCCTTGCCACCCGCGGCATCCTCGGCTTCGCCTGTGGCCACTGTGTCGGCACCTCCTCCTGCTCCTGCTCCCTCACCACCCGTGTCACGCATATTGTGGGCCTCATCCACGATGATGAGGTGATCCGAAAAGAGACGACGCAGCACATCATTCTCAGCCGCCTGGCGAGCCGCGGGTTCCATTGCGCTAGCTGATGCAGGCAGACTCTTCTGGAGTGTGCGCTCTATCCAGTTGGCGAACGCCTGGTAGCCGGTCACCGTGTAGCGCGACCGACGATCTTCCTCCACCTTGTATTGAATCGTATGGAGATCCGGATTATTCATGAGACCCAGTCGCTCCAGATACGATGTGCCCGTACACTGTCGCGACCGCCATTGCTTCTCCTCGGCATCCCACACAATTTTGGAGTCATCAAACACTGTGCGCTTGAAATTCTCCTTCAGTGCCTGGGGCACGAGAACAATCACCTTCGTGTGCGGTGACATATCAAGAAACTGTTCGGCGATCGTGACAGCTGTACACGTCTTACCGACTCCGACACCGTGATACAGAAGTAGACCCTGATACGGTGTTAGGGGGTGAAGGAAGCGACTGACAATGCGCTGGACCGGTGTTAGTTCAAACACGGCCTCCGCTGCGGCACTAGAACACGGATCTACGGTGCCCTCGGCGACAGCGGCTGTGATAGCGCGGGCCTCATAGAACTCGCGTTTGCCATACAGACGTGCCGCAAACTCTGGATCTTCGGGATCCGGGTAGAGACCTGCCATCTCGTCACGTTCGGCCATAGGTGCGCTCGGCCACACAGCGGCGGGGCCTTCGGTGCGGGCACGTTCCAGCAGTGATGTCATGATGCGATCGCGCACCTTGGGATCACGCTCGGTGCCCCATGCTTCTGTGATGAGCTGGGGTGTCGTCATTGCGCGATACATCTCGCGATAGTTGGTTGCTGCTGCTGCCAAAACAGGCCCCGCTGCTCCAGATTCAGAAGCCATAACTCTGTTGTAGGTCCGTATTTTAGACTAGCAGAGAGGCACGCACCAATACAGAGCGCTTCTCCGTATTGTAGGGGCGAAACAGGGATAGCGCCTCCTCCATTGAACACCAGCGCACGTCACCAATCTCACGGCGCTGATCGGCATTTGCTGGATCTAGACGTACTTCTAGAGTAGCCGGTGCTTCGGCCAGCCAGTATTTATGACGATAACAGATACCATTGCTCCCTGTAAACTCTTCTAAGAGTGGATCGGCATATCGCGGTGTGCTGGAAGTTTCCGGACTAGGCAGAATATGTAGTGCCGCCGCCGACACACCGGTCTCCTCAGTTGTCTCCCGAAGCGCACATCCAATATCGGTCTCGGTGGAACTCCGACGGCCTTTGGGAAATCCCCATTCCGGTTCCGTCCAGCGTGTAGTAGCGGCAGCACAGTAATCAGCAAGATTGCGACGGGTCCCACCTGCGCCTCTGAGGACATCAAACTTCGCCTTGGCCTGTTCATACTCTGCCAGATAGCGCCGCGACGCCACACCATTCCAGAGCTCTCGCCATAGTTCTGGGAAGCTCTGTGTTAGTAGCCTGACACGTTCTGACATGGTTGTTTGATCCACGAGTGATTGGAGTCCCGTCTCGTCGCGGAGTTCGTATTTGCCGCGCATGATCTCAATGAAACCGAGGCTGTCGCGCCGACGGATTAGTAACCACTGGACTGTTGAAGCAGCGGGGACACTAGCAGCAGAAGAGTCAGTTCTAGACAACGCTGTTGAAGCAGTGGAAACACTAGCAGTAGAAGGGTCATTTCTAGACACAGGTAATCGCCGAAACGCAATAATCCCCAATGATGTAGTTGGCTCGTGACATTCACGAAAGAAATGACCATGTCTTCCACAGTTACTGCATACTGATGACATCCCCCTTAAAGAGATGGCATCGGAATCGTTTAAGACAGCGGGACGCAGAAGCTAGTCATGTTCAACCCAGTACTATCTGTCGTATTGTAAATTACGTATGAAAGGGGGGGACACGTTTACTGTTCCCTCGCATTTCCTTCGTAAACAACAAGGACACATGCATCTGCCACCTGAAGTATGGGGACCAATCTTTTGGAGCATGATGCATCTAGTGTCACTGGCATATCCCGATAAGCCCACCTATGCCGAGAAACGCGCAGCCAAAGAGTTTTACAACTCACTTGCTCACATTCTGCCATGCCCCGTGTGTCGGTCGCATTTCAGTGAGATCCTTAAGGGGTTGCCCGTGGAAACCTGGCTGGATGACCGTGAGTCGCTCGTGGAATGGGTGTGGACGGTTCACAACCGTGTTAATGTGCGTCTGGGTAAACCAGAGACGAGTCGTGAAGAGTTCCATCGCCGCTACAAACAGATGGCAGATCGTGGTCTGCCGATTCCACCGGCCGCACCCACCGCCGAAATTCATGATGCCGCTACCGATTCTGCTTGGATCCGTGGCGCCACCACCGCTACTGGTGTTATTGCTGCCGCTGTCGTTGTTGGCGGACTTCTGTGGGTTTCCTATAAGGGCAAGTAGTGCGTCGCAGCAGGAGCAGGAGCAGCGTAGCTTTAACGTGACACTTCTGTTGGCACAGAAGTTGGTCCGTCCGCAGCAGCAGCAACATGAACATCCCGTCGCGCCCCCTCATCATTCTCTGGTCTTCCAGTCGTCGGCCAATGCCACATCGTTGTTGTCAGAATGTCCATGACACCCGCAAGCTGTCCTTTCAATGTATCCACACGAATCAACGTGGTAGGATACCCAGGCACAATCAACTGAACCGATTGGAACGGATCCTCATCCAGCGACAACATCCAGAACACACGATACAGATAATGGATAAGCTTCTGATAGGTCATCAGAGTCGTATCCACGATACAACCATCTTCAGATCGCTCCGAATATATTACACGCACATTATTCTCACCGAGTTTCTGAATACGGAGCGTATCATCAAGCCGTGAATCAGTCTGTGCCGCTCCGTTTGCCGTGCGCCGAATAAAGTGAATATAGATTGGATGGTGAGGAGGAGGCATTGTGTCTGTGTTGCTGTCTCGGCCTTAGATACCGTTGCTCTTGCTCTTGCTCTTCGTAAGTATAAACCACCTATCCCATAGTGTCAATAACACAAACAAACATGGAGCCACGGATCACATACGACCGCATAATTGAAAGACGCGTTGTAGAATCAGTGAGCGGTCATCACAAACCTGAACATCAAATCCACAACAGAGGCATCGCCAATGTGCGGATCAGTGGTGACTGGGATACACTAGAAGTTGATGTTGGGCATCAACGGATGGATAAGATCTACAGAATGTCTGGCACAACCGTGTCCGATATATTTGAAAATGGATCATGTATACCATTCTTGAAGTTTCATCCCATCCAATTTATGTATACAGGAATTGGCATGTGTGTGTTATCATACGACATAGTTTCACTTAGTACACCAGAGAAATTTGAGATTGTCTATAAAGCGCAACAGTATACGGGCAGAGTGGAGACTAACATGACGATTCAATCCTTCCCTCTCTCATTCAATCATCCGATTGAGAAACTGACAGCCCACTGTGAGTATCCCGTGAATGATCTAACATTCTACTATGATCGGGATAGTCCAGGTCTCCCCTTTATACAAAAGACGAAATCACGATGGGAGTTGACTTTTGATAAACCGATGAATTTTTCAAAGCTGGATACACCATTCATATGTGTATGGACACCAACGACAAACACGATCCGTACCTTCGCTACCGGATTTCAGAAAGCGCACAGTATATATGGAACAATGCGGGTCCTGTGTGATTACTAGAACTACCTGTAAAATCTCTCCGTCAAGAGGAGATAATGGTCCGTGTAGTGGAAGTCAAAGCCAGAGAATCCGATGCCGACTTTGCCAAGAACGAAGGCAAATTTTTTGATGCTAAGGAAATGGATATCTTTGACGAGGATGTAGATATTTACGGTCTCTCTCATGAAGATGATGTGGCGGCCGGTGCGCCCAAACGGAAACTCATCGCCAAGTTCCGCAAGGGTGCTTTCAACAAGGATCAGGTCCAGGTGGGCTGGGATGCTTTCCGTATGTTGGCCATTCCAAGTCGCAATCGCGGTGCTGCCGCCGGTCCGATAGATATGAAAGGTGTCTATTGGTCGCGCCGCAAGCCCGTGGAGGTTACCGGCTGGTCCACGCGCTACATGCAGAACGGCAAGGTCTCCAAGATGCGTGTTAATAACGTGGTGGCCAGTGGTGTAATCGGCTATTATGAGAAGACGCCGTTTCTGGGCCAGCCGTGTCGCATGACCGGTTACACCCGTCGCGGCCTCAAACACTTCTATCACGGTATTCCGTTTCTGGAAGCGATTGACAAGAACTTCAAGCATCTCGTGCCTGAGGCTCACCGCAAACAGCTGGCCGCCGTATCCAAGAAACCCATGTATCAGATTGCCGATACTGCCTTCAGCACGCTGACTGTCAATATGAACTTCCGCACAGCAACACACAAGGACGCTGGTGACTATACAGAGGGCTTTGGCAACCTCTCGGTGATTGAATGGGGTCGCTATCATGGTGGCGAGACACTGTTTCCGCGCTACGGTATTGGTTTCAATCTGCGCACGGGTGATTTCGTGGCGATGGATGTTCACGAGTGGCACTGTAACGCGGGTATCAATGAGACGCCCGAAGACAAGGCGTATAATGAGAGTCTGCCAGATATCCGCACGCGTGAGGCCAGCACCGGTGTCGTCGGCAGCCAGGAACGCTACCAGCGCATCAGTTTTGTCTGCTACTTCCGCGAGAAGCTGGAGAAATGTATTGAGAAAGACACCAAGGACTATTACCAGAAGATTGATTTCAACGTGGCAGAGGAGACCAAGAAGGCGCGGGCTACTGCGATTGGACGGCTGCCAATTCCGGATCGCACTGGTACCCTAGAGGAGGCACAGGCTGCTGTTGATAAGGGACGTAAGAAGCCGGTTCGCCGTGCTTCTGTGAAAGCAGGGATCAAAGCAGCGACTCGTAAAACCGCCAAAGGCAAGAAAGCTAAACGCATCTTTTATGAGAGCGATTAAGAGATTATGAAGGCCCAGCATGCCGTAACAGAGTGGTTACATAAAGGGCGCACTGGACCACTATACCTTTCCTATATGGGACTAACAGCGCTCCCTCCACTGCCTCCTGATCTTACGGATCTCCGCTGTGTGGGAAATGCGTTGATAGCACTGCCACCGTTGCCACCCCAGCTCCGGATCCTGGATGTAACAGATAATCGGCTCACCAGTCTTCCATTGCCGCTTCCTCAAACGCTAGAGCAACTCTACTGTAGTCGTAATCATCTCACAGATGAAGTGTTGCCGTCCCTGGATGGATGGCCTCCGCGGCTCCACACACTCCATTGTAATCGTAATCGGTTGCGTCAGTGTCCTGAGATGCCTGCTCATGTCTCGCGACGTCTTGTGGGTGTATGTTGGACTTTTCGGCCGCATCTGCTCCGTGGTGGATGTCCATGCTGCGGACAACCGGCTGGAACATTTGGCCCGCCTATCTAAAACACGACATCATATACTATACCAAGAATGTCCGGTTGTGTTATTAATGTCGTAACAATGGGTGTTGGGGGCATCGCGGGCTATGCTGCGGCGAACAATACTAAGATCTCCAGTGCTCTGAAGACCAAGTATCTGGCCTGCGCAGCAGTAACATCCGCATTTGGGTTGATAGTAGCAGGAGGTGCGGTTATGACCAGCAGCGCAGCAGTAGGAGCAACTGTTATGGGAGCTGGTGTGATTCTAGCCGCACCTATTACTCTTCTGGCATACACGACGGGTTACCAAGTGGGTAAGATTGTCCATATTGTAAAGCCTGATATGTTGCCTGCTCCTGCTCCTACTCCTGCTCCTGCTCCAACACTTGGGGAAGTTGAGAAAGACACGAAACCTCTCGCGTAAGCGGGGCGGACTAAACCGCAACAACAAACAGAATGTCCGGTTATACAACGGAGATTGTGTTTGGTGCCGTTCTTGGTGCGTGGGTGCTCTATGAAGTCTATGGACGACAAACACTGGAGTGGCTTGCGAACTGGTCGCTCTATGTGCGGATCGCCGGTGGAGTAGCCGTGTTGGGCTATCTGTACTGGCAAGCACGGGCCGCTCCTGAACAGTTTCAGGACACTCTCGGTCTGGCTAAGCAGGTGCTGACTACTGTTGGTGGTGGTGCTTCTGTAGGGGGAACCAAAGAGAAGCGCAATGTGAGTGGTTTGATGAAGAAGAAGGTGGCTGCCAGTCAGGGATGGAAGTGTGGACAGTGTAAGTCCCTCATGGATGAGACATACGAGGTAGATCATCGTGTGGCTCTCTTTAATGGTGGCAGCAATGATGAATCTAATCTTGTGGCGCTTTGCCCACACTGCCATCGCAAGAAGACTGTGGATGAACGCATTGCGACGGCGACTGTGTAGAGCCACGCAAGCATAGAATCCCCGCCCCACAGTAAGGATGAACGCAGGCGCCACAACTTTTGGCGGAACACTAACACAGACGGTATCCAATGCCGCGGCGACCGTCAACTCACCGCTCGTAATACGGATTCTGTATATACTGATTATCGGTGGCATTGTGGCTACTGTGGTTATGGTGGCCGACGCATTCTTCCATTTTCTGCCGATCAATCCCATCTCGGGCCCGAGCACGGCTGCCCGCGCCGGCAAAACATTCTGGAGCGGCACACTGACTGACACCGAGAATCTGTTGGTCGCGCCCGGTGATTCACCGACGACCCAGGCAGATGTCTACACCATGTCCATTCAGATGGTGATCGGTGACACCCGCACTCCGAGCATCGGCAAGTTCCGCCATGTGGTCCATCGTGGCTCCAATCCGTGTGGGCTCACGGGCACCAAAAGTGGTCCCTCTGGACACGCCGGTATCCAGGTGAGTGACATCCCACCCACTGCGGGCAAGCAGTATATTGATCTCGGCCTCCCCAGCACCATGAACCCTGGTCTGTTTCTGGATCGCTTTAAGAATGATCTCCACGTGTTTATCCACACACGCGGCACAGAGGAGGGTGCGCAGGTGCTGTGGCTAGAGAGCGCCACCATCGCCGATCTGCCACTCAACCAGCCGGTCACCATCGGCATCATCTGTAACGGCAAATCCGTGGAGCTCTATGTTAACTGTAAGCTGTATTCCACAATGATTCTGCGAGGACGGCCGTATCTGCCCAGCTCCGACAATATGTGGTTTGGCCGCTACTGTGCGTATCCTATGTCTGGTCTCATCAAGAACTTACAGTTGTGGGGCGATGCGCTGTCGTCCAGCGACTACATGGCGATGTGCGGCGGTGGTAGTTTTGGCGGAATGGACATGCCGACCTCGTGTCCTACGGCTGGAGCAGGAGCAGGCGCTTCTGGATCTGGATCTGGTGCCGCTAAAGCGTATGTCCCCACGATGTCAATTGCGGACCGTCTGCGAGCAGCGAGCGGTGCCAAATAAATAAACATCGCATTTTCATACATACGCTACTGAGTAGAGGAATGTCGTCAGGGTCAGGGCCAGCATCCGCACTCACAGAATATACCAAGAAGGCATTCGGTGTTGCCACAGAAGGAGTTGCCAACTTCGGTAAAGCTACCGGTGTCAGTTACATGCTGCCGCTGATTGCCGGTATTGTGGCTGTGTCACTTATTGCGCTGATCGTGTTTGTTATTGTACAGGCCAAGGCTACGAAGCCGGCGAAACTGCTCAAGGGGCCGGTGGATCTCTTCCAACCGGCCTCCGTGCTGATAGTTGATCGCCCTACCACTGCCATCCAGATGAAGGGATCGTATACATTCTCATTCTATATTCGTATTGACGCTGTTCCCGACATGCGCACGGCGGAAACATCTCTAATGACCTATCCTGGTATATGGGATCTCGGTTACAATGCCGCTACCGAGCAGCTTGTGTGGAAGTTCGCACAGACAAAGGATACACAGGGGGGATGGGCCTGGACTGAGCCGGTCACCGTGGGAGGAGTGCCGATGCAGCGCTGGACACAGGTGGCGATCACATTTGAAGGACGCACAGCCGATCTGTATATCAATGGGACGCTGATTACATCCAGCACTCTGCGGAATCTGCCACCGACAGCCGCGAGTTCTATCACGCTTGTCCCTGCGAATGTTATGGGCCAGCTTGCTTACGGTCAGCTATGGCCCCGGCGTCTTACGGTCTCTGAGATCGCTGCCAACTATACTGACACATCGGACTCACAGGGGCGTCCGTTCTTGGGCCCGGATCTGCTCGGCCCACTCAAGTCACTGAAGATGCCCAATCTGTTCTGTCCATCTGGCAACTGCTCTTCTAGTAGTCCTACGGCATCACAGTCGCAGACATGGGAATTCCCGTATGCCTGAAAGGCATACGGATAACAAGGCAGCTGGTCTCCGATCAGCGCCGACTTTCCCGTATGCTTAAGCATACGCTAACAAGGCAGCTGATCTCCGATCAGCGCCGAGTTCCCGTATGCCTGAAAGGCATAAGGATAACAAGGCAGCTGGTCTCCGTATGCCTGATCCAAAAGCATAGTGTCTGGTTCTCTATACCCAACACTGTGCCCCCCTCCTCAAATCCGCTGTCCCTCATAGAATGGATCAGACCGGTGAATTTGTTCGTCAGAACTCTGGCGTTATCGGCACTATTGCTTTTGTGGCGGTGCTGATTGCCATCCTGTATGTCGTGTATACGTATCTGTATCCTGCGGATGACCCGACCTATTCGCAGTTCCTCAAGGGAGAGGCGGATGCGCGCAATCCCGTTCCAGTGACCGGTAAGGTGCCCGCCATCTACACCGGTGGTGACTTTACACTGAGCTTCTGGGTCTACATAGATGACTTCAACTACCGTGCCTCCTCCAGCAAGTTCCTGTTTGCGCTGAGCCCCGAGATCCTCGGCGCCAACTCGGCCAGTCCGCTGGTGGGTGCGCTGACTCCGCTCCGCAACGGCCTGATGGTGCGTGCCAATACAGTGGGCCATCATGTCCCATCCGGTTCGGCTCCCGGTTCTATCGTGAGCAGTTCGGCAACCCCCAACATCAATATTGAGTCCGGTCTGAATTCGCTCATGACCCAGAAGACCAGCACCGCCATGTTTGAGACCACGGTGGACACGCCTTGTGACGTCAAGGATGTGCCGCTCCAGCGTTGGGTCTGTATCACCATCGTAAGCAGCGGTCGTGTTCTGGATATCTACATGGACGGCAAACTCACACGCAGCTGCGTGCTGGATAATGTCATCCACGTGCCCCGCGGCAACATGAAACTGCGCCTGGGTGAATATGGTGGCTTCGGTGGTCGCTACTCCTCTGTCCAGATGTGGAGCCAGCAGCTGACACCCGATGTCATCTACGGCATCTACATGATGGGCCCGACGCAGGCACAGCACAGCGTGATCACGGATGTCAGTAAGTGGCTAGGCATCAATGTGAGCTTTACGGGCAGCGCACCCGGTCAGGCAATCCCTGGTCAGGCCGGCGCACCACCGAACCCGTTCGCCAGTCTGTATTCTACAGTCAGCGCAGATGCCAGCAGTATCTATTCTAGCGCCAGCACAGACGCCAGTAGTATGTATTCCAGTGCCAGCTCTGGTCTGAGCTCGGGTCTGAGCTCGGCAGGCAACTACGCTTCAGGTATGGCGGCACGTCTGTAAACTAACACGCAACACTACTCACTGTGAGTTCCAGTATCTGGCTGTCACAATGAGCAACGGAATTACTAAACCAATGTTAGAGAGTATGGACGCATTTGCTAGCATCTATAATTTTACACTCGGCACTTCGCCGATCGCACAGTTGATTCAGGTGGTATTGTTAGTTTTCATTGTCTACAGCGTGATGATGGCGGGCAAGGGTCTGATGGATGCGATAGTGACTTACAGTGAGTCCACGCAGATGTTGCTTCCGTATTTGTATGACGGCTCCCAGGTAATCTACCAGGACCCGAACCAGCGTGGCGCGATCACCATCTATCCGTCGGTGAACGCTCCTGGCGGCCTAGAGTTCTCGTATTCGTGCTATCTGCTAATCAACAAGACCACCTTCCAGGGCGGTGCCAGTGGTCTCCGCCACATTTTACACAAGGGCAGCCCCGTCTACAAGCCGCTGATGGCGCCTGGCGTGTATGTCCGTAACGATGAGAACACCCTGGTGATCTATATGAATGAGGCCGGTGCCTGGAACACCTTCTGTGAGATTCCTAACATTCCCGTGGGCAAGTTCTTCCACCTGGCGGTTGTGACGCGCAACATGAATGTGGATGTCTATATTAACGGCAACGTGGCGCACCGCATGACACTCCAGACCGTGCCCAAGCAGAACTTTGGTGATCTCTATGTATTTAAGACCGAGGCATTCAGCGATGCGACATCGTCTCCCGATTCGCCGTTTGTGGTGCTCGGTGCTGCCACGGGTCTCATCAGCCGGCTCCAGTATACCGGTTACGCCATGAACTATGAGCAGATTGATCGCCTGGTGCGCGCAGGTCCGTCTACTCAGCTTGTGTCGGCCACCCAGAACCTGCCACCATATCTGGCCGACAACTGGTGGGTCACATACTACCAGTAAACACCCCCCCCCTTCCACTAGTTGATCTAAACAATGACGAAACTACGACATTGATTAGAGGAATGCCAGGAGGTGGTGAACTAGCGCTCGTTGCTTACGGCAATCAAAACACTACATTTAACGGGAATCCTGAGTTCACGTATTTCTACAAGGTGTTCAAGCGTCACACACACTTTAGTCAAGAGTCTATCACGATATCGCTGGATGGACCGAATGAGATGATGTTAGACACACCGGTGCGGGTCCGTGCCAAGATTCCGCGCAATGCGGATTTGCTTACAGATCTCACATTTGTGTTTCGTGTGCCCGATATCTACAGCAAGATCCATACGGTTAGTGTTGGCGAAACCCAAGTTCAGCGTGTGCCCGCATTCCGCTGGATCCACATGCTCGGCCCCCTGATCATTGATAACATCGGCATCTATGTGGGTGGCACGAAGGTTCAAGAGTTTCCTGGTGAGTGGATCGCCGCTCGCGCTGCGGCCGATTTGTCAGCCGACCAGTACGCAAAGTGGCGAACCCTCGTTGGTGACGTGCCAGAACTAACAGAACCGGAATGGGGTGTCTATGGCCACGCGGCGAACTATCCGTTTCAGAAGGGCGAGTATCCTAACACAGTGGCTGATCCCTCTGGTGCCGCCACGGCGCCGTCGCTGCCTGGGCGTACTATCCGTGTGCCGCTGCCGTTCTGGTTCTCGGAAACTGTGGGGCGCGCGCTGCCGCTCGTGTCACTCCAGCTCCACGAGGTGGAGGTCCAGATCACTCTGCGGACACTCCGTGAGCTCTATCGGATCATGGACTCTACATTCCAGCGGGAGCCGAACCGGTATGGTCGCACCCTGGTGAACGACCCCACGAAGCCGACATCGTATGATCCGGCCACTCCCGCCACGCACGACAATCTGACTTACCAGAATAAGTATGAAGCCTATGATGATCCACAGGGTGCGCTGCGACATTTCTATACAGATGCGGGGCAGCCCGTGCCCGTCCAAGACGGTTTCATCATGGAAGCACACCTGGAGGGCAACTACGTCTATCTGACGGAGCGGGAGCAGGCTGTGTTTGCCGCACGAGAGCTCTGGTCGCTGGTCCACCAGGTTCAGACATTCAAGTTCTCCAACATTGTGGCGCGGAAGAAGCTGGATCTGGATGCCCACGGTGTCACCCATCGCGTGTTATTCTACGCACGGCGATCCGATGCGATACCGTTCCGCAATGATTTCACGAATCTGAGCAACTGGAAGTCGCTGGGACAGGCCCCATATTGGCCGATCACGGGAGCACCGCAGCCGAACTCGGGTCTGCTCATTGCGGGTTCCCAGCGGGATATCTTACAGTCGGCGCGTATGATCTGTGCGGGCAATGAGCTGTTTGAAGAGAAGCCGGCGGACTACTATGAGGTCCACACTCCGTATTACACGACCACGGGCGGCACGAATGGACTAACAGCTGGCTCCTCGGTGCGTCCACCCGATGTATTCGGTCCGCTGTATCACATGCCGTTTGCGCTCCATTCATCGGACCATGACCAGCCGAGTGGGTCACTCAACATGAGCCGACTGCGCGAGATCCAGCTGGAAGTTCAGACAGGGCCAATAGATCCAGATGGGCCGTATACATATGATTTCACCGTGTTTGTTGAGAGCATGAATGTGGTCAAGTATCTCAACGGTATGGCGGGTCTGGCCTTCGCCGTGTAAGGACACACCAAAAACATGGATCAAGAGTAAGGAAGTATGTCAGGGCGGCGAACTCGCAAAGCTACTCGCAAACAATCACTTAGGATACAAACACTGTGGGCCGGTTCGCCTCTGTCACGCATGGAGCGAGCGGCACTCCAGTCGTATGTGAATCAGGGCTACACGGTGGACATCTACACATACAATCCGATCGCCGAGTTCCGCAAACGTGTGCCACATTCACCGCAAATCCACATTCGCGATGCCCGCGAGATTCTGGACGAGTCCGCACTGTTTGAATACAAGGGTCGTGTGGACATCGGTGTGCGCGCGGACGCCTTCAAGTTCCTCCCGTTTTCGGATCTGTTCCGGTTTACAATGCTCCACAAGCGCGGCGGATCCTGGATGGATCTGGATATTCTGCTGACACGACCGGTTCCCACGGCGATCGCAAATCGCCCGTATTTCTTCAGCAGCGAACGCACGATTCAGAAGGGCGCCTACAAGAAGAAGGAGAAGGAGGTGGCGAGTGTTAGTGTCATGAAGGTGCCTGGCCCCGGATCGGCGTTGACCACTTGGCTGCTTGAACACATTCCGAAGGGCGGCCTGGACCCTAAATCACCGTTTGACTACATGAATCTGTTTCGCAAGGCACTAACGGCACTGGACTTGGAGAAATATGTGCTGCCTGCGCCGGCGTTCACGCCGCTCAACTGGTGGGATGTGAAGGAGTCGTTTGCCAAGGGAGCGGGGCTCCCAGGTATCTGTTATCCACCCAAATATGGAGTGAAGGCATTCTGTGTGTCGGACTTGAAGCGCTCCGATGTCTACGGTGCTCACTGGTTCCGTGCGATTCTGCGGAAGAAGGGACTACCGTATGAAGAAGTCACTGACAGTGATAGTCTGTATGAGGCCATGCTTGCCAAGATAGAGAGTGATGGCGGACTGGCCCGCGGAACACTCTGAGCTCTTTCATCGTTACCTCTCTGATCCTATAGCATCTCCACCACCAGAGTCCGCACATCATCATTCTCCGCAAATGTAAAGACACCTGCGTAGTGTGCTGTTTTGACAACGAGATATCGCTCATCAATAGGCGACTCCAATAAGTGGGCGCGGAGTGCGGTAATGGCCTCTGCGGCTTCCTGTGGATGCTCTTTTCCAAGATCGTTCTGAATGCGTGACTTGATATTAAGAAAACTACAGTCCCGGCCAGAAAGTGTGGCATAGAAGATACGTGTGCCATTGAATTTGGTATGAGGGCCAATATGGCTATAAATACGGGCGGGCTTCTCATTGGTGCCCTGCCCTGTGATCCGTCGTGGTGTGAGAAGATTAAATAGACGTGCTAACATCGTGCGACCCTATGATAGGGTCGCAATGTGGGCATCAAGTTTATGTAAGGCGTCACAAACCGATGGCCTAGGATAGAGGAATGAACAACGGTCGTGTGGATTTGACAGCGCGTACACCGGCAGAGATTGGAAGTGCGGCGTTTGTCTCTCACGAGACATTGCCCGGTTTCAGTTTCCGTACTACCACCGCAAACTCTGAGGCGGAGGATGCGATCCGCGGCAACATGCAGGCCAATGACCTGAATCAGGCGTTTTTCAGTCCGGCGAATGTAATAATTGTTCAGAACAAGATCCGGCGGGAGGTGTATGACCGCAGTGGTGGCGAGTTTCTGATTGACCCACAGTCGGCAGATGAGCTCATGATTGTCATGCGTGCCATGTATCTTCAGTACGGCAAGAATCAGCCGACCAATATTACGGGGCAGATCGCGGAACTCAATCAGCTGGTGGCGGACTGGTGTGTCCCCAAAATCATCGCAGAGTGCTCCATGCATAAGACATATCTGCGCGACATTCAGAATCTGCCGGTGCCGCTGGAGCACCCGATCATGATAACCAAGACGGGGTCCAAGTCGGCCGCGTTTGAGCGGTTCTTCTGAACACACTAGTAGAAACAATGCGCGTTCCCGGTCTTTTGGTTCTTCTATTTGTGATTCTCGCAATCCAGGCCGTCTTTCTCAATGAAGCCTTTTCTGCGACCGGTGGTAGACCGGCTGAAGCCTTTGGCTCCAGCCAGGGCGGCGCACAGGTCCAGCTGATGGCGTCGCGTCCGGTCGTCTATGTCGCAGCGGTGCATAGCAACTGAGATGGTGTTAGTATTATGGAAATCCTATAGTTTAGTTACACTCTTAAAAGATTGTAACTAACTTTAGCAATAGACAGTAGAGAGATGGCATCGGCATTAGGATTAAATGCGATGATTAGTGGAGCAACTGTTCCAGAAATTATTAATATAACAACAGCACTATCTACACGATTGGGGCAGATAGCTGGTGGCAGACCTGGTAGTGGGCCAGCTGGTGCTGCGGCTGCTGGTGTAGCTCCTGCTGGTGCTGTTGCTGCTCCTCCTTCTAGTGCTGCTGGTTCTGGCGCTTCTGTTGTTGCTGCTTCGCCTGCTAGTGCTGCTGGTTCTGGCGCTTCTGTTGTTGCTGCTTCGCCTGCTAGTGCTGCTGGTGCCCCTGCTGTTGTTGCTGCTGCTGCTGCTTCGCCTGCTAGTGCTGCTGCTGCTGCTCCTCCTGCTGTGGGTACTGCTGCTGCTGCTTCGCCTGCTAGTGCTGCTGCTGGTGGTGGTCCTGGTGCTCCTGCTGTTGTTGCTGCTTCGCCTGCTAGTGCTGCTGGTGCTTCGCCTGCTAGTGCTGATGCTGCTGCTGCTAGTGCTGCTGCTAGTGCTGCTGCTGATAAACAGAGAGCACTTATTACACAATATTTTGAAGCTCTTAAGTATTCAAATACTAAGACCATTGTTGATGCATTAAAGGACGTATCCCCAGATATTAGAAGACCAGTTGAAACTAGTATTCAACTTTTTAGAAAAAGCAAACCGAGAAAAACAATACAACCAACACCTATACAACAAGAAAGAAATAATACAAGGGCCGGAATGCCACAAAGGCAACGATATGCAGAACCTAGCAACCGCATTACGCCTAGGCCAGTAATTGTGCCCCAAACAGTGTATGAAGCAGAAGATGAGTCAGAAGATGAGTCAGAAGAAAATAATTCTAATATTGGTAGGTCTTCTGCTACTGCTGCAGCAGCATCTGTTATTAAAAAAGCCAGAAAAAAAGCCAGAAGAGTTGGAACTGTACGGGGTAAATCTACATTATCATCAGCATTAGAAGCGGCTCAATCAAACTATGCGAGTCCAGAAGCTGCTAATAGACGAGCTGCTGTTGCTGCTGCTGCTGCTGCTTCGCCTGCTAGTGCTGCTGGTGGGAATAATAGCAGTAATGAATCTAACAGTAATGATCCTTTATCAGGTCTACACAGCGCTAGAAAGCAAGCCGCTTCTTCTCCAGCTAAATTACAAGCTGCTGCTGCCGACGCTAAGTCTACCAATGTTAGGTCTTCTGCTGATGCTAAAAAGGCTGCAAATAGAGCAGCTTTTGCTGCTCCCAACCCTGCTGGTGGACGCGCAACTATTGAACGACTTGATACTACTCTCCCACAGTCGTCCGCTGCGTCCGCTGCTTTAGAAGAAAGAACTGCTTTTGCTGCTAACACTGCGAGAGCTACATTTGGCACCCCTAAGTTAGGCGGCGCCCGCCGCACCACACACCAAAAACATCGTAACATTATTCGTAGAAAGACCCACAAGCGTTCTAAGCGTGCTCAATAACCGCCTTCTTGATCACACGCTTCTTAACCACCGTCTTCTTTGCTCCTCCTCCCGTTTTAGTCTTAGCCCCAACCGCCTCCGCTGAAGCAGAAGCCCTAGACGCCTCACGTCCCGCCTGGAATACATCGTATGCCGCGCTGAACGTCTCCAGATCCGCTAACCAGAGCATCTCCGCCGTCTTGGCAGCGAGCTCATCTCGCTCACCACGAAGCGCCGCCAGCTCACCCTCTAGTTCCGCAACAGCCGCCGCCTTCAACCGATCCACGCGCATCCGCAACAGATACTCGTATGCGCGCAGATTATCCGGCTCATCAGGCAGTGACAGAGGAGGCAGTGTATGTCCCTTGAGACCAGCGAGCAGAGCCGAGTCCTCCGCGTTCGCCACCACCAGAGTTCCCGCCACAACACCCTTCACGAAACGAACACGCGCATCCAGTTCCACGATCTCGGCGTCCATGCGGGCGAGCTCGTTGGCCTTCCGCGCCACGTAGCCACCCAGACGCTTGACATAGAACGTCTCCATGATCTCACCCACAGAGGCGAAGCGGCGGATGTGTCCGTCGCAATCAAACGCCACCATGTTGGTCGTAGTGGTGGAGTTCACGAGCTTGAATCGCTTCTCAAACTCCACCGGAAACGTGCGCGCTTCGTGGAAGTATTCAGGATCCAGTGTCACCAGGAACTCAACATCAACATCGTTATAAGCCTCCTGGAATGACTTGACTAGCCGAGAACTGGAGGCAGTGTCTCCTCCAGCAGCAACAGAGGTAGCCCCCTTTCCTTCTCCCGCCACCATCTCCTCCAGAAACGCCTTGTAGTCCTTCGTCCAGACACCCACCGGCAGCTCCGTGATACGAACACGGTTGGTGTCATCCTCTAAGAACTCGTAAATGCCACGGGTAAACACCTTCTTTCCATCGGTGGCAACGGTCACCGGCCCACGGAAGCCGTCCCACCACGGCGCGATCTTGGTCTCGGTGAGATCCGTGATGGTGCCCATCAGACGCTGACGGAGCCCCGCCACAAGGTCACGGGGATTGTGTGTCAAGATCTCCGTGCTGAAGCCGGTGCCGATACCGACCGCGCCATTCACGAGCAGCATGGGCAGCACAGGCATGTAGTATTCTGGCTCCACCCGCGTGCCATCATCCTCCAGCCAGGAAAGCGCAGGATCATCCGCCTTGGCGATCAGCGTGGCCTGGATGGGCTCCAGGGCCGTGAAGATATATCTCGGCGAGGCCGAGTCCGCACCACCCTGGAGACGCGTGCCGAACTGTCCATTCGGCGCCAACAGATTGATGTTGTTGGCTCCCACAAAGTTCTGTGCCATGCCGACAATGGCCGATGTCAGTGAGACCTCACCGTGGTGGTAGGCCGCATGTTCAGACACATAGCCGGCCAGCTGTGCCACCTTGATTTCGCTCACGAGATTACGCTTCCGCGCCGCCCACAGAATCTTCCGCTGGCTCGGTTTCTGGCCGTCCATCACATGGGGCAGCGACCGCAGATTGTCGGCGTTGGAGAAGTGGATGAGCTCGTCATTGATGAAGCGCGTGTAAGTCACCTCGGCTCCACCAGCAGGAATCTCCAGAACGCGCTCGCGATCGTAAGTGGCCAGCCACTCCTTGCGGTCATCGGCGCGCTTCTTGTTGAATGCGAGGTCAATACAGATATCGGATCCCTCGTCCCACGCGAAGCGCACCACATTCATGGAGGTGAAGTAGTCACGGGCTTCGGCTGCCGTAGAAGTGCCCAATCCCTTGTAGTATTTAACAGACCAGCCGCGACCGTTGTTGCCTTCGGTGCTGGTTAGCCACTTCTCGTATTCCGTGGCGTTGTAGAATGAACGCTGTTTAGCGGCGGAGCCAGATCCTCGTGTGGCCTTCAGCAGCGGCGTCATGAGCGAACAGATGAATCCCATGGCCAGCAGCTCCGGCCACTCGGTGTGGAACAGATTGATCAGCAGACCCTTGATGTGCGAGCCGTCCACATCTTGATCGGTCATGATCATCACCTTGCCGTAACGGAGCGCCTTGATATCCTTGTAGTGCTTGCCGTGTTCCAGACCGAGGATGCGCTTGATCCGTGTCAGTTCCTCGTTGGCGGTCTTCTTGGCGATAGACGCATCCTTGACATTCAGAATCTTGCCTTTGAGCGGAAAGACACCGTAGCGTTCGCGGCCGACCACCTTGAGACCCGAGATCGCGGTGGAGGCAGCCGAGTCTCCCTCTGTTAGAATCAGCGTACACTCGCTGGATTTGGCCGTGCCGGCCAGCGTGGCATCCTCCAGCTTGGGAATGCCGCGCACGGTGGCCGCCTTGCGACCATCGGATTTCTTGGCCTCACGCGATAGCTTGGCATCCAGAACCGCCTGTGCCTCCTCCAGCAGTCCGCCCTCCTTGGCCAGCTTGGTCACGAGAGCATCAGACACTTTAAACACCGAGCCGAACTTGGCGACAGGCGTGGTCAGTGTCTCCTTGGTCTGGCTGTCAAAGCTGGGATTCACGATGGTGGCATTGACGAAGAAGGTGACAGCATCCTTGAGCTGTGCCGGTTTCAAGTCCAGCTTCTTGCCCGGACCTTCACAGAAGGTGGTCAGTACGGCGCGAGCCACACAGTCCACGTGTTTTCCTCCGCGGCGCGTGAAGATACCGTTGACGAACGAGATGTGACGATCGTCTGGAACTCCACCGGTGGAGTCGGCATGGAGGTGGCGTGTTAGTACTGCGGCGATCTCCCAACGCGGCCCGGCACGCTCGTAGAAGACGGGCACACCTGTCTCTGTAAAGAGACGGACATACTGTTCAAAGGATGTGACGGGCACTGCTGCGGCGGTAGCACCGGCGGCCAGCGAGTTAGCAAAGAACACGCGGCATCCGTTGGCAGCGGCGATGGCAGCGGCATCCACCACGCGGGTGTGGAGCACCGCTAGCATATCTGTAGGAATCTCCGTGACCCCCGCACCGAAGAACCGTGCTACGTCAGGAATGGCGCAGATTTCGGTGAACTGTGCGGCCGACTTGGCAGCCTTCTTGAAGGTGGGTTTTCCCACCACAGCCATATTGTCACGGAACACCTGTTCATAGACCATCTTGCTGTCGCAGGTGCGCACGGTGAACTCGCGACTGTAGATGTTAGTCAGCTTGGCACCGTAGCCGTTCTTACCGCCGACCACCTTCTCGGCGCCCTCATCGTAGTTACTGGATGTGAGGAGGTGCCCGAAGATGAGTTCAGGCACCATGACCTTGTATTCGGGATGGACTGTGACAGGAATGCCTGCTCCATCATTGTAGATATTGAACGTGGTGGGAGTAACAGTCACCACGATACGTGTGACGCGTGCAGCCTTGTCCTTGGAGGACGCCTGCCGCACCACGTGATCAAGAGCGTTGACGATCAGTTCGTCAAAGATCTTGAAGAGTCCTGGATTGAAATTCACCTCTCGCCACTGCATGTGATTCTCGGCGGCATCCCAGATCCAACGGTGCTCGCGGTGTGAGTCGCGGCTGCCGATGTAGGTGTCAGGAAGCTGGAGAATGTGCTCTCGCTGGGAGAGCTTCTTGTAAGCACTGGCGACGGAAGCGGAGGCAGCGGTTACAGTAGTGGTCATCGTAATGGGCAAGGGTGGGGGTCATGGGTGGCCTGTCAAGTTTGGTTGGGCTACAATGTAAGAGTAATATCTGTTTTAAAGAAAGCACTAAATAGAGAATGATCGCAAATGTGCAGCCCGAAATAATAAGTTATTACGATAATGCTATACATCCTGGCATATGTATGTATATAATGCCCACCGGTATATCATTTTCCAAATATATTGAGGAAGAACAGTTTGCAAGAGCTACACCACTTTCAAGCGGTTATTTTTCAGACACATTCCTTATAGAAGCTGGTGGTAAACCAACATTTGTATTTAAGTTATACTATAATAAACACGTGCGTAGAAGTTACTATAAATCATTGGCAATCCGTGAGATGCAAGCGCTTATAACAGTCAAACATAATCCGTATGCGACTAAACTGATTGCTGCACAGATTGAACCTGACCGCGCGTGTTTTTTATTATCTTATATTCCAGGTGTAACACTATTAGAATGGCTAAAGATGCATCCTCTTTTATTAGATCGCAAAGCTAAAATCGCACAGATAAAAGCTGGTATTGTATCAATACATGCAGATAATATTATCCATGGTGATATCAAAGAAGACAACATTTGGGTTCCCAATCCAGATCAGGTAAGCGATACTATTAAGGAAATTATATTTCTTGATTTTGGTTTAGCACTTCCTCCTAATAAAGAGGTTAAAACAGAAGAGGGCCCCTTTATAAGACGAACAAGTTTTAAGGGGACTACATATACATCTAATTTTAACAATCAATCAATATCAAAACTGGAAGAACGTATACTTCATGCCCCTTCAAACATGGCTGAAAATCAATATAGCAAATCAAATATTCAAAAATCATATACTGGATCTTTATCTATGACTGAAAATCCACGTAGTGAACTACCATATTCTACAGCTCTACCTATGACTGAAAATCCACGTAGTGAACTACCATATTCTACAGCTCTACCTATGACTGAAAATCCACGTAGTGAACTACCATATTCTACAGCTCTACCTATGACTGAAAATCCACGTAGTGAACTACC